CACCTGCTACTGCACCCGCACCCGCACCCTTACCTGCTGCCTCACCCGCACCTGCACCCGCACCCGCACCCGCACCTGCTACTGCTGCCTCACCCGCACCCTTACCTGCTGCCTCACCCGCACCCGCACCTGCTGCCTCACCCGCTGCTGCCACGACCAAAGGAAAAACCCAACAAGTTCCACCGCGCGAACGTAGCACCCGAATAGCAAAACAAGTAGAAAAAGCACAAGCTTCAGAACTCAAAGTGTCAAAAATAATTGCAAACCAAAGGACAAGAGCGACACCTCAGCCTAAGCCCACATTTGATGCTAAGGATAGTGAATATAACGCGATTGCCAATGAAATCGGTGGAATACCAGGACAAATATTTAATGGCGGATCCGCAAAGGGAGGCGGTATATTTGATCTTAACTTAGGAACAGCGGATACATTGAAGGGGTTTATAAAAGAAACACAAGCGTACGTATACCGTGAGCCATTATTTGTCGGATTAAATGCACTGAATGCAGCAAATTTTAACGGAATTGATAAAGATCAAAGAAAAACCTTTTTAGAATTTGTCACCGTTGATATGACTCTAATAAATAAATACGCAGACGATACAACTAAAAGTCCATTGATGCAGGAGTTACACAAAACTATACGAGATGCGATTGACTCAAAGCATACAATATTAACTGAGCGTTTGCAGATTATAGAACCTGCAAGTGTTACCGGTCGCCATTTCTGTCACATATTAGATTTTATATCATACTATTACGCATTACTAAGGAATACTGATCTAGATGCTCTGTCTAAGAGTACGATCCCTATAGAAATTATACAACGGCTATACATTAATAAATACATGGATATACTAGCGAGTAAATTTAAAAACTATAGCTCATACATAGATTCTATTAAAAAACCAAAGAATACTACTCCAAATGACATTTCTCCATATGAAATACTAATACAAGATAATACAGAAAAAATACAGAAACAAGACAAAACTAAATTGGTATCATTTTTGAAAATAGCAGACCATAAAATAAAAGGGATATTAGAGAATAAAAAAGACCCTATGTCAAATTATAACAAAAGATTCAATCTAAGATTTGATGATGCGACAGACCCTAGTTTTCTATTTTTACAATATAGAAATACGAAATCGCCTTTTTATGATGATTCTGGTGTAATTGCTATGTCACCTAAGCCAAGTATAACAGATCAATTTATATTCGGAAAATATAACCGTATATTACTACCATTCAATAAAAATACTTATGCCAGTAATAAAACCGATGCGAACATGATATCAAGTGAGTTAAAAGATAGCATGATAAACGGAAAACCAATATTTATAATTGGTTATGGTAGAAGCGGTTCTGGAAAAACGACATCGCTTATATACTCAAACGTTGAAAATACAAAAGGCGGAGGCAAGCCTGGTATTTTAATAGAGCTTCTATATGATATTATACTTGCTAATGCGGATTATAAACGAATAAACGTAAAGATGAAAGAATTTGGAAGCAACCTCGTATCACAGATTCCAACGGATTCAGTAACCACAAATATTGGTAATGATAGAACGGTTCCGAATGATTTTATAGATAGTTTAAAAGATAAAATGAATATAAGGCACATTAAAGCAACTACAAATAATATAGTAAGTTCAAGAAGTCATTTAATCATACATATCCAAGTAACTGGCAATGGCGTGACAAAACCCATTAATCTGTTTATTGGCGATTTTGCAGGCATTGAAAATGAATTTCAACTAAGTTCAGCACAAGACTTTTTAAAATTATTGAAATTAAAGAAGGATTATTATTATAGAGATGAGATTAACAAGAGTCTCGGGAATTTCCCTTTAAATTACGAAAAGGAAATACAAAATGTTAACCTACCCATTCCAGATGAGGTTATGCAAAAAATTAGCAAATACATAAAACACAGAGATATGTTAAAATATATATACAATTTTAAAGAGACGTATAATATGGATAATAAAAATCTACGCCGTGCTGCGCATTGGTTATGGAAGTTGTCTGAGCCTGCGCGTTTAGTTACACAACTTTCAATAAATATTACAAAGTATATAATCAAACAACAGAAAAATAACAGTGATTATACGTCAAATACAGTAAGAGATGTGGATATGGAATTTATAAAAGGTTTTATTGGGGTAGAATTGGTCAGAAAGAGCGATACCCAGATATCATTAGACGGCGAACAATTAAACGTGAATACAACCGCAGGGCGAGGAGCTTTCGATACTGCGTTTATCGAAATAATTAATAAGCGAATAGATATATTAAAATCCTTATTTGACCCTAAAGGTACAATTCCCAATGGCGATGAAGGAACTATTGTATCATATTATACAGAATTACTTAGTACAGCAGATGAAATGACAAGATCGTGCGAACCGTATGTGCTGAGTTATAAAGCAGGCGAGATAATAAAACAACGAAATATAGAAGGTAAATATATTAACAAGACGCTGGATGATCTTCGCAACGACGTAAAATACATATTGAATAATAGGAATTCGGATTGTTTATATTATGCGCCACCAATATGGAATGGTTGCATAGACGACTATTGTCCGACGCACAACAAGTGTTTTCAACAAAAAACGAACCCACAGAAATACGAATATTCCGAAATTATGGAATGGGTAAGAACCAATGCAGGTACAACTAATTTTGAAGATGAAGGTGTATTGGGTTTATTTTGTGTATTGAATGTTACCGGCGAGGTCAAAAATGAGCCGAAGATTCCATATATAAACATTAACCGATTTATACAATTATGGAAGTCAATTGAATCCTACAATGATCTAGCCTTCTCTATTATAAAACCCGGATTAAGCACAGCAGGTTATTTAAATGTTATTATAAACAATACAAAAACTCTTAGTACTTCTTTGTATACTGAAGAAAAGCTTAAAGAACAGTGGGATACCGCATTTAAAAATCTAGGAGCACTTGATGAAACCAATGGATTAAACGGCATGTCTATCAAATACGCAGCTGAGTTTAAAAGAATATTACCATTAGATATATACATTAAAAAAATTAGGGATGATAAAAAATCAGCTGAGATTGACGAGCTAAGAAAAACAATACACGGAACAAATCAAAAGTTATCAAGATTTATTGATAAAAATCAAACTTTATCGACAGATATAAACGCAATAAAGGATAACTTTAATATAAAAGTCAGGAGTTTTATTGTGGAGAGAGAAAAGATCCCATGTATAGCCGCCATATTAAGTAACCCTGAATATAAAAACGTGCTTGGTTTATTTGAGAATTCCAATCTAGAGAAGATATTCAAAGAATTAGAATATACAATTGATGGCACTCCAAAGAAACTATCCGACGTCATTGCGCCATTTATTAAATTAATACTCACACATAACGCATCTTCTGATATAGGCACACTTGCATTTTTGGATGATTTTGCAAAATCAAACACAGTTGATAGTGTTTGCGTAAATGAGGAAATTAAACCAGAGGAGTTTATTGGTATACAACTCGGAGTAACAGAAGTTTTATAAATATTTTATAATATATTATTATAAAATATAGAATGGATTCGCAAACCAGACAAAAAATACCGATTATCATAGAAAAACATATACTACATACCAAGATCGGATACCTGGTGAAACAATTGGCTGCTGAAAAACGCAAATGCACTAAGATAGATCATCCGGAAGAAGACGGTAGTAGATCAATAGTCTATATAGAAAATACGCCATTAGGAACCACCAAAGAAATACGCAGTAATGGCGAAATAATAGAAATATAACATGCCCGTTCACATCAGATTTATTGAGCCAAATCTCCAATAGTGTAAATGTTTTCTATATATAAAATATATCGTCGGATGAATTATTCATATGGTAATACTTTAACAATAAAATCAAGTCCATCAGAATTTGAATTTCATGGGAAACCGAATGAGCCAAACGTGACGTTTGCAGATGGTAAACAGTATATATCCAAAAAACTATACATACATAAGCCTTCTATAACTGGATATGACGGCGAAATATGCATAGAACACACGCTTGCAACCAACTACGATGGTCCACTACTTCTTTACTTTCCCCTGAAAACCGACAAATCATCCAATCCAAATATGATTGATCGTATGATATTAGCAAACCCAGGCGAAAGTTTAGAAGTAAATTTAAATACTCTTCTCCCGCAAAATGGTGACTTTGAATACAAGGGTACCAATATTGCCGTTTTTAAAACACCCATTATAATAAATACGCGCATCTTGAAGGATGGGGACCCAATAGTAGAGGGCGCCAGTTGTGTAAAAGGTAGTGTGGAAGAGACAGTTGCCAAGTTACAAGGGCAGATGAAGACACTCCAAGATGCCGTTGACAAACACACTAAGACTGAGTATCCGACACACCACTCGGGTGGCGGTAGCGGGGGTGTATCCGAGGGATACCTGAAAAACATGTTGGAAGGGAATGGTATCAAGTGCACCCCTCTACGCCATGGAAAGGAAAAGAGCGCGCTACGGTTAATTGATATTGACCCGAGTAACGCCGATTCTAAGATAGACATTGCAAATCCGATTGCATATACACTCGCTGGTATTATATTATCCGGTTTATTCTATTTCGGAATTACATCCGTATACAAACGTATATTACAATCACTCTTGTTAAAATTCAATAATGATGCAAAACCGACTTTAGAGCGAATGCACTTATATGAAGGAATAATTGGATTCATATTATTATCCTTATTTATTTTGTTTGTTGTGCCGTCCACATTTAAATCCGGAGATGCAGCTGGCATTTTTGTAACTGCGTGGATAGTATACTCTATAACGTTGGCTGTCACGCGCAAAAATATAATTACTGATGTAATGGGTAGCACATATGAGACGGATGATTTGATACGAAGTGTAATGCGTTCTATTACATATAATATGTTTTTATTCTACCCCCTGTTCCCATTATTTGTCGCCGGATATTTATACAAACTATATAAAAAAGAGACTTTATAATGAATAAAATACATAAAAATACAATTTTTATGTATATAACGGTATCTCATAAACACGGGTTCTTCTCTTGTTGTAGTATTATATTGGATCATATCTCACAGTTTTGCAATCAATATGGGGCGTTACCGGAATACGTGGATAGCTCCGATTCATTTGATTGGTATAAACCAGTAGGATTGGAAGGTGATATCACCCGCCATTATTTTGAACCAGAATGTGATGACTTTGCTTTCCAAACTGAGCTTCCAATTGATTTCCATCACCGACACCAATGGAAGGACTATACTGAATTGCAATACGATCAACTCGGACAACTGGTGCGTAGGTATTTCACACCGACCGCGGAAATCAGAGGTATAGTTTCGGATATGGAATCCAGGTATCAAATCACCGACTATGAGAACATCTGCCTGCTATTTTATAGAGGAAACGATAAAGTCATAGAAACAAAACTATGCGGATACGATGAGTTTGTATTTAAAGCGCGTGAAGTCCAAGCGAAACAACCTGGCGTTCGCTTCTTAATACAGAGTGATGAAACTGAATTTATTCATAGAATGAGTTCGGAATTTCCGGATTCATTCTATTTAAAGCATGATATTCGCCATATGAGTAAGCGGGTTAGTTCGGTAGATCTTGTTGATCCCCAATATAACTACGAGTTTTCCAAGAAGTATCTCGCGATAACGATTCTAATGGGGAAATGCAAGCATATTGTTTGTAACACGGGCAATTGTTCTCTATGGATCATGCTGTATCGCGGTAATGCGGATAATGTGTATCAAAACTTTGATGGCGTATGGTATACACCTAAATCATAGACGCGCCGCGCACGTCGTCGGCCACCGGTTGGTAATCCGTAACAATTACGCCACCATCACTTACCGGCGCCATCTTCGCAACCATCGCCTCTTCCAGCGTCCTCTCCTTCGGCGGGTTCATCCGCTTCATCTCCATGTCCTTGACTGGCTGCTCGGGGGAATATTGCATAATCGTCATAGTCTTTGTGGATGTGCGGCGGATGAGCTCGTAGGCGACGAAAATGCCGAGAACTCCTAAAACGGGGTGCATGTATAAGAACATATACAAGGCAAAGGATATAATGACAATCGTCGCGAAGAGATTATCAACAAACGGTGTCAGAACGGGGGGCGTGGATGGCTGAAAGACCAAATATGCAACGAAGAGTACGAATAAAATTACTTCTAAAGGCGATGCGCTTAATTGAAACGAGTTTCCCATTATAATTTAGAAGTAGAAAATTTATAGTTCTATTATATATAATAAAAATGGATCCGGTTCCGAAACCGAAGCGGACATATAAGAAACGGGATCCGGATGCGCCGAAACGTAAATATACGAAACGAATAGTTGCGCCAGCGGAAGCACCGGTAGAAGCACCCGCAGAAGCAGTAACGCAAGCAGATGGCAAACCAATAAAACGCAAATACACGCGAAAACAACCACCAATGGTCCAACCGCAAATGGTCCAACCACCAATGGTCCAACCGCCAATGGTCCAACCGCAAATGGTTGAAAATATACCTATAGTCGCGCCTTCTGCGGTAATTAAACCTAAACGGAAATACACCAGGCGAAAAAACGCGGAACCTCTAAAGTCCCCGACGGAAAAGAAACGGAAAATCAATATAAAAACTACGCCAATAATAGTAAAACCGGACATGCCTAAATTAAATGAGAAGTTCATTGAACTGATGGATACACTGGGGTTTATAATGCGGAAGCGGAAGGATATCATGCGCGCTCGTGCATATGCAAATGCTAAAGAGACCATTGCATCGTATCCCGGCGATATTACCGATCCGGCTCAGTTGAAGGGTATGAAAGGGATCGGCACCACCATCTATCAAAAACTCGTTGATTTCAACGCGACCGGTACACTACGAATTATGGAGGAACATAAGGACCTCATCAGTAAGAAGCAGGCGATGGATGTGTTCGCCAATATTTATGGTGTCGGTGAGAAGAAGGCGGAGGAACTGGTTGATGCTGGGATACTAACTATAGAAGAACTGGAAAGCAAACAATCGGATGTTCTCAATGCGAAGCAGCGGTTGGGGCTCAAATACTATAAGGATATTCTTAAGCGCATTCCGCGCTCGGAGATTCAGGAGTATGAGGCGATTTTCAAGGAGTCGTTTCCTGCGGTAGCGGATGCCAAGTTTGAGATCGTCGGGAGCTACCGTCGCGGATTGGCGACATCTGGTGACATTGATGTGTGCATTACGTCGTCGGATCCGGATGTTTTTCGCGTATTTGTTGATGAACTGGTGAAGCGGGGTATTATTGTGGAGATCTTATCGCGTGGTAATGCGAAGTGCCTCGTCATAGCCAAGTTGCCGAATGCCGAGTATGTTCGCCGTGTGGATTTCCTTTATACTAGCCCAGAGGAGTATCCATTCGCTGTGCTGTATTTTACCGGAAGCAAGGAATTCAACACGACGATGCGCGAGCGTGCGCTCTCCATGAACTATACGCTGAACGAGCATGGTATGTCGGTAATGGAGAACCGGAAGAAGGGCGATCGCGTGGCGCAGGTGTTTCCCGATGAGAAATCTATCTTTGATTTCTTGGGTATGGAATACAAGCAGCCGATGGAGCGTCTGAGTGGAGATGCTGTCGTTCCACTGGCTGGATTTGCACCGGTGCCTACAGATGCAGTTCCTTCGGGTAAAAAGACACGGAAATTAAAGCCGAAGGTAGTACAACCCGACGCAGTAGTAGCAGCACCGGAGGTACCGCCGGAAGAGGTAGTAGCACCGGCGGAGGTACAGCCGAAGGTAAAATCGCCAGAGGTACAACCGAAGGTAAAATCGCCAGAAGTTTTAGTGGCACCGGCGGAGGCAGCAGTACCGCAAGAGGCGGTAGTAAAGGTAAAGGTAAAGGCGAAGCCAAAACCAAAGGTTAAAGCGGTAGCTGTAGAGGCAGAGCCTAAAGTAGCTGCAGCAGATGCAGCGCTCAAGTGCGACAGGAAGAAAATAGACCCAAAGGACATTGAAGCATTCAAGAAGGATGGAATCAAAGTCCTGGATGCTCTAGGGGAGGATCAGATTGCCGCGATGATTACCGCTGCGAACGTCGCGTTCCACTGCCATGGTGTCCCCATAATGACCGACAACGAATTTGATATCGTCCATGGATATTTGAAGTCCAAGTATCCCAATAATCCCGCACTCGCCGATGTGGGCGCCGAGATAGATTCGGGTAAGAACAAGACGAAACTTCCCTATGAGATGGCATCCATGGATAAAATCAAGCCCGACACGAATGTTGTTGTATCGTGGTCTGCGAAGTACAAGGGCCCTTACGAGCTGTCCTGTAAGTTGGACGGAGTCAGTGGTATGTTCTCCACAGAGGGACCGAAACCCAAGCTCTATACTCGTGGCGATGGCAAGGTCGGTCAGGATATCAGCGCGATGATTCCTAAGCTGAAGCTTCCCACAAATAAAAAGGATATTGTCATCCGCGGTGAGTTCATTATACCTAAGACGGTGTTCCTAGAAAAGTACGCCGATAAGTTCGCGAATCCCCGTAATCTGGTTGCCGGCATAGTGAACCAGAAGACCCACGATGGGCGGATAGAGGACCTCCGATTTTTGGCATATGAGGTTATCAAACCCGCTGGGCTGAAACCATCGGAGCAGATGGCGCTACTGGAGACCATGAACGTGGATGTAGTCCAACACCGGAATGTGCCGACGATCTCCAACGAGTACATGTCGGAAGTCTTACAGGATTGGCGTAAGAATTATGCTTATGAGATTGATGGTGTCATTGTTTCCGACGACAACGTCCATCCCCGTGCGACGGGTAATCCCGACCATTCGTTTGCATTCAAGATGGTGCTCTCGGACCAGATGGCCGAATCCCAGGTGGTTGACGTCATTTGGACCGCCAGTAAGGACGGATACTTGAAGCCCCGCGTCCAGATCATGCCCGTCAAACTGGGTGGTGTGACAATCCAGTTCGCCACAGGATTCAATGCTGCGTTTATAGAGGAGAACAAGATCGGTATTGGTGCCATCATCCAGATCATCCGGTCGGGCGATGTGATTCCCAAGATCCAGTCCGTTACCACGCCGGCCGTTCATGCGAAGATGCCTGGCGAGGAGTATGTTTGGAACGAGACGCATGTTGATGTGATGTTGAAGGATGCGACGGGAAATGCCGTGGTATTGGAGAAGAATATCACGGGATTCTTTAAGGGTATTGAAGTAGATGGTATGGGTCCGGGAAGTGTGGATAAGTTGATCGCGGCGGGGTTTGACAGTGTGCCGAAGATTTTGCGGATGGAGAAGGCGGACTTTTTGAAGGTGGAGGGCTTCCAGGACAAAACGGCGACCAAGCTGATGGAAGGAATCCGAGATAAGGTCGCTGCTGCCTCCCTTGCGACGATCATGGCGAAGTCCAACAAGTTGGGCCGTGGGTTTAGCACCAAGCGCGCGGAAGTGATTTTAGCGGAATACCCGACGGTGTTTGAGGAGGGCGAGCGGAACGTGGCGAAACTGGTGGCGATTGATGGTATTGAGAAGAAATCCGCAGAGGCGTTCGTAAGTCATATTCCGGAGTTCTTGAAATTCTTGGAGGAATGTGGGCTGACGGATAAGCTGAAGATTAAGGTCGCAACGCCTGCGGTGGTTGATGAGAGCCACCCGTTGTTCGGTAAGACGATTGTACTTACCGGATTCCGTGATAAGGATTTAGAAGAGAAGTTGAAGGGGCTTGGTGCGAAAATGGGATCGGGTGTTAGTAAGAATACATTCGCGGTTTTAGTGAAAGATATGAACGAGACGAGTGGGAAAGTTGCGGATGCGAAGAAGCATGGGGTCACCGTGATGGTTCGTGAGGAGTTTATGGAGAAGTACCTTATAGGGGGAACCAACGGTTCTTGAAAACTTCGTTTTCATCTGCGCCGGAGGCGCTACCCCCTAACCCCATCCTCGTCGTTTTGTGAAAGAGTACTTTTTAGGGGGGTTAACGACTTCGTCGGCATCCCCGACTAATTAAGAATCATATATAATTATTGTAATTACATATGAAATAATTCTATTTATTACCGAGTAAAATGAGATTTCAGACTTTTGCGACTTTCTGCTTTATCACGCGGTAAAACTGTCTCTTCTTTTTTTGGTTTGGGTTTTCCAAGAGAGAATAATAAAGGCTGTACCGTCATATTTAGCGTATTACATAGGTCACGCATGTACATTAGCTGTTTAATATGGCTGTAACCGTCGTCGCTATCATTGTCGCTATCATTGTCGCTATCGTTATCGTTATCGTTGTCGTTGTCGTTATCGTTATCGATATCATTGTCTCTAACGATATGACGGATCATTCTATTGATTTTAACAACTGTTTTTTCTGATTCATATTGTCGTGCATCGCGTAACATTTCCACTAATTCATTTAACCCTGTATAATAACTACTTTGACCTAAACGAGTTGGATGAACTCCATTAAATTGCCTGATATCAAACGTACTATAATGATCGTTTCGCAATTCTAAAAAAGCAAGATTCGCTCTGTCGTGTTCTTGACGACGTTTATGAAGCTGAAATCCGGTTTTTAGATTATATAGCATTATATCATAAATCGGTATACGTGTGTCACCATACTCATTTTCAGGATGATCGTAAGTACGTAATTGTTTATATATAGCAGTTACTCCCATACTAGCCAAATAGTTTATAAAAAATGCTTGTAATACGTGAGATGCCCTTTCTACGCGACGATCTCCAACAGTAACAAGTTTTTTTATAACTTTCGCGTTCGAACATTCCCACTTAACATAACATATATTTCTAGGTATATAAATACTGCAAGATATAAAACCGATCATAGTTTTAGTTGGCGGAGTAAAAGGAAAATCAGAAGGTTCAACAAAATACAAGAAGAATACTTTGTTATGATGAGTATTATCTGCATATCTGCGAATTCCACTATCTAGTGCGTAATCTTTTGTATCCAGATATGAATCAAGTATAACATCTATATCACTGCTATCCAAAAAAGAACATCCAAACTTGCGTATATGATCTTCATATGCCTTTCGGTTATTTCCCAAATCCTCTATATTCATCATTTCAAATTCAAACGTTCCTTTATTTCCAGTAGTAAGACTGCCTATTTCTATTGACCCACCTAGCATTTGCTTTCTTCGCCTACGTTGTGTCTTCCGGCGCTTTTTCCTATAACTTTTCGTTTTATTCATATATACTATACGTGTATATATGAAACTATTTACTTCATCATAATAATAGGAATAAGCAGCGCGACCATACCGACCATAATTGCATACAATGCGCCTTGGGTATAGAGAAAATACTTCGCCGTGTGGTCCGCGCATTTGCACCCTGTCGCGTCCACGCTATAATTGTATACCAAAAACGCTAAATATCCGTACAATGTGATGATGATCGCCACCAATGCACCAGTCAGCGCAAAATTCTTCTCAACAAACGACTTCAGTGGTACCTTACCATTCGTGACAATATTCGCGATGAGTCCAATGGAAATCACACCCGCGATCGCCAGCTCCGTATATTCCAGGCGCTTCACTAGCGTCTTGTCTACGCACTCGCATGTTTTCATCTTCTGTAGATACGCGACAATAAACGCGATTATAGCTAAAATCACTACCGACTGTATCGCCTTAGAGTTCATTGTATTCGGTATATACTATACCACTATAAAAAATGAAAACGCGCGCGCGCTCTCAAATATTTGATAATATATTGTACGCCAAAAACACACTAAAGAAATTCTTAGAGAACAGATCCAGAATATTATAGCTCATATTTTTTATGCTGTATGGTAGCAACGCAGCTACTCCATAAAGCGACCAAAAGAATAAGAAGTATCCGAATATCTTGTATCCATCGGCACTTTTGACTGCATACTTCGCATAGATCATATAGAAATACACGAGGAATGGAACGAAGCCCATTAGAACCGCAGGTGTGGTTGGTAGTAGTTTGATTTCACTTAAATATCCGAAAAAGAGCATGAGCCAATTCAGCGATAGGATGTTCGTTAGGGGGGTGAGGTTTTTTTGGAATAAGTCAAAGAACTCCAGTTCATGAGACCGTCCTAGTTCTCTGTATTGTAAGAATATTAAATAGAATATTAGCGTTATCAACATTGTGGGTGTTGTTAGAGACCAGTCCGCATACCTCCTCGGTGTGATATTTGTAATCGCATTAAAATTGTATAACCAATACGAATAAAATGAACCTTCTATAATCTGTACGATTACCTCCATGATTAAGAGTTGCTTCAAAATAAATATTTTGGAAGGTACTTTAAGGAGTACCACTAATATATCTACTATACCGATAATTGCTTGTATCGTCACCGATAAGATCAATGTACTATAGACATTTATATTCATTCGTCCTATATCCTATGTGTATAAAAAAAGTACAAAACTCGGTAAAATTGATTCAAACTTCTACTGCCTTATTTACTTGCATTAACAACAACATGAATCCATCCGATCTACTCGTATCCGCGATTGACGTCCAGCGCCAGAAGGAGGAGGCCGCCAACATCTGGAAGGATAGCAAGTACAAGTACATCGCCGAACTAGAATCCAATAACGTCGGGAACGTCGGGGAGAACCTGATCCAGAAAATCTGTGAAAACCTGGGTATTGAATCCAGCATTGATGGAGCCAAAACCAAGCACAAGGGCGGGGGTACGGACGGCGATGGGCGAATCAAGGGGCGTTCCGTGGAGATCAAGACCGCGCGCCTAGGTATCAGTATGACGTCGTTCCAACACGAGCTGGGCGAGCATCCTTGGAAGGCGGAGTTCATTGCGTTTGTGGATATCGCTCCCGCCCATATTTATCTGTCGTTGTTCCCGAATTTCACTGAAGAGCATTACAAGAGCGGACATAAGTGTGCGCCCTATTTTCCGAGCAAGACCGCGACCTGGCGAAAGGGCGAGGGTGCATTCAAGCTAGATACTTCACCAAACATCAATGAGGCCTTGATTACCATCGGAAATTGCATAAAAATAAATGATACCACTACCCTTGAGGAACTCGGCGCCTTCATTCATCGGGTGATCCCGTAAATAGCAAATTCCATGCGATCCACCGCAGCTAGATGTAAACCCGGCGCCTGGTCCGTTTTCCTCCCTCAGACTTGGACCTAGACCTGGACCTAGCACGTAACATTGGAGACCTAGACTTGGGTTTTGACTCGTCCTCGTCAATAATAATTAAAAGATATGTTTTACAATTATCTTCCGTCATAGTCTCACGTGTATTAGGGTTGGATGTTTTTCCCGCCTTAATGTATTTGTCAAAACTAGACTTTAAAAACATGTAGGTGCATATGTTCGGAGTGTTCTGTTTCGTATCCAAGCCAATCGTTGTATCCGTGTCAAACATATATTTTTTTACCGTTTGGTTATGTAATACGATTATGTCGCCAGTTACTATCGGATCCGTAAAAAAAACGTCCTCACAATCATTGAATGCCGATTTTGTAACCTTCAGCTTTGGATATTCCTGCGTACATTTTCCTTTAACCCAAATACCCGCCGTAATAGTTCCGTCCGAATAGGTCATTTTACCATTTCCATTCCGTAAGCCACCTGCGTGCTCGCCTGTATATACATCGCCATTCATCCAAGTATATGTTCCATTACCATGTAGTGTGCCATTTTTAAATTCTCCGACGTATTTGTCGCCGTTGGACTTGTGTAAATTTCCATTGCCTTCAAACTCGTCGCGAACAAAATCTCCGACGTAGGTAGGGCCGCCAAGTTTGGTTAAAGTTCCTTTACCTTCCAACATGTTATTAACGAAATCTCCTACATATTTTACGCCTCCCTGTTCAAACGTTCCCGTTCCATGTTGCTTATCCTGTTTCCATTCTCCTTCATAAAAAGTTCCATCTTTATCTTTATATTCGTATTTTCCTTTTCCGTGGCGTTTGCCTCCCTTCCATTGTCCGTCATAAACACTTCCATCTTTATATTTGTATATTCCTGTTCCGTCTTTCGGTTTAACGTTCATCTATATCATATAGGTATATTTTTATAAAAATATTTGTCTGTCTAAACCCTTGAATGGGGGGTAAATGCGTCCATAATCAATGATGTTCTTAAATTATATGCGGAGTTTGTAGAGAGGAACGCGACGGCGCTCCAATCAATCCCTCTACTTTTTTCCATGTGTTGAGCCTTGTTCTTCAAGAATACGATACCATAGCCTTTTCTACCCGGCAATGCTTCAAATGACTCATACGCGCGCATCGTATCCTTACCGAAACAGGTGGATGGTAGATAGACATCACACTTATCCAGCATCTTTTTATTCCTAGTGGTCGCCACCGTCCCGCCGTCCGACAGTGAATAGATCTTTACTTCGTCTTGTGCTGCGACGGCGATGGTGTATTTTGGGTCACTGGTGTGCTTGGACCAGATCTGGAATACGCCGTTCACGTCCACAGTCGTATTTTCCGGTGTGTAGAATGGCGCGGAGACCTTTTCGCTATAGATCAGGTTGTATCCTTTGACTCGCTTTCTGGGTGAGCCCTTTCCGTCACTCTCAAACAACTGGGGTAGAACGAAACACACATAATCCGCGAACTTGTGCGAATGGTTGATGAAATTGAGCGCGACGTGTCCGCGGAGACCGAATGGGGGGTTTCCGAAAACTATGTATTTGTTTTTGTTATTTTGATTGGTTGGCGGCGGCGTCCATGTCAGATAGTCTTGTCGTGTTATGCGCTCCTTGCGTGGCTCTACATCCATGGCAATCGTACCTTGTGGGAGAACCTTGAGGAAGGCACCGTCGCCGGCGGATGGCTCTATAAACGTATATTCGGCGGGATTGACTTTGGTGACTTCGTTAAATATGGTCCAACACTTGCGTGTCACTTGATCGGGGGTGAAGAACTGATCTTTCGCTGAGGATTTGTAGTCTGGGTAATTGACTTCCTTTCCTAGGATTCGCATGAGGTCAAATGTGTATTGTGGCGGAATGTTATCCAGTTCTATCCATCGCGCGACCGTACCTGGTGCCAGGTTCAACTTGGCGGCGGTATCCTTCATGGAACTGGTTGCCAGTATCTCCGTCAACATCGCTTTCAAATTATTTTCCATTATTATCTATGTTATGTGATATACTTACATAATATAGGTTCAATTTTGTCGTATAAGATAAAATTGATTCGCTCAGTTTAGATTGTTATTAACAGTACAAAAAAATGAACGGACTATTTGCTAGAATTATTTCCAGGGTACTACCGAGAGATCTACCGACGCAGGTTGGTCGCTGGAGGATCCAAGACTATGAAGTGCTGACGCAGGTCAGTCTTAAAGGCGCCGAAGTAAAAAAGACGCAGTCACCGGTTGGTCGCTGGAGTATAGAAACGTGTGACAAGAAGATCAATGCTCGGATTGATCGTTCCAATGTGGATCACTGTGGGCCATGCGGGCTAAAATCTAGCTGATCGAGTTCTTCTACTAGATATTGTGGATCGTGTAGATCTTGTGGATCGTGTAGATCGTGTAGATCTATTCCTTTTGCTCTTGATTTTCATATATAAGGCCAGTTTTGTCACAAATGTATGAATTAACTCCGGTTCTTCTCTTATAAAGTCTGCATAGTTATTGTAGTTTTTCATTTTATCTATCAATTCGTTTATCATTGCGTCCATATTTGCATGTGGTATGAAGTGTTTCATTAATTTATACATCGCATCATCTGGTCCATTGACACTGTATAAGATATAACCATTTGGAATAGGCATACCTTTATCTGCTGAAACCTCCTCAACCAATAATTCTGAGTGTATTCCACCTCCCTTATTTTTGGAAGGTAGGAAGCGTCTCCTCACGTCCTCTGAAACCCTATACATTATATCAGGCAATATCAACCACAGTGCACGGTTAAAAACTGTTTGGGTGTCAAAGTGTAATTTATTATCATCATCAACCTGTATACCCTCAAGAAGCATGTAAAATATATCAAAACCTACTCTATCCACATTTTTACTTCCAAATTGTGCGCGCAATAGATGCTTTACTAAAAACCAATGGCTAAACACCGATACTGAATATCTTAATACAAACGCATTCTCAGGTGAAAGCTCAACTCCTAGGGATAACGACGGAAGTTTAACACCGAAATACCCCTCATATTTTTCTTCCTCTTCATCCTCTCCATTTGCGGACATATACTATATAAAAATATATTTTGTTATCCATTCATTGATTTTATCTAGATACCATATAAATATTTGCTTTGACCGATTACCTTTGGATTGAAGCCGAATCATATCGTTCAACGCCAATAAACGCTCTTCCATCAGGACTAATTGCGCGCTTTTATATCTCATCGTCTCGGTCATATACGGATGAAACAGTCGTTCGCTAAATATAATACTACCGAAATTCTTGACGAACAACGGTGGTCTGTAATCGGGTAGAGGCATCGCCTGTTTGTTGTGCGGCGCACCTAGATAATCGTATACTCCTTCATGGCATTCCAACAGCATTTTACATGCGGCATCCATTCCATCAATAGTCACTGTATCCAATAGTATTTGGTCCATTTCCAATATGGATTGCGCCAATTCGCGATTACCCATAAACTACTATACAGAAGATATTATTTACGGAATGGGTGCAAATTGTTGGTGCGAATGAAGTGTCCGATCAACAGTCCGAGTGTGTTACTGAATACATCGTCCCACTTTCCATACCAGTAATCCTTCTCCCTCGCGATATTATCACACCACATCACTTTGAACGTGTTTAACCAACTGTTCTTGTACTCTTTATTGCAAGTTACGAGTCCCTTGTTCTCCCTCGGCGAGAGTCCGTCCTCTATGATCTCCCAGAAAATCCCTAAAATGAATAATTCAAACAGATGGTCGGGGAACAAGAAGGCCATTATCGCGAAGAATACGATGTGGGTCACACTCCACCAGTCCAGTTCGGCGGACGGGACTTTGAGGATGGGCTTTTTCAAGATCGCCTGGATTTGTCCCGGGAAAAAATGTCCGAGCACGATGAATCCAAAGGCGAAGAGGGTTATTAGAACGGCGAGGCGGAGGGTACCAGAGTCAATGGTCTTGATTCGTTGCGATATGGAAAACATATTTGTGTTTATATATTATATATATACATATACATAAATGCAGTTGGCCTTCGTTATACTGATCCTTATTTTAGTTGTCGTTTCCTTGGGATTCTTCTTCTATCGTTATCCCGGTGAGCGCGAATATAGTGCAGACGACGACAATAAGGTATACTCACCTGCGTATGGACGGATCATGAAAATAAAGGAGCGGGAGGATGGGACTTTATATATCGCCATTTTTTTGTCACCTCTAGACATCCATTATCAGTTTTTCCCGGTATCTGGGACGGTGGAACGCGTGGACTACGACCATACGGGGAAATTTGAATTGGCGTATGAGTTTAACAAGAGCAACCAGAATGAAAAATGCATCCATACGATCCGTAATCAATATGGGGAGTTTGTGGTTTATCAGATTGCGGGGTTTTTAGTGAGACGCATTTCGCCATATGATGTTGTGGGACAGGAGGCGGTGAGTGGGAAGTGCATGGGGTTGATCCATTTTGGTAGTCGGGTAGACATCATTATTCCGCAGCGTGATCGGTTTAAGCTACAGGTGGCAGAAGGTGATTACGTGAATGCGGAGAACACGATTTTAGGTTATTATTGAGGGCGTGGTTACCCTTTAACCCCTCCTTAAAGCGGATGAATGGATTTGTAAAGGAGAAGTGGACTTGTAAAGGAGGGGGTAAGGGGGAACCATTGGTTTCCCCTAAAATTGATTTTATCTTTTGTATTAATATGTTTTTATAATATATTATTATGTCGCTCAAAGCAGTGTACATTAACGCAGGTAATGATTTGGTGCCGGTTCTCGCCTTTCCGGATATAAAGGATTTTGTGTATATTGATCGCACGTTACCCTCTACAAAGATACTAGGATACTATGGATTTCAAGTAATAAGTGAAATGGAAAACACATACATGTATTTTGTGAATGGCACACAGGTCATAAAGTACTACAAGTGTAATTTTCCGATTCAGATGAATGATCTACTACGCCAGGATCTCTTAGAGTGTAATGCTGTCGTTTTGTATGGGCGCGATCAACACGTCAGTATTTTGGATTATATACAGAGCAAACCTACATTAATTATTGGCGAGCGAGTAAGTGAATTTAACCCTTGCTATATGAAGTTCAAAGGGCATCCTGAGATCGCATCTGATGTATACAAGTTTAAAGAACCACGTGAAGAGGAAGATGAAGATTCTGGAATGAGTATTGATATATACGACGTGTTTTACATGTGAGTATTGTTTTAATCAGAATCAGAATCAGACGCCGGGTTAGGTGATCTTGATCTAGAGCTAGATCGGGGGGGTAATATTGTCGGTTGTGCTCGCAGTGGTGGGCTAGAACTACGGTGAACTCGGAGATCGCGTGGATAAGTCGCGACTATGGTGTGTATAGTAGGTTCGCGACTCACAATATGATTTGTACCACGGGGATGTCGTGCTGTATCAAGACCACCCTGTAACTCCGGATGTTCGCGTACATAATCATGTATGGCACCTACATTCAATGTTCCGTCGATTCTTTGTGTTATATTATCATACGCATGATGACTTAAATTAGCCTCATGTACTACTTCCGCGCGATTAGTAGACACTGTACGAATTCTATACTGAACACGCGAACTCGTTGCGCCGCCCCTCTTTTTTCGTGTTGCGCCGGATGGCTTTCTCTTCGTTTTAGTTTTAGTTTTACGCATTATATATTATAAACATACTAAATCTCCATTCAATAAAAAAATAATAAATAAGCGAATGAGTTGTTAATCGCATAACGAGCACAACCCTTTAACCCATCCTTAACAGAGGGAGGGGTTCGGGTTGCGCTGGAGGCTAGCGACGAAGTCGCAACACCAGCGAAGCTGGTAGCAGTTGAAAGCTAAGCTTTCTAGAACCGTAGGTTCCCTGAGTTAATCGCACAAACTAACGTACAATGTAGTTTCGTTGGATTTAAAGTACTCCTCTACCGTTTCGTTTTCGTCGACTAGCATCGGCGGGTCCTCGTCTACACACTCCGATCCACGACCCTGGATAATATGGAATTTCTTACCGTATCCGATATTCATATCGCTACGCAGCTTGTTAATCGTTATTTTGTAGAATTCTTCCGTATTCATTTCGCCGGGCACGTTGTACGTGACCGTCTTGGTAGAGAAGCAGAGTTTAAATGTGAGTTCCATTGTATTGTGTTGGTGGGTTGAGATGACGTACTTTATACGATCAAAACCAGGGATCAATTTTGCAATATCACTAATACAATTGATTTGAAGACAAATATCTAATATCTATAATGTCCGAATTCCGCGAAGCACGAAAAATACGAAACAGTACAATAGTTACATCCGTTGCATTTACTAACAATGTAGGAGAGATCGCGTGCGGTAACTATGATAACACAGTTAAAATATGGAATGTAGGTACAGGTCAACTAATAGATAAATTAAAAGGACGTCCTTCGTGGGTAAATTATGCGGTAATTAACAATAACAGAACGTTAATTGCTTCGGGATACGAAAGCAAGAAGGTCAATATATGGAACGCTACCACAGGAAGAATTGTGTATAAGTTAAAAGGGCATTCTCTTACAGCAACCTCTGTTACATTCAGTTATGATGGAATGCAAATTGCGTCAGGAAGCCATGATAAGACGGTAAAGATCTATAACTCTGAAACGGGTAAAGTCGTACATACCTTGGAAGGACACTCTAACGTAGTAACGTGTGTGGTGTTTAGTATTGACGGTACGAGAATCGCGTCTGGGAGCCAGGACAAAAAATGTAAAATATGGAATGTCTTGACTGGAAGAGAAGAAAATACATTGAAAGGACATTTTAGAGAGGTTCAGTCAGTGGCATTCAGCAAAGATGGAACGCGACTTGTATCTGGAAGTAGAGACGAGAATGCCAGGATATGGAACACAATGACGGGTGAAGCTATATGTATCTTGAAAGGACACCTCGCTCCAGTTTCGTCGGTTGCATTCAATCATGACGGAAGGCGAGTTGTATCTGGTAGCCACGACAATACAGTAAAGATATGGAATGCTGAAACTGCAAAAATCTTACAGACATTGGAAGGACACACTTTCTATGTGAATTCTGTAGCATTTAATCACGATGGAACGCAGATCATATCAGGTAGTAGTGATTGGACGATTCGGATATGGGAAGACAGTAAAACACTCGCGCGAATAACACTGAACAACGTAGAGATGGTTATGTATGGAATGGCAGGTAAATATAACGCAAATTTCAATGAAGTTGGAATCCATGTAAAAATAGCCGAATTTTTGTATCCAGAATACCAAGATTTATTTGATGAATATGTAAAGAACTATTACAAACAATACGTTCTTTAAGTAGGAAAATCAATAAGTGTTAGAATTGTTTGGTAGGCCTGCATTATTAATAGGTTGAAATATTTTTTGGACATTTTAAGAATGTCCAAAAATGAATTAGGGGACTTCAAAATTTTGAAAAATCACACTTCGCAGCATGATGCTGTGAAAACCAGTTGTTTTGTAAAAGTTTTGTTAGCATAATATTTTTAAATATCTTGGAACATTTAGGAACATCTGAAAAACACTTTAAAAATTAAAGACATTTAGAAATGTTCCAATTATTTTACATGATAAGTAGTAACATGTAAATTAAAATGTTACAATATAGAAAACAGATGTTAAAATGTTCCAAAGAATACGAATGTTCTCTGTGTAATTATTCTTGCAAAAAACAATCAGTGTTAGATAAGCATTTTAAAACAAATAAACATAAATTGAATACTGGTATTGTTGTTGATACGCCTTCTGTACGGACAACTGATAAAAAATTACCATATGAATGTACTACATGCACTAGAAATTACACAAATTACAAGTCATATTACAGTCACAAAACCAAATGCGAATCATCTCAAAATAAAGATGATGTAGTTCATGCGCTATTGAAAGAGACACAAGAACTACGTAATTTGATAGTCGAACAATCAAAAATAACAAACAATGTTATGAATAAAGCATTGGAGCTGTGTAAACCGGTAAACAACAATAACAACAATACCACGATCAATCAAACCAACAATAACAATCAGCGGTTCAACATCAATCTATTCCTCAACGAGCAATGTAAGGATGCGATCAACTTCTCCGACTTTGTAAAGAACATCCAGATTTCCTATGAGGACCTGGAGAACAACGCGCAACTCGGATTCGTAAATGGCATTTCCAAGATCTTCTTAGATAATCTGAAACAACTGGATGTTACCGAGCGACCAATTCACTGTACGGACATGAAACGAGAAACAATGTATATTAAAGACGAGAACACATGGACCAAACAGCCAGACGATGAGAAATTACAAAAGGCCATTCAAACAGTATCCTATAGGAGTATGGGAAAGTTGGCGGAGTGGAAAAACGAGAATCCAGAGTATAAAGATTGTAATTCAGAGTTCTCCCAGAAGTGCTTGGATATCCAGAGACAGACGCTGGCAGGAAGTGATAGAGGTGTTTACTATCCGAAAGTGATCCATGCACTGGCGAGAGAGACGGTAGTAGACAAGTAAAAATTGAAGTTGTGAATATAGATGCGGATATAGAGATAATCACAAACACAATGTCTTCGTATACCAAAACCGTTCAAAACTACTCAGTTATCCTTTCCTTGAATGAAAGGACAATTTATCTGAAGCTAACCGATCAGGTGAATTTCACCATGTATGAGTCAAATTTAGACAACAAGGAACTCCGGCTCACTATTGAACTTAACGACGCATTTCATATGATGCGTAACTGCTTTGATGAGACTGAAGGACATAAGGTAGTTATATCGGTATCCGCAGGGATTATGCGCGTGGCGTTCGCCGCACTGGTAGGTGGATATATGAAGATGAATTTTGAGGCGTTGTTGAAGGAAAAGATTATGTCAAACGACGGACAGCTCACTACCACCATCAATCGTCTGGAGCAGAAACAACAGGCAAACATGGATGATATGGCGAAGAAGTATAAAGAATTGGAGAAGAAGATCAAGAAATTAGACGAAATCATTGATGCCGTATCTAACGCGCATATTCCGTTCAATGATACACCTACCGACCATCGTCCAGGAGTGTTTGTAAGCATTAATACTACCGAATTTGCATTTGATTGGAATAGACATATGGATATTGGACGAATCAAGTTTCTCTATAAATTGGAAAAGCTTACATTCGCAAACTATAAAGTGAGTAATTTTGATACTTGGTCTAATGCAAATCTACGCGAACTTATAATCCAAAGCGCGGACTCTATGAAATCGTTTAGCGGTCTCTGTACGAATCTACCAAATTTAGAATCACTGTATATTAATAGTGCACCCGCATTAACGTCCATTGTACCCTACCTTCTTACACAGAAGCACAAGATAAAAAAAATGACGTTCCACTCATGTCAGCAAATTACTGCATCTCAGATGGATTTACAAACGTATTGTAAGGAGCGTAAAATTGAGCTGGCGATCGCGTAGAGATTTATCTCATCGCAGTATATACAAAAAATATGGATATTAAGTGGCAAATTTCTCTTTTTTCTGCGTTAATTTTCCTCCTCGTCGTTCATCCGATGACATACAAGCTCACCCAGAAGCTGTTGGGGGGCGTTTTAGGTAAAATTGCCGACCCGAGTGGATGCCCGACGACCATTGGTTTAGCGCTTCACACAATCGTATATATATTACTGGTTCGGGGATCTATGGACGTCCGTTTATTCAGATAATGGAACCTTGGTTCCCTTTGGGATTGGAGTGAACCCGTCTACATGCCACTTATCGAGTAGTGCTTGCTGTTCCGGTTCCGATAGTCCGCATAGAGGCGAGTTATCTACTACCATTACGGCATCAACCTGACAGTCTTTGCAGACCAAACAATTATGCACTTTGGAAAGATGATACGCCTCATATATATTGCGACAATAGACACAGGCCACCACGTTCAGTTTGTTTGGAACGAACTGGTTCACGTTGTTAGTAACATACGGCATGTATTCAAGTTTAGACATTTTTTGTACTGGGTATACCATATACTCAGTACAAAATAACCGATTCAATTTTTTAACAGTTTATAATATCTTGAGCTTCAATCAAGAAAAATTCAGTGTTTTGATAATACTTAGGTTGTTCCTCTAAATTCGGTTCATTTAAAATAATATGATCGCTGATTATTATAGGATTGTAAGTAATATAATCCTTTATTCCATCTATACACTGTTGAATGGAAACACCCTCAGACATTTTACCATAACCGCAACATAACGATGTAAAAATAATATCAACATCATCCAGGTTTTCTTTTCTATTTACCAAGATGTTATATAAAACTGCAATAGTAGCGTAATATGCGTTTTTTGTATTTGAAACGTTTTGTGGTAATAACATGGTCGGCGAAACCACGAGCGATTTGTTGCCTCTATCTACTATTATAGAACTCCCGATAGGTAAATATGGTCTACCTACAATGGTTTTAATACCCATTTCTATTACAATATTTCTAACCTCCGATTCAATTCCAGGAAAAATAATGCGACTTAATGCAAAATCAATACCGCCATCCATAAAACAGAAACTATTGGCAGGAGATACATAATAAGTTCGCCTAGTTGGATCTGCAATATAGTCCTGGATCTTCATTGTTCTCGCTTCAAATCCGTATTCCCTAATCTTTTTCGTATACGTTTCACTAAGCGAAATAAAAATAATTGGCATATAAAGTTAAACATATATTTAATTTTATATACTTTACTAACACAACACCATAATACCATTTGCCGTGCAGTATTCATATATCTTTTGCATTTTCTCCTCGTTCTTTGGCCGGAATGGGTGTGGTACGATTTCCAGGCGCGACAATGAGGGAAAGTTCTCCAAATATGGGATGAAATCAAACCCCGCGCAAATCGTCAATTCATTTACACTCCAATTATAAATCTTACTGATGTCAGGAAGAAGCGATAGACCGAAATCCAGTGGAGTGCCGTTACCAGATACCATTTTCAGTTTCTTGAGCCATCTCATCTTGGGTATCCTGTTATAAATTTTATGAAACATCTCAGGCCCCAAACCCTTTTCTATGTAGAGATCGTTGATTACAATTTCTCCGCCGTAGTACATTGAATCATCATCTTGATTTACCGCCTCCAACGCCTCAACACGCTTTTTCACATCAAATAACGGCATACCCTCAGGAGTAACACGAAATGGCTTGGGTGTAGGACATAGATCGGTGATAAGCGCCTCAAGTCTTGCGACTTTTGCGCATAGTAATTCAATTCGTTCTTCCAATTCCAAATGGTAAGGGGTTTCGTCAGACATAGGTTTAAGTTATTATTGATTTTGTGTTTATATAAAAAATAAAATCAATTTTCAAGGGGAACCTACGGTTCCCCTTTAACCCCTCCCTAAATTACGGATACAAAGGGAGGGGTTCGGGGAACCGTAGGTTCCCTGATAAAATTGATTCGCCCAAGAGCAATCAAAATAGAGACTAATTACAACAACCATCATGGAGCCCACTGAGATCACATACTTCTTTGAGAATTTCTGTAACAGAAACACCACTGCATTTGCGAATGGCGAACAGGACCGAGTGCGACGCGATTGTAAGTTCCTCCACGATCTAGTGACTCAGTTCCCCAACGCCAATGATGTAACAACGTACACTCAGATTTTTACACAGGATATTGAGTGGACCCGTCCAATGAATCACCAATACGCGATCAACGGATTAACGCAGTATTTCTCCAGATACTATGATATCTTCAAGATAATTCAATACACATTGACGTCGGAACAGTTTATTACGTTAGAACAGCATGATGCGTTATTCGCGCTAACCAATAGCCCTCAGACAATGACGCGAATTTATACCTATCTCATCAACAAGCAGCTTTATGAAATTTACGCCAAGTGGAAGGATAGCCCACAGTACACGAAGGACGCAGTGACTATCCATAATAAGATCGCGGAAATCCATAGCGCGAATAACATTCCGTCCAACTTCCCGGATATCCAGCAAATCGCAAATAACCCGGCATTGTTGGACCCTAAACAGTCATGGCGAACGTTATTGCAAACTCCGGTTTTGACCGACGACTTCTTGGTGCATATTAAGATATGGCGATTTCTGTCGGATTATTCGGTAATGATATCATTGCCGGTGACACCTACAAGGGATATGGCGAGGCCGTTGCTGGGAGCTCCAGAGAGAAAGAAGAAGAAGGCGATCCCGGCAGCATTGAAGCGCAAAGTATGGGCGAAATGGTTGGGCGAGGAAACCGGAAAGGCGAAGTGCTTGTGTTGCAATCTAACTGATATTACGCAGTTGAATTTCCATTGCGGTCATATAATTTCCGAGGCAGAAGGAGGAGAGTTGAAGGTAGATAATCTGAAACCGATCTGCCAATCGTGTAATTCATCTATGGGAACTACGAACATGGAGGAGTTTATGAAGAAATACGGTTTTTGATTACAAAAAAAATAAATATAATTTATTTTTTTTACATTCCGCATCTCGCAATCCCTCCCTTGCTAATCTACATCCAAAATAAGGGGAGGGGGTTTAAGGGGGAACCGCAGGTGCCCCCTTATCAGGTTCCACCTTAGCAGGTATGAACTCCGTCGGTTTGATTCCATATACATGCATGTCACCCAACTTCTCCATACCCGCATAATACGCATCGTTCGCCTTAGCCTGACCGGGATCCTCTACAGCGCGTCTAATAAATGCCTCGGCGTCGGTTACATCCTCTATTTTTTTAAAATTTCCTTTACCAACAACTGGTGCTGTTCCGTACTTACCTGTATATACTAGACTTGATAATATATCATTCAAATGATTGTGTATTCTAGTACTTGATTTGAAAGGCTCATCATCCCAAGGCATTCTATCTTTCAGATCATTTAACAATCTCAGATCATGACTCGGATTGTTCATCGTAGAACTAATATAATAATTCCAGTCTTCCATTACAGGTTCTAACCATCCATATCCACTCTCGTTTCCACATGTTTCACCGTTCTCGTTGCATTCGGAAATATTTTTGTCGTCGCATATTTTATTGTAATAAGACACTGAGCTTAAACCCTTACTATATAAGAAACATCTTCCATAGTCAATTATCTTAACAATATATTGACTCTTGAAATTTATAGTAGTACCATGCGGCAAATGATAATGAAATTCTATATATTTACCTGCAACTGGTTTGTATAAAATGACATTATCTGGGTGTAAATCGTAATGTGTAAAATTTGAATAAACCATAGCTAATGTATAATATACTTGATAGAACGAATATAGTAAATCATTTATAATATAATTAAAATCGGGTGGGTTTTTTATTACTTTATCTCCAATGGAAGCGGCGCCTTTTATGTGCTGTACCAAAACACATACAGTCTTAGAATATTTGCAAGACTCTGGATAATTGACTGTATTCTTTTGATAAGGAATTAACATGGAGTTCAAATCCTGTCTACCCGGTGTCGCTCTTTGGAATTGAGCCCAATCGGATTCGTTTCTATATCTATAATGTCCGTATGTCTCTATAAAACACGGAAAATATTTTAACAAAAGATTATTAACATTGGCTCCTATTAAATACTCATACATCAAGTTATCAGCATCTTTTTCTTTGGACGATTTTAAGATTGCATGGGCTTTGTATCCCTCGCGTTCGTATTCCAATTCCTTCACAAATCCATTTGCGGATACTTTTCCAATTGCCTTTATACTTTTCAGATACCCAAATCTTGTAAATCCATCAAAGAAATCAAATATCTTCTGTCGCTCTTTTCCGAAGGCGATACAAACCCCCGAATCGGAGCAAACTGATTGTAAGAACTTGGACCGGATCTTCTCTCCAACCTTTTTTACCCCAGTCTTTTTAATCAACTTACCAATTCGTCTTCTTGCGCGCTTTTCGGTGATTCGCCGCACAGCTGATCTAATACTGGCGCTTGTACGAGAACTCTTTTTTCTACTTGCGCTCGGAGCCCTCGGTAGATCTGCGCTTGGAGCCCTAGATAGCTTTATACTCGGATCCTTCGGTGGCTTTAAACTGGGCGGCTTCGGTAGCTCAACCATAACGGGTGGGTTTGCAACTTCCATTATACATTATTATTATATTTTATAAAATTGATTCCAATAAATCATTTACACTAAATGGCATCACCAACCTACAAAACAAATGAATTCAATCCCAACTGATAACATCAATCTCTGCTTCGTCGGCGGGGTTTCTACAGGTAAGTCCACAATTCTCAATGCTATCTTCTGCGAGGAACTAACACAGTGTAAGATTAAGCGTACCACCATGGTCCCAACGGTGTACGTGGAGAACAGTACACACCAAACCACATCCGACGAAATATATAAGAAAATCACCGAGAAAAACAAGGATATTATTGAGCGGACGGAACGTGGCGAAAATATTGCAAAGGACGAATATGCGGAAATGGTATTCCAGGTAGGACCACTGGATATCAGCATATTAGAGGGATCGCGCGTGAATGTATATGACATACCAGGATTGAATGACGCTAGAACCAAGAATGTATATTACGAATACCTGGAGACGAATTTCTTCAAGTTCAATCTTGTAGTTTTCATCGTGGATATCCACTCGGGATTGAATACATCAGATGAGATTGATATTGTAAATTTCATAACGAACAACACGCGGCACCAGCTGGAGAATAACAACCGTAAGATCTATACGCTGGTTGTTGTGAATAAGGCGGATGACATGCAGATCGGCGAAGAGGGAAGTGATGTATTGGAACTTACTGGCGAACTCAGTGAAATGTACGATCAAGTGGTGAAAACCATTACTGCAGAATTCAAGAAGAAATCCGTGGCAGATCAATTGATTGGTATTGTACCCCTATGCGCGGTGGATTCATACCTTTACCGGATGGTGAAGAAGCATGGAACTAAGTTCAAGCTATCACCGGAGCAAATCCTCAAGATCGGCATTAACGAGAATGGTAAGAAATTCAGTACGATGAAGCCGGACGCACAGGCGAAGAAGGTCTACGAGATATTAAAAGACGAAGCGTTCATTAGTACTATGATTCGTCTATCAGGATTTCGTAGGATGGAGCGAATCTTATACGACTTTCTCACGAAGAATGACAATGGAAAGATTATTCGTATAGATAACTTACTGTATAATATCCGAAAGCTCCCGCCGATCGTGATGGATAAGCTATATACGATGGAGCTGAAAACACTGGTGCATCAGTATTATAAGGCATATGAGGCAATACATGCGATTGACGAAGACATGTATGAACTCCTCATGGTAGAAATAACGGATAATTTGCGGCGACAGATGGAGAAACAAGTCAGTGTGTACAATTGTCTCAATGACTTGTATAATGATTACGCATACGCATCCGCGCATATCATGCGACCAGAGTACTATGACACGAGTCAATATCCGAATTTCCTAACGAACCGAATCGCGAGGATTATTATGAGTTTGTTCGTTGATCGTAGTACATCTTGGACGTTGGGAAGTTTCACAAGCGAATTGAGGAATTGCTTCGTACATTTGAAGAAGGTTGGGTTATTTGATAAGACACATGTCAATCCAATCTTGGACGCGATCATATCCAACGATCATGGGGCGCGTACGATTGATTTCAAAACAGGTGATCTAGGTAAGCTATGCAAGGTTCTATATACGATTCCCTATAACTACGATTCGCTGAGTTTGCTCCTACGTTTCCTGGTAGTGAATCAACTAGAGTCGTTCGCTGGAATATACACACCCGACGACTTGTATAGGAAGAAGATGCTATATACTAAGTATGGAGAACTACCAATCGCGAGTTATATTTCATACACATGCAGCGGTCCAGGCATAAAAGCCATATTGCGCGGACTGGATGAGTATGAAGGTAATGAACTTGATACGATGTATTTGAAGATATGTAAGTCAAATGACTGCAATAACTTTGTATATACGGATTATCGGTCAGATAGTGACGAATATCATAGCGGGATTGATACGGATGAAGATGAAGATGAAGATGAAGATGAAGATGAAGATGAAGATGAAGATGAAGATGAAGAGATGATTTCTACCAATCGTATAGCAATCGGGAAAAAGATATATTTGATTGATGAAAACAATAATGTATATACAACCGGATCGCATGAGTTGGTTGGCGTATATAATCCGTTGCTAGATGTGATTGAATAGAGAGTAACACAAAAAAATGAGTGTATATAAACAAAAACATTGACTGTGTAATTTATTTTATTTTTACTAACTAATTTCGCATATTTGGAGACAATAAAATTGATTCTATTATATTATACAGAATAATAGCCAAAAACAAACATGCAACTCCGAAATGGTAAGAATACACTTGTATCCGTTCCTGCGCCCGCGCCAACCCCTGCAAATGAGATGTCGTTCGTAGACATGACTCGTGAGGCGCTGAGCCGTCACGTACAAATGTATGAGACGGTAACATATTATGAAAAACTAAACAGCCTCCTTGCAGTCTTCGGCATAATCAACAACCAATCGGTGGAAACACTATCCCGAATGGGCGACGACTACAAGTTTCTTGCAACTGTATACAGAAAGACGGTGGAATTGATGTGTGTAATTGTTGAGCGCTCCTATACAAATGAATATAACGACGACGAAAAGATCGCAATCATTCGGCTACTCTCTCTGACGTATCAGGTTAGGTGGACGGTGTCTGACATACTATGGGAGGTGAGGACGTACCCTAGGATCCAGGAGATGATGGAAAACGGCGACCGTCATTCCGACCTCCTGTACCGTTGTCTTAAACATATGGTAAGTGAAGAGTCGGAGTCCGAGATTTATGAAGTTTATAAATACGAGGATGGAGAGTATACGGATGTGGAATTGTACGACTGGTATTTGCTACCGAATTATTGCAAAAATAGTAAGGCTGATGCGTATATTAAGAATGCGGACGTATGCTTTGGCGATGAGATTAGTAGATACAATAGGAGACTATGGTCTTGAGGGGGAACCTAGGTTCCCCCTAACCCCCTCCTTTATATATCAACAATCTACAACCATTCAAGATAAAACATATAATTTCCCCTCCTTACTTAACGGAAGGAGGGGTTTAAGGGGTTGCGCCGTAGGCGCAGTTGAAAGCTTCGCTTTCTAAACCATGGGTTCCCCTTTTTTTTGTGTTGGATTTGATAAAATTGATTGGAATCAGTGCGTTTATAAAAGGAAAACACTAAACTTACCAAGACCAAAACCAAAACCAACAGCAGCAACATGGACCCTAGCACATTCTTCCCCGGAAGACAGAATGCGATGATTATAGTACAATCTGCAGTAAACATCTGCGAGTTTATCGCGCGTCTTGTTGACATATTGACGCGCCCTATCTATCAGCGCGATTTCAACTGGAACGAGCACAAGGTAAGTAAATTCCTTTTAACTATCATGGAAAGCGGATACGTCCAACCGCTCTTGTTATACGAATACGGTGATGATGAAGAGAAGCTTGAAGGCAAAGAGTCAGAGATCATTGACGGTCAGCATCGCGCACTAAGCATCCAGGCATTTATGACCGGCGAACCAATCATTGACAAAAAAGGCAAGAGTATAATGGCGTACTTGAAATACGAAGGACACTATCTATTTTACGCAAAGCACGACACTGAAGACAATCCGATTGAGAACTGGGAAAAAGAAACCGGTAATAAAGCGACGTATTTCACCAAAGAGCAACAGAAAAAATTTCGCGATTATAAATTGCGCTTGGAGACTTGTAACAGCAGACTCACGCTTGAACGGCGCAGATTGTTGTTTGACAGTCTCCAAGAGGGTGTTCCCGTTCGCAACTCAGACAAAGATAAAAACAATGTGAGGTCCGCGGTAGTCAATGAACTTAACACTGATTACCCTACATGGGAAAGTGATTACAAAACGAATTATATGCCTCTCCTAACTTCTTGTAAGGTACAGAACCGATTGTACTGCGTTATAAGATTGTATGCGATATTCGTAGACCCGAAAAAGGCAGGCAATTTCTGGACCGATACGGAGATAAAAAACAAGATTGCAGATAACAAATTTCTTCCGATAGGAAAGGCAGGCGAGTTCAAGGCAAAGATGGATGAGGTATACGAAACTATGAGACAGTTGAAGGAGCTAAAACCAGGCGCTAAGTACACTCCGATGCAGCTATTCGCTCTCTGTCTAGGAGTGTTTAATGGTAAACCGAACCTAGTAGATAGATGCGCGTTTTACAACATAACCAGTGGGAAAGGTAAGAAAAAATACAATAATACATCTGTTGTACGGAATAAATGTCACGAGACTTGGTGGTTTGAGGCGCGTCTTACAGATGTAAAAGATGATATCATGGCGTATTACCAAGAAACTCGTAGTTTCTTAGAATCATCTGCTCCGCTGCCTCCTCCGCCTGCGCCTGAGCCTCCTTCCGGGCCGAGGAAGTGGGGTGCTTGTACTCCAAAAAATGTATGGCGTCACTACTTCGGCGAGCATGAAGAGGGAAATTGTTCGTTTGACTTTTGTAACAAAGCGTTGACGAGAAAAGGCAAGTGGGAACGGGGGCATGATATACCGCATTCAAAAGGCGGAAGTAGCTCGGACATGAGTAATCTGTATGTTGTTTGCAAAGACTGCAATCGGAAACAAGGAACCCAAACGCGCGCGGAGTTTGAGAGATCACAAATGCACGTCTAATATAAAAAATAAAAAATGGGTGCACTTGTATATAAAACCCATTTTTTATTGTTTAGGTCAGATCAAACTTCAACACAAAAACGAGGAAAATTGATTCCAACTGAGACATTCCTATAAGCAAATCACTAACAACCAACCAACAACAAGAATGAGTACCAAGACTACCAAGATTAACGGGATTGAGACCACGTTTACGTGGGAGGATGGATATTGGGTCCAGGAGGAGGAGGGCACTTTCAAGGACTTTTATGATGAGGATGAGTGCAGGAAGTTGCTGAATCGCCTGAACCGAGATGCTGAGATGATCGCGTTCGGCATCAAGAACGCCAAGGGAATGACGTCGTATATGCCGTTGCATTTCGCGAAGGTCCGCATGGTGTCGTTCTACTTTGACGGAAAGAGATATTCGCAACTCACGCGCAAGAACGATCCGAACGGATTTGACGCGTATTTTGTCATCAGGGACTACGCGACCAAGATTTGGGTCCAGAAGACGGGAGAGAACATTGGCAAGCTGACTGACAACGACGAGCTTCAGCTGCTTAAGGCGCTAGCCAAAGCTTCTGACTACGGATTCGGCAAGGGGGTAAAGAACAGGAGGGGAAGGTAATTGGCGTGAAGAATAGGAGAGAGAGAATGGTAAAGGTATAAGAAATAAACAACAAAACAAAATAAAAATGTGTATACACTTTTTTATTGCACTGAGGGAACCATCGTTTCCTCCTAAAAATTGAATCTAAAGACATCTTATTATTTACATTCAATCAAACAAATGAATCTTACTACAGAATACAAAAGAATGGTATGTGAGGAGTCGTATATAGGAACCAAAGGATACACCATCCCGAAGTCGGTTCTAACGCCCACTGATCTAGAGTTTCTGAAGAAGGACTTGTTCCTGAAACCACAGACACCGGGACCGTCATTCGGACCGGCACTCAACGACGCATTCCCGGTGTATCGGGAGAACGAGAAAAAGATATATATTCCGAGGTTTTATGGGATTGAGAGGTATGGGATGCCGGAGAGGAGCGAACTCGCACCGGGGATGGATATCAATCTGACGTTTCCGAGGGAGTTGCGCGATTACCAGAACAATATCGTTTCTGTATACATGAATGCATGTACGGGGGCTGCCGCCCCCCGTAAACCCCCCGCTAACTTAGAACTGCTACAAGATACAGGGGGCGTGCGGGGGGCGGCAGCCCCTGCATCAGCAGGAGGGATCCTAGAGATCTATTGTGGCGCCGGTAAGTGCCTCGGGAAAGACACTCCGATTCTCATGTACGACGGCACTTTAAAGTTGGTCCAAGACGTTCAAGTTGGAGATGTTCTAATGGGCGACGATTCCGCACCCCGTAATGTTCTCACCCTAGCCCGTGGGCGTGAGACTATGTACCGTGTGAACGACGCCGATAATAAAGAAGATTACACAGTGAATGAGAGCCACATTCTCTCATTGAAAGCCAGTCGCCATTATAGCAAAAAGTATACGGAAGGCTCCGTCCATGACATCTCCGTCAAGGACTATCTCGCACTACCCAAGACCATTCGTGGTTTGCTTTTGGGGTACCGCGCGCAAATTGAGTATCCCGACAAACCGATCACTGTGGATCCATACGTGATGGGCCATATTATCAATCTGGACTACAATTTACACAACCACGGCGAAACAAGCGTTGTAACCATTTTCAAGAGCGTATATGATTACATCCATAGGGTTACGAGTCTGGGAACGACATCAAAGTATACACACGTTCTCCATTATTATAAGGATCCGCTTTTGATGCAGATGATGGATACCTTCCGCGTGCGGTCACACATCCCGATGGAATACAAATGCAACACTCGGGAAGTTCGCCTGAGAGTCTTGGCCGGTATTCTGGATTCGTGTGTAGTATCAACACGGTTCACCGACCATTATATAACGGAAGTCCTTGATAACGGGACACTTTCCGAGGACATCCTCGCGTTGGCGCGGTCGCTCGGTTTCGGTGCGGGTATTCGCGTTGTATACCGAGGCCATTCACCTACGAGTCGCTACAAGGTGGTTATACGAATTTATGGTGATAATATTGGCGATATTCCTATAGAGCGAGATTACTTTCGGATCCAACTCGGGACTTGCTTAAAACACAAGACCGCGGACCTATACTCTATCAAGCTGACGGCATTGGAGGAGGACGATTACTATGGATTTGAAATTGACGGAAATCGCAGGTTTGTTCTCGGAGATCATACAGTTACACACAATACGGTTATGGCGCTGAAGATCGTCTCGCTCATACAAAAGAAGACACTCATTCTGGTCCACAAGGAGTTCTTGATGAATCAGTGGATAGAACGTATAGAGGAATTCTTGCCCGGCGCAAGAGTAGGAAAGATCCAAGCGTCCACATGCGATATAGAGGACAAGGATATTGTAATCGGGATGATCCAGACAATGTATAACAAGGTGTTTCCTCAGGAAGTGTATTCACAGTTCGGACTGACGATCATTGATGAGGTACACCGAATTGGAAGCGAAGAGTTCTCCAAGACGCTGCTGAAGACGATCACACCGTATATGCTGGGAATCTCGGCGACGGTGGAGCGCAAGGACAAACTGACGAAACTCCTGTATATGTTTATCGGTCCGAAGATCCACTCCATGCTGCGGAAACAGGAGGACACGGTGCTGGTGCGAGGGATAGAGTTTGTAACCAACGACTCGGATTTCAATGAGGTGGAGTACGATTTTAGAGGGCAACCGAAGTATAGTACGATGATTTCCAAGATCTGCGCGTATGGACCGAGGAGCGATTTTATAGTCAAGGCGGTACGGGATTTGTTGAAGGAAAACCCGGAAGGGCAGATCATGGTATTGGCACATAATAGGAGCCTGCTAACGTACCTCCACCAAACCCTAAATAATACATCCGCCTCCGCAAGTGGGGGGCGTGCGGGGGGTGAAACCCCCGCAGCAGGATTCTACGTAGGCGGCATGAAGCAAAAGGACCTCCAAGAAACCGAGTCCAAGAAGATTGTTCTCGCGACCTATGCAATGGCAGCAGAGGCACTTGATATCAAGACACTCAGCATCCTGTTGATGGCAACACCGAAGACGGACATCACACAGTCCGTGGGACGAATCTTACGAATGAAACATGCGAATCCGATCATTGTGGATATCATAGACAGTCATCAGTTGTTTCAGAACCAGTGGAAATTGCGAAAGCGATTTTATAAGAAATCCAACTATAAAATCGTTACGACGACGAGTAAAAAATACACGGATATGGGGACTACGGAGTGGTTTAAGGTGTTTGATCCAAAGGTAAAAACGCCAGACGATGACGACGACGAAAACGACATAAAAAAGAATACAACGGATTTCGGTGGTAAGTGTTGTATTGATGTTAGTGGGTTATAATCAGGGAACCTACGGTTCCCCGTAAACCCCTCCCTAACCAACTATTTATTTTTTTGTTATTATCCGTATCAAAGGGAGGGGTTCGGGGAACCGTAGGTTCCCTGACCTGATCTATTCATACAACAACCTCGCCTTCGCATATTTCCAAAATATCATGTGTTTAATATCGCTATCTAGCGTCTCAATCAGCAAGTCACTGCATATGGATTCGCGCCTCGTATTTCTATAAATGAAAATCGCCCGTAACGCACTATCAATTAGTTCTCGGTTCTCCTTCTCTTCCATTCCGAACAAGATTCGGTTCACAATTTCATTCATCACAATCCCATTTTCCCCCGTCCAGAATTCAATGGGCGGATTCTGCGAAGGATCTACCAGCCAATTCATGTCAATATCCCCAAATTCGTCTCGGTTCTCCCGGACATACTCTATAAACTGCTTCTTCATATCCGGTGGTAGATTGTTGTATTTCCGGTTGAGTTCATCCGATTCATTCTGTCGGTCCATTTGCATACGCTCCGCACGATACGCATCGCGTCCCGCAATTGCCCGTTTCACGCGCTGCATGCTCGCCTCGTCATCCGGGTTCACTCTACACAAGCGAATCAACAGATCCAGCTGCCATTCCGCCATACGTTCTAGACCGGCAGTTGCAGTCGCACCGATCGTGTTGTCTTCCAAATAGCGGACAATCTCTATCTTTTCGTTCATTTGATTTTTTAGTGTCATTCTATAGTATACAATAAAGAACAATCAATTTTTCAATGCATTTCTATCTGCAACTGTATATACTATATTGGGTCTTGAGTAGTATAGCGATATATTTTGTATATAACTACATACAATCATTTGTTCAACCCATAAATAATAATTTTGTGCCTATCCCTGACATGCGATACTGCATATAAATGTAAAAGAAACCACTGGACGAAAATGACATGGACCAATGCAGAATCCAACGTTTGATTTAACAAATAGGCGTAAAATGCAGTTAGAGATCCGATGAATGCTCTTGGTTGCTCGGTTGTGTAATAGTTCACGTACCATACCATTATCACGTTGGAATATACGTCTACTGACCTCGCGAATCTGCTTTCTGAGAATAATATATGGTATTGAAATCCATTTATGTAAATGATAAGCGGAATCAACTTATGAAATGATAAGACTTTCTTAGATCGCAAGAAGTATATTAAGAACGGAGTGCAACCCAGAAATTCCACTAGATGCATGTTTTATTATAAAAGGATAAAACATACTAAATAAAAATTTATATATATAACCTAATGCGGTTACTCCCGCTGCTATCGTTATTCAATTGTAGTTGGAACTACAGGTTTGATTCGTATGATAATCATTTCAATATAGTATATCCTGACAAGAATGCTGTTTATTTTGGTATGGTGATCCCACCCGGATCCTCTGAGTTCCGGGTGATTTCTAATGTGATCCATCCAGTGGCTACGTATTTTTCCATTCAAGTATACGAAATCGGCGGTGTTGCGTATCACTTTAATGACGCCGAACTACTTACGGAATATGGCCTCACGCATATAGGTGCGCCGTATGATTTACAGTTAAATCTCACATCGGCGCAATCCTATTTTGCATTGTTTCGCATTTATGATTCGCGTTTGCAATCAGACAACTATTGGGCGGGGGTGTCACCCAAAACACTGGTAGACGGTCATGAGTACCTACCATGCGACATTGAGTACAATCAACAGGGGAATATATCCACTAATTTTACACAGGATATCAACCCAGATACAGGGACAGTATGTGCGAGTATTGATGAATTTATGTTTATGCCGGTTCCACCAGGTTCTCTCGCAAACGCGGATGCAAACTATATGATTGCTTGCATAGCGCCGGCACAATCGTATAAAGTCTATATTAAGTTACCCAGAATAATGTGTTCTCTCAACCATGGCGAGCGACCACACATTGACGACGAATACGACTTGAGATACGCGAGCATCAGTCTTGTATCAACCAGTGCACCCAGACCGACCATTTTTACTTATAAATTGCCTTGCAATATCACAGAATACGAGGTAAATATAGATGTTCCGAACGACGTTGTTCTCCCCGCCCTACTATATCGCCAATTGTTACCAAATGCGAACTTTACTCATAGCATTGAACGCGCCAAACAGAAGTGTGATCGCGGGTATGAATGTATCCATGCAGTTATGGGTGAATATTATCCGAAGATCTATCAAACAACTTAAACCTATGTATGTATATATACATACCAAATGAAACCTCGGTCCCTATCCGACGATAGTGATATAGAATCAGAAATACAGATCTGTGTTATCGGCGCAGAGGGCACTATACTGTCAAACTGTAGTCCAAAAGACACCAAACCGGTGTTTACACAAAACTCGTTCTCATTCCAACAAGTGGATTCGTGTGTAATCATTCAACTGAGTCCGATGTTCTTATGGAAACTAACACAACAAATGAAGATTTCATCATCGCCGGAATATGAAGTTGATTTTTCTAAGTTGAGAACGTTCGCGTCATTTTTCATGAAAAGCACAGTTCCGGATATACGAATATATGTATATGAGGATAGGGTATGTTATTGGTTAGATGGTAAAATCAAGACCATTGAAACCGAACAATATTACCCTACGCTCTTACTTGCATACAACTACTTATATGCGGATGTCAGGAGGTCATATAATACACCAGAAAAAACTACGGGAATATTGAATGAGTGTTCCGATATATTACTACTATTGAGCGATCCAAGACGAGACAAGAGAACATATGCAAAAACATATAAAAACACCGTGTATAGATAAATACCATAATGTACGAAAATCTAATAATTGTTCCATTTCGCAAGAGAGAACCACATTTGGAAATTTTCCTAGAGGATGCAGTTCCGCTATTCCGAAAATACCTGGCGCCATTCAAGGTTGTAGTTGTGGAACAATCGGATGACGGACAATTATTCAACCGAGGACAAGTCATCAATATAGGTTTTAATGAGTACAAGAACCAGGCAAAATACATTTATACTCATGATGTTGATATATGCCCTACAGATGAATGTGTCAAAGAAATCTATACTAAGGCCCCCAAAACGGACATAATGGGAATATACACATCATGTTGGGACACACTAGGTGGTATAGTTAAAATGGACGTGAAAACATACGAAGATATCAATGGATTTCCAAATACATATTGGGGCTGGGGTGTAGAAGACAAGGCACTACAAAATCGCGCTGAAACGTTTGCTAAGACAATTTCCAAAAACATACTGAATAACGATCCGAAACGCTTTGATTTCTTCACTATTAAGAATGATATTCGGGATGATGTTAGATCGGATGATTTTAACTTCCGCACTAATTTTGAATATCAGATATTCCATCGTTTAGCTTATAGTGACCGAGTGTATTGTGTCCGCACCTCAGGATTGAATACTCTGAAATATGATGTGATTGAGCGACGTCAACTGGACGCAGACGTAGATTGGATCAAAGTCTCATTCTAGTATATACAATGAATTTAAATAATATAATAAAACGTTCAACTGATTTTGGAACATGCCACTCCCGTAAAGATTTTGTTTCATTTGCATTAAAATGTATATTTTATATAGTTCCCGCAGTTGTTCTTGGTAATTATACGGATATAATGATACAAAGTACTAGAAAGAATAAGGTATTTGGCAATTACACACTTAGTTATATTTTATTACAGACACTGGTAATTATATCAACCTTATATCTAATTTTAATATTCACAACCAGTTATATTAATGAATTTCAATTAACTATTGCAGGTAGTTTTTTCGTAGTATTATATTTTGGAATACAAACGAATTATATTATTATGATAAAAGAATACATGAATCATTGATTTGCACTTATAAAATATGTAAAGATAAACTAACTAATATTAATATATACGATGATACGCCTCGCATATATTAATTTTTGGAAAGATCCAACGAATGATAGTTATTTCACCCATTTCATAACAGAAAATATAGGTCAAGTACAAGTGGTTGATCCTGGTGATAAACCAGACATGCTGATTGCGTCGTGTATGGGTGATATAAATAAGGTCCGCAATACAGACGCGAAGTACAAATTGTTTTTCTATGGAGAGAACCTAGAACGTTTTCCGCCATACAATAATGACGAATTACTACATCAAGTTTTTGATAGTATAGTAGGGTTTAGAAATACAAACGGCCATATACGATTTCCACTATGGTTGATATATTACCCATATTACAAATACAGTGAAACCGAGAATATATTGAAATACATTCAATCGCAATATGATATTAATCGTCGTAAGCCTAAGATAATGTTTGCAACCCATGTAGCACGACATGATAGAGGTGGACTGCGAGCACAGATATGCGATGTCGTGTCGGAACACGGAGAAATTGTATATCCCGGTGAATTCAGAAACAATGTTAGACCGATCGGAAAAACAACTGAAGATAAGATAAGGTTTATTTCACAGTCGCTATTTAACATATGCCCGGAGAACTCTGTAGCTCAGGGATACTGTACTGAGAAGATATTTCAGGCGTTAGAAGCAGGGACAATACCGGTGTATTGGGGTGTTGATTTGCCAGAACGTGGTCTCATAAATGAAGACAAGTACTGTTTTGGACCCGATCTACATTATCCCGGCGAAGGTCCATTATTCACCAGCGATGGACCCAAAATAATACAGTGTTATTATGAGACGTTAACGAATGTAATAAAAGACAAACTTACATAAATACAATTCTATAGCATAATCTATAGAATGGTAAGACCAAGTAGTTTTTGCACGATTTGTACTTCAAATTGTGCGTTTGAATGTATTGGTCTACTATTGTCACTATCCATATATCATCCAAATGAAACGATCTACATTATATGTGACACCAAGACGAAGATCGCAATAAGTGAAATGACACCGACCCCGCGTCTGAATATCGTATTTATGGTTGAAGTAGATGAGTACGGCGGCATGGATAGGCGCGAGATGATGATGCAAGGCCTATGGACGAACTTTCAGATGATGAAGGCAAAGGTTATATCACGAGCATTGGAGAACGAGCAAGATACCATGCTGCTGGATTGTGATATTATTGTAACCGGTGTGATAGATGATGTTGACAGTTCAAAGGATCTCGGCGTGTCGCCACAGTTCATACGCCAAGAATTTGTAGATAAGACTGGGTATTATAATGGTGGCATGTTATGGACGAAGAACAAAGCAATACCGAATGACTGGATAAAATTTACGGAAAACTCACGATATTACGATCAGGCGTCTATAGAGGACCTGGTCCGAAACTATTCGTATTTTGAATTCGGCGATAATTACAACGTCCAGTGTTGGCGATTGACGCTATCCGACGAGTCTCCGCAACAAATCGCCGATCGTTTCACATCTAAAATTGGAGGAACAGAAGTTCACTACAATAATAAGCCAATCAAGTTCATCCACACGCATTTTAACGACGCGCGTTTTGAAGCATTCAACAAATTAATTATCCAACACTATATGCGTGCTAAAAATTACAAAGTACTTGCTATAATGTTCCGCGTAATAAATCAGAAGTGGATAATTACAGTTCCGAAACAGCCGTTGACTGGATATGGAAAACACAAGAACGACAGTTATCGCGAGTTACCGGTTCTCATGAAGGTCCGGAATAAAGATGTTGATATCCAGTATTCAGAAAATACAATCCACTGTTGGATAGAGCCGAATATATTGACATATGATCGTCCCACATTGGAATGGGTAGACGAGGAAGTGAATCGTGCATCGCTGATTATTTTGGGGAATGGCGATACAGAGGTAGAAGGCAAACAATTGGATCATATTTGTGCGGTAAAGCCCTGGATTTTTTGGCCTAGAAAGCCGATGTTATTGGAAAAAATACTGAAACGAAATGGCATTTTGCTTTTTGACGAACGCGAAACTGAGTCCATTTTTATCGGTAATTACGAGAACTCCACACAAGAAAAGTATCGCGTAACAAAGAACCGTTGGACGGATGTAATCACAGAATATCACTGTACTGAGGGTAAAGAGCACAAGTTCACACACGAAGAATACCTGATGAAATTGAGGAATTCTAAATACGGATTGTGTCTGAGGGGATATGGGTCCAAGTGCCATAGGGAAGTTGAACTTATGGCATTTGGAACGGTGCCTATTATGGCGCCGGGTGTAACAACTGATTCCTACATGGAACCTCTCATTGAAGGAGTCCATTATATTCGTGTTACCAAACCGTCCGACGTCCCTGGTAAACTTGATGGGATATCAGAAACGAAATGGGCGGAAATGTCGGAAGCTTGCTATGATTGGTATCAGAGAAATGTATATAGTACAAACTGCTGGTCTAATATGATCTCACATATTTTATACGGTTCTACGTAAATACTGAGAAAGAATTTGTATATGACTTACGGAGAGGTCTTTTGCATATCGCCGAAGAGCAACAGTGTTTTGCATACCATTCACTCCAAAATTTGGATTTCCATTAATATCATATCTCGGTATACCACCATCATTGGAACAATAATGTTTAGAAAGCGGGTAAAATAAGTTCGGACGATACACATGATTATACCAATCATCGCAACACCAATTCAGTATTTCCTCGGGGAATAACCATCCAAAGACTTCCATGTGTTTTCGTGAGAACATTGCTTGTGTCAAAATAAGGTGATTGTTATTTACGGGTCCGGAAATACCCACATTATTATGATCTACCAAAGCCTTTACCGAATCGTTTATCCATCCATCAGTCTTAAATACGATATCATCACCGCACTGATAAAAATAGTCACATTTATCTTCGTAGGCTGCTTTGTAGAGAACATTCCACATCTTAGTGAGATGTCCCTTCTTTATATCTGTATACCGAATAAATTGGAAGGATACATTGGTAAATACCATGCTGAAACGCTTGATCTCATTATGACTGGTTTCTAAAGAAAATATACGGTCATCTGCGTCATAACCGATATACACAACATATGTGTGTTCTTTATCCTGAGTTTTTAGAAACGTGTTTAGTGATAGCTTATACAAGTAAGTATCTTTGATTGTATTCCACTCATCGCGACCGCGCGACGTGCATGGGATCAATAAACTGATTTTATAAGGAGACATTTTTATTATTTAGATATAGAAATATCTAAATAGTTTTACATTTAGTTATAGATTCGGGGCATTCGCCTACGCGTCTTATTTTTCGCACTCTTGCGACGGTTCGCCTTTGACTTTCTTTTCGCGGACTTAGTCTTCTTCTTTTTGCCGCCGCCCTTGGCTTGATCGGTTGACGCAAAGAGCCACGGGCTCCTGCTGACTATATTCACTACTGGCTCAGAACCTAACAATTGCATTATATATACCCATTACATTTTATTTGGCTAATTGACTGACGTGTACTATGCGACAAGGTCCTTGGATTACTCGGACGGGCACCCATCGCTTGAACTTATGGTTAAATACACACTCCATATTGATCGTCTTCTTCAAGTCTACGAAACGGTCCTCACGAATATCCTCAAAGTCCGCTTCGTCGTCGCTCTCCTCAATGTAATCCAGGTTCCGATTCTCCTTAATGTTCCGGAATAACTTATTCATAAAAACGCTTGTCTTGTAATTCGGGATGAATGCTGTGTTAAAATACGCCGGTGCATTTCCCCTACCATACGCATGCAAGTGATATATATCAAACTGGATATCGGCAGTCACTTGGAATACTGCAGGGTGCTTGTATTGCGGTTTATGGAAATCTGGAACAATATCAGAGATCGGACGGTCATAGGTGCGCACATTATCTTTCTCTACCACAGGTTTACGCACGATTGTATGGTTCAAAAATGGCACAACTGATGAAAGAGAGCGATATTGAATATGATGAATCGGGTACGGGATCTTGTCCTCCTCAATCTTCTCTGGTTGAGTCGCGCTATTATACCATAATACGGGTAAATGGAATGTAATGTCATTGGAATTTATCTTTGCTTGCGAGGTGAGAAATTCGTTCATATAATGAAATCGCTCACCAGTACAGAGTGATTGCATAGGAATACCCTTATAAAAATGGATATCTTCAATAATGAAAACGTTTACATCTGCGAGCAAAACACCATATAGAATAGTACCAAGCGATAATGATGCGTTAAATGTTACCGGGAGTGTGCTCGTTTTAACAATTCGCTTGTCTTTATCCAAGTCCATCAAATATGCTACATCCTGATTCTTAAAAAATGAAAACCATACATACGACTTCCGTCCGTTCGGAATCGCTAACGCCAAATTGTAGTTGTTGGGAACGTTCTTATGTATAACAGTTTCATAAGAAAGTTCAAATTGTGGGAAACGCTGTTTCAAAAGATCATTTTGATGTTGGGATAAAACCGTCATACTATTACTACGCAAGATCCTTTTATATAACTTCGCTAATAGTATTTGTTTGCAGCTGTTCCTGTGCGAACTCAAGTAGTTCAGATTCCATATCAGGCAATGGTTTGTTTTTCGCTTCCCGGAGTTCATTGAGTATCTCCTCAAATTTCTGCTTGTGAAACCCTGCTAAATCCTTGGTTTTCCTAGGCGTTAGCGTGTCTTTCAAATACTGAAATGAATATTGTGCCATAACGATCACTATGATAGAAATCAATATAGTTTGTATTATACCCCACATATACAAAAAAGTACGAAAAGTATTTCCATAACTTTACGCCGATGTAAAATATATATGGAACTGATATAAACGTTCGGCGGGTGTTTGTGTAGAAGATGCCGTCAATTGTACTCGTAGATACAAATGGAAACCTAAAGGATGCGAAATTGAAGACTATTTCGGACGAGGAGCTTACGAAGAAGTATGGACTAAAGTTTGCCGATGCGAAACACAGTTGGACCGTAACTATCGCTAAGAACGTTTACGATATCGCGCTATATGCCAAGACTACTGGACGAGCCGGGCAGGAGAACAAGTATGAGTTCCCGCCTCCGGTGGATACAGAATTGTACTTTGGAAAGTGCGTACTAGTTAATTCTGGTGGTAATATCACAGTAGCGGAATGGGGTCGTATATATGAGAATCTATATGGAGGATTTGATGATATTGGCGCAGACGACTCTGATGAGGACGACGATGATATGGATGATGTACCGTTGACAAAGACTGGTTACATGAAGGATGATTTTGTAGTGGATGATGACGAACTAGACGATGATGTTGAATCAGAAGAAGAGGAGGAGGAAGTCCCATCCGAAGCAGAGTCGTCGGAAGAGGAGACGACTAAGAAATCCAAGTCTAAGTCAAAAACGAAGAAGAAGATTGCGCTAAAACCCAAGGCAACGCGTAATAAGGCGGCAGCACCAGAACCAGCCTACCTGGATTGCACGTCTGAACTGGTAGAAGAGGATTACATCTAGAAAAATTGAAATATATTAAAGATTCATTCATATATTTCAATAACGACTATGTCACGAATTATTTCAAACCCCGATCAGTTCCGCAAGAATGTCAGTGCAAAACTGACTGAGATTGTACTTGATGATACCATCGGTATCAATCTGGAAAAGGCGGTCTACAACTACACGATTCGCGAGGCAGGACATAAGAAAATCATTAAGAAGTGGGCGAACTCGTCGTTCTCGCAGATGTATATAGACCATCTACGTACTGTGTATCTGAATTTGAAGAACGATAATATTTTGAATCAGATCACATCCAAGGAGCTAGCGCCGCATACGTATGTCTTTATGACACACCAAGAGATGAAACCCGAGCGATGGGCCGAACTACTAGAGAAGAAGAATATCATTGACGCGAATAAGTATACAAACAATGTGGAGGCGTCAACCGATCTCTTTACTTGTCCCGCTCCCAAGTGCAGGTCGCGCAGATGTACGTATTACACGTTGCAGGTCCGATCCGCGGACGAGCCGGAGTCAGTATTCGTCACGTGTTTGGATTGTGGTAAGAACTTCCGAAAGGGATAATAAATATGATATAAACACATCTTATATTTATATAAATATAAATATGACTCTGCCCGAAGACCGCATATATGAAGAACTTGGGGAGATGTACGCAAAGGTAGCGGTACCACTGGTATTATTTTCATCTGGCGTCGGATTTTGGAGTAGTGTTATCGGAGAGTGTGATGCGGCAGCATCAAGACGACCAAACGCAGCAATTACATCATTTGTTAATATTACCGGTTGCACGTTTATGGGAATATGCAGTGGATTATTTTGGCCTGTCACTGTGCCATTGTTGAGCCTTGGTGCAATTTATAACAAACTAAGAAAGAGCTGGTGAAGATTTTTTAATTCTCTAAGGGTTTAAAAAGAATAGGTTAATTATATCAATGAGTGATATAATTATACCATATGTGGCAACATCATTGTCAGTTATCTCAAGATGCGTATTTATGTTAATGTTATATGTGAATAAAAGCACTAAGAGCATGTCCCTACTAATGTGTGCGTTAGGTATTTCCTCATCATGTATGTGGATGTACTATAGTATAGAAAATGAGAATATGCCATTGATCGTACGGTCTTCGTTAGAAATTTCGCTACAATCAATCTCTGCTGTATATATAATTCGTAATAAACTACGGAAGCACTACTCCGAAAAAAAAATATCTTGTGATCCAAATTCCGTTACGATTATGCAATTATCTCCAGATCTGACAATCTCCAATACTCCGACGTACCATTCGGTAGAGGGCGCCTGATAATGAATGGGATCTTTTTTGCTTCAAACTCCTTCAGCGCAATCAAATAACCGTCAATCATAGACTGATCTATTTCAATGAACGGCTTCGCACCGGAGTTGATCTGCTTGGCACGCTCACCAATTGCGCGAGCCTTTTCGTATCGGGTTACAAACGGGAGAGTACGATGCAGTGGATCTACAATTACGCCCTTGTCGTCACGAATAATCGTACACGACGCCTCCACCTCCTCCATGCTATGAGTATTCAACTCTGGGTGAAAATCCGATATAATATTCTGTTTCACGTCATTATCCAATTTCTGTAAGTAGTTTTCGTTCAGTTCATCCTCGTCGTCATCGTCTGGTTCTTCTCCTTCGTCTTCGCTAAATTCCATGAATCGTGGTTGTGGCTCGGGAGCATCTTCGGCGTCCGATAGGTCTGGGTCCACGTCATCTTCGTCGTCAACATCAACGTCGTCGTCTTCGTCTTCAACGTCATTGTCCCTATCAACTTCGCTGCCACTTTCGCTACCACTCTCGCTGAAAAGGTCTTCCTCTTCTTCTTTGTATTCCATTGTGTTCTTATATTGTACTGTTATATTTCTAAATTATTTGTCTTTTCAATTTTTCACGCGGATTGCCAAGAAGTGTCGCATGTACTGCAAATATAGATATACTTCAAATTTGCATCGTCATACCGCATATAAATAATCTCGGCGGGTTCCTTGACGCCCGCTTCGTTCGTCTTACACACCGCGTTGGGGCATCGCACATTACGAATTCGCGGAAGAGTCGGATCCAGTTTCGTGTATTTGTTGACGAGATGCGCGGATTGCTGTTGGGTCTTCTTGAATTGGGTATCCAGTACACAGACACCCTCGTCGGTGAGGGTTTCGTCTACATGTCCGCAGTTACGGCAGTAGTAGTTGAGTTTCGTATTATCCGTGGTGCTGAGCCCGATATAATACATGTTGTCGCACTTTTCGCAGAATTTCATTTTTAGCTTACTTTAATTTATAAAGATATTATGTTTTTCGGTTTCAATTTTTAGGGGGAACCGATGGTTCCCCCTTACCCCCTCCTTTTTAAGGAACATAAACACATATAATTATTATCATAGGGAGGGGTTCGGGTTGCGCCTTTGGCGCAGTTGAAAGCGAAGCTTTCTAGAACCGTAGGTTCCCTGATTCGGCACAATCTCCTAAAATAAATCCATATATAGTAAAATGCCGTGTAAAAAATGCCGACAAGACGGACACAACTCCCGAACGTGCAAAGTAATACAAGAATCGGCTGCGATAGTGGATTTGCCAGGAGAAGATACAATAGTGCCCGTACCTGCTGTAATACCATTGCAAGTGCCAGCGAAACGTTATTATTGTTATATTTTAGGGCAAAGCCGGCACATTCGGTCGGGTATGGGGAGAACCTATAACGGTTACACTGTGGATCTGGTTCATCGGTTGCGTCAGCATAATGGGGAGATCAAGGGTGGCGCGGTGGCTACGAAGGGTGTCGGTCCATGGGAGTTTATCGCGGTCATGACATGCATGGATTGGACGAGTGTTCGTGCGATGAAAGTGGAGTGGTTGATTCGGTATCCTACTCGGAAGAAGCCGAGACCATCTCATTTCGCTGGCGCTCAGGGTCGGATCAACAGTTTATCGGAGGTCGTACAACGCATGCCTGAAACGGCCATTAAACTGTACGTTCATCCGCGATACTATGACAGTGTGAAATTGCCCGACCATGTGGAGACGTTTAGGACGATGGAATCTGGATTTTAATATTTTTATATAATATATAAATGTCAAAAAAAAGATCTCGTGATATGGATGAATCAGATCTTAAAATAAGTAGATCAAGAGCTAATGAGGAAGAGGACCAGGCCGAGATGGATATATCTGCGCCACCACCTCCGCCTTTAGGTAGTAGCGAATCTCAAGTTGGACGACAACCGTATCTTGGTAGTGTATCTTCTGTTGGATTACCGCCACCGCTGCCACCTTCGCTTTTTGATAGAAGCGCATATCAAGATGGACGACAATCGTCTTTTGATAGTGCATCTTCTCTTAGATTACCGCCCGTCCCACCGCCTTCGCCTAGTGGTTCGTTTAACGGTATGGGTTATGTACCCCAACCAAATGCTGCACGCATGGCACAATCCAATCCATCCTTGATTTTAGAAGGATTTATACAGAGATTTCGTGAGATAGATCAGCAGTATCAGTTATCCATACAACCTGGTTTAGAAAGGCATGGATCTTATGATTTAGGTGGCTTTACGCCAAATTCGCCATATTCACAAGAATCGTTACCAGGATCGGAATCACCAGGCGGCGTAGATGGAGTACCGTCTAGTCTTGAACGTGCTGCTTCTGCAGCTTCAGCAGCTTCCGGTGCTTCAGTTGCTACTTCAATATCGGTGTTCGCAAGATCTCTACCCGAAATTTCACAAGCGGATCTGACAGCCGCTGGCATTTCACAAGAAGATATGGCAGTCGCTGTATCAAATCTAGGCGCTGGAATATCAGATAGTGAAATGCAAGCGGCGATACGAGGCGTGGATGAACATATTGCTAAAGCTGAAGAAATATCTAGACTCAAATCTGCCGTTTCCGGTGCTGCTTCTGCAGCCAATGCCGCAGCAGACGATGCTTTACAAGGAGCTTTACAAGCCCAAGTTGATGAACAAAACGAGTTACTTAGTTACTCAGAAAATCAAACATTACTTGGTGATATTGATCGTGAATTTGATGAATTGATGTCAGAAATTTTTAATAGCAGGGCAGCTGGAGCTTGTTTGTTTATTATAAGAAAATTAAACACTTTATTCGGACTTCTAATTAGAGCAATCGGCGCAGGTTTAGGTTTTGCGATAAAATATCCAAAACTAGCACTTATATTAATGGGCTTGGCGTATCTTCAATCTTCAACATGTGCGTTTATAATAAATAAAACAATAAAGTTTGTATGGTGGATCACATCGTATTTATTCGGCATGACGACAGCCGGTCAGAAAATAGGACAATTTATAAATGGTATAATTGCGGTATATAATTGGTGTATTGAAAATGGAATAGAAGGCTACACGGGATTTATGACAGAATTCAATAGACTTGTGGCGCTGGCAGAGAATATACAAAGTAATATAGACGAATTGAAGAGAATCGCGGAGAGCTTAGGTATCGATATAACAGAATTAGTACAAATTGTACTAAGCATGCGAAATGCATTTGGTTCAGGCGCTGGACCAGTTCCAACAGTTCCAACAGGTGCAGGACAGGTTGTCTTGGATATGTTAGGTCAGTTTGCCAATGGACTCGGAAGAGGAGCTGGCGCCGCAGCACTTACTCGTGGCGGACCTCTAATGCTCCAACCTGGCGGAGGAAAACGTAAGAAGACCAGAAAAACTAAATCCAAAACCAATAAAAAGCGCAAATCCAAAACCAATAAAAAGAGAAAATCCAAATCCAATAAAAAGGGAAAAACTAAAACGCGTAGACGTTAATATAAAGCCAATATCATAATTTGTTATATGAAGCGTACAACAAATGATGGATCTGCATATACGTATACAATTCTGATTGTACTAGTGTTGTTTGGGATCTTAGTGTGCATGTCTCGTAGCAGGTACCAACGTAACCGGATTGTACCACAACTCACAGCATAACACAGTACCAAATGAATTTTTCCATAACTCCGTATTATAGAAAAATTGAATCATTCCGATTCTGATATAAAAATAACACAATACTATAAGAAAATGAGTCAGCGCGCTAAACCGAAGCCCGCCTCAAATTATCAAGATTTTATCGGTTCGCACTGGATAGGGAAAGATGATCCTCGCCAGCCTACCAACACAAGAATCACCGGCGGTAAATACTACATCCCTGATGATGAGTATCCGGTGTTCTTGGACCATTATTACAAAGATATCGTCGCAAAGAATGGCGACGAGTTTCTCACAGAAAAACAGCGCGAGACGGGCGGACCGATCGCGGTGGACTTTGATTTCCGCTATGCGTATGAGGTAACAGAGAAACAGTATGGCGACAAACATATTGCTAGTATCATTCAACTCTATTTAGAGGTTTTGAAGGGTATCTTGCAGTTCGCTGATAAGTGCCCGTTTCCGGTCTACATATTTGAGAAGCCCAGCGTGAATCGTCTGGAAGAAAAACAGATCACCAAGGACGGTATCCATATGATTATCGGAATCCAGGCGGACCGCACAACACAGGTTGAACTCCGTCAGCGTGTACTAGAAAAGATTGAGGAAGAGTGGGGCGACCTACCTCTCAAGAACACTTGGGAGGATGTGCTAGACAAGGGTATCAGTGCTGGTGTGACGAACTGGCAACTCTATGGATCCAAGAAGCCGGATCACGACAAGTATGGTCTCACTCGCGTCTACGAGTACGAGTATGATACGACAGACGGCGAGTTCATGGAGATCAAGGTGCCGGTGAAGAAATTCAACTGGGCTGCCGACTTCCCGAAGCTATCTGTTCGTTATACCGGGCATCCGCAGTTCTTCTTCAAGGCAGAGTTCATTGCTATCCATGAGAAGAACAAAACATCCGAATCTAAGCGACCGGTGTTCCGAGCGCAGCCGGCGAACGCACAACAGGTGAACTTCAGTGTGAGTAGCATCAAGTCAAAGGCCGATATTGATGCGCTCGTCGCGCAGTTACTAGACTCGTTGAAGCCTGATGAGTATAACCTACGGGAAGCGTATGAGCTGGCTATGGTACTTCCGGTAGAGTATTATGGCGAGGGTTCGTATCTGAAGTGGATGAAGGTCGGATGGGCGCTTTCCAATATCAGTAAGAAACTGTTTATCGCATGGGTTGCGTTCAGTGCCAAGTCGCCGACATTCCAGTTTGACAGCATAACCGATCTCTATGAGAAGTGGTCCAGCTTTGACACGAATAACAATCAGGGTCTCACGAAGCGGTCTATTATCTACTGGGCTAGGGAGTCATCGCCCACGGAATTCAGGCGTATCAATGACGCTAGCATCGGGTATTATCTGGATCAATCTATCAAACACTTGACGCTGAACGGAATGTCTAAGGGCGACAAACATATCGGGTGTGGAGACACAGATATTGCGAAGATTCTCTACATGATGTATAAGGATAATTATGCGTGCGCCGGATTGAAGGCGGACAAGTGGTACCGGTTCGCAAAACATCGTTGGGTGGAAGACGAGTGCGGGACATCCCTTCGCCGGCACATTTCCGATGAGCTGAAGGAGCTGTATCGGATCAAGTGTGAAGAGTTCACAAATAAGCTACACGATCCGTCGCATACAGATGACAGAATGAAAGTATACGAGGGACTGAGTAACAAGATCCTGGAGATCATCGCCAAGCTATCGCAGACTACTCATAAAGACCATATCTTGAAAGAGGCCAGAGAACAGTTCTTTGATCCGGAGGTAAATTTCATGGACCTCCTGGATAGCAACCCGTATTTGTTATCTTGTAAGAACGGAGTTATTGATATCAAGAACAAAGTATTTCGTCCGGGGCGTGCGGAGGATTATCTATCAAAGTGCACCAATATTAATTATAACAAACTGGATCGTAAGCGCGACGCAACGACGATTGCCGAAATTGAGGACTTCTTCGCCAAGCTCTTCCCGAACAAGGCGCTGCGACAATATATGTGGCAGCATTTGGCGTCTATCTTGGTGGGTGTTAATTTGAATCAGAAGCTACATCTGTATATCGGTAATGGTGAGAATGGTAAGTCCGTTTTGATGGATCTGATGTCGCAGTGTCTCGGCGATTACTATGCGATTTCGCCGATTTCGCTGATTACCCAGTCGCGTCAGAAGCAGGGTCAGGCATCGCCGGATATTGTTGCGCTGAAGGGTGTTCGTCTGGCGTGTATGCAGGAGCCATCAAAAGAGGATAAGATCAATGATGGAGCGATGAAGGAGCTGACGAGCGGCGTGGAGCCGATTAAGGGTCGTAACCTGTTTAGTACTCCGATCACGTTCGTTCCACAGTGTAAGATCGTGGTGTGCTCTAATAATTTCATGAAAGTGGAAACGCGCGATCATGGTACTTGGCGTCGTTTGGCGGTTGTGGATTTTGAGTCGCTGTTTACTGAGAATCCGGTGAACGATGATCCGGACAAGCCGTATCAGTATAAGGTTGATCGCACAATCAAGGAAAAGTTCGGTGAATGGCGTGAGGTTCTTCTGGCGATGTTGGTGGAGATTCTCTTTGACACGCAGGGACGCGTAGATGCTTGTAAGATTATTGATGATTCTAGTTTGAAGTATAAGGAGGGACAGGATCACATTGCGGAATTCATCCGAGACAAGATTATTGCCGACCCGGCTGGACGTCTCACCAAAACGGAGACAACAAACGAGTTCAATATATGGTATACGTCTACGTATGGTCGTGGCGGGTCGCCGAACACGAAGGAAGTCCATGAGTATTTTGATAAGCGGTTTGGTCGGTATAAGGTGAATAGTGGCGGGTGGTTGGGTGTTAGGATTAGGTATGAACGTGATGATGCGACTGTGGTGTCATCCAACAGTGATGATTCGGATATTAGTGCGGAGGACCTCTAGTAAAGGGGAACCAAGGTTCCCCTTTAACCCCTCCTTTATGTAACAAGCAATTCTTTTTTATTTATTGATAACTCAACAAATAAAATTACATATTTCCCTGACAAAAAGGAGGGGTTAAAGGGGAACCTTGGTTCCCCTTAGGGTGGCGTATACACCGTTCCCGTTATAATTGCGTACATGTATTTCAACATGCCATACAATATAATCTGTAAATTGTTTATTAAAAAGGGGTATATTACAAATGTACCAATAATTAAAGCCTTTATCGCTCGTGATGTGTCAGATTTAACTACTATAAAGGCAATAATAGCTACCAATAGGTAATAAACCCCAAAAAGGATATTATTCACGAACTTGTAGTACGCAACGTTTGCATTTTGATAATTGGATTTCTGGTAATCGGTTGAATATACTTCACTAACTTTTTTGAATTGATCGTCTAATTTTTTATTCTGATCTTCTAAATTAGTATTAATATTGTTGTACAGATTGTATATTAATTGACAATCCGTGTCACCGGCATTACAATATGAATCAGTTGGCCTAACAGGTGTAGCACTCCGAGAAGAAAATATTGGAGGAGAAGAAACTTTTGTTTTTATCGCAAACGGTTTCAAGCTCCACGACGAATATATAGATCTAGGTTTAGATTTAGATTTAGATTTCGCACTCTTAGTTTTAGAAAAGCTCATTTATATTATTAATATATTTTATTGTAAGGCGACATTAGTTGCACGAAGATGATCCTTCCTCCGAAGTTTTACCCGAGGGGCAATCAGTGCACGAACTTGCGCCAGCGCTGGAGTATGTTCCAGCAGCGCATAAAGTGCAGGTTCCTGATCCAGAACTGGAATATGTTCCAGCAGCACAATCGGTGCATACTGATGTGCTATTGTTTATCGCGGAGTATTTCCCAGCCGCACATTTTTCACAATCCTTAACCGAATTAATGTAATATCCAGGAGACGGGCATCCGTTTACGCATTTCTGAGATTTGGAATCCCAAGCCATAGCGGTCGTACAACAATCCTTGCCGATACAATATCCTGGTAATAAATCTATGTCGCTCGTTGTGCTGCTACTTGAGATCTTCTGAATATTCTTAGAAACCCCCGATGGAGGACTCAAATCCAGCTTATCAAAATCGGTTGTTTCTCTAGAATTTATATCTGATAAAACTAACATCCCATAGAATATAGATGCAGAGAATAATATGATATAAGCGATAGTTATTACCGCGCTAGGAATAATGTCAAATTTGGATTTCAACATATTCAGTAGTACAGCGATCGCTAACGCGAATACTATAGCCAGAACAATCCGAGTATATGCTGACATTTTTTTGATATAACTATCGTTCAGTGATATAACGCGTTCTTTACTAGATATTGTTGTTTTTACGTTATTTATTTGGGTTTGTATTGTATCCATTTCCGCTTCAAGATTCTCTTCCGTTTCGCTCATTATATATTTTATAAATATATTAAAATATATATATTGTCTAAATCTAATCATTTGCCAAAAATACAGCTGTTATTAAAAATGTTGCGGCAGTTACTGTTGAAATAGCATACAATATTCTTTGTTGATCTACTACAATGTTTGCATCTTCCGAACGCGCGTCCATAGTCGTAGATAGTGGCTTGCTCTTAAGTTCGGTTGGAGTTAAATACGAAATGTTTCTGTAGCGATCATTGTATCCAGACTGTTCCACAATATTATTATATTCGGTTTCTGTATCACCCATTATATATAATTATATAATAGATTAATTTGTGATTAGGTAATATATTAATGATGTTGCTATAACCGTCCATAATATATTCACTAATATAGACCAGTTCATTCTGGACTTATTTTCATTTGCCTCTAATGATTTTAGTCTTATCAATTCATTTGTCTGCTTCTCTAATTCATCACGCTTATCTTCTATATCCGTCTCGTAATTCTCATAACCTTCAGGGGATCTGCTCGGCACCGACCATATTTTTTTTCCATCCGAATCATACAAAACTAACAATCCGTTGTCTTGCATTATTAACTTACTGCCTCCGCGTTCATCGTCTTTGCCTTTTTCCCAACGTTCATCTCCCTTGTTATTAAATATTTTAAGCACACCATCTTCTAGAGTAAATGGACCTTCTGCGTTACGAATTCGTCTCTCTCTAGACGCCCATACGGTTTCAGTTTTTACAACACCCTTTCTATCGGTTACTACATCGCCATTTTTATTAGTTACTATCCGTAATACATTAAATGTTCCGTCTCTCCCATAATCCATTTTATATTTACCACTTTTACTTGTAAGCCCAAAACCGGGTTCTAATGATTGCGAATCATATAATGTATCCATATTGTCGTGATTTACTGATTTTGTTAGTACAATCGTTGTCATGAATAAAAAAATTAATAATATTAATTGATAGTTGGAAAATACGCGCATCTATAAATTCAAATGAGAAATTAAACCGATAAGTTCCCAAACATACGCCACTTGATAGGTTTAAACATTATATTTCATTATAAAGATGCCGCTTAATATTATACCTATTCCTAAATTCACAAAACTTAACCGTTCAATATTATATTGCGCTGTTGTATTCTGATATAATTCATCAGAGCCCGAATGAGATACCTTCTGGTTTAATAGACGATCTGCGTATCTTTTATTGTTACATAGATTATTGGTGAACGTCTGGTTACATGGGCCTGGAGCCATATTATTTTTCATATTGCGGCATGTTACTTGTAGTGCTCCGGATTGTATTTTGCTGCCTGTACTGCTACAATTGTACATCTCCTTGCCAGACGAATCAAATGCATATTTGTAATATAAAAAATCCTTTTTTGCATAATCTACATTTACGTCCGTCATTTTTCTATACATTCTCCAGATATTTTATTGTAATACCACTACGTATCTAATAAGATAACTCTATGTATCTAATAAGATAACTCTATGTATCTAATAAGATAACTCTATGTATCTAATAAGATCACTACGTATCTATACACAGACGCGGTAATATTCGTATTTCATAGCAGTTACACTCTTTCGTTCAATCGAACAAACCTCTCCCGGTCTCAGCGCGATAGCAAGTGCCTGAGGATCAAAACGACTTATCTCTGGAAGCTGTGTTATGTCCTTCAGATTATACTTACTTAGCAACTGCGACGTCTCACCCTCCGTAAGAATCTTGATCGGAGGAACCAGACTGTGCTCTAAGAGATTGAATTGTAGACGGCTGATGTTATGGATGACTACGAAAATACCATCATGGTCGTATAAATAATTCACTTTGGAAATTATGGTGTCGTTTGGCTCACCGTCAATGATGATTATAAGCGTATCGTCTTTAGTAAGAACTGTATCCGCCAAGAACAAGTCCTCAATGATTTCGTCTAGATACTGCGGTCTCACCTGCTTCGCGTCCAGATAATATTTCACATAGGTCTTCTTGTCTGTGTTCTCGTTCGTAACTAGCATATCTAATTGCTTGTTGGTGAACATAGTATCAATCTCATTAATACTAAACTCAGAATAGTCAGTAACATTATAGCCCTGGTTTGCCAGCTGCTTCAAAATGTTGACACGAGATTTGTAGATGCGGAGGATTCTGTTATTGGAGGACATGTTGCTAGTATATTAGTATATCTATATACTAATAAATTATTTCAATTTTACACCTTTTTGATTATTAATCTGTTAAAATCAATGGTTCCGTCTTCTTGTGGTTTTACAACATCCCCACTGCTACCTCCGTCTATCTTAACTACTTTGGTTGGTTCAGGTTCACATTTCATAACCTCAGGGGGATTAATTGTGCCGAAATTAAATACAGGCGCTATGTTTATTCCGGGCTGTTGCTGTTGGTATTGTATTGGGTTCGTTTCTTGCTGTATCAGTTGGTTTTGATACTGCATATCATTCGCGATTTGTATTGGAGCTTGGATTATATCACTCGGACGATACAGGTCTCCTTTTTGGGCGATCTCAATCTCGCCATTTGGACCACGTAGGGTTATCAAATTTGTACCTATTTTAACAACATCCCAATTAGTTGTAGGAGTGTGTGATCCTCCACGCAATAGTACCTTTTCACCTACATTGAATTCGGGTGCATACGGAGGGGATACATCCTGTGCTAAATCGGGTGCATAAGTTGGTGATGTCGGCTGATAAGTTGGTGATGTCGCTGCATAATCTGGGGCTACATCCGGCGCATAAGTTGGCGATGACGGCTGATAAGTTGGTGATGACGGTGCATAAGGCACCGAATCAGGACTAGACGACCAGCTAGGAGTGTCCTCATAGGTCGGAGTTCTGTAATCCGGCGTGGTAGGCTCAAATCCAACCGGCGGCGATTGAGCGTCCGGTGTAATCTCGTCATTCATTTCCTGTAAAACGTTCTCACGCCTCGCCATCTTGTTAAACAGTTTGCGGACTTCGTTGATGTCGGTAATCCCAGATGTTTTCTCAATATTCCTAGAATTTGCCATGCTTTCCATCTGATCTATGTTGTCTTCCGTGATGATCCTCATTTGTACGTTGATCGCCTGTAATTCCTGTATTAGTAATTTCAGCGAATAAGGCACATTTATTACACTGAAATCGCGACCGAAATGTGTAACATTATCAATATTCAGTTCCTTTCCGTCCAAAGAACCTAAGAACCGAATCGGCCCATCCGCCATAGGACTTAAGAAGAGATTCTTTGACGGATTGTAGATAGCAAATAGTCCAGTTGTATTACAGACCGCGACCTTATACTTGTCGCCACGTTCCATCATTGATTCTGTAACGAAATCCACCATTCCATGGGAAACTAGAGAATCGCGTTCCATTTCACCTATACGTAATCCTCCATCGTTCGCACGACCACTTACCGGTTGGCGCGTAAGCGCAGTTGTCGGACCGCGTGCACGGTAGTTGATCTTGTCTTTCACCATGTGCTTCAAACGCATATAGTATGTAGGTCCAATGAATATCTCACTCTCTATTTGTTTTCCGGACATACCATCATATAGCAGTTCGTTACCACTAGAGTGATATCCCATGTTCGTTAGAACTTCTCCGAAGACACCGATCTTACTTCCCTGGTTAATGAATGGAGTGCAATCACCGAACCCGCCCAACAAAGCGCATGCTTTCCCCATAACGCACTCTATCAATTGTCCGATAGTCATGCGCGATGGAATCGCATGGGGATTAATGATTAAATCGGGACGTAATCCATCTTTGGTAAATGGCATGTCTGCTTCTGGTACAATAAGACCTCCAGTACCCTTCTGTCCGGCGCGCGAAGCCATCTTGTCGCCCTGATTTGGTATACGGACTTCCCGGACACGAACTTTGGCGATACGTTCTCCCGCCTCGCCTTCCGTCATGAATGTTTTGTCTACAATACCCAACTGCCCCTTCTTCGGAGTCTTGGACCCATCTACTAGGCGATCATCGGAATTCGTTGCAAGACCAATCAGTATGGTCTTGTCGTTGACCTCAGTTCCTTCGCGGATGAGTCCATATTTATCCAATTTGCTATAGTCATATCCCGTCTTAGTGCCGACCACATTGGATTCCATTTCCACATTCACGAATTTGGTCTCCGATTTTCCTTCACTGGATTCATTGATTTCCTCATGAGACTCATAGGTAGTGTAATATGTAGTGTTGAAGAATCCGCGTTTCAATGACGCTTCGTTTATCAAAATAGAATCCTCCATATTATAACCACCATAACACATGATTGCAACGATCGCGTTCTCTCCATATGGCATCTCCTCGCGATTAATATATTCCAGATATCGGGACTTCACAAGCGGAATTTGTCCGCTATTGAGAATCACAGCCGTCTTATCCATTCTTACGGAAAAGTTAGTGTGATACATAGAGCACGCCTGACGACTCTGACCGCAAGAGAACGAGTTGCGTGCGGGCGGATTGTTCTCTATAAAGTTAATTTGATTACACATAGTTCCATATGTAAGCGATTCGTGCATTTCCATGTGAGTGTATCTGTCACTTTTGTATTCATCCAAGTCCATTGCTATGAATGCATTCTCACTCTCACTACTATCTATATAATCAATGATCGCCTTTTTACTCAGGAATCGCTCCATCTTCGCGGGGTCTGTCTCTTTTTCTACTCCTTCATATAATTCCGGTAATTCCATAATGCGATTCTCGTCTGTCGCCGTTTTGCGTTTCGGGTTAAATCCGGTAATCAGGTCCTTCCATCTGTATTTCCCACTTGTCAGGATGCTTTCAACATCCTTGTTCTCAAATGATATTTTCCCAGTTATATCATCCTTATAGAAAATTGGCCGGCACATTCTACCATCATCAGTATAAATATAAATTGTATTGGATTTGATGTCAAATGTAGCACTAGTATAGATATTTAACAGTGCATTTCTCCTATACAGCTTAATCTTTTGGATAGCATCAAACGGATCGGCTACGGAACCGCCCCAGTATCCGTTTACAAGTACCTTTGTGAGATCACCCAGTTGTTTCAGAGAACATTCTGTAGGTAATTTCATGCCCGTTTTTTCACGCAACCATTGGACCATGGGTTCTCTCGTGCCAGCACCACCACGAGTTACATGAGTTGCGATAGCAAATGTCTTGTGTAGACCAATGTTGGCGCCATCGGGCGTATCTATAGGATCTATGAAGCCCCACTGCGAATTGTGGAGAACACGCGGTCCAACCAGCTTGGCTCCCGAATCCATAGGCAAATTAGTTTTTCGCAAGTGACTCAGATATCCATTGTAGGATAGACGGTTTAGATCTTGGATGATTCCAATCCGCTTGGTATTCGGTTTGGCACCCCAGTTTCCTTTGAACGCGCGCTTGAATCCATCTTCAAGTATGCGTTCCTTGAAAAGTTCTCCTTGGAAAGTATTAATCAAACTAGGTAAGTCATTCCCATAAATACTCTTGTTTAGATTGAGACGTTTGTCAAACTGTACGTGGATAAACTTCTGTTGCTCGGTAAAGTAATCGCGGAACAAATCGTACATGAGAGAACCTACCAATTCAATACGTTTGTATTTGAAATTGTCACGATCGGTAGGCTGTTCTAACCCTACATAAACCAACATCATGCGTTGCACCATGTGCCCCAGGAAAAGTGCCTTCTCATTGAAATTCACTTCGCCTATATGCGGCAAAAAGTAATCGGATAGAATTTCTAGTGCATGTTCGGTGCGCTTTCCCTTTGTCATTGATGCAATGTAATCTAGCGCAAGTTTCTGTGTGAGTATTCCACCGGCGTCATGTACGGAGGGTATAAACAGATCCAGTATCTCTTCGTATTTATTGAGGTCCAACATACACGATTCTATAATGGCTTTATCAGAGAGAACCCCGAGCGCGCGGAAAACGATGAAAAGGGGCACTGGCTTCCTAACATTCGGAATATTCACAACAATGTTCTTATTGGTATAGGATGGTGTTGGAGATACGATTTTCACAGACAGTGTGCGAACTGGCTTGGATGCGTTCTCTGAAACACTCCGGATTTCACTAGAGAACAAGAATTCGGACTCGCCGTCGTCCGCATATTTACGTATATACAACATATTATCGGCAAACTTCTCTTGACACACGACCGTCTTCTCTTTACCCTGAATTATGAAGTATCCGCCCATATCATGCTTGCATTCGCCCATTGTGTATCGGATCTCGGGAGTCAGACCTTTCAATATACAGAAATCCGAGTGGACCATTATTGGAAATTTACCCAAATACACTTTATCTAAGATAACGGTTCTCCTCTGTGTGTTGGCATCCACCATTGATTCCTCTGTCGCCTTGCGGAGTTCAGACGCCATCGCAGGTGTCATGACGAATTGCTGTTGCGTTCGCTTTGTCCTAACCTGTTTCTTTGGACCACCGCCAGTCATTTGTGGCTGTACTACGCTTTCCTTGAAGTTCTTGAATACATGTTCTCTAGGGTAATCAGAATCACGTTCCAGCATCTCATCCTTGTTTTTCTCTCCTACGCCACCACCTATAACAAATGGCTGTTGTCCTGGTTTCAGTATGTTAACATACTCAATTTCAATATCGTAGTGAATCGTCATCCCATACGTCATGTTACGAAGGCGCGCTTCATTTGGAAACATATAATGTGTGTTCTCTTTATCATCGTAGACAATCGGCTTTCCAAAATAGAGGCGGTCTCCATTCTTGCCACCAAAGTACATTATACATTGATCGCGATAATCATCAATTTCAGGGTCGTAGTTGGAATTAATTCGCACCGGATTCTTCTCTTTGAAGATCCGGAAGATGCCATTTTTGAAGAAGTCATTATACGATTCCAAATGATGGGCGACTAAACCTTCCGGGTTCTCCTTGAATAATTTGTCTATCAATTCCCATATATCCATCGTATAATATTTAGGTATAATTTATTTTTTACATTGTTTCTGTTAAAATTATGTTATCCTAATATATAAAATGACTGATTTAGCGGATAAGCTGTTTGGCGTGCTCCCCAAAGAGTATTGCATTCTCTTCTATTACTTGTCGGTTATTGGATTTGTCTGGTTGGTCATCGCCCTTGCGCTTTTCATCAGCATGGCTGTTTCTAAACGCCGCGATATGTCGTTCTTCATCAGTGCCCTTCTTGCGCTGGTTGGATACGGCGTGTTCTACTTACAGAACCGCCTCTTACACAGTATGTGCGCTCACAGCCTATAAATAAATCGTTAAATAGTTTATATTTTTATGTAATTTCAAAATATAAACGCGCGACAGATGGATATCTTATATTATTCCAATTATTGTAAACATAGTAAGAAAATCCTAGAGTTTTTAGTGAAGGGCGGCATCGTAGAGTCACTCTCGTGCATCTGTATTGATAAGAGAACGCGCGATCCGAAAACAAACCAGATAGTGGTTTCATTGGAAAATGGTAAACAGGCGCTGTTGCCGCCGAATGTGAAATCTGTACCAGCATTGTTATTGGTAAATGCGAATTATAAACTGGTTCTCGGAAGTGACATTGTAAAACACTTTGAACCTAAGATCAAGGAAAAGTTATCCAGTGCGAATTTCGGGAACGGAGAACCTTTAGGGTATGCAATCAATACGGCGTCCGGATCCGGCGGTTCCAATATCGTTTCCGAACAATTTACATATTATAATATGACACCGGAAGAACTCAGTGCGAAAGGCGCTGGCGGGCGACGACAGCTGTATAATTATGTTCCAGTAGATACGGATTCAAATTTTATTCAAACGCCACCGGATACTTACCGACCGGATAAGATTGCGACGGGTGTCACGATTGAATCGCTTCAGGAACAGCGGAATGCGGATGTACCACAGAAGAATGCGACGCCACAATTTGAGTATCAGAGTGCAAACTACTAATCTAATAACTGATATGACTGCTTCGGTTTACTGCGAACATAATCCGTTGTAAGGAAAAACGTGACAATCAAATCCGCGAAAACTTCTACCAATAACATGTCTATTTGCGATAACAAGATATTCATGTAGAGGAAAAAATCAAACCAGTTGTAGATTGTATATACAAATGATAACTCATACGATTGTGAGTATGTGATGTGAGTCGGATTGGTTTTGTCTTGGATCACATTGATGATCCATGGCTGCAGTATATTGTGATTCATGGTTCGTATTCCGCTATTTACGAAACACACTGTAACGATTGCTGCGTATTTCGCTGGCGTATCAATTGCAATATTGAGAATTAATAGGTTCTCATTTGGTCCAAATTGGAAAATCGGGTTGTCCGATGCAACAAACCCCATAACAGCAACTATAGAGGCCATCCATAGCGTAATGATGCGTGCAACTCGGATTTCCTGATCGCAGTTCATTGCATAGTATATGTCAGGTTCTCTCTACATGGGTGCGTAAAATTGATTTATTGTTGCAAAATACAAGACAGCAGCACATAACATAACAAAACAATATGAACGACGAAATAACAGTTTCACAGAGATTCGTATATGATCCGTGGGAGTTTGAAAATGGGGACGGATTATATTTGGAACCGGTAGAAACCGACATTAAACGTGAAAACGAAACAAGTATTGCAGTAAAGTTTCGCAAAGAAGGTGATTACTGGGTCCAAATATCAGGTAATTCCATTGATGGTCTAGATGGAGATTACGGTATCCAGACACTCCATACATTGAATAAGAAATACAAACCGGACGAACTCCAGGTGACAGCTAAAATGTGTATGACGAGAATGAAGAAGCAGGGTATGACGGAGAAGGTTCTCAGCACCCCGTTGAACGAACTATCCCCGGAGGAATTTGCGTTCCGTCTAGTAGACGAGATGGTAAACTGCGAATGGAAAGCGCAGGCGGACTATATAATGTCGTTGGTTGGACCGGAAAGGAAACCGTTGTGTAAAGGCGTCAAGAATACATGGGGAAAGATCCTCTACCCCAAGTAAGGGAGAGGGAACCTTGGTTCCCCCTACTAAAACAAATACTATTAAACTCACTTAAATAAATACCCAAAATACATAATAAACCGCCATGGCTGATAAATCTACTGTACTGAGAGCGTTTAATACGCATATGGTAGAATTTCTAGACGATATCATTAGTATCATTCCAGGTAACGTCGGACTAGTTGCAACAAAAAATTCGTTTGAGATGTATAAGAAAGCGAACCCCACATTGTTAATTAAGATTTGGTATAGTTATGTTTATTTGCCTTACGCTGAGATTATTGAGAAGGGTGACCTGGATTTTTTCATTAACAAGGACTATTCCGAGGATTTGTCCTATCTACAGAATTCAAAGAGTATATTAAATGCGATTGACACGCTCCGCGAGCAGATCAAGGAGATGAGCGAGACGAATCGCAATCATTCATTGGAATACATCCGAAATTTATGCAAGTTATCCAATATGTATAACTCGTTCTAGGTCAGCATCTACATTCCGGATGTGGATAGTTTCCCAGTATCGCGAGTCGCGTTCCTCTAGTGGCGACAACACCCATTTGATGCGGCGGTTGGTAAAAATCCGGTCTGTCATGCGTTTTGCGCGACCATAATGAAATTCAGATGTAACTACATATACATCCGAATACAAAGTAAAGTTGAGGGTTTGATTCGCAATGGCGAAATTCTGGGCGGTGTTAGTGGCGACAGTGTCTAAAATCACACTCCAGTTCGCATTCCCATGTGGTAATATTGTTCGCGCCATCTGTTCGGCTTCGCTCATCGTGTTTGCTGAGCCATCCTTCACGCCACCGCTCAAGAACCAATCAACCCTAGTGTTTTTGTGATTTGTACTGACAAAGTCAACTGCTGTCTGGATGCGCCCATTCAGCAGACGCGCAATCTGGCAACCGAGTAGTATTAGAAGAACTTTCATTGTTTGCGTATTATTCTTTTGGTGCAGCATATTTCGGATCAATTTTACTAGTTTAGAAAAAATATCGCGTTATATTATAATAATGTCGTCATCCTCTTACGTCGATCACTCTTATGAGAGACATAAAACACAAATAGCAGGACTTATAGAAGCGTATAAAGGTTCAATAGTCGTAACCTATTTAAGAGATAAAGGTTGGTCAAAAGATAATGCAGAAAAATATTATGCGGTTTTGTTACTGTCAGTGGGTAGCAAGGCAGTTGATTCAGATCGTGTATTCTCGTATTTAGTAAGGAAGGCACGGATGCCAGTTATACTGGATCCAGTAAACTCAGATTCTACCTCGCAATTCGGAGAGACTCTAAGAGATTTTAAAGCCGAAAGGTACAAATATACGCATCAGAAGGAGTTTATGGACCAGTATAAGAGAGATATGGAGACGAATCCTCAATTCTATAACACTAATAGTGCGAGGTCATCCACGACGGCGAGGTCAACTAGAGGCGGGAACAAAACAAAAAGAAGAGGAAATAAAAAGAATAAATCTAGACGCATTCGCTAATAAAAAATTTGATTTGTTATATACAATATATAAATCAAATAAATCAATTATACTACCCGAATCGCGTCACACGCCTTGCGCCCACTAATATCCGCCATTGTCGCCATTCCATTCACTATCTGGAAATACGCAAGCTCTTCCTGTAGGTAGAAGAGACTTGTTATCGTATCCTGCAGTACATACATGTTTTGCTTCACGCCTCCAATCATTTCCAAACGCACGCGGTACTTAATACGTTGTCTATAAATTGTAGACCAATCACGATTATCCTGATACAATGCAAAGCTACCTTCTTTCTTAATACTCCAACTTCCGGCAATTTCGCCGGATTCGTGTTTAATATGCCCTTCCGGTGTGAATACTATGTGTATTTGTCTATTATTTTCCCAGTACGTGAATTTCCAGTACTTACCATGCGTTAGGATCGTAATTATAGAGTCGCGGTCATATACAACACTTAATAGAGAACGCCGAACGTGGGTATTTTCAGAAAATATACAGACCTTCTTCAGTGTCTCATCATTAAAACCAAGCAGTTCCGACACCGAACGATATTTCATCTGCGAGAGATCGGCATAACTGGGTATCTGCCTTGAGTCTGTAGAGTCGCTTACTACGCCCGTATGCGCCAGAATTGGTGGCTCAGACCCGGCGAAGAATATGACTTCCACCACCTCTGATCCGTTACACATAATTAAGTACCTCTTAGACCCATTGATAACCGGATATAGCTTGTATAAAGTACCATTTATTTTGAAGATCATCATTTCCTTCACGCATACAGTCGTCTGCATTCCGTTAATCGCGCACTCTTTCTCGTTCATCTTGATGCGTAAAATCCCGTCGCCCTTGTGCGAAAATCGGATTGGATCTAACTTTCTAAATTCAAACATTGTAATATCATCTCCTATAATTATACTGTCGCGACGTACTGACTCGCCGAACGAGACGGATTTTCCATCCTTATTCACCCACTTCGGATTACCATGATGAAGAAACCATTTCAGTTCCTCATCGCCTTCTACTGGGTCAGTGTCGGTACTCGGTAGTTGATTGACTGCAACTCCACCCGCAGCCAGATTCCATTCTCGCTTTTCTGCTAGTCGCGATATCTCAGCTCTTGCTGCCGCAGTTCGGTGGTCCAAATTAATGAGCGGGTTGTAGTCGTTTGGTTGGAATGCATCTAGTATGTTGGGGTAGAATATAAGTCCCATTTCGTAGTAGTTACCATCAATGCCCTCGTTGGTGCAAAGAGTATCATCTTCAAAGAGGTCTGCTTCAAAGAATCCTCGCATATCTTCTGTAGTATATGGTCCATTCTTTTCTCCACCATTTATACACATATACCAAGTGTCTCTCGTATCTGCAATACGAGTTGGCGCTTTGATCTTGCCGTTATACGGCGGCTTCACGTCATCCCCAAACTTGATAGTCTTTTCGCTCATGTTTTATTGATTGAAGTTATTTATAATATAAAAAATAGTTTCAATTTTATCAGGGAACCGTAGGTTCCCTAGAAAGCACAGCTTTCAACTACGCCTCCGGCGCAACCGAACCCTTCCCTTTTATATCCGAGGCGGGGATCGAACCCGCAATCTCCCGATTAGAAGTCGGACGCGATATCCATTTCGCCACACGGACTCAGGGAACCTACGGTTCCCCGAACCCCTCCCTTTAATAATGGGGTTCGTCTTAATGCTTAATAAAAAACCTCCCTTAAAGGGAGGGGTTCGGGGAACCGTAGGTTCCCTGACCCTGATAGGTCCAACCGAGATTCGAACTCGGGTTATAGGAGTCAAAACCCTATGTGATAACCAACTACACTATTAGACCAAAAAAAAGCCCCCAATCCCTCTTGTGTAGAGGAAATGGGGGCGGCGAATTTCTCCAACGAAATTCGGTTCTGGCTTGCCGGGATCGAACCAGCGGCTGTTTGATGTTTGTTTTCCACTACAGTCAAACGTTCTTACCACTGAACTAAACCCAGATATAACGTGAAGCCAAAGTCACGTGTGGTAGCAACTGGTTCTGCCCCAGTTATTTCTAGCTGAAATGCTAGACGTGATACTATTTCACTACACGACCAAGGATTGTTCTTTCGGGCTGCTTGTCCGAAGACAAATAGGCTATAAGTGCTTTTTTTGGGGTTATCGCTGTAAGCAGCCGAACAATTTTGTGAGTGCCAGGTGCATGATACACCTTTTGAACGTCCCGTCTCCTCAGAGTGAGGGAGGGGTTCGGGGAACCGTAGGTTCCCTGAGTATTGAGAGCGGGCATCGATCCCGCGGCCTTGACCGTGTAAAGGTCACGCTCTACCGTCTGAGCTATCCCAACTGAAGGGGAACCAAGGTTCCCCTTAAACCCCTCCTTACGCGAGGGAAGGGTTCGGGAAACCGTTGGTTCCCTGAGCTCCAAGAGCTGCTCCAAAACGTTCGCGACAGGGATTGAACCTGCGACTTTTCTGTTAACAGCAGAATGCTCTAACCGCTGAGCTACGCAAACCTTGAGACCCCATTTTGCTCCTCGAGCTGTACTCACACTATTCTCACCTACACAGAAGGGAGGGGTGCGGTTGCGCCTGGCGCAGTTGAAAACTTCGTTTTCTAGGAACCTGCGGTTCCCTGTTTCCAATGTCGGGACTCGAACCCGAGTCAGAGACTTGAAAGATCCCTGTCATAACCACCTAGACCACATCGGACTTATTTTGCTCCACAAGCTGTATCGCCCTCCGTTTTGATGTTCTGTGTTGAACCGAAATTTATGGCATAGGAACGTCCCTCGTTTTACCATATTAAAATATATCAAATGTTTTTGCGATCTAACCCATCGCCTAGATATCAATTCGCATAAGCTTGAATATCTCATACTCTTGTTCTACAAAGGATTTATTAAATTTTCCTATATCTTTAATTACGTAAGGAATATATCCGTATTTTTCAATTATAGCTATTTTTATTTTGTCTCTTGACTGGACTTGCTTCAATGATTGTGTTTTTGAAATTTGTTTATAGTGCCAGACACCATTCCACAATATGGCTGTTTTCTCTGAGTGAATAATAACGTCAGCATCCCAACCATCAAAAAATGGTTCGTTTGTTGTAACGTCAAATTCGTTCGCACATAACTCAGAAAAATAAACCTCGTTTTTGCTTCGCTTGCACTGACGCGAAGCGCCAATCTTTCCGCCCTTTTGTCCGTTTATTACGGACTCTTTTTTATATTCATCGGTTCGCGCTAGATTATGAGCGCATTCTAGCGAACACGCTTTTGTAGCAGGCCTTTTTGGTATAAACTCATTCTTACAAGATATACACGCGATTGGTTTCTTCTGTGAAATAAGCTTTGTACCCTTATTCATTTTTTTACCTGTAAAATGAGAGGTATCTATTTTTTCTGTTAAGACTCGGTGTTTTATAGCTTTAAGACATCCGTAATAGTTTTTATATTTTTTAACAAGGTTATTCCAACTAAGACTGTCTATTACATCTCGCTTGAGATCTTCTAATGGAATATCAGCTATTTTAATTTTTGACATTTTATTACGTAACCTATATCTATATTCATATTGCAATTTATTTAAGTTGTTTAACATATTAAAATGCATATATCATATAGAAAAATGCTCCAAGAGCTGTATCACCCTCCAAATGCTCCATACCAGAATCGAACTGGTGTCCCACGCTCACTTGATATGTATAAGACGCGGATTCTAACCACTAAAATAATGGAGCCTTACCATAAAGGCACTAGTGCCTAACCACTAGGAAATATTATTTGGAATGCCTTTTCCAAGGCATGATAGTTGAGGTGGGGTTCGAACCCACGAAGCTAACGCAGCAGATCTTAAGTCTGCCCCCTTTAACCACTCGGGCACTCAACTACAACAGGGAACCACGGTTCCCCGTACCCCTCCCTTCTATCGTCCGAGCAGAGGATTTTAAACCTCCAAAAAATTGAGGTTTGGTTCCACCTTTCTAAAAGGTGGAGATACCGGTGAGGGGGATCGAACCCCTGACCTTGTGATTAAAAGTCACACACTCTACCAGCTGAGTTACACCGGTTATATCGCCCCGCCTCTCACACTATGCTATATCACCTCATCTTTAAATAACTTTTTATTCATTATATTTTATAATCTAATCACCTTTCACACTATACTATGGTGCCAGTTCTTTAAATAGTTTTTACAATATGTTTATTAAATGGCCGTAAGTTCATCCGACCCAGAAACGGCAACAGCAGCCGCGCGGTTCTGGTAATTCAAATGGTACAACTGAGACTTGGGCTCCATATTATTGAAATAATCAGCCACAATCTTACATGTTACGATCACTGGGTCTCCAGCGCTAAGTGACGGCAAATAAACCTCATTATGCAAAGTGCAGATGTGGCGGAAGATGGACTTCTCAATCTGTACGTGCTTGCCACGCTTCTTGATAAAGTAAGTAACATACGCATTATGAAGCGTCCGAATAAACTCAGCAGACTGCTTATGGAACCCAAAGAACATCTGCTTATACATCGGAAATGCATCCAAGTATTCCTTCACCTTCCCGGCACGCGACAAGCAGAGGTATTGATACTGCATGTTCGGGTTATTTCCCCTGAACTCCTTCATACTCTTGTATTGCGGATTCTCCACACTAGTACGCAGCCCACTATCCGCATGGTACAACATAATCCCGACATTCGTATAGTCCGTCAAATGAATGTGCTCATAAGAATCCACAAAGCATGACTCCGGGTACAGCACAGTGCTGTTTGCAAATACGGCATCAGGCTCAACAATACGAATCTTGTTGTCATTATCCACGTGATACACCGCAACCAAGTAGATGGTGGGAAACGCGACAGGCAATACAATGTGGTTGTTCGGATGCTGCACTACGAAACTATACACGCGAGACTTATCAAGCGCCTGGATGAGCGGAATATCATTCAACTGAGTTCCGTGAGGGGCACATAATGCGTCAATAAACATATCACGGAAGGTCAGTTGAACGGCGCCAACATTCGTAGCATATTGGGTACGGAAATACCAGTAGTTACCACCAACAGCACTCTTTGACGCAACCTCCCAAGACTCAATGCGCGGATCGTAGAATAAATTCATCATCGTACCTTCAATGATTTTAGTAGCAGTTACGCCCGCGAAACCCGGGCATTTAGACACAAATGTCTCCAACGAAACCGATTTAGGTGGGGAGAAACACATAATCTTGTCGGTCATTGGGTCTAGGATTACCGAACGATAAGGATTCAACGAATCGTCGGTCGCTTGAGTATCCTTATTCAAAATCTTATAACTCGCGCGAGGCGTATGATAGATCTTACTCTTTACGCTCTCAGTATTAGGTTCAATTGTGTACTCCATTTCAGATATATTCACAGGCAAATATTGTTTAAATGGTTTTATAATTTTAGAAATCAATTTTGAACGACATAATAATATAGAAAGTAAATATATAATGGATAATACAGAAATGGGCGATATCAGATTGAAATTGGGTGATATCGTACAGATAGAATCACCCACTAACCCTGAATTGCATCAAAATACATTCATTATAGATTATATTGATGATAGTAAGATCGCCCTTATAAATGTAGCGAGTTTAAAGAAAACCTTACTCACTATAAACGCAGATGGCGGTCTATCTGACGAATCTATTACGTCCGTATTATTGATGGATCGTAGTGAAGAAGAAGGGTATGCCAGACAGAATGGTCTGTTACCGCATGTATGGTTAGATGTGTATATAGGAGGAGATACACCCGCTGTAATTACTGGCGAGATTACAAATTTAGAGGATGATATGATTGAGATTGTCACATTCCCCGAACGCACAACTATATACATCAACTTTGAATACAAGGGCATACCCGAGCAAATTCCATTCAATAAGTTTGTTATTCGGTCTAAGCCGATTTTGGCGCCTATGGAATCGCTAACGCCTGTAGTTGAAGAACCTGTTGTGGAACAAGATGTTCCACTAGACAAGATATCCTCCGTAGAAGTGACCGAATCAGGCGATATGGTTATCAATGTAGCCGAAGATGCCGTTCCCGATGATGACATCCGTGATGTTCTCCATACAATGTATTTGGATGCAAATGAAATTGTATTCGGAGAGGAATTGGAAGATATAGTTCAAATGGTTGAACTGCCAGAAAGTCAGAAGAAATATAGCATTGAAGTTCAGGCGAATGATTTGATGGATGAGCTGCTTTCCACCATACCCAATGACAAACGCACAAAACGTGTGATGAATGATATTCATGTTCTCATAGAGAGGTTCAAACAGCTGCGATCCAAGTTCTCCAAGTTTGATACGAATTTGAATGTTGTTGGGTTCACACAAAATGGTATTCTCCATAAGCCAATGATTGAAAAAATCCATAAACTTAACACTAAACTGCAATGGATCGTGCCAGTCGTATCCCAGAAACGTAAGATATACACGGATATGGATGAATATGAAATGCAGGCCGACGTTATAGAGGCTAGTATTAGCGGAGAACTTGCCGCTCAAGCAGAATTAATGAAACAATACACAAAAGGTTCTCAACATGGAGAAAAATACTCGGAACTTTATGCAAACATGGATAAGTACAATACGCCGTTTAGATCAGCGAACATAGAAAGCGCGCTAACACAGCAAGAGGTTCTTGTAGAGATTGATGCGATTGTAGACAACCTCGGTAAGTTTACAAGTAGTGTTTCTCGCACTGTATCTAAATCAGAAAATGAGGCAAAGAAGACGTTCTCATACATAGAACAACGTAGATTTGTAATACAACGTTATAATTTGGGCCTTTCTAAAAAGGACACGGTTCTCATGAAATCTGGTAAGGTCATCTATATTCGCAATAACATGACACCGAATGATACAATGACTGTAAAATCCTTGTTAATTATGCCTGAACCTGTTATGAAGTTCTCCCAGATTGATTTGCCAGGTACAAATATTATGACACGCGCAAACCTACACCAAAATTATTTATCCTTATTCCGTTTGTTGAGACAGAAGACGACAGTTGCGACGCATGTTGTGGATGATCTGGATAATGAAATCAAATACGACGATGAAAGCGACAAAGAGAACGACGACGATGAGGAGAACCGACAATACGAGACTAAGAATGACGACGCTATACAGTTTATGAGAACAATCAAGGAGTATGTTCTGGATGAGAAATTTGAGAACGAACCTGACAAATTCGCAAAGTTTCTGAGAACCGTAATTCCAAAAACGCGCGTGATCTTCCGGTTACTTCGCAAGTACATTAAAAACAAAATGTCATTTGTAGAGATCGTTAAGGAACTGGAACCATTTTTAGTATATAGCGAGGATATTGCATTCAATCAATTCAAGGAAATACGTTATTACATCAAGCAAAAGATGACGGAATACATAAAACGTAACGAAGAACGCGCCGAGCAATTCAGAAATATCTCGAGCATCAAAGACAGTGATCGCCAACTGAATTTCATAGAGAACATATTCTTAAATGACGATAAAATGGGCGATTTATTTGAGGCTGCGTATTCTAGCAAAGACGGACGTGTTCCTACTAGCGAGTTGTTATTTAAACTCATGGGGCGCGATGGGTGCACTCTATTTGCAGATGTAATCTCTGTTCTCTCAATTAAAGAATTAGTGAATCCAGAGAACATTCTCAATGAATTTGAGCCTAGTAAAATAGACGATGGGGAGTATGTGAAATCCAAAGATTGTACTAGACGTTATTTGGCGAAGAGATACAGTACAATGAAAGCGCTCCAATCCGATAACAATAATGAGGATGTGTTTTACGATCAGGATTTGGATGACACCCCATACAAGATACTGGATGCGCACGGAAAAGAACGTAAACACATGTCGCCTGAAGTTTTCCTAGAATTTGTTACTGAAACGCTGATACAAAAGCATAGCGTGCAACCCGATTATGCCACCGAGCTAGCGCAGGTGCTGATTGAAGGTAAAAAGCGCGTACAAGATGGGGAGTTTGCTGTATTAACCATACAGCCCACACTCCCGCCGGGAGTGGATGAAACAAAACTGACGGAAAAAGAGAAACAAGACATGGAAATTGAAGCTAAGGCCAGACAGAAGGTAGGTTATTATCATCGCGTGAAGAATCATTGGGTGCACGATCAGACAATAGACGAGGAGGCGTTCGTGGATACAAATACACTGTTTTGTAATATACAAGCCGAATGCTTTAAGAATCAGAGTAATAATGTATGCGAACCAACTCAAAATACAAAGAAACGAATGGATGAGTTAACGAAAGCGCGTATGGTTAAGGAGTTTGAGAACCGCGTGAATATGTCACTAGACCAATTAATACAAAAGGGTAAAACGGAACTAGATCGCGACTACAAACAGATTGTTCGTCAGAATACACTTCGTGAAGTTGCTACAAATAGGTTCTCTATATATGCATATGAACTTGGTAAGACGTCCATCACGAATGACATAGTTATTTCACCGCATGCATTATTAAGAGATCTCATCTTAGGACAAGATGACTTCGTAAAGAAACAATCCGACATCCTCAAGCTGGTTGATCTTCATTGCAGAGAACCTATGGCGGAACTAAAAGAGGATAGCTTCTGGCTGTATTGCAGAGATACCAATACCAAATTGATGCCACAAAGCCTATACCGACTGGCGATGGCATTTGTAATGAATACAGACTATTTGGCAAAACTAGATGAAATATGCGCGTCCCAAGGCACAATGAGCGACGACGGTGATGCTATTGTAGATAAGCACAGTGGATATGTATTACGTAAGATAGACTTTGTAACGGAAGACGGCTACATAGATGGGTTCAAGATCGTAACCCATGATGTGATAGAACAGGATTTGGGAGAACGTTTAGCAGACATGTTTGCGCCGAAACCCAAACCCATTTTTGAGAACGAATCCAATGAAATGGTGTATAATATTGTTGATTCCATCTGCACGAATATGGGTATACCCACTGATTCCGTCCAAGAGTTTGTAATGAGAACCGCATTGGAACTTATGGAGCGAAACATTCAAACTGCCGAAAAATACGAAGAAATAGCGGATGCCATGTTTAAAAAGAAGAATATGCGTCCCGTACCATATGAAATCTATAGAAATCGTTTCATGTTTTGGATCATAGCATCTTGCATATTGATCGCGATTCAGACTGCAATCCCTTCATTCAAGGTAAAGAAGACATACCCTGGATGCGTTCGTTCATTCAGCGGGTATCCACTTGACGGTGGTGTTGAAGATATAACAGGAATCAAATATATCGCCTGCGTAATGAAGAAAATGGAGAGTCCTACAGTTCCATGGAATTCTATAGAGAAGCTAGATGCGAATGCGTATGCCTCACGTATCAAAGAAACCATGGAGAAATTCATTATATCATCGCGAATTGACATTACCGACTTATATGTGGCGAAACAAAAGTATATCTTAGATCACCCAAATGAAGTGATTCCCGAAGAACATAGTGTGGATAAATGGCGAGCATTCTTACCGCCGATTGTTAAATACAAGATGGGACCGATAACTTCTATATCAAAGGATTTTGAACGCGATTTCTATGAAGTTATGGCGAAAGGCCACAAGGAGCAACACGCATCGTTGAATGTCATTAAAGGTAAGTGCTCGCAAATGGGATTTGGAATTATAGAGGCAATTAACCAAATCGTACAAACGAAAGATCCGATTCTAAAGACCGCTAGTAAAGATCCATTCTTAGAGAACGCGTGCTGTAATGAATCACAAATAAGCAGACCCATGGATTATTTTATTAAGGACGATGCAATCATACAGAAATACATTGACACTGCAACACATTTGGGAGAACTTACATCCGTGGCAAAAGAATTGGCGCGGCCTACAACCATTTATCACAATGAATTTACGGGAGTCGTCCGCACGGTTGTTACAGAGACAATTACCGACGAACATGTGTATCTCGCATTTATAGATTATTGTAATTTTACAAATGATGTTCCGATTCCGGACGAGTATTTAAGTGTATGTGCCACTAAGCCAATCGGTTTTCCAGTGAAAGCGCCTTTGATGGACCAAATTGAGTTCCTCAAGAAAAATGGTAAGCGATATACGGCAACTGATTTACAGGATCTCATGACGCTGGTTCGTAATAAGCACCGCATACAGCTACCGAAAGACGAGATGTTCTCTCAGATTAATGTGATGTATGATTTATTAGATGCATTTGATTCTCGTGAATCAATAGTTATAGACGTGGTATTCCGTGATAATTTACGCGCCGTGTTAAGTTCCTATAATCCCAAAGTGATGGTGGTTGAGGAACGCAAGGAGCTCAAGAATTTCAAGAATTACCTTGCATCTGCGAATGAGAGAATGTATTACGAGATAGTGAAGTTCTTCGACCAGTATGGGAATCTTGGGGACGCGGACTACGATCGGCTACAAAACTTCTTGTTGAGTGTAACTACAACCAATCTGAGAGACGCGGATGCATTGTATACAGTAACTACATTCGTTAAGAATTCAATATACATGATGTGTACCGTTTTTCCTGAAATAATACTCAATGGAAATGTTTCTAATAATATTCCGACACACTGGGAATTGTCATCAAACCATGTTTCTGATTTGGAGAACAAGATAGAATCATACTGGAGTAGTATCAATGAATTCCATGGAGACACAGTCATATCTAGAATTCTACAGAACATACAAATCAATGCGTCTGATATATTCGTATTAATCAGGGAAATGCCCGTATTCTCTCCACTTGCAAAAGGCGGCAACACATATTATTCATTATTTGATAATGAGACTATTAACATGGTGTTTATTTATCTATGGTACTCATCACTATACGAATATATGGTATCAGCCAGCAATCCTGAGTTCCTTCGCACAGACGTAGAAGAGAAAAAGAGCGCGCGCCGCAAAGATATAGTGGATGCATTAGATCAGGCCGCGCAAACAGTTGGCGTCAGTGCGGAGGACAGCGAATTACAGGAAATAGACATAAGAATCGGCAACACGGAAGAACTGAAGATACGAGTTGCAAAACTGCTATTAACATTTTTAGATATAGAACAAGGCAATAAGAAATACATACTGTCATATGAGGAGATTGCAAAGAAGATACGCAAAGAGAAGAACATAGAAAAACAAAAGATAATTGAGTATTTAGGTAACATGGATAAAGAGGAACGCCAGATAGAAGACCAATTCAAACGCTATAAGATGGGGCGCTGGAATGTCGGATTACAAAAGGGACTGGTAAAATACGATAAGAAGACATATGATCGTGAAACTACTGGTGCCGAAGGGGAATTAATGAACGTGGATGTAGAACAAATGGAACAGATGGCGAACGCAGAAGCCAATGAAGCCGAGGATAATGAAGCAATGGATATCTCACAGTTGGGTGAGGATTACCAAGATGGCGATTATTATGGGGAAGATGATGACGAATAATTATACTATGATTATTATATAGTATAATTATGTTTTTAACAAAGAAGTTCGTGAGGATTCATAAAATTAATTTTGCAATATTGATATTTTTATCAATTTTTACAATGATACACATTTACAAACCAGCGATGATGTATAACGAAGATGGTGGGTTTAGACCGTTTGGCATCGGATATAGACACAAAACTGTAATACCGATATGGATAGCGTCAATTGTCATAGCAATATTTTCATATCTTGCCGTACTCTATTATTTAGTATTTACTTAACTGCGGCAACTGATAATATAGTAACAATTGTTGCTATATAGACCCAGGCAAAATGTCCGGCGTTATATTTAGCAAAACATAATTTGAATAATGCATTCTTGAAATTTTGCTTTGCGTTGTCTGCGTCCTGATTGTCATCTAAACACATTTCATTATAATCAAACCAGAAATCAAAACGCTCTGTACTTGACGCATCATCATTTTCGTCACTCACATTCATACTCATAGATTCCTTATCTATAGCAGCGAATGTCTCTTCAAACGTACGTATATTAAATAATGGTAATACAGAATCAAATGGAATTACAATATCCTTATTATTTTTAAATAATTTACTTTTAAACACTTTCATAATTTCACTGTATTGAAATAACCAAGCCATTGGTCGCGTACTTACTACAAACAGTCCAAATGTATTTTCAAAGATTTCTACTAAACTTGGAATCAATCCAATCAGTACAAATGTAAGCGCAACGAAACTCACATAGAGTATACTTGTGAGTTTCATCTGACTTATATAATCGCATTTTCCTGTAACTATAGCACATATAGCCATATTGAATATCAATAATAAGATCCAGATTCCTATGAAGATTCCGAATCTACCGACGCGCATTTCGCCTGCCAATTGTTCTACATCAATTGTACTACGTATAGAAAATGCATACTTATATATGAACTCCTCATATATACGATATAGTATCCCAATAAAGAACAGAAATAACATAGATACACTAGATACTATCACCGCGATTGTTTGATATGGCGTCATAACAATTTTAGTTGATGCCATTATATAAGATATTAGAATAAATTTGTTTGGAATTTACTAATTTTTTCGCGCGATTCAGTATATGGAATATCCGAGATTAATTGAACCCGGCGTAAAAAATTACTTATATTCCACATTACAACAGTGCCACGATAGAAAGGAGTTATTCTATACATGGGTATTTAACGCTGTCTTATTTATAGTGATTATTCTTGTAGTTGGCAGCATATTATACTATTGTAGAAAACAGAAGCTGACTCCTTACGAGCAGAGCGAAAAGGAACGCAAAGATCAAGAATATGTATTATCCAAGATACGGCAATACCAAACCGTGCAGAAAACGTCGCCTGTAACTAATTTACCATATAATTAAACCGATGAAGATTTCAAATGGGACGCCGTAGGCGTCCGTTTGGAAACTTATCGGTCATAATCCTTAAGAAAAAAATGGGACTTCGTCCCATTTTAATTATTCAAGGGTTTAAATAAAAATAATGTTATTGTAATCTATATGAGTCTTATTTACGAACAGAGGGAATCTATTATTAGAGATAGTAATACAGCCCAGACGGTTTTTTTGGATCTTATAAAAGACCTTAAACCAGATCTGGTTGAACTCAATATAAAAACCCCGTTAGAAGGCGACCTGGATTTATCCGTATGCAAGTTCAGTAAATTACGGTCCATTATGTTTGGCGAGGGCAAAATAACCAACATACGAAATATTCCACAGCATATCGTTAAACTGGTTTGCGCGGGCAATTTATTGGTAGAGTTGAATGACCTACCTAACAGTCTATTTCATCTGGATTGTGCCCGCAACTATTTAACAACAATTGATTTTAAACATATTCCTAACATCCAGGAATTACACTGTGAAGAGAACAAGATAAATGAAATGATAGCATTACCGAAAAGTCTCATTGCCCTCTACTGCGACCAGAATAAACTTAAGCACATTGATTTGAAGGATATGCCGAATTTGCGAACATTGCATGTATCCAATAATCCACTCATCATCGTAGAGAACTTACCAGAGACCATACACGAATTTGTTTCTGATAATAACCCAATTCCTTTGGCCGAATCTACACGAGATGATGCACCGAAAGATCGCATTGAGAAAAAGCTCAACTATGAAGAAGCGCTTGTGAAATACTTTAAGTTGAAGACCAAATATGAGACCGACGTTAAGGAAAAACGACGTTCGGCATACAAACGCGGGGTAAACAGAAAAGATAAAATTGCACGAGCGGCGGCGGTGCGACCGAAGTGCATAAACTGCAAGCGACCCGTTGGGTCCATATTCTCTACGGACATAAATGGATATCGGGCTATATGTGGTGATAAAGATCATCCGTGCAAATTAGATATTAAATTGAATCGTGGAAATTTTGAATTATCAGAGGCGATACTTGGAACATTTAAAGACGCACTAGACGACACAAAAGATCGCATCATCAAACTGAAGATGGATACACTATTTAACTATGTTTCCGAATCCACTTCCAGCAAATTATTTAAGAAGAAGATGGAGGATTTTAATAAAGATAGCAAAATATATAAGGATGAATTAGACCGTTACAATGACTTGTATAACAACGCACATAACCAGGAATTGTATAAATCTAAAATGGAAATGATATATGAACTACATAAAAACATTAAGGTTCTCTTGACAGAATACGCTAATACAGGCGATCATAACATACTGAATGTCGCGGTAGTAACGCACAAAAACGATTTGATGCCAGAGATAGAGAACCTACGTCGGTTAAAATACGATATTATGGAAGTCAATATTGAACCAAACGCAAATAGTCCTGATATTTCTACTCTATTCCAGTCAGAAGTAGCAATGAGTCGCTGCGAATATTTATATGGCGAGTCTCCAAGTGTCGTAAAATTTTCTATGTAAGAAAATACATATATCAATTTAAGTATATGTATTTTTAACAGCTATTGTAATTGGATACACCATCCCATACAATGTTATTTCTCGTAGTCCATTTTTTTTTATCACATATAGATGTTGTATTATCAGTATAAACAAATTTTAAAGTAGAACCACTCCCAGTAACAGCTAAATTGTCGCTACTAGATGGCGTGGCACCCCTGTAATTTGTAGGCGCGCTGCATGTGAATATAATATTACTACCGCTAGGTGAGGAAGTCGTCGTCCATTCATCAGGGCAATCTGACGCAACTGGTGGAAATGTGCCACTACGAGAACCCTTTTTCATAATAACACCGATAGTTGTCAGGGATATTATGTATATAATAGTTGCAATCGTAAGAACAGCTAGATGAAAAAATTCCATTATATAATATCTAAATATTTTATCGTCACATAATATTATCTGAATCAATACTATAGTTATGTCGCAGTATTCTACAACATCAATACCAACACCGATCTTGGATTTAGCCAAATACAATGGCCGTATCAATATTATACAACCGCCGGATATGGGAATCCAAATGAAAATGGCTGAAAAAATAATGATTGCTAATAAATCTACCGATTATCGGGATGCAATGTCTGGCGTATTTGAGGATAACATGCTTGCCACTGTATTTTTCTCGGCTGGTAATATTCAGATTATCCAGAACGGTATACGTGCAGGGGTTTATGAGAAATCCAACGGACTTTATGTCATACCGAACCAGAATGTGAATAATCTGAAAATTATAATGAGGAGCACATACTTACAATACGCTGAATATAAACCTGATAATGTCACCTCTCAAGTAGAACGACTAAACAAGATCGTTCTGGATTACTGCGTATCGTCCGTATACAATGAAGCCGTTGGTTACGAGAGGTATTGCCAAGACCAAAGTAGTTTAGTGGTTCCTCTGGAGCAGCCTCGCAATCACGATCGCAATTACAAACAGCTGGAACTTAAGCCCTGGGTCTAGGGGGGGGGAACCAAGGTTCCCCGAACCCCTCCCTAACTTGGTTCCGTTGAATGGATGGGAAATTATACTAGCTGTAGTTTTTTAAAAATCCGTTTTAATAAATGATACTGAATATAGTCTCATTTATTAAATCCCAGACTGTCAGATAAGCCTATAAAGGGAGGGGTTCGGGGAACCGTAGGTTCTCTGAGTTCCCCCTATTATTATCTCCCTATAATTTAAAGATGACCGTTACTAAAAAAGAAGTAGTGGATGGAATAACAGTATACACAGTAGAAAAGAACATGGATGATGCAAAGGCTGACAATTTAGGTAATCGCTTTGTAACCAGTTCCATGATTGATTTTATTATTCGCGACCATGATGCAGACGTTTTCACGGTAGATGGGAATTTATTACTCAGGTTTCGTAAAAATGCACTTACGAAAACTCATACAAAGGAATTCTATGATAACGTTATTGAATTCGCTGAGACCCCGACGAGCAATCGCGGTAGTACGAGCGGCAGCAAAACAAAGAACGTATACGAGAACCCCAAAATAATGAGTAATATTATTGGATTTTTTGACCGTTTCCCGCCTAATTACAAGGTTGCGTTTAAAAATGCTGGCATCAAGGCGCCTCTGGAGATTCGCGAGTGTCGGTTTAATCGCGATAATCCAGATAAATTCAAGAAAATGATTCCATTGATCCAAGAGATCAATACATTATACAGTAAAAGCACTCCCGATCATTTCAAAGAACAGAATATGAAGGCGAAACAGACATTCTTCAAGATTCCCGGAACCGCCTTTACCACAGTTACCACGAACGTGAACTTCAAAACCTCTATCCATAAAGACAAGGGCGATGATGCTGATGGATTCGGAAATTTGGCAGTGATTGAGAGTGGTAAATATGAAGGCGCGGAGACATGCTTTCCACAATACGGAATAGGCGTTGATGTGAGAACCGGAGACATGTTATTCATGGACGTTCATGAATGGCACGGTAATTTACCGATGAAACCTTTGGAGAAGGATGCGAAACGCCTCAGTATTGTGTGCTATTTGAGATACAAGATATGGCTGCGAACAAAGAATAAGACAAGGAAATTCTTTGAAAAACACAATCGCACTATCAGGAATCTTACGAAACCTGGATCTGCCAAGAGGAGCGGCAACTAAAAATGTTATTTAGTTTTATTATAAATAACATTATTTTTATTCATCTTCATCCCCAACACGTTTATGTCTTGCCATACGAACCTCAGTCATTCCATTATCCCGGTGGAATATACTTACGTAATCTGGATACGTCTTCACTAGGTAATCCGCTGCAAACCGGTTTGCTTCCAGTCTACCCGATGTTTCACCGAGCCCACCGGGCGCATGCTTCTTCGCTTTGAACGTAATATTGTTATATCTCAATACGCCGCCATCCTTGATGAAATATCGGATGCTCTGTTCGTAATCCTCCTTCTCGGCTATAGTCGGCGACGGCTGTATGGTCTTTGTATGACGATTTATAAACCCATAGATAGTACCAATGACAAACTTCAGATCGGTCGTAACGGTATCTTTCATAAAAAAAGGATTCTGAACCGGATAAACACCCCATAAGTATAATCCTTCCTTCTTCAGTCGGCTAAACGCATCGTTGAATAGCCCATGTACGTCGGTGACTTTCTCTAGAGCCTTCTCTGACTTTCTACGGAATAGACCTTCCACATCGTCGTCTGCGGATACTACCGATTGTCCTTCGGGGAAATATTTCACTATGAATCGCCTTTGATGCGTGATACCCTTCTTCCCGACAACGATCTTCCCATATAGTTCTTTAGGGACCGCGTCTAAATAACGTTTTTCCTCTACCTTGTTCGCTACGAAAATATACACCTGTTTTGCCGGTACGCCACCCTCCGATAGCGTCTTCAGTGTCTTCTGTGAAATGACATCGGGACGATTATAGGAAGGTATCGCTACAATATAGTTTTTGGATACTCCTTTCCTGTTTTTTCTAGTTGTACTCATGTTGTATATAATACAAAAATATTATATATATTTAATCACATTCAAAGATATTATTCAGATGTTTGAAGGGAAGAAGCAAACTGAATCAATTGCTCATTTGATTTAATTTCAATAAGTGAATCCTTAATTTTAGAATACGACGTCCACATCCCTTGTGAACTATTGCCTCCCTTATCCCCTTGACTTATAATTTTACCTTCTAAAACCAGCCTGTCAAATGTCTTCCTATCCATTCCCCAAAATTTAACCTCAGTGTAGTCAATTCCACAAAGAAGAAGCATATTCCAATGATGTTTATCCGCTATATGCTGCCATTTATACTCATCAGCTTTCGCTTTCCAATGTCCGGATGACTTTTGTTCTATTAGTATGGTGTTATCTGTATCCAACTTTAAAATTTGGTCGTGTCCGGTGTTTCCCTCACCTTTCTTTCTTTTCTCTAGATTCTTGAACCTAAATCGCGCATATCGCTCAAGAGTTGTTCCCATTTTCACACCGCCACCGAGAGAAATAAACTTCTTGATCTCTTCGGGAGCATTCTTCTTTTCATACCTTTGAAGCTGGGTTAACGAATTCTTATTTGAAGGCTCCGACTTCCAAAATTCAGCAATCTCATTTATAGAAGACATGTTGTTGTTTTGAGATATAACTAGATTGTTATTTAAGTTTCAATTTTAGGTAAACAAACGCCTGCATTAAAAAAGTTTTGTGTTGTCTTAATAATCGTTAGTTTTCTTATTTACTCCTCGTTCGCGTCACTATATTGCTCGTTTCTCGCCACCCACGCCTGGTGCATCTGGGACCCCTCGTGCCTCTCGCGCCTCACCTTATCGCACGTCGTCTTTCCGCCGCAGGGGCAATCCTTCACCATGCTGCGGTTCTTCTCTCTCATCGCCTCATTCCTCTTCTCGCGCTTCGCGTCCTCACTATCGGGAGCGCTAGCGGCCTGTTGTTGCTGAATGTAATTCTGGTGCTGCCTTCCTGCCTCGTGATTTTTCTTAATAGAGTCAATCTGGGAAGACTTGCCGCCACAAGCGCAAACGATGCTGTTCTTCAGGCGATACGCCTGCTTCTTTTCCGCCAAGCAGAGCTGGACCACGGGCGCTGCCGCGGGTTGTTGACCGGATATAATCTCCCGCAGCATTTTGACCTCCCTCTGGAGGCCGTCAATATCGGCGCGAGCCCAAAGTAGCTCAACGTGGAGCTCTCCGATAGTGTTAGCATCTTGCTCCTGTCTGCGCTCGGCGGCGGCGATAAGAGCGTTGATCTGAGCGAAAGAAGACATGATAGTTGTTGGTTGTTTTAAGTGACTTAACTTTCACAAGGAAAAAAGGGTTCAATTTTACCATAAATTGTGTCAGACTAGACACAAACTAAAAATTGAACGTAATTGTTTATTTTACATATGATATCACAAAATAATTACACATGTCTAATACAAATATTTATGTTCTTCGCCTTCAAGACGGCAGATACTATATCGGCAAAAGCGACAATGTAGAGAACAGATATAAACAACATATTAATGGAAGTGGTTCTGCCTGGACGAGAAAGTATAAACCGGTATCTATTGAAAAGACTATTAAAAATACATCATCTTTCGATGAAGATAAGATTACAAAGGAATATATGTGTAAATATGGCATTGACAATGTTCGCGGCGGTTCATACGTCCAAGTAGAACTCACTGAGTTCCAAACTGATGCTATTAAAACTGAAATATGGGCTGCAAAAGACTTATGCACGCAATGTGGAAGATCAGGTCATTTTGCAAAGGATTGCTACGCTAAGACAGATGCTTCAGGCAAAAAGATAGAATACGAAGAGTCATCAGACGAAGACGAATGGGGCTGCGATTATTGCGACAGAACCTTCACTACTGTATTTGGTTGCGGAGTTCATGAAAAATCTTGTAAGGAAAAAAATATGAAAACTCACCATTCAAAACACAAAAAAGAGAGTGTATGTTACCGTTGTGGTCGTCCGGGTCACTTTTCGCCAGATTGCTACGCAACTAAAGACGTTGAAGGATATTACATAGATTAGAATTTTATATGCTGCATGCAAGAAAAGGAAGGGTTAAAGGGAAACCTAGGTTTCCCTTCTTTAAGTAGAAAAATCAATAAGTGTTAGAATTGTTTGGGAGGCCTGCATTATTAATAGGTTGAAATATTTTTTGGACATTCTTAAAATGTCCAAAAATCATTTACCAGACTTCAAAATTGTGAAAAATCACACTTCGCAGCATGATGCTTTAAAAGCCAGTTGTCTTTTAAAAACTTTGTTAGCATAATATTTTTTGCGTATTTTTTGCTGGCGTAATTTCTATTCTATTAATATAGAACATTTAGAATGAATTCTTACGCCGAAAACGCGGATAAATTTAATTGCGAATATTGTGACTTTAAATGCTGTAAACAATCTGATTGGGATAGACATTTACTGACTCGTAAACACCAAAATAGAACGAATGTGAACCAAAATAACGCGGATAAATTATACGTGTGTAAAAGATGCGATAAGACATATAAAGCTCGTAATAGCCTGTGGTACCATGAAAATAAATGTACTACACAACCAACAAGCACAGAAAAGATTAACGAAGGTTTAATGAATCTGATTTGCGAGCAAACCAAAGCAATGGAAAAAATTACAAGTCATAATGCAGAACTACAAAAACAATCATTAGAGCTACAAAAACAAAACACGGAATTGGTATCCAAGACATTAGAGCTCTGTAAACCAGTCAATAACAATAATACTACGATCAATCAAACCAACAACAACAATCAGCGATTCAATATCAATTTATTCCTCAACGAACAATGTAAAGATGCTATTAACTTCTCAGACTTTGTAAAGAACATCCAGATATCCTACGAGGACTTGGAGAACAACGCACAACTCGGATTCGTAAATGGAATTTCAAAGATCTTCTTAGATAACTTAAAACAACTTGATGTTGCAGAACGACCGATACACTGCACTGATGTGAAACGCGAGACCATGTATATTAAAGATGAAAATACATGGACTAAACAGCCAGATGACGAAAAATTACAGAAGGCCATTCAAACAGTATCCTATAGAAGTATGGGAAAACTAGCAGAATGGAAGCAGGAGAACCCAGATTACAAAGACTGTAATTCAGAGTTCTCGCAGAAATGCCTGGATATACAAAAGCAAACTCTGGCAGGAAGTGAGCGTGGAGTCTATTATCCGAAAGTGATTCACGCCCTCGCCAGGGAAACCATTATAGAAAAATAAACTAAGGCCGTTTCTTGCGAGTTTTATTGGTTTCCGCCTTGAACTCTTTTAAGAAATCCTCAACAGGACGACTTTGCAGAACGATCGTTGTGCCATTCTCATACAGGTCAACAAACAACTTATGAAATGTCTTTTTCGCATCATAAAACCCGAATCGTGGATAATACTCGGCACCATCATCGGCGTTGGCTTCTAGCGTAATATTCACTCCATTATTAGAATACAATACAAATGCTATATGATAAGGCGCTGATCCAAGTACAAGTTCCTTACGTACGATTGCATATGATTCGCCAGCTGATGGAAAAGCCTTGTGATTCTTTGTAGTAATTTTAGTTAGCATTTTTCGGTTTTTAGCATCCGACTCACCAAACAATAACGGCATATCTTTCGCTTGATACACGCAAGGACTGCTATTAGAACGCAGTAGTTTGGTAAATACAGTTTTCTTAAGCGTATTGGATGCTACAGAAAGAGACTCGGCAAATTTCAGACAGTCATTTTCGTTGACAACTTGATCGTCATCTACCGGTTGTCTATAACCCAAATACTTACGTTTATCTGTCAATGGACGAAAGAATGTATATCGGTTGTATTTGGCACTCTCATCCAATCCATCAATCCGGCGTGTGATCGTATGAAGTTTTCCGTCACTTACAATAAACCCGATGTCAATCAATTGCTTCAATGGCGAATCTACCAACTGTAGTCCATCGCGTATATACAACCCTATAGAATCGCGCTGTGTGAAGGAAACAAAATCCACATATTTTTCTGGACGAATGGCAAACGCACCATCGTTTGTTATAACAAATTCACCACTCTTCTTGAATTGCGTTGTCATTACTAAATCCATAGAAAATAATATGTAAATATATAAATGATGGAATCAATACCAGAAGCCGATGAAGATGAAGATAAGATTAACAATACCTGTTGTTTTTGCGCCATAACTGAACTACTAAAAAAAATATTTATATTTACAAAATACACACGACTTACTTCTTAATGTTTACCTTCTTTGCCTTAGCCACTGTAGTAGAACCCGACTGGATATGCTGACGCTTTACCTTATACGCATCGTATTCGCGCTCTAGGATATCAAGCTCATTGATCCACATCTGCGCCAGCGATGTCGCCAACAAGACGTCCAAGTCTTTCTGTGAATTCTCCTTGTCTGCCATAATACTCGCAACATTCTCCTCTGTCACTGAGTCCATAGGCATCTTGATGAGATACTTGAAATCGCCATCAAATGTATCATACTTCCGAGTTCCCATCAATTCACTAACCTGTGTCGCATTCTTCTTACGCAAATCCACGATGCCACTCAATGTTTCCTGGATGTACCGCGCCTTGTTCGTCAACTTCAATAGCCTGCTACGCAATTCCTTCTCTAGGAATGCCTTTCGCTTGGCATACAATCCAATACGCGCATCATAGAACGCTGAAATAATATCCTCAATCTCTGCGTATTTATTCAAACGTCGTTCCGAATTGAATAGATGCATGTTAGTAACACTCACTGTGGTTGACAGTTTGAGTAGCTTATGGACTCCGGTAATGCCATTGTCATCGCGTGATGCCTCCAGTTCAGCCAACTTTCCAGAGGGAAACACAATCGTGAAATCAACTGTGACTTCGGTACACATAGAGACAAAGTCCTTGATTGACGGCGGGATCTTCTTACCATCCTTGCCAGTTCCGCCATCAACCAACGATTCCAAGAACGTCGTATAAGGCATCGTCCAAGTACCCACAGGCAACTCCGTAATACGAATCTTGTCAGCGCCGACAACCTCATATGCACCCTTTACCAGAAACTTGTGCTCGTCCATTGGTGTAATCGTACCCTTGAATCCCTCATAATACGGCACAAACTTCGCGGTACTCGGCGCACCAGTGAGCTTCGCGCGTAAATATGAAATCAGCTGTTTCGGATCATACGACGGAATGCTGCACGAAAATCCAGTTCCGATACCGGAAATCCCATTCACAAGGGCTGTAGGAATAATCGGCACATAGTACTCCGGTTCAACGAGTGTACCATCGTCATCCAAATAGGTCAATACTGCATCATCCGCCTCAGGGAATATCTTGCGGGTAATCGGATTCAACTGTGTGAAGATATACCTCTCGCTCGCCGAATCATCTCCGCCGTTGAGGCGCGTACCAAACTGACCGTTGGGCTCAAGGACATTGATATTGTTGGATCCGACGTAATTCTGCGCCATGTTGACGATTGCCCCATTCAACGACGCCTCACCATGGTGGTATGCGCTATGCTCCGACACATAACCGGAGAATTGAGCGACCTTGATCTCACTCGTCAACTTGCGCTTGAATGCTGAAAACAGAATCTTACGCTGAGACGTCTTGAGTCCATCAATACCATTCGGAATGGAACGCGCGCAGTCGTAGATACTGAAATGCCGCATCTCATTATGGAAGAACTCCGGGAGATCCACATTTTTCCGACCGGTATCCAAGTAAGCGTTCTTGTTGTACGCCTCAAGCCAAGGCTTGCGATCATGTGCCCGTTTCTTATTAAACACCATATCCACAACATCATCACTTGTTGTGCCAGTATGGACGAAGTCCACAATCTTCATGTCCGCAAAGTACCCCTTAAATTCCGCGGATGTTGACGTCCCGAGACCCTTAAAATACTTGATAGTCCACGAAGAGATGGCTGGTCCAACTGAATTGCGCCAAGTCTGGTACTCGCCCTCGTTATAGAACACCATTGTTACCTGGCCTTTCTTCGCGCGCAGAATCGGCGTATTCATGAAAGACAAGAATCCGGGAATCTTGAGGAGTGACGACCATTCGCTATGGAACAAGTTGATACATAGTCCCTTGATATGCGAACCATCCGTATCCTGATCGCACAAAATCATTACCTTACTATAACGCAAGTGTTTGTGGACGTCTTCAATTGACTCATACGTCTTACCGCTCTCCAATCCGAGAACCTTTTTCAAATCGGTGATTTCCTTGTTATCGCCGACCTTTTGGGCCGTCTCGCCGCGGACATTCAACACCTTACCCTTGAGCGGTATGATTCCGATGGTGTTTCGGTGTTCTTGAGAAAGCCCAGATACAACTCCCGACAACGCACTCAATCCCTCGCACAAAATCAGGGTGCATTCGCCGGACTTATTGGTACCCGCGAAATTCGCATCTACAAAGTTAGCAATACCGCGAATCGTCTTCGTCTTGGTTCCATCCGTCTTCTTCGCGATAGACTTATTCTCCTTCGCCTCGGTAAGAGAGCACGCCACATCCATCACGCCCATTTTCGCAATATCCTCAATGAACTTATCGCCGACCGTGCACGAGGACCCGAAATCCTTAGAAACCGTACTCATGTAATCCTTGGTCTGGCTATCAAACGACGGATTCTCAATATCGCATCGCAAGAAGAGAATCAGCTGCTCCTTGATGGAATTCTGGTTTACCGTGATCTTCTTCTTTTTCTCAATGTACGCGCATAGCTTACGTGTGATTTGCCCCACAATATAATCCACATGCTTACCACCCTTCGCCGTACAGATGCCATTCACAAACGACACGGCCATAAACTCATGTGTAGGTGACAGTGCAACCGCATACTCCCAGCGTTCATCATGCGCCTCGTACACACGCAGTCCAGTTCCGCCTTTGACGTCCTTCACTCCAATATACTTATCAATATACTGTTGGAAATTCTTCACTGGAACCGGCTCGCCATTGTATGTTACCTGGACCTTCTTAACGGAGTGATCGCTGACCGCACTGATATCATATGCACGTTTCTTAAACAAAGAGCACATATCAGATGTCAATCCATTCGGCATTCCGAAACGCTTATAGTCAGGTTTAAACACAATCTTTGTGTAGGGTTTCTGTGACTTGAGTTTGGTAATCGTCGGCGGGCAAATTTCGGACAAGTTATTCTTGAATTCTTGGTAATATTTAAGACCACGCACATGGTCTACCGTCTCAATGCTACCAAAGACCGAATATATGAATCCCAGCTTTGCTCCGAACCCGTTCTTACCACCGACAATCTTTTTCTCATCTTTGTTATAATTGGTAGATGTCCTCAAATGGGCGAATACCATCTCTGGGATCCAAATACCATTGTCGGGATGCTTCGCAACATCAATGCCGTTACCGTCGTTTTCCATAGTAATTGTTCCGTCCTCTGAAACCTGGAACTTGATACTCGTGACGAACTTCTTATCAAGAAGCGGAGAATGAATTACGCGGAGAATCTGATCGCGCGCATTGACACCGAATTCATCATAGATCTTGTAGAGACCGGGTACGTACTCAATATTCTTCAGAACGATTCTACCGGCGGCATCATCATACACCCACATATGGGCGTCAACTGGCGCAACGGGTCCGATATACATCTCTCCATTATGGAGAATGTGCTCCAGGTCCGTCTTCATCTGGTACTGAGCGGCGAGGTCTGTCATTATTTTGTAGGGTGGGGTATTTGGATATAATGAGAATTTTTTAAGTTGTTTCAATTTTCTACACTATTGTATATACCATGTTTATGCGATTGAAAAACACAAATGACATAACGAAGTACTGCATTATTGCGACATGTATGAAAGACCAATCGCAAAAGGACTTGAAGCGAATTGATACGTCCACTAATAGTACCAAAATAAGTACTGCTATGAGATACGCCCAATATGTTCGCAGTAAGGGAACCTAGAAGGGGAACCTAGAAGGGGAACCTAGGTTCCCCTTTAACCCCTCCTTTTGAGCTATATTTAGAGACTTCCTAACCTCTCTCACGAGGAACAAATATAGGGAGGGGTTCGGGGAACCGTAGCTTCTCTGAATTATTTTCTCATTGGTAAATATACAATGAAACGCCCAGTTCGCCAGGAAGATGGAACCTACAAGGTTAAGGGAAAGACATACAAGGAGCTTTTCGGTTCTCGCGCCCAAGTCTATAACAAGACTGCGTACAAAACTGCTGGTGGTCTCACGTCGGGAGATCTGATGATGAACAAGCACGGACGCATTGTCTCCGCGCTCAAGCACAAGACGGCTAAGAAGGAGAAGCGTTTAGAGAAGGCGGGATATTTCGCTGAGAAGGGGAAGTTCGGATTCGTTAAGCGTGCTACCCGTAAGTCTCGTAAGTAAATAATTATATTATGCAACTGTATAATATAATGTCTGGCGTATTACCCACTACAATCAGGAATGGAAAATTGTATTTCCTCTTTGGGAAAGAAAACAAATTTGAGAAATCCGCACCCGGGTTCTCCGATTTTGGAGGTGGAGGCGAAAAAGGAGAGACGCAGTTAGATACCGCTATACGCGAAGGCGGCGAAGAACTTACAGGATTCTTAGGAACAGACGATCAATTGCGAAAGATGTTAACCGCAAATGGCACTGTTACAATTGATTTAAAAAACGGTGCATACAGGACACATATCTTCTATATGAAATACGACCCTTATTTAGAGAAATATTACAATAACAACCAAAAGTTCATACAAAGGCGCTTAGACCCGAATGTTATAAAGACATCCAAGATATTTGAGAAGGCGGAAATCAGATGGATATGCATAGATGACTTAGAGAAGATGCGCCCAAAATTCCGTCATTTCTTCGTACCGATTGTGGATCAGATATTATCCAAAAAAGATGCTATAGAAACTCTCATTAAGAGTAAAAACGGAACAAGGAAATCTAGATAAACAATAAATAATATAAAAATGACAGTGTATATTATTTAAATGGCAAAGACAGCAGTTCTCTATGCATTTCATGAGATCAATGATAGGGTGAAGCACTTCGTAAAATTTTGCATATTTGAATCTCCAGATGTAGATTTTTATTTAATTGCAAATAATATGCAATTAAAATTTGAACTTCCGCCGCATATAAAAACGATGAATCGTAGTAACATTGGGTATGATTTTGGTGCGTGGAGTGATTGTTTAGTAAAGGATAATATGTATAAAAATTACGATTACTTTATATTCGCAAACTCGTCTATAGTCGGACCATTCCTACCAATTGATTTTGAAGGTCGTTGGACCGACATCTATATAAACGGATTAAAAGACAATGTGAAATTATTTGGAAGCACTATAAATGCAACTGGCGATTCACAAGGACGTCAGCATTCGCCAACAATAGCGGCGCATATACAGTCTTACATTTTTAGTGCAGATCGCGAGACGGTAGAATATTTAATGGATTGTAAAATATTTGACGCAACCAAACATCTTACTGGATTCAAAGACACGATAGAACAAAAGGAAGTATTAATGTCACGTAAGATAATAGAGAATGGTTGGAATATTGGGTGTTTGATGAAATATTATAATGGAGCAGATTTTACATTCAAAGTCAAGTCCCCGAGTGATTATTCTAGACCATTCATAGGAGACATTATGTGGCCTCATTCACATGGTAAAATATGGAACGAATATGAAATAGTATTCGTAAAGGGCAATCGGATAAATGTATCTATAAAATAGTATTAAGATGATTAATAACATCATCCACCCCATCTGCAATATATTGCGTAGAATATGTAGGTGGCGTAATTTCAGTATTCTTCATTAAATTCTTAAAATAAAAGTCAAATCTCTGTGTAGAGAAGTGTATCTTAATGTTATTGGAGCGACCAGTCTTGAAATCTGATATAAAGTCGCGATTAAAATATATAAAACTTCTGCCCGTATCCAAGTATATAGAATAATCACAACTCACGCATATCTTTGATCTATAATACAGCTCACTAGAATTAGCGTAATTATCCAATGAATTTTTTATGAACTCGCTACAGAAATATACATTCTCAATATTATTTTCACGTATGTATTGAATAATATATGGATCTTCTTCCGGTAGTATAACTATATATTCTTTGCTTCGTAATAATTCCATTACTTTAATATAATCTATACTCGTTTGCAGGGGTGTGCCTTGACCGGACTTTGCCGCGTAGTTATTTAAAAACACAGTTTTTTTGTTAACGGATGACTTAAATGCTTCAAATTCTGTAATTTGCACGTTTTTGGGAAATGTAGGAAATGCGAGCTCGGGTGTAAAATCATAAGCGATTTGTATACCAAGATTATCTTTAATCATATTTAAAATTATCCGATAACAATCCAAATAGCTAACTAGATTACATTCCTGAAGATATTCCTTAAATAGTTCTCGTATTCCTTCGCTGGGGTTCCATACATGGTTCATTGTACCAACCCAAGTGTTTATCAATAGTACATTAAAATCGGCAGAAAAAGCATAATTGTGTCTATTATAATTATCCATATTACCCAGAATTTGGACCAGCTCAGGAGAATCATTCACACTCTTTACGTTTGGTAGATCAGAAAAGATAAAATGACTGTATTTTCCCCATACATAATACTCAAAATCATCTCCATTGTTATTGACAACATTGTTTACAAAGGGTTGCGCGAAAAATATATCACCAACATGCCAAGCATTACAGAATACTATTTTTAACTTTCCCATTATATATGTATATATGTTTATAATGCTTTAAATTTAAATCGCTATAAGTTGATAAATTTCAACAGGTATTTCTCATAACCGATTGGTAAATAAGGATTGCTTTTGGCGGGACAATATTCCAATATAACATCATCAAATAAGTTCGTATGTGTTTGTATCTTGTTTTTTATAACGTCAAGGTTAACAATTGAGTTTGTGTTGAATTCTTGATGAGCGAAATTTTTAAGTTTATTCTCTATGAAGCGCGCGTCTCCAAAATAAGATAAATGCCATCCAGCGTTCGGTATAGAACCGCATCTTACAAATCGTATATCATCCAATTTACATTTAGACTGTTTCAATGGACCGATGGAAACTAACTTGGCATGGTACCACTTTTCTTTAATTCTTGTGTTTAAATTATAATAATACAAATGCATCTCCAATGAGGCAATATCCATGCCATAAGTTATTGAACTGAGAACCCTAGGATCAGGTATTTCATCAAGATCCGATACGATCAATATATCATCATCTCGCAAATCAGTTATTTGTGATAATCCTCTGGTTCCGCAATTTCGTTGAAATTTCTCGTTAATCCACTGTTCCTTGTTTTTATAATTTATATTCGGAAATTTATAAGGAAAGTCGTCTACCACTATATGTATTATTTTACTATTGAACTTCTCAAACATATGACGATTATTATTGAAAAATAACTCCTTCGGATGGCCTGCATGCGTGTGAGTTGCTTCTACAATTATAAAATACTCAACTACATCGTTTAATATATTCAATCGGTAATTCAACAAATCAAGTTCATTGTAGAATATGAAACAATCTATAAATTTCATAATATAGATTGTTTATGTATATTTTTTTATATAGTAAACCATGATTTTGATATAATTCCAGGTTCAACTATGTATGCGGATAAGTTTTGGTATGCGTAATTTTCAAAATACGATTTATGTACGATTAATCCGGATATGCCTTCAGTTGACTTGCGTTTCTTGTATCGCTTGCAATAATATAAATATGCATCATATATTGTGAAATCAGATGACTTATCATGCCAATCTGCACGAATATCTGTAAAAACGGATGCCAGATCCTTCTTTTTATTCCACAACGAACACTTTATTTCTTGTATATATTTATCTCGTTCTACATTCACATTTGGATAAAAATATTGTATTAAATCCAGAATCTGTTCGTCGCTGATGCTATGCGATCCCCATTTATTATATAAGTATCTTATTTCCTCCAGTTCAAGACCTGACTCCGATTCATCCTCAATCATAGTTTCATCCCAAAACTGTATAAACCGCTGAATATCAGGCAAATATTTACTGAAAATGCCTTGGAACATATCAGTTGATTCAATATAATTTTCCCCAAGGAAACGCATGAGTTCGTTTTTAAGAGGTGTTTGAAACAACACCATCGGCAATTTGTTTGCATTCAAAAAATGTTTCCATAGATATTGGAGGTTTTTCCACGTTATAGTACCACCAGACGTCTTATCATGTGCTATATATTTTCCAACAAATCCTCCGACTAAATCGCTTACTGTCCTGACAGACAAATAAGAAACGTACGTTTGCAATGCAGCGTCTTGAGTGTTTGATATATATTCATCAGACGAATCGTATCGCATAGAATAATGTACGGCAACGCAAATGATATCAATTCCGATTTCCTCTATTATATTCCTCCATATGTTCTCATATTTAACAGTTTCATGCATATATACGAGACGACAGTTCGTGTAATCATGTTCGTGATATTTAAGGCGAAAGGATTGCATTAAATTAACGCCTATGTTTATCTGGCAGAAATTATTAAGTTCTCTGATAAATGATTTTGCGTAAGCCGGTAATAGGTGTATCAGGTCTGCCTTCTTCTTTAAAATGTTGTCACCTAATATAGTTAGGAAATACTTCACTTCATTTTTACTTGAAAAAAAAGTAGGATACAATGACATAATTACATGTTGGATTGTACTAGATTCGGGTACAGATGACATTAGTGGGTTCTCTTTGATGCGTTTCATTATAGATACCTTGGTCTTATATTTCCATGACATCAGGTTACGATCGTTTGTAATAGATGTCAAAATATGATGTAGTATACCATCCTCATTATATAACTTATAATGTATTCCGTCATAGTAGAAAAATTTTTCGGTAGAAGATACATAAAAATACTTGTTATTTGTCATGAACGACTTGACAAATGAATCAAATTCTATGTTAAGAGTTTCTGTGCGAACCGCACGCTGTTGACGCTGCACGTCCATTGATTCCATGATATTAGGCAATTGATTGTTTATAAAACTACTTAGTCGCGTCAACATGTAGGGATCGTTGGCATATTTTGTATGTAGTCTATCAACTACTGAATGTAGGTCATGTTCGCTCATTTTCTATATAAAATACATTAACTTTATATAGTTTCATTTGCAGCAGTAAAAAAGTTGTTTTTACCTTACTATGTTTTTATAATTAACTCTCCCCCAGTTTTTTGTTTTGTTTTTTAAACACCCATTCCGTACGCCTGCATCTGCATCTGCACGATCAGGTTCCTCAGCATCGCCACTTCGTTCTCCAACTGTGTCACATAACTCTCATGAACTAGTCCATCCGTCTCATACTCAACATCCTCTGCCGCTGCGGCAAACTGATCCGCGAGATTCGCCGGAGCAGAAGGCGTCTGCAATGCGTACGCGTAGAGATCATCCTCGCGGAGAGGAGCCCCAGGGCACTCTCCGATAGAATCCGCACGACTCAACTCCGGCGTAGTGAAAGGATCGTTACGAACCAGCTTGGGCGGGGTAGTGACAACAGCTGCGCTAGCCTTAGGCTTGGCCTTGTACGTGTTCTCAACCAGAGACCAGTACGGTCCCTTCTTGTTCTGCGTGTAATAAACGATCTTCTTCCCATTCTTCCTGATCTCGTTCATTGTCTCAACTGAGTGGTGCGTGTGGCTCCACTCCGCCATGTGGACGTAAGCCATGTTGAACGGCTTTCCGGTCTTATCGTCAATCCTCTCAACGATGTCAATCTTCTCAACAGTTCCGAGGCACTCCTGCTTCTCAATCACATCCTTGATCTTCTCCTGACCGATCGTGGTGAAGACGTAGGGGATGAAGATGTTCATGTTAGAGCTCATTTTGGTTTTGGTTTTGGTTTTGGTTTTGTGGTTAAGTACTCTTTGTTTCTTGTCAAAAACATTGAATCAATTTTCCACTATTTTGTGTTAGAATGACACAGCGCTGGGTATTATGCTTGGCTTATCCGCCGTCGTCATTCCAATATACCTAGAAATTGCAATGTCGGATTTCAATAACTCTTGCTTGGATATAAATGCCAACCATTGGTATTTTGTCCGGATCAATACTTCATCTGCGGGAATGTAGACTCCGCAGCAGTCAGGTGATAAATCCAAATCCTTCTCTTCCATCAAATCCTCCAATAGGATCTGCTTCCTGTCTTTTGTTTTAATACCGATCCGTTCGCCGCCAATCAGATTCATCTTCTGATTTCGTATAGCAGATAAACACCATTGGCTACTGTCACCCAAGAAAGTGCGCTCATGCGATGAATGCAGGGATATGTTACGGGACTTCAAATATTCTACTAATTCGTAAATAGTAGGATCATCGCGATTGGCGCCCATGAAATAGAGACTAGGAATGAATAAGGTCTTCTGTTTTTGCTCTAACAAATTCGCGGTACGATTGATAGCTTCGCATACGAATGGACGACCACCATATAATCCATCCGCGTAGATGCTCTTCAGATTCTTAGTGCATATGAACGAGTTTGGCACCAACATGCCTCCATACAAATAAATTAACTTCGCCAGCGCCAACTCGCGTATCTGAGATTTAATAGGTTCAGCTAGAGTAGAAACGTCAACATCCCATCCAGGTATCAAATTACTAAATGTCTTATCATCTATGAGACACACGTGGAAATCATCGCCGCAATGGTCTATGATGGATTGAATACTCAAGTGCAAATACGGTTGATTCAAATTATGAGTATTGCGCGAATGTGACTCAATCCAGTTTCTCGCATTAATCTCGTACTTTGTGTGAATCCAGATCTTGGGTTTATTCATGCCATATAACGGCGACTCGTTTAAGAGGTATTTTTTAATCAAATCATACTCATCATTTGTTTTCTCATCAAATGATTGACGGAAGCGATTGCCTACATAACTAGCGAGTAGAATTAAACTAAATGCAAATACAGAATGAACTATATCTTTTGATTTAAACATAATATATAGTAACTTTGTATATTTTTACGGAGTATTATCCATAAAAATGGTATATTCAATAGTATAAATTGATTCAATATATTTAACCCGTGATGTTATTTTTATAGAATTATATTTACAAACCTGTCGTATTATCGTGGCAAATGCCTTATAAGTTATCTCGCGATCCAGATAGAAATGTTTTGACTTGTGATAATATGGTTTCAATTGCTCGCAAAATACGGATTCTAGATGATGGAATAACATCTTCTTGTACGCATTATAATCAATCAGATAACTACCATTTTTCTCTTGTGAAATTTTATCAAAAAAACTACGTAGCAGTTTATTGTCTATTGGTTTACAGAACAACTGATCGTAGCTCATCTTTATATTAGGATGACATTCGCTTTATTTCAGTTTGCTTCAATTTCTCTAGATACAAAATGGCGTCCATGTGTTCCTCCTGGGCGTGCTGAATCCATTCCAAGACTGATAGATCTGTTCTATCTAAATTAGTACCGTACTTTTTCATACCAAAATCAGCTCGCTGTTTGAATTGCGAGATTATAGAAAACACAACGCTATCAGTATTGGCCTTGGTAATTAGAATCTCGTCCATGATTTAATTTATAGAATCATAAAGGCGGAAGTCTTTGTATCAATTCACAAATATATTAGAAATTTCATTTGTAAATAATGCAAGTTCAATAACGTTCTCATGTATCTTATTGAATATGGTTATATACTTACAAATGATAGGTATTATTTTGTATTTCTGCATTTCATCAAGTAAATCAGTGACCTTTATAAAAACGAAGAAATAATTCAAGATGTCAATAACAGAGTATCCATAGTCATGTATATTATACAGCACTTGTATAGATTTTGATATATCACGTTTGCCAAATGATTGTATATATAATTCAAACTGCTGTAATGATATATTAGAACATAATTGTCTACATTTTTCAGTTGATACCTCGTCAGATTTACCCAAATTGTATATGTATATTTTTTCTAAATTGTTTATTACGTTTCGAACCGCGCCGTCTGATATTTTTAAAATATACTCTTTTGTGTCTTCGTTTATATTGATACGTTCGTTTTTGATTATTCGGTCCATTATCACACTTATTTGCGAGTCATTTAATGACTTTATATATAATATATGTACCCGCGATTGGATATTTTCTATTATTTTTTGAGTATTGGAACACGCAAATATAAAATTTACATTACGCTTATATTTGTCTATATAATTGCGAAATACTTGCTGACTTTGTTCGTTTATGCTATCCATATCATCAATAACGATCATCTTTTTTTTACCATGGATAGAACTATGAGAACGACAAAAGGTCTTCATCTCTGAACGGAAGAAATTTATACCTTGTTCTTTCAAGTTATTGATAAACATGATGTTGTTTTCAGGCAATGGAGTATCATTTGGAATGTTATAATATTCTCTTATGATAGCGTATAAAAAACTGGTTTTACCCGAATTTGCATCTCCGACAAATAGTATATTCAGGTCATCCATTGTAAATAAAGCTCGCAGTATAGATAAGAATTCATGAGAAGCCTGAAAATCCTCTATCCGAAAGGGTTTGTATTTGGATATAAATGTCTGTGGTATATTCTTCATTCTGTATTTTATAGTAACATGAAATGTTTATATTGGAAATTCAAATATAAAAATTATACATTACATTGTTTATAAAAGAATGACGCATTACGATCTATTGGGGGTACAAAGGGATGCATCAGAGGAACAGATTAAAAAGGCATATAAGAAACTAGCCTTCCAATTTCATCCGGACCGAAATACTGACCCTGGCGCGAATGCGAAATTCCAAGAATTAAATGAAGCTAACGAGGTTCTATCTGATGCAGCTAAACGACAAGCGTATGACGCTCAGCTGAACGGCGTAAATACAAACACGGTACAATTTCATGATATTAATGAAGTATTCCGATCCTTTTTTGGTAATAATATGCATATGTTTCCGGGAAACCCACACCAATTTTTCCACAATATGAATAAACCCGCGCCAATCGTGAAAACTATCAACCTGACTATGGCCCAATCGTATACAGGTGGCAGTTTTCCAATTGAACTGGAACGATGGAATTTAGTTGATAACACTCGTTATGACGAGAGATTGACCGTTTATGTTGTTATTCCAGCTGGAATTGATGAGAATGAGATTATGACGATTCAAGGTAACGGTAATACGATTAATAATACTATCAAAGGCGACATTAAGATACATATGAAAATATCAAACGACACTGAGTTTAAGCGTCAGGGATTAGATCTTATATATAAGAAGACTATAACATTAAAAGAAGCATTGTGTGGGTTTGAATTTGATATAAATCATATTAATGGCAAGGTTTTATCATTCAAAAATTCTACAGATCCATTCATAATTAAACCCGGTTTCCGAAAGATAATACCTGAGTTTGGAATGAAACGCGAAAATAACACTGGAAACTTGATTATAGAATTTGAAGTTGTTTTTCCAGATAGTTTGACGAAAGATACGATTAATAAATTATCTGAAATTTTGTAAATTATATAATGTTTTTAAAACGCATTGTATAATTCTTAAGAAGAAATCCTCTTGGTGGGGATAGCTAAATCTACAAGGTAGATAGAGTTCTCGGTCATTACGATATATTCCTTTCCGACCTTGAAGATCTTGGCAATCGGACTCGTATACTCCTCCTCACTCTTCACAAGCAATTTCTCGTTATCTTCCTTAACACCAATAAGTGCAGTCTTCTCCAGAGAACTAGTCCAGTAATCCATAAGCAAAGGCTTATCTTCAACAATCGCAAGTTTCGCGGCGTGTAACAGTGTACCTACTTCAGGAAGACGATAACCATTTTCAGTGGTAGTTGCTGCAACAATTGTACTCATTATAGTTTATATTATTTAACTCTACTTTAAATACTTTATAGAGTATATAGTATTTAAATGGACCAGGAAGTATCTGATTATCTAAATACTTACTTGGATATAATCACCGAATATCTGAATGCTATGAAAGAGTCTATATTCATAACTGCGCACCTGAATCGCGAATTTTTAATATACATTGGATTTAGAGCAATAACGCATATATTCCAAATCAATTATGTATATACAAATGATCTGGATACATCGTTTTATAGCTCACAAAAGGCGTACATATTTTACATGGAATATCTAGAACAGATGGAAAAAACTAATATGAGTCATGATTTAAATTACACTGATGCTATACAATTTTTGTATAATAAAACTATTTCTCATTTAACTACGAATAATAATTCAAAGCCTGTTTTAAAATACGCCAAGGTCTCAAAGTTAATTGATATTATACTATGGTCGGGTGGAATGAGGAATATTAAGAAAAAAACAATAATGAATTGCTTTCAGGTTGATTATGATACATTAATGTACTGTTTAGAGATCGCACAACTAAGAAAAATGGATAATGCAGAATATGAAGCATTTTTAATAGAAATATATTTAACATTAAAAAAACACAATTGCAAGGATCATGACATACAAAAAATATATAAAATACGTGATTTAAATGATAGTTTACAAATGAGTACGAAGCAGTGGTGCAAGTGGCTGGTTACTCCCCACTGATCTGTTTGTAATATTCATCAGAAACAACTGCGATCCGCTTTTTGATTTTTAGAGATTTGTCCTTTACTATAGGAACTTCATTTGTAACGCGAATATTTGTATATTCAACTTCAAGTATGTTTTTTATAAAATCAAATATATAAAACAGGATCTTGTCCGAGCAATTTCCAACTATCAATCCGCTACCTGTCCGGAAAATCATAAACGATACTTCGGTGTACTTCTTGTTATCTATCAACTCGCTCATTTTCATATTACGATCACCTGATTGGATTTTACCATTCTGTTTTTCACCATTAAAACCTATTTCATTATTGAAATAGAATTTACATTTTACGCCGGGATAGCTGCACGGGTCATATGCGGCTTCAATACCATATTTATCGCTTCGCAAAATCGTATGTAACTTATCGCGATTTATGAAAAAGCCACAGTTGAAGTTAGAATTAATCAGTACGTTACCATCCTCCTCATTTTCGTTTTCCACGAATGAAACTGGATCAGTTAGGTGAGGCTTCAATATATTTAGTATCATTCCCTTTACTATATCCAGAAGTTCCGTGTTTATGATACCCGGTATCTCCAGTTTACCTGTGTTGAATACTTTCACATGGATCTCCTTGTACTTTCCCTGGTACTTAAATCGCAATATCATAGCGAAACAGTTATAAAATGCGTTCTTGATCTTACCTCGCGAATTTATTATATCTTTTCGTGAAATTCCGATTGTGATTTTTCGCTCATCCTTGAACTTTATGCGTCTGGCACTAGGGTTGTCAATCTGTTTGATTACGTTGTCTATATAATACCCGACGCCAACTAAACGTTTTTGTAGATCTTCGTATTCTTTTGCGTCTTTGGAGACGATCTTCATCTGCTTTTTAATGACTCCTCCCTCTAGTTTCCAGTATTCTACAATCGGGATCTCCCAGAATACCTTATTAATGTCAACTGGCTGGTTTACGAATAGCACCTTTGTTTTTGTGGATATGTATAATTCTGAAAAGTCTAAAGACTTAATGGGGTCTGCTTTTTCTTCAATCTCGCGCGCAACGGTCTCGTTTGCCAAGTAGCTATCCCACTCGTCGTCAAGATCCATATCGGTTTATTAATAATAATTACTGGGTACTTAAAGAAGTATGTTTCTATTTATATCGTTTCAATTTTATAATAAAATGCATGGTAGTAGTATATAATGCTTAGCGTCGCGAAAAAACAATTACCTGGAAGGAACACAATCACGAAAACAGCAAGCAAACCAATTGCAATTCCGATGAAAAGAGATTACGCTCATGATAACAGCCAGATTTCAACATCGTTATCTAATAGCCCACCAAGCGATTTCATGCAACATTTACAAAAACGTATGGATCAATTTGCAACTAGTCCTGTTTTGGTATACAATCTTCTTAGTTGATTGCACCCATACGATAGCGTTATATCGGGTTTCGCGTCAGAACAGTGTAATATCTCACCTATTATATTTAGAAACTCGCTTGAAATACAATGCGGCTTATTTCGTATTATGTAATCAAAATAATTATTCATAATAGTAGATTTATCCATATTTATACATATACTATTATCGTGTATGTATCGTATAATATCGCTGATTAGAATGTTCTCATTGTTTAGCTTTTCGTGCATTTTATCAAGTATCTGTTTATTTATGATTTTACCATCCCAATCTATTGATGATAAATTTTGATTTAATTGAATAAAATTAATCATGCTGCGTATATCAGATTGGTATATAGTCTGTATGGTATCAATTGTATCATCACTCAAATTCATCTCCTCACGAACGGCAATCGTCTTTATAAAACTATAGATATCCTCTTTCGGCAACTGATTAAATCGGATACACGCAAACTCATTCTGTAATGAGGTCTCAATCTTACTTATGTAATTACAAATTAGACAGAATTTTACATTTGGAGAACATGTCTGTAATAAATATTTCAGTGCATGTTGTGCGTTTTTTGTCATATAATCAACTTCATCCAATATAACAAATTTCAATCCATTCTCAAACAGATTTCGCGTTTTTACGAACGAATGAATCTGGTTACGTATTATGTCAATTCCTCTCTCATCGGATGCATTGAGATGTATAACAAGACTTTTATTTATCTTATAGTGCCTAGATTGGAATTCATTAATTAGATTTATGATAGTTGTTGTCTTGCCAGTTCCCGGAGGACCATATAATAATAAATTTGGAAAATATTTGTGATTCAATATATTTTCAAACATCGCGCGATTGAGCGGATCTAGTACAATTTGATCGAATTGCGCCGGTCTGTATTTTTCAACCCAGGGTATCGTAGCATCCATTATATTAATGTATATACACGCTACTCTTTTATAGTTTTATGCGAAAATACTTTTTAAAACTATATAAAATTGTATATACTATCCAGTCATACAAGAATGTCTGACATTACTGAAAAGAAAAAACGAGGACGTCGCAAGAAGGAGGAAATAAAAGTAGAAGAAGTAACAACTGAGATTAAGAAAAGAGGACGAAAACCCAAAGGCGGAAAACTTACAACAAAACAAACCGAACCAGAACCTAATACAAATACAATTGTAAACGTAATTTTACACTTGAAATGTTCGTTGAATGATCTAGTTGAAATTAATACAAAGGCTATCGGGGCTGAGCTTACGTATAATCCAGAAATGCCGCCTGAAATACAAACGTATAATAGAGACGAAATTCGTGGCGCGTTTAGTGAATACGAATTTAATAAACAGAAGCAAGAAGTAGCTGACGTTGCATACTGTGAGCGTAATTTAATATGCAATGTATGTAACAAAAAGGATGAAGTATCATCAGACGACCATGACGTAAACATAAAAGACGTAAATGCAAAACTGAAACAATTGAAGATAAATCTCTACAAGAATACTTTGCAAGATAAGAAATCATCGTGTTTCTGGTGTACGTATGATTTTGATAACCCACCTTGCTACATACCTAAACACGAAATTGATGATAAAATATTCGGATACGGTTCATTTTGTAGACCCGAATGTGCGGTTGCGTATCTAATGAAAGAGAGTATGGATGATTCTACAAAATTTGAGAGGTATCATTTATTGAATCAGATATATAGCAAGGTTTACAATTATAAGAAAAACATTAAACCTGCTCCGGATCCACATTATCTTCTTGAGAAGTATTTTGGTACTTTGACGATACAAGAATACCGAAAGCTTTTGAAGACCGAACATCTACTATTGGTTGTAGACAAACCAATGACGCGCGTTCTTCCGGAGTTATTTGAAGACAATGATAATTTCATACTGAATATTTATGGGGATTCTAATGTGTCTCAAAGTAATTCTACCAGTATGTATAAGGTAAAGCGACAGAGTGAGAAGCAGCCTGGACCTAGCAAATCTAGCATTATGCGCGATAAGTTCGGATTGTCATAAATCATATAGAAATTATATTATTATAATTGTATAATAATATGATTACATGCGAATTAATGGGTGGTCTAGGAAACCAATTGTTTCAGATTTTTACGGTTATGTCTTATGCAATACAACACAATACTCCATTTAAATTTAAGTATTCAGAAAAACTTAATATCGGAACACAACGTCCTACATATTGGAATAATTTATTGCGTTCTATAAAATTATACACTGACGCCGAATACGATATTTATAAAACAAAATATTTTTATAATGAACCGTCATTTAGGTTCTCTGAAATACCAGAAGTAAGTGACTGTTGTTTGCGTGGTTATTTCCAAAGTTACAAATATTTTGAATCTAATAAGGATACAATCATTCGCCTTTGCGAAATAGACCGACAGCGTAAGCCGAGTCAAAAGGCAATTAGTATGCATTTCCGAATTGGAGATTACAAAAATATGCAAGAATGTCACCCAGTATTAGGCGTAGATTATTATGAAAATGCCATGCGATATATAGAGGGCAAGGTAGATAATGATTATACCGTTCTGGTATTCTGCGAAGGCGATGACATAAATACCGTGCAGAAAATGATAGATAGTATAAACATCAAATATCCAGTTAGATTTATAGATGATTCTATACCAGATTGGGAACAGATGCTTATTATGAGTTCTTGCGAGATAAATATTATTGCAAATAGCACATTTAGTTGGTGGGGCGCATACTTGAATAATTCTCCTGATCGCATTGTATTGTATCCAAACATTTGGTTCGGACCCAAGATAACACATGATATTTCCGACCTTTTTCCAATTGATTGGAGAAAAATTGATTCTTGAAAATACATTTTGTGTTAAAGTAACTTTACCTCTCAACATGTCAACACAATCCGCCAAGGAGAACTTTCACTACATTCAGAAGCTGCCCTTTGTGAAGGAACTCTTGAAGAAAAACAAGAAGTTGAAGCGCAAGAACAAGGAGTTGAAGCGCCTTGTAAGATTGATCTCCAATAATCTGCCGTTATTTGATGGAAATGCGAACTATGCTCGCAGGTGCAAGAGGACTAGTATTTACTCAGATGATGACGACGATGATATTGAAATTGTAGCAACGCCGACCGCCTCAGTTGAAGTGATTGATGTGGATGAGAATCTACCGGTAAAAATCAAGAAGGAGAGGGAGAGTGACAACATCAAGCTCATTATAGACGAGGAGATTGTAGTAGATGAAAAGGTCCAAATGGAAGAGGCTGAGGAGGAAGAGGCTGAGGAGGAAGAGGAAGCTGAGGAAGAGGAAGCTGAGGCTGAGGAAGAGGCTAAGGAAGCTGAGGAGGAGGAGGCTGAGGAGGAAGAGGCTGAGGAGGAAGAGGCTGAGGAAGAGGAGGCTGAGGAAGAGGAAGCTGAGGAGGAAGAGGCCGAGGAGGAAGCTGAGGAGGAAGAGGCGGAGGAAGAGGCTGAGGAGGCTGAGGCCGAGGAGGAAGCTGAGGAGGAAGAGGAGGCTGAGGAGGAAGAGGCTGAGGAGGAAGAGGCCGAGGAGGAAGAGGCTGAGGAGGAAGAGGAAGCTGAGGAGGAAGAGGGCGGCGACGAGGAAGTATATGAAGTTATCATCAAGGGAAAGACATACTACACATCAAATGAAAAGTCTGGTGTCATTTACGGCGTTGATGAAAACGGAGATGTTAGTCTAGAAGTTGGTTTCTACAAGGACGGAAAGCCGGTATTTAAATAAATAAACACAGTTAATTAAGCATGTATATAATTTTTTTTTGTTTGTTTGTTATCTGGTGAAACGCGCACGCGTCTTGTTGCTGCTCCGCCTTTAACTGGAGCCTTGCGAACTTCGGGTTTCTTATCTGTAGCACCGGGTTTTGTTTTTTCGGTAGGCAATAATTTTATAAGCGGGTCATGTTGTAACGTATAATTATTGTTATTTACCAATTGATTGAACTTTAATAATAATAACTCGTCTCTGAACGTGCACAAATCTAGGTAATCCTTATTCTCATCTGTAATTTTACCCTCTGTCAGATCTATATACATGTATATTTCATACTTTGGTTTTGTAACATTATTATTGTCGTATATTATGCCAAATTTATCTTCCACTTCATTAATCGTAAACTTGCCTGGTTTCTGTAATTTTCCGATTAACTTCATTATATTATCGTAATTAAAATCTGGATATGTCTTTTGATTTATATTCCTTATTTTTTTAATCATCTGAACGTCTTTGCTGAATGCGCCAGATAACGACTTGAAATTCTCATTATTATATTTATCATTTCCCATAATAATTTTGTCATTTTCTATGTATTTTTTATTGTTCTCCAATGTGATTCGCTTTTCATTATTGTCATTTAGATCCTTGATTGTATTTTTTACGCCAGTTGATAATGGCACTAAATTACTGCTTAATACTAGATTCGCTGTTCGGTTCATTTCAATTGTAAACTCCTTTGACTGTTTATAATTATAGTTTCTATCATCAAACGATTTCATTATGTTACCAATTCGTTCTTGCATATCTTTATAATCTGATTTGGTTATGCTAGAATAACTGCTTTTACTACCATCTGGTTCACTAGCATCCTTTGATTTTCCTTCCATATCACTATATGTAATTTTCAAACTGTTTTTTATATTTTTTATAGCATCTTTTTCCCATGCGCTTTGTAATATAATTAAATGTGTATATAAAATTTCCATTGCACTGCGAACTGTTATAAGCGACTGTGTTTTATTTATCCAATTTGATGGATTCATTAAATACTTACCTATCTTCGTAATATCATCTGTAAAATTATTTATAATGTCGCGATCATCTCTTATATTCTTTATTATATTATCTCTCTGATTTTCGTTATCTGTTCTAGTTACCAATATATTACGCAATTCACCAGTTTTCCAAGCCATAAATTCTTTGAAATCCTTCAACAGCTGTTTTGATAAATAATGATTGTATATGTCATTAATCCATATTACCTTTGATATTGTATAGTCTTTTGAATCTATTTTTAAATACGAGTATTTATTAACATTATATGTTTTTGTGATATAATCATTGTTTAATGTTGACTTGACGTTGCCTACAATCGGATAAGTGTCAAATAACATTTGTATCATTATTTCTACATTGTGCGTTATATATTCAAGTGTTCTATTTGTTATTTTATCCTCATTCTCACGTTCTATTGCGCGTTTCATTGCATCATATTTATCTTTTCTCTGTTCGTAAATTTGTCTTTTCGAAGCTTCTGTCTTATTTTCTGTATTGCTACTTTCCTTATCCGCATCTTCATAATCAGATTCCTTAAATTCCGGTATTAAAGTTGGTTTATGTTCGCTTCGTTCCACATTAGATGCACCCATAATATTGGTGTATTTTGCAAAAATATCTTTAATGAAAAAGAAGTCTAATATGTCATTGCGACTTTTATTAATTAAAAATCCAGGCTTCAGTTTTACAGAACTTGTTATGTAAGGGTATTCATTGTACTTTGAAGCATTCGGCGAAGTGCTTTCAATGATCTTTGATGTTAATGATATTTCCTTTTGATCTGGCATGTTAGTAGAAACTAGAATATTAATCATGTCAATCACGATAGGATCATTTTTATTCTTATCATTAGTCTCTGTTTTTTTTGACATTCCTATAACATATAATATCATTTTTTTTATATGTTATTTCGCATTCGCATCTATACCTTGGTCTTTCGCTCGCTTTAAAATTTCATTTGCCTTATTTACATCTTCCACTGTGACTTTATTATCTAAGTCTAAGTGATATTGGGTAAATGCCTCAGGGAGACAACAGAATGGACTGTCTTCATTACATAAGTAATCCACAACTATTATGAAACAAACTGTGACTAACAATGCTACATATATATCACGAGTTCCCATCCAAGCAATTGCAAAAACCAATATCTGTTTGCTAAACGTGTGTTTCAAATATAATTCAACATTTTTACTAAGCTTCAGGTTTACAAATCTAGATGCAATATTCAGTATGATAATCATTAATCCAGCAAAAATCTTACTATTATTAATCGTTTGTACGTGATTATTTACTATTTTAAATAATGTGTTTTGAAACTTCATCTGTCTTCTATAACATACTATCGGAAGAAAAATCTCAAGTGCGTGAACTTTTAGGGCGCGTTAATTCATCTTCCATATTAAGTTTTTGTGAGAGTAAAGAGAACGCACAAGTGGTGTCACATGGATTACATGCGGAGCCATCAAATTTCAGTTCAGGGAATACATGTTCGGCCATTTCATTATTAACCGGTATGCCTTTGTTTACCAAGACGCCTTTAGAGCAATTCGTTTGCCTAAACGTTTTCTGTCTTTCTGTGAGTTCCGTATTTAGTCTGTCGTACACATGTTGTTCGTAGGGAGTGAATGTCATATCCCACAAGAACCCCTCCGATATATTTAGCATATGTTGGAAATTATCCATTTGATAATAATAAATTGTCATAACGCAGACAAACAATCCAAACAGTATGTCAATCTTTGTGTAATATACGATCATAGCCACAGCAAAGAGCCGACCTAGACTTGTATGACTGAGTGGTATCATCCGGTCAGGATAAAATGCAAAAAGGGTTATTAATATTATTAATGCGAAATCAGCGATCATTATACATTATTGTCCGAAATAATTATTCTAATAATATAATAGAATATGACGTCGTTAAATATGTCAAATTGGATACCTGATGGACCAATAAAGAAAAGAGAACCAACTATTCGCCGTTCTGGTGCTAAAGTACCGTCTGAGGATTCTGATATGCCCGAATCTATTGCTGAAACAGAAGAAAATAATAAGGTTATGTCGTCTAAAGTCGCTCAACTATTAAGCAAGTTGTCAACTGATAATGACGGTAATAAACTAGCGGACTATGAACCAAATTACCGCCCAGAGATGACGGTAACAAAAACTGATCCGATTGATATGAATCCTAGTTCTCCTCCAACAAAAGAACCAATGACATCAAAATATTCAGCAAATGACATTAATTTAGCAAATCTTAGTAATTACAACCAGACGTATAGTTCTCCTACAGTATTTCAAAAAACGCAACCATATTATGCTAAAATGGGTGTATCCAGCAGCGGTGATGATAAACTTATGGAAAAGATAAACTACATGATTCACCTACTGGAACAACAGCAGATGGAAAAGACAGCCAATGTGACAGAGGAGTTTATTCTCTATATGTTACTCGGAGTTTTCGTTATATTCACTGTAGATTCGTTCACACGTGCTGGCAAATATGTTAGGTAAAAAAATGTAAAACTATATTAGATGGATAACATAGTTTTAGCGTTGCTTGTAATTTTACTCGCTTTGATAATTACATACTCTATTGTTGTTGGTTATTTTGAAGGAACTACTTCACTTAACTATAATAGTGATATGAATCAATCTAGTGGTCCGATTAACGTTTCTAAATCTGATGCATTCTCATATGGTATGTGGATCAATGCGAATAAACTAGGTTCCTATAAAAATTCGGAGGGAATTTATGTTCCTACCAATACAACGGATGTGATTATTGATAGACCAGGTGAATTAAAACTATATGTGGATAATGGTGTTCTAAAAATGACACGAGGAAGAAATACGTATGAAATTATGAGTAATTTTCCTTCGCAAAAATGGATACATATTACAATAACATTGGAAAATTCTACGAAACGCCGATCATTTTTAAATGCTTACATAGACGGTAAATTGATAAAATCTTACCAAACGCTGTATTCCACTGGTCCTAATAACACATTAACTATCGGACGATTTGATGCAAAGCTATTCGGATTAAAACGTTGGAAATATCCATTGAACACGAAAATGGTTTTAAATGAATACGAGGCAACAAATATAACGAAAATGTTGGGAAATTATAACCTGGACGTATCGGTTCTCAAAGATGAAAAATTATCAAAACGATTCACTGTATTCTAACATATTTTATTAGGAATAAAATATTAAATATGTATATATGAAGAATATCAGTTTGGGTGGAGCATCGCCGCCAACATCGCCGCGAGGATCGGATTCTGAGTCAGATTCAGAAGAAAAAAGGCGAAATGCCAAGGACAAAGCTGAAATGGATGTCAGATTACAACTATTTAAAGCAGAGATGGCCAAGGAGAAAGCAGCAGCAGCAGCTGAAAAAAAAGCGACAGCCGAGAAAGCGGCGCGAGATCAGAAATCACAGCGCGAAAAAGACCATAAAAAAAACCATAAAAAAAAACACCTACCGTTCGCTTTAAAGACCCATCGTCTGGAGATGAGTCACTGGGCAAATCCAGAAAAAAAAGCTCTTCGCATGGCGGCAAGAGGAAAAAGACACAAAAGAAAAAGCACTTTCCCAAACGTCGTACTTCCAAGAGACGTTAATCCTTATTTTTGTTATAATAACATTTTTAACAAAAATACACTACAACATGCGTTCAAATACATAAATGTACTGATACTCATCTGTTAATAGGTTTATCATCGCATGCGCTATAAACCCATTTTTCTGGGCCATTTTGATTATGTCGTTTTTATCCTCCATATAAAGAGTCAATTCATTCTGTCGCACATGGCGTGTTACATTGTCCGTAAATGATTCTTTGAGTAAGACACGCTCGTCTGACTTGAATTCGTGTGAAGTTGTATATACAAAGTCTTCAAAATCTATTTTCGCATCTGTTTTCCGAGAATTCCCATAAACCGTCGCATTTTTAAGGCTTACGTTCTCAGACATCGGCGCAAGCGGATTGTATTTATCTTTATCAACCAGATGTAATATTAAAAATCCGTTCGGTATCAACCAGTGATAACAGTTTCGGAAGAATTGCTGTTTGTCTTTAATATGATAAATTGTGTAATTCATACAAGTAATGTGAGTAAATAATAAGCGGTCATATAATAGCGGATCCATTGCATCGCCACACTTCGTCTGGATTTCTGGGAATTTCTTCTGTGAATATTCCACCATATCTTTGGAAATATCAACGCCGTGAGCGCGATAACCACGTTCTGTAAAATTATTCACCAAATGACCTGTCCCGGATCCGATATCCAAAAATACACTATCTGTAATAGACGGACGCGTCAACTCAATAATCTTACTGCATTCATAATCTGAACGTTCTTTCACCTTAGCTAAATCGTTGTATACAACCGTATAAAATGTATCATAAATATCATTTCCATTCTTCAATACAAATGGCGCTTTCTGGGAGAACCCCTCATGGTACATATTGCCATCGTTACGTCTCGCCAGTTGTATAAGTAGAACCGTTATTAATAATACAACCATAGTTATAAAAAAACCATTTTGTAACAGATCCAGCATATAGTATATAATATATAATACTATATGAAATTTTATATTGAACCACGCAATTGGGTTCTCGTATGATTGTTAAATACATTGTTGCCGATCTGTGTAGAAACCAGATTCGGATGAATGGAAGCATCAAATGTAGGTCTCGCAAACAACAGCGCGCGTTCTTGGGGTGGCTGATCGGTAGGCTTACCTACCGTAACTTTATACATATCGCTTTCTAAAGAAGGGCGAAATTTAGACCCCGAATCATACACTCCAACACGTTCCTTCCTCCCATACAAATCAGTTTCTGTTTCCACGTTCTGTCCTACAGGATCCGCCTTGTCGTCTAAATATATCTTTGCCCTACGGTCCAAAATAGGAAAGAGAGAATACTTTGTGGATACCGACCGAGGATCAAAAACGGCTTTGGTCGGCTTGTTGTCAAAAGCTCTACCTAAAATTCTATCATTTAATTCGTCTACACGGTCATGCTGGCCTCTTAATAGCCCGGTAGGAAGTCCATATATCGGTTTTGATTCCATAATGCTATATATTATTCTACTATATTAAATTTAACAGACATAAAGGTAATTCGTTGAATATAATAGAACATGACCGAAACAAACTATGACGAACATTTCAATCTATTTGCGTACACTCTGTCTGATTTCCAGAAACAGTCTATTCAAGCAATTGTTGACGGCAATCATTCGCTTGTAACCGCTCATACTGGTTCTGGTAAGAGTCTACCTGCAGAATTTGCCATCCAGTTTTTCACCAAGCAAGGGAAGAAAGTTATTTATACATCACCAATTAAGGCGCTCAGCAATCAAAAATACTATGATTTCGTGCAGAAATACCCAAATATATCATTTGGGATTATGACAGGCGATATTAAAATCAACCCAGAGGCACAAGTTGTCATTATGACGACTGAGATCCTGATGAATTTATTATTTGTTGGGCCGATTCCAGATCTAGCGTGCGTAGTTTTTGACGAAATACATTACATAAATGATGCGGAACGTGGTAAGGTATGGGAGCAGTCTATATTGATGTTGCCGAAGGACGTTCAAATGGTTATGTTATCTGGTACCATTGATTCGCCGGAGAAGTTTGCGGAGTGGTGTCAACGTGGCGACACCACCCGGAAGGTCGTATTGTCGTCTACCCATTCGCGTATTGTGCCACTAGTCCATTATGGATACTTATGTACTACCGAGAGTGCCATCAAACGGCACAAAGACAAGGCCATTCAGAAAAAGATACAAGATTCAACTGGTAAACTCATCCAATTGAAATCGGAAAATGGCGCATTTAATGAATCTGGATACAAGGAAATCAAAGCAACCAAGGAATTAATGTCAGACGACCATCAGAAGCGACAACACATCATGAATAGTTTGATGTTGCAGTTGAGAGACAAGGATATGTTGCCAGCAATCGCCTTTGTTTTTTCAAGGAAACAAGCCGAAGTAATGGCCGGAGAGATTACAGTACCGCTGTTGGAGTTTGATAGTAAGGTCGCATATACTGTCCGTAAGGAGTGCGAGCAAATCGTGAGAAAGCTACCGAATTATGCGGAATACCTCGCGTTGCCTGAATATAATCGCTTAGTATCTCTATTAGAGAAGGGAATCGGGGTTCACCATTCGGGTATGATACCTGTGTTGCGTGAGATTGTGGAATTCATGATCCTAAAGAAATACATCAAGTTGCTCTTTGCCACAGAATCATTCGCGATCGGGTTGAATTGCCCGATCCGTAGCGCAATATTCACTAGTCTCACAAAATTTGATGGTTTGCGAATGAGGTACCTATTGCCGCATGAATATAATCAAGCTGCATCGCGATGCGGAAGACGCGGACTGGATACAATCGGACATGTCATCCACTGTAATAACCTATTTGATATGCCAACGTCTAATGAATATAAGGAAATCTTATGCGGAAAGCCACAAACGCTGGTTTCCAAGTTCCGCATCTCATTTCCGGTCATTTTGAATCTAATGCGTAACAACCGATGCACTATGTCCGACTTTGTGGATTTTGTAGATAAGAGTATGTGTAAAGGCGAAATTGCGAAGACAATAGTTAGTGAACGAGAATATCTTGAAAAAACAAAGATGGATATAGAAGTTGCAGATCGTGCATTAAAAGATATTCCAATTGATGTATGTAATCGCTATCTTTATCTGAAAAATTATATACCGACTGTTTCCAATAAGAAACGTAGGGATGCAGAACGTGAAGTTTATGAAATTCTATCAAAGAATAATAACTGTATGTTAGAATCAGAACAAGTAAAGAAACGCAATCTTCTCGTATGTGAACTGGAAAACGGTGAATCATATATAGAACACTTGGAAACATATATCCCGCGAAATGTAAAGACAATTTGCGATATATTGGTGGAACGAAAACACGTTGAATTGAATGAGAACGTTTATCGCTTTACAAACCTCGGTCAGATCGCCGCGGGAATTGCAGAGATGCACCCATTAGTTGCATCAGATTGTTTCCAGTCGTGGTCGGAACTCACGCCGAAACAACTGGTCGGATTGTTATCTTGTTTTACCGACGTAAAGATAGATCAAGACCAAAAGGCATCTGTGCCGATCACCAATGATGCTACGCTGAAGCGTTATATTAACGAGGTAGTTAACGCATTTCATTTGTATGAGGATATAGAATGCGCTAGGAAGACGGATCCAGCGTATGATTACAGTAATCCGGTGATTTATGATATGACAGACCTTATGATGGAATGGTGCGACTTTACCGATGACGTTCAGTGTAAGGTATTTATCCAAGATAAACTATTGTGCTCGGTTGGCGATTTTACGAAAGCTATCTTGAAGATCAGCGCCATAGTTAAGGAATTTATCGCCGTTTGCGAGCAAATGGGTATGGTTGATTTCCAGTATAAGTTGAGCCAGATTGATGGTATGATACTGAAATACGTGGCGACATCTCAGAGTCTCTATCTATAATAAGAGGAACCAAGGTTCTTGAAAACGCAGTTTTCATCTGCGCCTTTGGCGCTATCCCTTAAACCCCTCCTATTTATTTTTATTTGCTAATTAGTAAATAAAAATATATTTAACGCATATCCTTATCCGAACCAGACCCAGATTCGGTTCCATCTAAGTAATACTCTGGCACTACGCCCGCATAGATATCCAATACCTCTTTAATGACCTCTTCACGTTCAATATCATCCTTATTGAATTCAATGCTAGAAATGGACGACGACCTGCATCCCTTAAATTTATCCAAGAAATCGGCGAGACCATTTATCTCATCATGTCGATCGTGCTGGTCCAAATCTCCAGTAATTACCATACGCGAATTTTCTCCCAGGCGTGTAAGCAACATCTTGAATTGATTCACATTGGTATTCTGGCATTCATCAGCAACAATCCATGTATTCTTGAATGTTCTTCCTCTCATGTATGCCATCGGCGCGATCTCAATTATCTTCTCGGCTAACATGTTGGTTACTTCCGCCGGAGAAATGAATTTGTATAGAATATCATAGATCGGACGCACCCATGGCGCCATCTTATCCTCTAGTGTACCAGGCAGATATCCTAGATCTTCGTCGGCACTCACAGCAGGTCTTGTAAATATCAACTTCTCGTAATTACCCAGAAGAAATTCGCGGATTCCATATTCCGTACCGATCAGCGTCTTTCCCGTGCCGGCGGGTCCAGTGGCGATGATAATCTTATTGTGCGTTTTTTTCAGCGCGCTCATATAGCGCGCCTGTGACTCGTTCTTCGGTTTCGCGAATTTTGAATCAACTTTAATCCGCTCCTTCTGAGACATATATTGATAATTTTCCAAAATAGTTTTGGGTTGTATTTCTTCTGTCTCCAGATGACGAGCGAGTTCTTCGCCAATTATACGATTATGATAACGCCGACTAGACCCCCGTTTTGTTTGCATAGTCATTCTATATTATACTAAAATAGTATAAATCCTGGGAATATACACATTAATACAATAATAATAATTTTTTATTATTGTATACCAGTTATGCTAATCTAACTTTTCAACGGCAGTATCAAAATAACTAGGTTGCTGTGATGGCATTGGTCGGACACCTATAATTTCAAGAAACGTGTTTAAGGTGCTGGATTCTCGGGCAATGTTCTTATGAATCATATACCTGCCGTAAAAAAAACCCGTATAATGCGGCACTATAAAATATATCTCAAAAAATCGGCACACCGCAAATAGCTTTAACATGTCATCTGATGCTTTAAATAGGAAGAACGTAATGACTGACGATGTTCCTTGGATAATAAACCCGTATTTCGCTACACTCTTGCTGTTATGGAATAAAGTGCCGGTTGCAAAGTGTAGTCCAGATGCTAGAGCAGGTGCCAGGCTAATCCAAACGTATAGATTATGACACCATTGACCCCAACAACTATATCCAACAATGACATTGATTAGGTTACACATAACGAATAGCAGTGATGATGCGCGAAATTTAATGTCACTACTACTAAAGAAAATTGCGCCTACTAGGACCGACTGTCCCAGATGGATGATTTGATCTTGCCAAACATCCACACTCTTGTCTACGCCGATATGTTCGTTTAGAAATGGATACGTGACGTGGGCGAGACCGTGGCCGATCGCAAGTAGATTGGAAACCACATATGAAGTTGGGTATTTATCACGAATCAATACGATACTACACATTGTAACAGGAGCATAAATCAAAAGAGACGACACTAGCGAATCCTTTCCTAAAAAATATACAATTGACATAACTGTTCCTACCATTATATTACTACCTAGCAGAAGCATACACGCGTGTAGCATATTTGCATCCATCATATTAGATGTTGATATGATGGAATCTATAAGTGCTTTTCGTTTAATATTTACGCCGATATGATCTTTGTATAATAGATCCACAGTCCGATTCCCGTAAAACATTTCGCTGACAAGTCTAATAAGTTCATCATTATATTCTTGTATTCCTCATCAAACAAATATGCAACGCCGTACATACTCCAAATAACGAAATACAGACCAAATAATACTCGGTTTGAAATATTAGTAGCAGGTTTTACGTATTTGTCGTATATAATATAGAACATTCCAAAGAATGCACCGAATCCAAGGAGTTCTGCCATGAATTTGCTAATCTTTTTCATCTCACCCAAGTATCCAAAATATAACATTACATAGTTGAGAATGATAACACTACTTATTACTGGAAGGGTAATTGTCTTCTTTACGTTTGTGCTGAGAACAAGACACAGAGCAATCAACATAAATGGCGTTGTAATGGACCAATCCAGGTATCTTATCTGCGACGTTTCGCTCCAGTCCATATTCGTCATCTTCTCTTCAGACTTGGCGATCTTTTCAACAAACAAGGAGTAGAAGTATCCTGCAACAAGTGATATACATGTTTCTAAATTTAGAATGTGGCGAACACTCGGATTTGTGGTTCTCATCGCCTCAATGAATGTAATTGTGGCGGTTGTTAGAAGTAAGATGTATGTAATCATAAACGAAAACTTCACCTGGTTATCTAGTTTTTTATATTCAGGTTCGTTTGGTTTGTCCTTTTTAATAATTGAGATTGCGCTCATTGTATACATTATGCAACGAGAAAAATTGAATTGTAAATAATTTATATTTACAAGTAATATCATAGACCGTTAAAAGTATAAAATGAGTGATAGTGATAGCGACAGTGTTGTGATGTATGGAAGCGACCGTGATCGCGACTTGTACGATGAGGATGGTGAGTTCATGGATGCCGACAAGACCGATGGTTCGTACTACATCGGATTGGCGGGATATGTCGCAGGACAAGCTGAGCCAATTCTAATGAGTTCCATCAGCCCGAATGCATTTCTAATGAACGGACGTTCAGATGTATTGGAATATCTGGCCGAGTATAGCACTACTCGCGTACGTAATCCGCAATTGGATATTCTCAAGCTATGTGTTGATGACAGGCAGACATACAACGTTTGTATCAAGACACACTGGTTGCGCTTGGTTCAGAGGAAGTGGAAGAATATTTACGCGCAACGCATCAATCACCGAAAGAAGCCCTCGTCATTGAGGTATCGTAATATGCACGGAAAGTGGCCGTCGGATAGGTAAAAAAAGGTTTGGGGTCCATATTTATATTTTTTTGTTTTATTTCCCTAAGTTATCAAATGCCATACCTGGCGATCAACACGCCCACTGGCCGCTTGCCGCGCAGTTGTACGTCCTCAATAACTATGTATTCGGTACTGGCGCTATTCGGGTCGTAATAAGGGTTGATATAGTGGGATGCGTTTTCGTCGTCGGGATCAATCACCGGTTTGATGTCATTATAGTAACTGCGTGCGTCGTTGAAATTCGTAAAGAGTTTGGTTGTGGGTGGATAGATATCGTTTGGCGTGCTGTTGCACCCGTAATCGGTAACGATGAAAATGAACATAATTTATGATTGGCTTTTGAATGATGATTTTTAACTAAAATTAAAAAATCATATCAATTTTTACACATTTCAACACAATTTTGAAGGCGCATTCAAGAACTAGGTTCCCCTTCTAGGTCCCCTTATTTCGTTAGCGTCATCAGATACAGGAATTGATTTATGTCTCCGAGTATTTCATCACGAACATTCAACAGGTCAGTGTCGCGATCTTTATCAAGTGTTTTATTGAGACCTATGAGGAACTCGCGATATTCATATACACGGGCCTTGAAATTGGATTTGGGTTCGTTAACTATTTTTTTACTAAACCTAGGTATTCTGCCTTCATCCTTTCCCATCATAATTTCAACGAATTTGTCTATGTGTTGATTCAATAACGAATACAACTCGTCGCTGGCATGGTGTTTGGCATAAGAGTACGTATTCCAATGGTAGAGTTTAACAGTATTGAGTATACCCAAGAATGTCTCTACAATTGTTGCCCTAAACGACGATTTGGTGTTTGGTGTCCGGTTTTTAATCGTACGACGTTTGCTTTGTGTCATATATACTACCAAAAGAAGAAAATTGATTTGCGATTGATGGAAACATTATCATGTTAAAGTAAAATGACCTTAACAAGATATCTATACAACAAGGAGCATGTGGAATATTCGTTCTTCTTGTCGCTGTTGAAACGCGACCGGGAGCAAGCGAAGTTCTGGATTTATGAGCTGTATCATTCCGGATTCAAACAGGAGTGTTTCGCGCTCGTTTGGAAACTATACTACCAACTTTACGCGGGATTCTTCGTTAACTTGGAAGAGCTGTTGAAACGTCAGACGCTAGAGTGGATGGAGGACAACTCACGCGATTGGACTATAGGTACCATCGTGGAGAACATGGCGCGCCGAGAACCATGCATTGAATTTCGCCGCGTTTTTACAAAGGATCGTAGCGCCCCGCCTGGATTGGACGCGTACGTGACAAAAATACTAGACGACGAGACAACGGATCCAGAGCAGGTGTTTTCAAAGTTCGTAAAAAAATATGGTTGTTTTGAAGTGAAAGGTAATAAAGTACACGATTCATTCTTGGATACACTCGCCAAGATCCCGATGTTACCTCTACGCGAGGCATGCGCGGCTAGGCTTTTTACGGGGGTGTTTTTACTAGATTCGGGTAATGGGTTTGATAGGAAGGTCTATGTAATTCTAGGCAAGGATGATGTCGCACAATATAAAAACAAGCCCTTCGTTCAGGGTAAGAGTTGGAAGATCTTGCGCCGCGAACGTAAATATACAGCGGAGATACCGCCTGATAGCGCGGAAACGTCATTTGATGAGACGTGGCTGTCGCGCGCGTACGGGTGTCCCGTTTGGCGTCAGAGGATTGAAAAATATGGAGGCCAGTTAGTAGATGGTGAAATCCAGTTCAGTAGTGAAGATCAAGAGGAACAGTTCCATATGTGGTATAATATGGAACCGGACGAACAACCCGCAGGTTCAATGTCATGTAATCGTACCTTTAAGTCTTGGAGTGATATCAGTTCAAAATACGCATGCGAACCGTTTAACGAATGGGCGTCAACTTATACGTTATCATTGTAGTAAGCCCAAATAAAATGCCACCCCATAATGTATCTATCATCATTGTTTGTAATTTCCATTTTTTCAATAAAGCATATGTAGTGGTCTCATAAACGCCGTAAATTACAAATCCAAGGAGCATCGCATCTATTACTGGCCTACGGTCTTTGATGATGAAATAATATAATGCGAATATTAACAGTGCATAACATAAAACAGCACCTAAATACCTGATTTCAAGAACAACGCGTTGCACTTCGGCCACTTGAAGTGCAAACATATCTCTATTCATACCAAGGAATATACCATCCAAAACAAGCATTATTATAGCGGGCAAGAGAACAGTATCAAAGAAACGCATAGTTATATATTATAACGCGGTATTATTTTCCGTTTCGGATACAACTGTTGTGAGAGTCTTTTTGCTAATATTGCTTTGTTGTAAATAATACATACAATAATTAGGGGCATTCGCCGCGCAATTTATAAGTGTGTTGTAGTTATATTCACCTAGCTGTGTATATTCATCAAAATACTTTATACTATAAAACCAATATGGCGGAATATACAGAACGTATCCATTATCAACATCAAACTCTAAAAATTTTATTTTTTCGTGGTCGTTCAAATACTTTGGTTGTGGATCCCACACATCTATTGGAGAACGAAATTCATAATTTGCATAGTCGTATACGTGGCGTAGATACTTGCGGCTCTTCCATGGTGTCATTTTGATTTGAACTTTACCTGATTTTACACATATGAATTTACGAGAATTTGTATGAAATTTCATTGCTGTTCTCGCACCCTTAGATCCAAAGAGAACGTCCGGTTTAGAATACATAGAGAATGATGGTTTCAGTAATTCATCTGCCGTCTTATCGGTCGGTACGTCGGTATTGTTCTCAGAATAAAATTTGGATTTGGGATCTGTCTTCGTGAGTGTTTCGGCATTGGAATATGGCATCATTATAAAGTCACCCGTTTCAAAATCAGTCTTGTCTTTTATGTTAACAATCGCGTCGTTTTTCAGTTCAATACGTTCAAATAATTCTGGGTGTAATGTACGAAGTTCAAAGAGAACCGGTTGCCTTAACTCACATATTTCATTCAATTGTTGCGACGTTGTATAATCCATTTCATAAATTTCCAGATCTTCCGATTTCTTAAACTGGGCGGTTAAATGAATGTATACAAAGAGAACAACCACGAAAATAATAAACGTAGTCAGCGTATCCATCGTTATAATATTATATTATATATACAACATTATAAAATAACGCAATCAGTCGTCATCCTCTGAAATCTTCGGCGCTAGATAGAATCGCAAGGTCGTGTCATTATCCCCTAAATTATACACGATCTGTACGGGATATCCACGTTTAAAGCTCATCTCAACTTCCTTTGCGAGTTTATGGAATTGGGCTATATAGTATAGATGCATGAGGCTGAACGACATCTTGATTTGCTCTCCTTCTTCAATGGAAAATGACGTCAGATCATCTATGCTGATTTCTGCCGACATCTTCCCACAATCCTGGCTATTAGAGAACAAAATGATCTTCTCTTCCGAACACTCAATATCCATAGTCTCTCCAAACATCTTGAGTTGATTTACTAGATTATAGAAATTCGTTGATGGTAGAGTGAATTCGGCCTGGTATTCCATGTCTGGAACAGACATCATCTCTGCATCCAAATCAACGAGTGGCATCTCAAATGTCTTATCAAACACGGTCTTGTTGTCCGACACGAATCGGATGAGGAGTTTATAGGCGTCTTCATCGCATTGAATCTCAATGTTCTGGCACTTATCGCGAGTGCTTAGGATCTTGAAGAAAATAACTGAGTTAACTCCGATAGTGGCGTTAGTCTGTTCGTAGGAATCAAACCACGCAGCCGGTATATTCAACTCCAAAATAGATACATGTCCGGAATCAATCGCCTGGACGAACATCTTATCCTCGTCAAAAATGATGTTAATATTGTCTGCAAACAATTTCATGTTCTGAAAAATCGCAGAAAATGTATCCGCCTTTACGGGATTTGTGATTTGGATCTTCATTTACATGTATTGTATGTTTCGTTCTATATCTTTTTATAAAATTGAATGTAAAATTTATAAATATAAATTAAGGCATAAACAACAATGCCTACATACATTCTCACACCGACACTAACCAAAAGCATCGCGGAGTTTGATACATGGTCTAACTCCGCGGACGAAGAAGTCATCACAGTTCGGTATTGGAGAATCGGCGAAATATCTATAACATGTGATGAAATGCCTGTAATTGAAGTAGATCCCGACAATGGAATAAATTTAATGGAATATTTTGAAAAAGAGTATTTTGATGGCAAGCTTAATTACTCCCTAGATGATTGTTATTACACTCACGTATATAGTTGTCCTGATAGTATGCGTCGTAAACGAAAAGAGCGACTAGACGATCTATGGGAAGAATACAACGATTTAGAGGAAGATGGATGGGATATCACAGGCACGGAAGTATGGGTTTATTGCGAAATGACAGTTAAAGAATCTCAGTAAATTTATCTAAATAATTCGCCAAGTTTAAGAGATGTATCGGCCTTGCTATATGTAACTATTTTTTGCATTAATTCTGGTTCCAATACATATGATATAATCTTAGTGATACTATCAATAACGCTAGGAGTATTATAAATATACGCGACTGTCAAATACTGAGTGTATTCAATCCCTCCAGTCTGTGATGGATCACGAGCAAATATTTCAATAAGCTTCTTGTGACGTTCTACGGCAGTCACAGTTAACGATTCTAGATTTATGTGACATTCGTAATTTCCATATTGTTTCATACATTTGAGAAACAATGATTGCGTGTAGTTCACAAACGATTCGTAGTTGGATAAATTCGCAAATAGTTTCAATGCCGGGTAGTTTATGTAAACTTTATTTGTGTTTGGAATAATGAATGACGTTCTTATGAATAAATCATCAAGTCCGAACTGTTCGCACACGCGATTCGCTAAATCAACCTTCTGTGTTGATTTAAAAACAGTATTTTTCTTGTTCTCAGAATAATACTGTGACTTGAATTTTTCTAGATCATTCAATAAATTGTCGGACATTTTATAGAATGTTTTTATATTTTTATATTTAATTCCTTACTTATATTATTTATTCGCTTACCTCGATCGCATCCAATGTAATAGTATTTTCTTCATCCTTCTTTTCGGTTGTTTGAAATTCAGACATAATATTAATGCGCTCCTCGACAAGCATCTTATTTACGTCCATTGTATACGCTTGGAGTTTCAATACAATATCCTTCAAATTGGTAATCTCCTCGACCAATATCCCAAACTTGTGATCCATCTCAACTACATAATCAGAAACTGATACGCTACCCTCAGGCGTATCAATGACCGCCGACTGCTCGGCAGAAGGAGCAACTGACTGCGATTTCTCTAGCTTTACTAAACGTGCATCTAACATAGCAATCACTTGCTGTAAAGTTAACCTGGAGGGGATCTGCCCCTCAACTTGAGATCCACCATTCGGCGTAGGCGGCGGTGGAGGGGTTGTATCGGTAACCCCGGCTCTTCTACGTTTTGCTGCGGCAATTGAATTACTCATATATACTAATAAATAGTAGATTCTCTAAATAGATTTTTACGCACTCATTTTCATTTTAATTGTTTCATGTGAAACATATTTCGTTTTCCATTCAATGTCGTCTATATTATAATCCTCAATGTTCTCGCATATGCGTTTGATTTCTATCTTTGGGAATTCCATTGGCTCCCGTTGGATCTGTATTTTCAGCGGTTCTATGTGTTCCTCGTAAATATGGCAGTTTCCTAAAAAGTGTACGAATTCGTCTGCGATTAATCCACAATGTTTCGCTAAAATGTGAGTAAAAAGTGAATACGATGCAATATTGAATGGTACTCCTAAACCTACATCACCGCTTCGCTGGAATAGAGCACACGATAGGTATTTATTTTCTCTAACGTTAAACTGACATATCATGTGGCACGGAGGTAACGCCATCTCATCTAACTGACACGGATTCCATGCAGTTAAAATGTGTCGGCGAGAACCGCGAGTATCCTCGTTTTTAAGATCATCAATAATATTCTGCAGTTGATCTACACCTTCGCCTGAATAATCTTGGTTTCGGTCTTGGTATTTGGCATTAAAATGACGCCATTGAAATCCGTACACTGGTCCGAGATCACCCACTTGTCGGTCATACAGTCCACGACTATCTAGGAACTCCCTAGTTGAATTGCCGTTCCAAATGGATACGTTCTTTTCTTGTAACAGTTGATTATCAGTACTTCCGCGAATAAACCAGAATAACTCCTCAAAACAAGGTCTAAACGCAACCTTCTTTGTAGTCAAAATGGGTATCGTGCCGTCACGCAAAGAGAACCTCATAGAATGTCCGAATTTGACACGCGTTTTGCCATTCCGTCCAATCTCGTCGGATCCATTTTCTATGATTTCCTTCACCAAGTTTAGATATTGTTGTTCTTCGGAGTTCATATGCAAAATAAAGCAAATCGTTTCTATATATTTTCTACGCAAAACATATATGGAAGTATTACAAGAAGCAAAGGACGTTACAAATAATTCATTTGTGTCGCATGTGTTCTCTACAACTGAGGAAGATAAGGGAGAGCTATTGAATGTCATTCAGTATTCGCTTATGGGCGTAATACCGATTGTCATCATGAATAAACTGATCCAGCGCTTTATCCCTGAGGCTGATCCGGAGAAGTCTAGTCTTGAACTTTTAGCAGAAATTGCAATGCAATTGGTTGTGATTTTCGGCAGTCTGGTATTCATTCACCGTATGATTACGTTTGTGCCCTCTTACAGTGGCTTCAAATATGAGCGTCTTACGCTCACAAATGTGATACTCGCGTTCCTCGTTATTGTTCTCAGCATCCAATCCAAGATTGGTATCAAGACTAATATCCTCGTAGACCGTGTCTATGAAATGTGGAATGGTCCCGAGGTTCACGAGAAGGACGCGAAGAGTGGCGTTCGCGTGAGGCAAGCAGTTGCCAGGCACGCACCCAGTCAAGCGGACCATTTAGACAGTGGTGCCATACAACATGATATGTTCCCGCCTGCGCCGACTACTACACAGTCTCACCAGCAACTAGGAAACCACTATACTGGCGGTGCGGTTGAGCCCGCGTACAACCCTGGTCCCGTAGCTGCGAATGGATTACTGGGAGGTGCTTTTGGTTCCTCCTTCTAATAAGGGGAACCCAGGTTCCCCTTAAACCCCTCCTTTCATTAAAAATCAATGTAAATACGCGTTATAAATCCTCAAACTTTAAAAAATTTATAGAAATAGTATATAATGCCCTGCAAAATATACTGTTCCATTTCCGCTATTTTCCTCATTGCCATGTTTTACATGACACATCTAACTAGCAAAAGCGAGGTTATAGAAAAGTATCGCAAAAGTTTACCAACCTCGCTAGTCCAAACATACGATTCTATAACAAGGGAGAGAACTATAATTTATTATACCGGATACGCTTTAGGTCTCGTTTTGGCTATTATAACTATCACATATAATACAGTTATTCGCAAGGAGAAGGTAACATCCTTATCACTTGTTTGTACGATCGTTGGTCTCGCATTTGTAGTAAATTATTTCTATTATATTCTGACGCCGAAATCTAAATGGATGTTAAACGAGATTAGAACTCCAGCGGAAACAAAAGCTTGGTTAGAAATGTATAAGACTATGAGTTTTTATTATCATAGCGGTTTGCTTCTTGGCTTAGTTTCTATAGGAACTCTTGGATATGCGTTCCGATAATTTTATATGTTTATTCTGATATCATATAAAGTAGTAAAAACATATATAAATATTTGTAGGTATGGAGGACGGGTTATTTCTTGGGAAGTGTCAAGGTTATATGGGATTAAAATATCACATGGAAGATGCACTGATTGAAAACGATTTAGATACTGAAATTGCAACATCTAATCCTCAAGTTGCAATATTTGCGCGAAAATATTACAGTGATCTTCAGAAATTAGATGACTTAAAAAAGTATGATTTTTGTTTTATAGGTTCAATTCAATCAGCCCCCAAGGTAAGAGAATGGGTTATTACATTTGCAAAAGAAAACTTCAATGAGAAATCCATATTTATAAATACAGACAATGATCCAGAGTGGAAATCATTGGGATCATTTGATTATTCTCATCTTAAATTAGGGTTTTCTCCAAAGACTACAAACGATACGCAATCAAGAGACGCGCAATATCGCATTATATCCGAAAATCGTTTTTATTTTGAAACTATGCGGAAAAGTTTATATGTATTATGTCCCGCCGGAGATTCTGCATGGAGTTTCCGATTTTACGAAACATTAATGTGTAAGAGTATCCCAGTTGTAATAACTTGGCATAATACGTACAGAACAAAAGAAGAATCAAAATTACAATATATTTATGTGAACTTAAACCATACCGAAGCTGCAAGAAAGAATGAATATCACATACTACCTAGAAACTCATCGGAAAACTTAACTGATAAATACAAATTGATATCCAGCGCCATACCTCGCAAAACTATAAACTATAATGATTGTGTATCTCATAATACGAAAGTATTCAAGACATTTCATATGTATAATAAATCATATGAGTAACAAATATAAAATCAATATTCGTTAATTATAAATGAATATTGATCGTATTTTTTATATAAATTTGGATCATAGGACTGATCGCAGATGCGAAATTGAAGGCGAATTAAATTCAATGGGTCTCGCATATGAACGCTTCCCGGCGGTGCGACATGAAACAATAGGAGGTGTTGGATGTGGACGTTCTCACGTTGGCGTTCTAAAACTCGCAAAAGAGCGTGGGTATAAGCGCATCATGGTATTAGAAGATGACTTCATGTTTACCGCCGACCCGCATGATAGTCTCAGTAAACTACATAATGTTAGTTTTGATGTGTGTTTACTATCCTATAACTTATTCAATGCAGTGGAATCAGCCGAACATCCTTTCCTGCAACGAGTGCACGAAGCACAGACCACATCAGGATACATAATCAACGAACATTATTACGATACATTGATCGCGGTGTTTGAGGACGCGATTCCAAAATTCGAACAAACGAACCATCATTGGTTATATGCGATTGATGTCGCATGGAAAGTATTGCAACAACGTGATACGTGGTACTGCTTCACGCCCCGAATAGGTAAACAGCGACCTAGCTACAGTGATTGTGGAAATTGCTATAGCGAGGTTGATTGGTAAATTCACTTATCGTTTCTTGGAACAAACCCCATATTATTCAACATATCCATTTTCTGGATGGTTCTTTCCATAGCGTTCTCTGTTTCCAAATTATTAAACAGGTAGTCTGTATTTGGACTATCTTCGTTTTTCTTTATTTGTTTGTATATAGAATCTATTTTTCCGGTTACTATTTCTACTAGTTCTTTGCACTGCGATGACATAATATCTACATTTGTTGCAATCGGCTCAGTTAATAATTCAACCGCAAAATATAAGAGATATTTACGTCGTTTACAAGCGCCACTCGTATATCTAAATGTAAACAGTTTTTTAATAGATAGCATACACATTTCAATAAACTGGTTTTTCGGCTCGCTATAATAAACGAGAGCATCCCACATAATCCATATTATATCTCGTTGGTATTTTGTTTCTACATCAATTGATCTACGTTTACAATAGCATGGTTCCTTTCGTGTTCTACATACTATATCAAATTCTATCAGCCATTCAATCCAGTAACATGCCTGTATCATATTCGGTCTATCGCAGCTAATATGATATGCAAATTCATTAATCGCTATATAAAGCTCTTTCGGATCCTCTGGATGAAGAATTGGTTCGGCGAAATTCACATTTGGTGCTTTCAATCGTTCTGTCATTTGGGTCATATCAAATTCCTCAGTACGTTTGATTTTCACTGGCTCAAAACTAGTCTTCTTCACTGACTGGATAATTATAGTTATTACTTCCGCAAATAAACGACGAACTGTTGGGTTATTACGAAGTTGTAATTCATTCGTAAAATGTCCTTGATTCATTATATTTCTAAATACATTCAACCGTTTATCCAGATATATTACTATCTTCGGATTACCAATATGAATGTATTTGCCAACGAAAAAAAATATGGCCTCCCATACATCATCATAATGTCCGGCGCAAACCAATTCAGCGCACCAATGACACGCCGGTTCAATCTTACCTTTCATCAAATTATCAATAAATTGTTGCCTAACCTCTGTTTTTTTATATTTGGAAAACGAATACCCTTTGAATTGTGTCGGGGTTCGGATATCATTTATTTGTGAATCACACGCTGACATTTTAATGTGTGGCTATACATTTTTTTCAAATTTTGTACGTCATTTATAATTATTTAAAATGCTAACGATATCTTACCCAAGCAATGTATAAAGATAAATTTTTATTAAAGGAGGGGTTTAAGGTGGAACCTTAGGTTCCCCTTACTCAATCCGTAAGAATCCTAGGAACCACATTGATCGTCTGTAGTTCCTGGAAGAGGAGCTTGTTTGCATATGGCATATCCACTAGCGCAAAGTCCGTCTTGTTTCCACACGTCTTACACGAATGTACTGTGAAATCGCTCTGCGTGTAGAACTTTGTATTATTGTTCCCATCATTGCACGCAGCAATCATTCCGCACTTCTTACAAACATTCACTTGATACTTATCCGACACATCAAACAACCTCTCCTTACAGAATCTGGTTGCGCCGTGTGAGATCAGGACATCGCGTTCCATCTCTCCGATGCGGAGACCACCCGCGCGCGATCTACCCTCCGCAGGCTGGTGCGTAAGACTCACCATCGGACCTGTTGCGCGGCTATGGACCTTATCATTCGTCATATGCTTCAATCTCTGATAGAATACTGGTCCAATGAAGATACTCGTCTCCAGTTGTTCCCCTGTCAATCCATTATACATGACCTCGTTTCCGTAGCTCTCGTATCCGAGTTTCTGTAGCTCCTCTGCAATCGTCTTGACATCTAGATTTCCGAAACTGGTTCCATCACCGAACATGCCGAGCTCCAACAGCACCTTACCTAGTAGCGTCTCCTTCAACTGTCCGATCGTCATACGAGACGGGATAGCGTGCGGATTGATGATAATATCCGGTTTTAATCCCTCCTTAGTGAACGGCATGTCCTCCTCCGGAATAATATTACCACAAGTACCCTTTTGCCCGTGCCTACTAGAGAACTTGTCACCAAACCGCGGTTTCCTGTGAACGCGAGTACGGACCTTAGCAAAGTTGTATCCATCTCCATTACGGCCGGTGTAGTTCTTATCTACGTACGTATCCTCCGACGTGCTGTACGCGTGACTCTGATCCTCGTACTTGATGAGCTTCGTAGGATCATTGCGCGCCTCCTTGATCGGGATGATTTTCGCAATGATGATATCACGGTCCTCAATCAGCGTATTCTCTGGCATGAATCCCTGCGCGTTCAACTTATCGTAATTTCCAAACTTGATACCACGTGTCTTGGACGGATCGGGTTTGCATCGGATAATCTCATCGCGAATGATATTCTTGTCCTCATCCTTCTCCGTATGATAGATTGTGGCACTGAATAGACCACGATCAATAGAACCTTTGTTGACTAGCACACTATCCTCCATATTATATCCGGTGTGTGCCATGATCGCCACGTGAATCTGACATCCGGATGGGATCTGATTGAGATGAATGAAATTCATCAATCGGGTATCAACCAGTGGGCGACTGGGATTCGTCAAGACGTACGCAGTCTTATCCATTCGCTGGTTGAAATTTAGCGCATACACTCCAAGTGCCTGTTTCGCCATCGCGCATTGATAAGTGTTTCTCGGAGCCTGATTATTATCCGGGAATGGGGTGCACGACGATAGAACTCCAAAGATTGTGCTAGGGTGAATCTCACAATGAGTGTACTCAATAGTAGTGCTCGTGTCCTTAGTATCCTTGTCTTTCATCGCAATCATGGACCAATTTTGTTCGTCGGGATCAATATATTCTATTACCGCCTCTGGCAATTTACAAGATGTCAATAGGTCGTTCCATGAGAGCTCTTTTCGCGATAGTCTATCAATAATATCCTTAGTAATCAACGCCTTCCCGTCTTTCACGCGAAGAACTGGTCGGCTCAATCTGCCGCCATCACTACAGATGCGGATCTCCGCATTTCTGTAATCAAATATGATGGAAGTATAGATGTTAATGATACCCTTGTGCTTCTTTGACTTCATCTCGTTATACAATTCCACAGGATCTTTTGCAATTCCGACCCAAGCTCCGTTAATAAACACCTTGACTTTATCAAATAGGTCAGATGATTTCATGTCGCCCAGTTTTACAACATATTCTTCCACGTACGTGTAGAGTGATGAACTGTTCGTGGGAATAGTAATATGGCCCAGACAGCTAATACTCTTAACACAACCAATGGACTGTCCTTCCGGAGTCTCTGCCGGACACAAGAATCCCCAAGTCGTGCCGTGCAGTTTTCGCGGCGCGATCAATTCGCCACTCTTCTCTAGAGGCGTATTAATCCTTCGCAAGTGACTCAAACACGACGCGTACGTGAGACGATTCAATACCTGCGCTACACCGACCTTTGAACTATTCGTCTGTTTGATGCTGAAATCGCCCGTAGAAAGCGCTCGCGTAATACCATTCTCAATGGTGGTTGACTTCAAGATCTTGTAGATGTTTGTCATATTGATGATATTCTCATAATCCTCAGTGGAACGCCAAGACCCATTATTAATCTCGCGCACCACATGCTTCTGCATCTCTTTAACGAGTTTGTTGAAGTAGTTACGGAACAGGTTATTGAGTAGCGTTCCGGTAAGCTCTACACGTTTATTGATGTAGGAATCGCGGTCATCAGGTGGCTTCCATCCGAAGCTAGTCTGAATCAGTTTATTTGCCATGTACCCAACCAGGTATAGCTTCTGCTCCATTGTCTTACAGTGAGGAAATAGATCATTATTTAGCGCATCCATCGCAAACTCACGCTTCTTAATCGCACCGGTCTCCTTATCCATATTCATGGGAGTGTATGCTACCGATGCCGTGATATGTCTCAGTGCATCCTCCTGCGTCATGTATTTGTTCGCATCAATAATAGACGCCTGTAGGAACTTTAATACCTCCTGACACTTCGCATTTTCCAGATCCAATACAATATACTTACAAATTTCCTTGTCAGTCATAATACCTAGCGCACGGAATAGAGTGAATAGCTCAATCGGCTGCTTGATGCGCGGAATAGTGATATAGATGCCGTTTCCGAAACCGTTATTTTTACTCGCGATCATCATTTCCACCTGTTTCGGTGAGATGCATTTAAAATCCGGCACTGACTTAATCTCCGCAAACCAAGACCACTTCGTCGTATTCTTGCCATCAAAGCAATAAATCTTATTCTCTGCAGCGCGCTCCTGTCCCAGAACCGTCTTCTCTGATCCCTTGATAATGAAACATCCGCCACAGTCCATAGGACACTCACCGGTAAACTCATGCGAAACGTGGCTATTCTGCGTTAAGACACAGATAGACGACTTTGTCATAATCGGCATTTTCCCAATATTTATCTTGGGTAGAGTCTTGTTGATGATCTTCGGCGCATCCATCTTATCCGTATTGCGTATAACATACTGAATATTCAAGTCTACACTCATATTTGACGCATATGTGAAGTTCCTTAGACGCGCTTCCTGAGGTAACATGAGTTTTGTGGCGCCATTGTTCTCGTGAATCTGTGGCGGGTATAGGCGGAAATTCTCAAACGACACAAACATCTCCAAGAAGTATTGCCCGTTCTCTGGAACAAAGTCATTCTCAGATCTGATATTCACTGGGTTAAACATCTGGATTGTTCGCAAGACCTGGAAGTTTATGAAGTGGTTATATGATTCAATCTGATGACGCACTAATCGCTCCAAATGCTGCCCGCGGAAATAAGACTCAATGATCGTGAATGGCTCTTCTGTGTAATCTCCCAAATGTGAGAGAGGTGAATCATTGACGTCAATGGGAGTTGATTCAATATGCATTTTTAGGTTTTCTGTGTATTTTTCCTCATCAATTATCTTCATAATCTCTTTCTGGGTGTCAGGTTTCTTGGCCGACTTCGGGCGCTTAACCTTCACGTACTGGACGGGTTCTTGTAGTTGGATATTCATTATTTTAGCTGGTTTACTACATTATAAAGAAGAATCTAGTAAATCAATTTTTGTAGCTTTATTTTCTAGAAGTGGCGTAATTCGCAATAAACCATTCTACTGTTTTTCGCATTCCTTCCTCAATATTCGTGAAATTGTAACTTCCGTAGAGTTTCATAAATCGGCGATTGTCCGCAGTTTTCTTATATTGTCCGTCACTATATCTTTCATCATATATTATTAGATCCTTGTACCCCATGTTTTTGGCGATTATCTTAGCAATGTCCGATATACTAACTTCCTCTTCTTCTGGAACGGATAAAATAATTAATTCCTCGTCGTAATTTACCAAAGTCCACATCAATAATTCAGCCAAGTCTTCTGAGTAGATGAACTGTCTTAGTGGCTTTCCTGAACCCTTTACAACGAATGCGCTGCCATCTTGGACGGCTAGATAGCATTGATGAATAAGCGATGGAATCACATGTCCGTCTAGTAGATTAAAATTATCGTTCGGACCATATATATTTGTTGGAATCACGCATACGAAATTGTCCCCATACGTCTCTCGGTATGCTTTACATTGAATATGTAGCATCCGTTTCGCATACGCATACGCGTCATTTGATGTATGCGGAGGGCCATCGTGCAACATGTTTTCATTAATTGGGTATGATGTCTTATCTGGAAAAATACATGTAGATAAACATGCTACCAGTTTTTCTACTTTGTAATCGTGAGAACATTTTACCACATTGAAATTTATCATGAGATTGTCTTCTAACATCTTGACTTTATCGCTCATGTTCTTAAATAAACCTCCAACACAAGCTGCCAAATGAATTACGTAATACGGTTTATAAACTTCAAACATCTCTTTCGTTTTTTCCATGGACGTCAGATCATATTCGCTAGATGATATATAAACAAACTCGTATTGGTTGTATTTGTGTGATATAGACCGAATTGCAGTTCCTACTAAACCAGATCCGCCCGTTATAATAATTCGTTTCATTGAGTTATTATATTATTTTGTTTATTCTTTATACTTGTATAATTCAAATCTTTATAGGCATCTTGGGTAACCCATGCCCGAATAATATCATGTAAATCAGAACAACGGATGCGATAAGTAAACTACGATTCTCGGCAACCGCCTGCGGTTGTTTCAGACCGAACAACATAATGAGATATAGGATTAATCCTATAATGACAGAGTGCAACAACATCATTAATCCGCGTTCCATTTATATATATTAGTAACTTATATTTTTTTCTAAATTACTCATCTTCCGCCTCCGCGGTTACAGGAGCAGCCTCCTCCGCGGCGACACGAGCAGCCTCCTCCGCGGCGACACGAGCAGCCTCCTCCTCCGCAGCGACGCGAGCAGCCTCCTCCTCCGCAGCGACGCGAGCAGCCTCTAAAACGCGGGCAGCCTCATCCTCCGCAGCGACGCGAGCAGCTTCTACCTCCGCCGCAACACGGGCAGCCTCCAACTCAGCGGCAACGCGAGCAGCCTCTAACTCAGCAGCGACGCGAGCAGCCTCCAACTCAGCGGCAACGCGAGCAGCCTCCACCTCCGCCGCGACACGGACAGCCTCTACCTCCGCCGCGACACGAGCGGCCTCCTCCTCAGCCGTAAGACGAGCAGCCTCCGCCTCAGCGGCAACGCGGGCAGCCTCTACCTCCGCCGCAACACGAGCGGCCTCCGCCTCAGCCGTAAGACGAGCAGCCTCCGCCTCAGCCGCAAGCCAAGCAGCCTCCGCCTCAGCAGCAACCCGAACAGCCTCCGCCTCAGCCGCAACCCGAACAGCCTCCGCCTCAGCCGCAACCCGAGCAGCCTCTAAAACACGAGCAGCCTCCGCCTGAGCGGCAACACGAGCAGCCTCTAACTCAGCAGCAACACGAGCAGCCTCTAACTCAGCAGCAAGACGGACATTATCTGCAACAGTAGCGGTTGCGGCCGCAATCACTTGTGGAACTGGAGGAGGCACAACACCCATACCACTCGACATACGTCTTCGGGAAAATCCAAAACTGGAGAACATTTATATATAATTATACATATAAATCTTTGTGAATTTCAAACTAATAAACATTTTTCATAGATTGCAAATCCGATACCATTTATCAAAAACGCCCTAGCTAAACAAAACCCTAAACCATTTGTTAATGCGATCTGGCCCGATTTTATTTTATTATATGTAGCGCGAATATTTGGCGATTCGCCTGATTGTATTTGGGTCTTCGCTATATCCAGCGGGTATGTCAATAACCAAGACAGCGTGCCTGCTATGGCACCCGATATCAACACTGACTGTTCTTGCTCGCGTAATGCAGCGTAACTGCCGAAATAAATACCACATGCAGGCACCTCTCTCACAATACAACTAAACAATCCATATCTGGATCTATTCGTTTTGGTTTGCATCTTGATCTTATATTTGTCTATAGGTGATGTTATAATACCAGATAGTACTCCCGCGCACAATCCTCCAGCCGTTTCCGATTGTACCATACTCGCGCCTGTGTGTTTGCGTATGTTTACACTAGCAATTGTGGATGATGTAAACTGTATACTCGCCAATATAGAACCGGTAAAGAGTGGATACTTCAAACCGCTAAAGATATTGTGCGGCCGATGTATATTTTGTTGTCGCCATACTTTCATTGTGTCTAATGGATGTCCGACCAGCGTCTGTGCGGTTCCCGATACAAATCCGGCAAATAAACTCTCATCCATGCGTCTATTATACCAATACAAAAAATTAGAACATATCTAATTGTACGGAAACGTCGTTCGCTTCATTTGCATTACCACCTGTATAACTCATGTATAAATGTATCCTGTCGCCTGCATTCAATGATAGTGAACCATTGTAGAATGACGCTTCCGTAGTTGAACCTGTAAGGGTAGTTGTAAATACGGTATTTGTTATAGTTCCGCCAACTGGGGTATATCGCACTAAAAATGTTACACTGTTGGTTAATCCTGGAGCAATTGATAGAGAACTCCATATTCCAGATAATATCGCAGGTTGCTGGATACGATAATATGCAGCTGGAATGCCTGGATCTGGGAATTCATTATTCGCGATCTTTTGTGTTCCCGGCCATAAGTACGCAGGGGTAGTCGCATCTTTAACTAGTCCCTTCAAACCGTAATACACAGTTGTTGGGTAAGTAAATGTTGAAAATCCCCTAGATCCCGCAGTTTTTGTAACCAAGTCAGTTCCTGGACCGATCTGAATGCCAGCGCTGGCTAGATACGTAGGATTTGTTATTGTAGTTGGTCGCGTTTGTAAAATATCGGATGCAGTGTAACTCTGTCCCACCGTTGGAATAACAGAACCAATTGTGGTAGCGCGCAATTGTATAGATCCTAAGTCAGATGTATCATTTGTTTCAACTCCCACATATGAACCTGTGGATGTAGTTGACGTTGGTTGCGCGATGTATACATTCAAATCGCGCGTTGTAACTATGTTTGTGCCAGAAACTAGAATTCCACGTTTCACTCCTCCGCCATTAGAATATACATTTATCGTGGAACCTTTCAATGAATTAAATGAAAAGCTCGCGGACCCGAGCGTACCAGTTCCATTGCATTCCACGCCTATAACAGTTGATGTGCCGCCAGTAGATGCCGTTGAGTTATTTACATTTACTACAGATGTTCGTAATTTTGCCGTTGCCGATGTCGTTCCGCCAAATACTATACCTTTCAATGTGTGATGTTGTGCCGATGTAAGTTGTAAAGTTACATCTTCCAACCGCGAATTTTCGCCCATCGTTACAAGAGTTGTGTCCGTGGTTACAAGCAATTTGCGTATAATACACGTTTGGACGCTTGCTCCGCGAAGGGAAACGCTCGTTGGAATTGTAATGGATTCGTTATATGTCCCAGCGTTTATAAATACATGTTCGCCAGAAGCTACAACCGCTAATGCAGCATTTATTGTTTGAAATGCAACCGAATAACGACTTGCAGCGGCAGCTGTATCATCTCCGTATACAGCGTCTACGCGGAGCGTATTTCCGATAGACGCAAGTCCGCCCTGAGGTCCTACATCTCCAGTCGGTCCAGTCGGTCCTGTATCGCCCTGAAGTCCCGGATCTCCCTGAGGTCCTGTCGGTCCAGTATCTCCCTGAAGTCCCGGATCTCCCTGAGGTCCTGTCGGTCCAGTATCTCCCTGAAGTCCTGGATCTCCTTGAGGTCCAGTTGCTCCAGTACTAGTTGCGCTTCCGTCAGCTCCAGCCGGCCCTGTAGCTCCAGTTGGTCCTGTATCTCCGGTATACCCCTGTTCTCCACGAAGTCCTTGTTCTCCTTGAACCCCCTGTTCTCCTTGTAATCCAGCAGGTCCAGTCGGTCCAGTAGTCCCAGCAGGTCCTGGGCATCCACCAAATAAGGCCCTATTTTGTCTGAATTTAGTTACATTGGAGGAACTCATTTATATAATAAACTCATATAAAAGTTCAGTCGTTTACAAAATAAAAGGAAATGGATAATTTTATAGCGTATCTGGACGCCCAAAAAGCAAAAACGACCATGGATTATTTTGCAGTTATGGATTTCGCACACACTGTCAATCTACATTACATGCATCAAAATCTCGGTCATCCGGCATTTACTGGATACGAGTCATGGCAACAGAAATACGCGGCAAATATTATTGTGCCGCCAGCCGAACCTAAAAAACATAAAATAATTGACGCATCACTGAATACAATTTCTGATCTTATCAAAGTAATTGATGACAATCCATACGAAGCAGATACAAAATATAATTTTGACTTAAAGTCATTACATAATATTCGCGCAGAACTAGTTGAGTTAAATGATATGATTGGTATGAATACTCTTAAAGCATCAGTTTTTAGCCAACTCATCTATTTCATACAAAATTTACACAAAGACGATAAAAACAAAACTAGCGATTTCAAACACACCATTATATGCGGACCCCCTGGAACTGGTAAGACTGAAGCGGCGAAGATCATTGGTCGGATGTATTCCAAGGTCGGCATATTGAAAAAGGATATCTTCAAAAAGGTAACGCGCACGGATTTGATCGCGGGTTATTTAGGACAAACTGCACTGAAGACTAGTAAAGTAATTGCCGATTCTATAGGTGGTTGTCTATTTATTGATGAAGCGTACTCTCTAGCAGACAATGATATATATTCAAAGGAGTGTATTGATACATTATGTGAGGCATTGAGCGATCATAAGGACGACTTGATGGTTATCATCGCTGGATATGAGGATGAACTAGATGCGACGTTTTTCAAGGCCAATAGTGGGCTTAGATCGCGATTTATATGGAAATTTACTATAGATGATTATACTGCGAATGAGATTAATAAGATTTTCGTTAAAAAGGTAAAACAGCAAGATTGGTCTGTAGATTGCGACACTGAAAAGTGGTTTGAAAGCAAGATGTCTGAATTTAAATATTTTGGTCGCGACGTAGAATTATTATTGTCTCATATTAAGATCTGTCATTCGCGAAGGATCTTCGGTCACGACGAATCTGTTCGTAAGAAGATTAATATGGACGATATAAATGCTGGATATAAAATATTTTTAGAAAACAAGAAGGTCAAACCAATCAAAGTCCCATACGGATTGTATATCTAATATCGTATATATGTGTAAAAAAATTTACACATATAAATTAGTTAAATGTCGGAAAATACGCGCAAAATAAATATAGATCTAGAAACATTGAAAATCCCATCAGGCAATAAAACTCGGCGAAAACGAGACCCAGCTGATGTAGAAAAGAAAATAAGGGTGCGTACGCCGCCAAAGGCACAAAACAAGTCACTCAAGCGAAATTTACTGAAATTCATACGCAACCAACAGGATCAAAAAATGAAATCTATTGAGCCGTTGGATTTAGAATTCAAGTCAGATTTCAAAGAATCGCTGGAGTATTTAAGCGAGGTTGCAAAGAAGAATGATATACCAAAAATCTCTTATAATAAAACATTGAAGAATTTTGATGGATTGCCACCACCTCCTATACCCGTACCAGTTTTGAATGATTTGGCACCCACGATAACCCCAAGCGGAGCACCATTTAATTTACCACAGCCGAAATATGGTTGTCTCAAGGGTGGCAAATTACCTTTATATAGACAATATACGCGACGTCAATATGAGGATGATCCGCAACCATTTAAGATAGCTCCCATTTTCAAACCACCTGCAACGCAAGTACAAGTACCTACGCAAGTACAAATGCCTACGCAAGTACAAGTGCCTACGCAAGCGCAACCACCCCTACTACAACAAACACCTCCTTCGCTAATGCCGTCACCCAATATAAACCTAGATAAGATCAACATATTCAAGGGCATGAGCGATAAATTATCTATATCGGACTTATATAAACCAAAGCAACCGAACAAACGTCGAAAGACTCTCCGGAGAACCTACAAAATCGGTAAATCAAAAAATACACCGAAAGTATCTGTTCTCATATCCAACAAGACTATACGTAACCAAATCTCAAATAAATCACAGTCGCTGAAACAAACGCCGATCCATGATATTAAAAAGTATCTTATCAAAAATGGATTTATAAAGGTTGGTTCCATCGCACCAAATGATGTTCTCCGTAAAATGTACGAAACTGCGATGTTGGCATGTGGTGAAATCCATAACTACAGTCCTGATAACTTAGTATATAATTTTTTCAACGCCGAACAGTCGTCTTAACAATAGTCACTCCCTATATTCGTACCCATATAATAGAGGTGATCGCTTATAGAATCGCAGTGTATAGGCGCGCAACTATTACTGCATTCGGAATCTTCGTTGCCCTCACAAACCTTATATTTATCGCCGTCATCGTAATACCATATCTCAGTGTCTGTATGTCGGTATCCCAGCAATTCTTCGGGTACATGCGGAACTATATCATTATGGTGCGTAATCCTATAGTGTTGTATTGGTTTCGCGGATTCTACGAACACGCTATTACCAATTCGCGGTTTGCCGAATGTATATACTGAAACGTCGTATGATTTGTATATATCGTATGCCATAAACATAGATAATGCAGCGCCACTGGAATGCCCGGTAATCACTACTTTTGCGTCTGATTCTGGTAAATATCGGAATAGGGTATCCTTATATTTCAAATATTCTTTGTGTAGGCCTTTGTGTACTTTTATAGCTGGGTCTGGATAAGGAGAGGTAAATTCAAACTCAAAGTTGGATATCCAGTTTTGAATATCTACGCTACCACGGAATGCAAATACTGTCGCATTTTGAACTGGATCATTTGCTATAATTATGTTCGTATCTCCGATGATCGCGTCTTGTATTGTTATTTCCGGAAGACAATGTACGCAATCCCATGAGTTTATTTTATCCGCATTACAGTAAGTTGCGGCGGCCAACTGAAAATTACGCTTTGCAATACCATCATTGTACTGCATTAGTGCTGAATATAACAATGGTAGGATCTTCATATATATATATGTGTATATAGATATACATATATAAATTTTATAAACCATGTTCGTGTTTAATATAAAACTGCGTTTCGTTTGAAGGACAATCGCCCTTGACCTCGTGATTTGGTAGCGTATATGGTAGCATGTTAGTTTTCCATACCGCATATGGAAATCCAATCTGGTCCTGGGTTGTATACTTGAGAGTCTGTAGGTACCACAAATCCAAGAATCTTGTTACATCTGGATCCTTATTCGCAAAAGCAACGAAACATGTAATCCATACGCCAAAATGCTTAGTGTGAGATTTCATATTCTTGAAGAAATTATCGGAATATCCCTCACGAAGATATGTATCATATTGGAGATCAACGTTTTGTAGCGGTTGAGCTTGGTCGTTCCAAAACGTACTATTGTATCTGAAGAAGTTTGATGCTTTGACCTCGTATTTCAATGCGCCTTCCCTCCATTCATGATGCCATCCGATTATTTTTTCTTTGTATATATTTTTCAATATATATTCACTAGTTTTCTTATATGTTATTTCTATAGTTCCATCCAACCATACTATCACGTCGTATTTTTGTAATCTGGGTATTCGTTGAAATGACTGTTTGTAGTATTTTGCAACGTTAAATGTATGTTTGTTATTACTCAATGAATTTATATATGTATCATCATCTTGTTCGTTCTTGTTAATATTATGATATGGAGTCGTCTCTATTATCCAGCCGTTTGGTATTATATTGGGATTGTCTGTGAAACATATGAAATCAGTTGACACTGTTTGTTTCGCAAATTTCTTACAAGATGCTTCATACTTACCATATACAGCTGTTATGAAACACACCTTAGGTTCTTCATCCGGACCTACCCTTCTTTTATTGCATCCAAAACATTTTAGAAACCGATTCATTTACTCTTTACTCTAAATACCCATTTGTGAACGTCATTATTCTACGAATTGAATTATTATCTAGATTATACTTGGAATAGTCCAGCGTACATTCGTCTAATTGCGACCAATCATCTAATACAACTATTGGTACATTATTTTCTAGTAAAACGTCCGTGAAATCGCTCTTGATTACAATCGGTATTGTCTTTACATACAATGCTTCCCATAATCGGTGCGTATCTACGCCATTTCCTTCGGGACATATGCAAAATTCATACTCGCTCAATCGCTGGATATTCTCGTGTGGCGGAACTTCATCCAACCATTCTAATTTATGTTTTAAACGGTTGAAGCAGTACATGCGCTTGGTTAGATTAGTGTATACATTGAAATTGAAGTATATGCCTTTCGTCTTTGGTTTCAAGTTTTCAGGTCTGAAATTATCTAAATTCCCATGCGGCCACTGTGAATTCGCAATACCTATCGGCGTGAAAACAAGTTTTGCGTGGTTCATGCGGGTATTTTGGGCGTACCATTTCAGCAGTTTGCTATAGTTCAATATATCGTTTATTTCATCGCACTCGTATATTTCTCCGTCGGAGTTATGTGTTACCAACGTGAAATCATTCATAAAATAAGGTATTTTTTCTGCGAATTCAAGTATTCTGTGCGAATAACAAAATACGCGCGGTGGATTGTAAAATGGATATTGAATGGAACTTAACGGACAGTGTTTTTCCGGTTGATTTGCTATCACTGGATTCGCGTAAAAATCGCTTTGATCTCCTATGTAAATATCACATAGTTGTTGGATCTTTTCGCCGGTTACGATCTCCATTCGGCTTTATATTTATGTATATAAAATCCCTTTATATGAAATCTTGTAGATTTTTATGATGAATATGTAAATTAAATATGGGAAATTTCATATCATTGATAATAATATACGGTCGTCTGTCTTCCCATACGAAGTAATATTTGTTGTATTTTATAACGCATGTTTCGTTCACGAACCCTTTCGTATCTCCTGGCTGATTCCTCGGGTCTACGCCTCCTAGGTACTGGCCCATTGCTGCAGCATCAAACAAATACCCGAATTTCTGATGATTGGTTGACACGAATTGTATTTCAGTAGCGGTGTATGCGTTCGCTGGGAATATAGGGAATCGTTGTATCAAATCGCATCGCTTGGATATTTGGACGAAGTTCTCCATATCATTTACCGTAAGGTCATACTGGTCTAGAATGCGACGGAATACACTCGCCGATGGAATATACATGATGCTTGCGATATTCCTATCGAAACAATCAAATGGCAAATATACATGCTGTTTTCCCGCTCGTTCTGCTATCTCATCACAGTTGTAATATACAAGAACGTCGTTCTCTAGATGGATCACGTTATCTATACCAAATTGTTCCATAAACTCATATATGTAGAAGAATCTCATGGACGCTAGAGCCCAGAATCCATTTCGGAATCCCTTATCCAAGTTGGTTCTCTCATAGTACCTATATGAGTCATTCAACGAATCTGCGTCAACCATTTTTACGCGCGTATCATTCTTATATCTTTCAAAATTTGGGAATAGATATGCGTTTGTGAGAACATATACGTCATTGTGCCCTAGATGTAACAATTGCGTGATGTTTGTAATTATATATTCTTGGAAATTTCCAATACATACTAACACTACGTTCGCCATATGTACCCATACTCACGACGTCTGTCTATATACTTTGTAAAGGTATATAAACATTTTGCACCTACCTATATAGACAAGTACCCATGGCATCAGAACCGCCAACATTAATCAATGAATATTTGCAATTATCCGCGCAATATAGTTCAAAATATGGCGCACGAACGATCCTTCTTATGCAAGTCGGTGCCTTTTTTGAAATGTACGGTTTAAAAAAAGCGGATAGTTCGTTGAATGACGTATGTCAAGTATGCCAGTTAAATACATCAGATAAGAAGATTTGCGTAGGTCAAGACTCGGTCGTTATGGCCGGGTTCCGCGATTACACACTAGATAAATATGTCGCGAAGCTGACTGAGAGCGGATATACTGCAGTTGTTTACGTACAAGAGAAGAATGGTAAGAGTATCACGCGCACGCTTCATGCGATTTATTCGCCGGGTACATATGTATCTTGCGAAACAGATAGTTCTCCACAGATAACGAATAATATTATGTGTATTTGGCTAGATACTATCAAACCATTTCGTGGACTTAAGGAGAACCTGGTGTATGGTGTTTCGGTAGTTAATATTTTTACTGGAAAATCCAACATGTTTGAGTATGAATGTCCGTTTTATATGAATCCTACCACTTTTGATGAATTGGAACGTTGCGTATCCGTGTTCTCTCCTAGTGAGGTGGTTATTGTTTCTTCGTTGGATCCGACAACTGTGAATACAGTAATACAATACGCTGGTATTCAGTGTGCTGCTATACATCGGATTAGTTCTTCTTGTGAAAAGGCCGTGAACTGTGCGAAACAGACCTACGTTCGCCATATTCTCACGAAACTCTTTGGCGAGGAGTCGCATTCCGTCTGTGCTGAATTTAATACATGCGTAATGGCGACACAGTCATTCTGCTATTTGACGGATTTCATACAAGAACATAACCCCGGCTTAATTCATAAAATCTCCATTCCATCGTTCAATAATATGAGTGAGCGTATGGTACTCGCAAATCATACATTGTCGCAGTTGAATATGATCGGAGGCACCATGTGCGTATCCGGGTTTATGAATAAGTGTCGTTCTCCGATGGGACGTCGGTTGTTTCACGAACAGATAACGAATCCTACATTTAATACGAAGTGGCTGGAAACTGAATACGCAGCGATAGAAATGTTTCTTAAAAACTATCACTTCGTAGAATTATTCCGCGGTCAATTGGCTTCTGTGAAAGACATTGAGAAGATCCTGCGTCAACTAGTTCTGCGTAAGCTATATCCTATGTCAGTTTCGCATCTATACGACAGCGTGAATATAATCCAACAACTGAATGTTTGCTTGTATGAGAACCCAGAGATATCGCGATATTTGACCGAATCCAATACCATTGGAGAGATCTGCACCGAACTATGCGCGTTTATTGATTCAAATCTGAATATTGAGTTATGTAAGAACGTCCAGTCGCTACAGTCATTTGACTCAAATATCATTAAATCGGGAATATCACCCAAATTAGATGATCTTATTGAACGGCAGCGAAAAAACAACGCGATCCTTGATGGAATCCAGGCCTATTTCAATAAACTACTAGATAAAGAAAAGGGCGAATACGTTAAGAAACATGAAACTGAGAAATCATGCGTTAGTCTACAACTGACTAAGAAGCGCGCTGCCATGTGTAAGAATGTAATCAAGTCGGATGACACTGTCGTGAATATCCAAGGCGCCACGTTTAAATTGTCCGAAGTGAAATTCGTAAGCGCGTCTGGGAGCGCAGATGAGATTGAAATTCCCATTTTGACAACGATTGTGAAGGATATATACAAACTGAACTTGGAGATTGACGAAGAGATCACGATTGCGTACGCTCAATTTCTGGTTGATCTAGAGAACCTATGGTATGAGAAACTGGAAATCCTAGCGAAATATGTTGCCCGCGCCGATGTGATCCAGTCCAAGGCTTATATCGCGAGAAATTACAATTACTGTCGCCCGGTGGTTTCCGCGGATGCATCTAAGTCATTCGTTGAAGCCGAGGGTCTGCGTCATTGTCTCATAGAACACATTCAGACTAACGAACTGTATGTTACTAATGATCTTCATATTGGTTGTCAATCGCGAGATGGGATGCTTCTATATGGAACAAATGCGGTTGGTAAGACGAGTTTGATTCGCGCACTCGGTATCGCAGTGATTCTGGCGCAGTGTGGTATGTACGTCCCTTGCTCCAAGTTTGTGTATAAACCCTATACGGCGATTTATTCACGCATTCTTGGGAATGACAATCTATTCAAAGGGCTCAGCACATTCGCTGTGGAAATGTCGGAACTACGAATCATCCTTAAAATGGCGGATCAGAACAGCTTGGTTCTCGGCGATGAGGTTTGTTCGGGAACTGAAACCGAGTCCGCGCTCAGTATTTTCGTAGCGGCACTTATGCAGTTGCATGCGGCGAAGGTATCATTCATTTTCGCTACGCACTTTCATGAGATCATCAAATTCACAGAAGTGAAACAACTTGACGCTATGGTACTGGCGCATATGACGGTAACATTTGACAGAGAAAATGACTGCTTGGTATACGATCGCAAACTGAAGATGGGTCCGGGCAACCGAATGTATGGTCTTGAGGTATGCAAATCCCTGTATTTGGAAGAGGAATTTATGACGGCAGCATATGAGATTCGCAACAAATACTTTCCAGAGAACAAAGGAGAACTGTCACACAACACAGCAGTTTATAATGCTAAAAAGGTGCGTGGATTTTGTGAGATGTGTAAGAACGAACTAGCTGAGGAAACCCACCACATTTTCCAACAGAAGGATGCGACGGCGGATGGATTCATTGATTCATTCCATAAAAATCATCCGGCGAACTTGATGTCGGTCTGCGAGAAATGCCACGACAAGATCCATGCGGAACCGGTCGTCCAAATACGACGTAAGAAGACTACCAAGGGTTATAAGATTAGTTCTTGATTTCTATAAAACCCAACATTCTGCGTTCGTCCGGAACGACACCAGCCAACTATACAAATTCATAATTATATAAATATTTATGAATTATTCACTTCCATTGTGTTTTTAATATGTATATGTATATAATCGGCGTTGTAATTGGAAATGCATATCCAATAAGTGCACCGAATGTTCCATATTTCACCATCTGAAATATATTTACATATATAGGTTTCTTTCGTCTATTGAATATATCATCCATTGCATTAATTTGCCCTGCAAAATACAAGCCGTTTACAGCCGTTGATATTGCAATTGGCTTTGCAATACTATTGTAATATGAAAGGACTGGTATAAAATTATACATGATATGCTTTTACTACAGACTTATCTTTATGTTTCAGTCAAATATAAATATCCAATAGACGCTGGTATACCAATAGGGTACGCAATACCAACGCAATAACCGATAAACGCGCTTTCCACCATATTGATTGCATATTTACTCATAGTAATTTCGCGACTATAGATAATACTTTCAATACTATCTGAATAACCACGTGAATATACGGACAATCCTACAGTACAATAAGTTACTGGCGTAACCGTTGATCTATAGATTGTATTGAATAGTTGTCGCACCATTTACAATGGTATATTCTTATGTTTTTATATTATTCTGTGTTAATACAAACGTGAATATGGACCCTTCGTTTCTTTAAGTAGTAAAATCAATAAGTGTTAGAATTGTTTGGGAGGCCTGCATTATTAATAGGTTGAAATATTTTTTGGACATTTTAAGAATGTCCAAAAATCATTTTACAGACTTCAAAATTCTGAAAAATCACACTTCGCAGCATAATGCTTTAAATTTAAGTGTGTTCGCAAAAACTTTATCAGCATAATATTTTTTGCGTAAAATTTCCTGGCATTTTTCCTCTTCTAATAATATAGATCATTTAGAATAAATATCATGCCAAAAAATGCCGATAATTTCAATTGTGAAAAATGTGACTTTAAATGCTCTAAACAATCAAACTGGTCTACACATTTGTTGACTCGCAAACACCAAAATAGAATGAAATTGAATGAAAAAAATGAAACAACTGCCTTACCATATTTCGTATGTAAAAAATGTGATAAGTCATATAAAGCGCGAAATAGCCTTTGGTACCATGAGAATAAGTGTTCTATGAAGCCAGTAAGTTCTGAAAAAATCAACGCAGATCTAATTGAACGCATATTAGATGATAGACAGCGCATATTAGATGATAACGCGGAACTTAGAAATTTTATAATTGAACAATCTAAAATGACAACTGAAACGGTAAATAAAGCTCTTGAACTTTGTAAACCGGTGAGTAATAATACTACCACTATCAATCAAACGAACAACAATCAACGATTCAATATAAATGTTTTTCTCAACGAACAGTGCAAGGACGCAATCAACTTCTCAGATTTCGTTAAGAACATCCAGATTACGTATGAGGATCTAGAGAACAACGCCCAACTCGGGTTTGTAAATGGCATTTCCAAGATCTTTTTAGATAATCTGAAACAATTGGATATTAACGAGCGACCGATTCATTGTACGGACGTCAAACGGGAGACCATGTATATTAAAGATGAAAATACATGGACCAAACAACCAGATGATGAGAAATTACAAAAGGCCATACAAACAGTTTCCTATAGGAGTATGGGGAAACTAGCTGAGTGGAAAAACGAGAACCCCGATTATAAGGATTGTAATTCAGAGTTCTCGCAAAAGTGCCTGGATATTCAGAAACAAACGCTGGCAGGAAGTGATAGACAGGTTTATTACCCGAAAGTGATCCACGCACTAGCTAGAGAAACCGTTGTAGACAAATAATATAATTAATAAATAAAATTGAATAAAAGAAATATCATATTGACTTATAAATAACAACATGATACAAGTAGTTTTTAAGATTTGCTATACTGAACGATCCATCCGTTACGAAGTTCCGGGACACTGGACTACGGAATATTTCTTTCATAAAATTCGTGACTATTTGTCAGAGGATTTTGATATTCCTAATACATACCAAATAGTACCTGGGCCGGGTTTACAACCGCCGCAGTATCAGGGGTTCCCGGAAGAATATCCGTCTGTGGAACTACGATCCGATCAATCGTTAATTGAGTATTGTAATCCAAATGAGGTGAATGCATTCTACATTCGGTTCTTAGATGAACCGGAATTACCCGACGATAATGAGATACGTAGGCTACACATGAATCCGATCACATCCTAGGTTTAGTTTTCAAGGTTTTAAATTTTGCCACATATATAAATATTTATCCTTAGCATTTTGAAAAAACCGAATCCATTTGCTATTCAAATCATTATTGCTTGGGGTCGTATCAGAGTCTTTAACATTTAAATATGAAAACATTGGCAATAAATACGTGTCTCCGAAACTCCATATAAAAAAATCTGCAACCGGGTGATGATGGCTCGCTAAATTTATAGTAAGAGTTTCTTTATCAAAATGATTTTCTACAATTTTTGTTGCTATTTTCCTATGTATTTTATAAATTGTAGCCCCCGAACTAGATTTATTTTCAGGTATCAACTCGTTGTTATTAAAACAATCGGTAGTGGTTTGAAGTTGTAATATTTCATAACAATCAGATTTTAGGTAACCATAATGTTTATCTTGCCAATAAGAAAAATATTTATTTGACAGATCATCTTCTGCAATAAAACAAAATTCATCGGATGAGTTTTCTAAAAAATAAGCCAATGCTTTAATATGAGAACTAGTACATCCATGCTCTCCACCCTTTAACTTTGGATGTTGAATAACAGTATACGGATAAAAATTGTTTAGGTAATCAACCGCTTGTATTCTAAAGTTATTATCCGGATTATTTATTAATAATCTTTCCATATGTTGCTTTCTATCTGGTCGTCTATCTAAGTTGATCCAATAAATATTCCAAGGCAATTTCGGAAGCGGAATGTTCTCCATTAGGTAAAATTATACTATTATATTTAAGTATAAATTTACATAAAGCATTTGATCTAAGGGCAGTTTCCATAACACTTACCCTGGTAATAATAATAATCTCTATTCAATACGCTTATATCACTGTAATTAGCTTTCATTGTAGGCCCAGCTTCATTCCCAGCCACGCATTTAGATCCGCCCAAGAGAACACAACACGATGTAGACGCGCATGCGTCCTTTCCAATCTTACCACATTGCGTCTCTATTTCTATCGTATTATTTTTATTGGCCGCACAGAATCCGCCAGCCGGCGGTGGTAACCTGCCTGCATAATCAACGACTTGCGCGCTCTTATCGTCATATTGTGTCAACCGACTCAGGTATATGGAATCCTCGTAATTTGGCACATAAGGAGACGGACTGAACCGGAAATATCCAGGATCATTGTATCTCGGCGTAGTTGTTACTGCCTGGTCCCAGGGCAGATTTCCTATAATATTGCCCGATGCGTCTTTTACAGGCACAGACACAGTCTTGTCGCGGGCTCGTATCTCTTCTGCACTCTCGTGATAGGTAACATTAGGCACATTTGGATTATACGCGACATCAACATTTTTATTTGATGCTGTCATCCCAGCCTTTTTAGTTGCATAATCTGGAATCGTTCCCAAATAATCGTTTAATACTTTATATAATCCAGGGGTACTATGGTCGGCGTATAGTTTCGCATATATTTCAGCGACCTTTGGTTCCGACAAATCCTTCGTGCCTCGGAAGTACTCTGTCTCACGCAAAATCTGAATTTTTAGTTTATAATCGGGAATTCCTTTGCCCTCAATCATTGATTGAATACTGGCAATTGTGGCAGAATCCTCATTTGCCATAGCCCATACTTTCGCATAGAGTTCTTTTGATTTTTCGGATGAAATATCCCTAATCTTACTAAAAAATGCAATATCGTCTAATAATTGGGTTTTATCACTGCTGATAATATCAGTAGACTTCAGGCTTTCTGTTAATTTTGGAATCTCGGCATCGTAGATTTCTTTTCCAACTGTATTTATAAGATCATTCAATATAGCATCTATATCAGATTGTATCTCCGGTGCAGTTTTCTTGAAACGTTCATTTATAATCTCCGACTTTGTGAGACGATCAATCAAATCAGCTGCCTTTGCATCTGAAATTCGTGTACCTTGATATACTGCCATTTGTTTTACTTCGGGAGTATCGTATCCGATAGTAGCATAAATACAATCCATAGTCGCGTCTGCAATTTTGCATTCCTCTTTCGTATTCTGGTTTATAAGTTTCGTATTCTTACCATGAAAATAATTGATCTGTTTTACTATCGGTTCCACTCTTTCCATGTATTCAACCCATCTTGTTTTCTTGTTTGAATATCCCTCGCCTACCTGGTTCTGCGAAGCAATAATCGCTAAACCAAGTATCGCTAACAGACATAACAATATGATTCTATCTGTAGTAAAGAACTTCATTGCCGCTATACATTATTATAACATATTTTGCAAAAATTGAAAACAAAAATAATAATATAAATGTATGTTATAACACTACAACAATGATTATCCCGGTAAAATGCTTCACTTGCGGCGAGGTCCTGGCCGACAAATACAGGTACTTTCAGGAACGCGTACGCCAGCTTAAATTGAGAGATGGGCTCCAGGTTGATAAGATTACCTATTTAACAAAGAAGAATATTGACAAGACCCCCGAAGGTATTGTTCTGGATGATCTGGGTCTCAACAATCCTTGCTGCAGAAGGCACATGTTGACACAGGTTGACATTGAATAAATATATTCGTATATTATATAAGAATGGTTCGCAAAACAAATAAACGACGCCCGCGTTCGCGCGCCACCCGCAAGAGTAAATCGCGTAGGACAAGGAAGGGTGGTTGCGGTTGCAGCAAGACGATATTAAATGGCGGCAGCGCTAATTTAGACGTGCTTCCCAAAGAGTATTATTATTCGTACAATACTGAACCCAATTATCTTAACGATCAAATGAAAGGCGGCAAACGAAAGCGTTCGCGTGGCGGTATTGGATTGCTCGGAGCAGCATATTCAATCGGACCGGCACTTGATTCACAAAACGTAAATACCTTATTAGGCACAAACACCAACGTGGATTCAGATATTACTCAACAACCCGCTTCAAATGCATTCCCAGATACAACCATACCAACTGTATAGTATTTTTTTCTGTTACATTTGTATATAATATGCCTGGATTTAGAGAATTATGCACACCCGCTTTCATATACTTCGTAATATCCATGATATTCTTAGTGGTAACAGCTTTCCAAAATTACGGAAACGTACACACTTATTGTTTAGGAGTACATGAATGCGCTGTTCCAAATACGTATCTGGTATTCGCAATTAAGCTGGTGTATATATTATTCTGGACTTGGATCTTAAATCTCATGTGTAATGCAGGTGCGTCTGCGGTTGCTTGGTTCCTTGTTCTCATCCCCTTCATTTTAATGTTTTTATTACTGAGTATGGTTATGTTTTCAAGTGGAACCATGGTTCCCCTTTAACCCCCTCCTTTTGTAATTATTTTTTATTTGCTATGCACTTAGCAAATAAAAACAGAGTAAATATATATGAGTCACACACGTAAAAATAAAAAAAATAAAATACAGGGTGAACTCCTTGTCGCCAGCGAGGGATGGAAAAAAATACGGATATATGGCAATCCTTACGAACGTGGTTACGCTCACGGTTTCCTACTTGCAAGAGAACTTAAAACGGCGAAACAAACTCTAATGTTTATTGTGCGTGAATTCTTGAAAATGGAAGTAACTGAGTATATGAAGCGATGCAAGAACGAAATTGGACCTATAGTAAAAAACAAATACCCTGAATTATATAATGAACTTAGGGGTATATCAGCTGGTGCGAGGGCGGTAGGAGTGAGTGTTTCTGTAGCATTTCTAATTGCATGGAATTCAACCATGTCCCTATATCCACGCAATGTCGTTCCAAATAGATGCAGTGCATTTATCGCAACTGGATCAGCGACGGAATCGGGCGAAATCGTAATGGCGCATAATACGCACACTGACTTTGTCTCTGGCTCGCGACTTAACATCATTGTGCACGTTGAACCTACTGACGGACATTCGTTTGTTATGCAAACGGCGCCCGGTTATATAGCAAGCTCTACGGACTGGTTCTTGTGTTCTAGCGGAATAATCGGATGCGAAACTACTATAACCAAAGTGAACTTTGAACCAGACTTCAAAAAAGGCCATCCGTATTTTTGTAGAATACGAAACGCAATGCAATACGCGAAAACTCTGGATGAGTGTAGCGAAATTATGTTACGACACAATGCAGGTGATTATGCTTGTTCGTGGTTATTTGGAAATATAAATACGAACGAGATTATGATTCTTGAATTGGGTATGGACGTGCATAACATCCAGAGAACTCACAATGGGGTATTCTATGGTATGAATTCGGCGATGGATATGAAACTCAGAAACACCGAAACGGAGGACCACGACCATACAAACGAATTAACCAGCGTAGGCGCCCGAAACAATCGGCTAAATCACTTGTTGAACGAAGAATATGCTGGGAAAATAAATATACAAAATGCAAAACGTATTATTAGCGATCACTACGACGCGCATTTCGCGCGTCTTGAAATGACATCTAGAACAGTATGCAAACATTCGGAGCTAGACGAGACAACTGATTTTAAACCGGTTGGATGTACGGATGCAAAGGTAACCGATGCAAAAATGGCATCCAAGATGGAATTTTACGGTATATTTGGATCTGCGTGTGGTCGCAAATTTAATGCGAAGGATCACATCCGCAAACACCCGGAATACAAGCACTGGGCGCCTCATCTGAAAGACATCCCAAAGTACAAGTGGACGAAATTATAGACAATCTGAGTCAACCATCTCCCTAACTAGTTCATCAAACGAACACTTCGGAGTCCATCCAAGAATGGTTCTCGCTTTTGTACTATCACCCAGCAATTCCTCGACCTCAGCTGGACGGAAATACTTTTCAGAAACAAAAATTAGCTCCCTGCCCGTCTTTGCGTCGTATCCGATTTCATCTAGACCACTTCCTTTCCATTGGATATCAAATCCCTTCAATGCAAAGGCCTTTTCTACGAATTCGCGCACCGTATGGAATTCATTGGTAGATAGCACAAAATCATCGGCGCCATTTGGATTCTGTAGCATAAGCCACATACCCTCCACGTAATCCTTGGCATGCCCCCAGTCACGCTTGGCATCCAGATTACCGAGAACTAGCTTATCCTGTTTACCTTTCAATATATTACCGAGTGCAATCGTAACCTTTCTCGTAACGAATGTTGGTCCTCGTCTCGGACTTTCGTGATTGAAGAGTATTCCCGAACAAGCATACATCCCATAGGCCTCGCGATAATTCTTAGTAATCCAGTGAGAGTACAATTTAGCAACTCCATATGGAGATCTCGGGTAAAACGGCGTGTTCTCATTCTGTGGAACTTCTACGACCTTTCCGTACATCTCTGATGTTGATGCCTGATAGAACCGAGCAATCTCCGACAGGCCTGTGCTACGGATTGTGTTTAACAGACGGAGCGTACCGACTGCGTCAACGTCAGCAGTATATTCTGGGATTTCAAACGAGACTTTTACGTGGCTCATTGCACCGAGATTGTAAATCTCAAACCGATGGTCCACGCAGGATAAATCTTTAAAATACTTCTCTTTGATTTCGTTGATAATTGCCAGTAGACATGAGGTGTCGGATAGGTCGCCGTATCGCAAATTCAGCGCATTCTGGTGATACAAGTGGTCTATGCGATCTGTGTTGATAGAGGAAGAACGTCGTACGATTCCCCAAACATCGTAGCCTTTCTGTAGTAAGAACTCAGATAAATACGAACCGTCCTGTCCGGTGATCCCTGTGACTAGCGCGACTTTACTCATTATCTATAGATTCTTGGGTTTTCTTTAATTCTTTTTGGAAAATTGATATAAATATTTATAGCGCAATTATATAACAAGACGCGAAATGAATCCATCAATTACGAATATGCTTGAAGAGGGTAGTGTACTGAAGTTCACTCTCAGTGGAGTGAATGTCAGTTTAGCAAATGCGGTTCGTAGAATTGTACTCTCGGAAATCCCTACGGTTGTAATCAAGACGGAGACATACCAGGACAACAAGTGCACTATAACCGAGAATACGACTAGGTTGCATAATGAGATAATGAAGCAGCGCTTGAGCTGTATTCCGATTCACATGAAACTCAACGAGCTGGATATTCTCCCTGATAAGTATATTTTGGAGGTGGATGAGAAGAACGATACCGATTCTATCAAATATGTTACGACCGAGCATTTCAAGATTAAGAACAAGACGACCGGCAATTACCTGACGAGGGAGGAGACGAAGAAGATCTTTCCTCCGAACAAGAAGACAAACTACTATATTGATTTCGGACGATTGCGTCCCAAGGTGAGTGATACCATTCCAGGCGAGGCATTGAAGTTGACTGCCGAATTCTCTATCAGTAATGCCAGGGATGAGAGTGCATTCAATGTGGTCTCTAAGTGTGCTTATGGAAATACGCCTGATGTTATAAAGATCAAGGAACAGTGGGACGCACAGGAGGCCAAGCTGAAGTCGCAAGAGACGCCGACTAGTGATATTGAATTTCAGAAGCGCAACTACTATATACTGGACGCCCAGAGACAGTACGTAGCGGATAGCTTTGATTTTGTGGTACAAACGATTGGTATGTATGATAATAAAGACATTCTCAAGATGGCGAATAAAATACTTGTAGGAAAGTTTGATGCCCTTATACAAGAGATAGACTCGGACGTTGTTGAGATCCTTACAAGCGAGACCACAATGGACCACTGCTACGATATCATATTGAAGAACGAGGATTACACGGTAGGTAAGGTGCTAGAATATATTCTGTATGACAAGCACTACCAAGGCGACAAGACCCTGTCATTCTGTGGATTCAAGAAGTTCCATCCGCATGATGTCACAAGCACAGTGCGGGTTGCTTTCGCCGCACCTTCGGACAAGACTGTTGTGAAGCAGCGTCTCCGCTCGGTGTGCGTAGACGCAAAGGATATCTTCACGAAGATCGGCGGGATGTTCTAATAATAACTATTATTTGAAATAATATACTTAAAGGTTATATCATTTATTTTATTGACAGGCGGCGTCCCATATGTTTTGTTAGCTCAGCGTGGCTAGAGCATCTGACTGTTAATCAGAAGGTCGTAGGTTCAAATCCTATACAGAACGTTGAAAAAATCATACAATTCATTTTATGATTTTTATCAGAAGAACATTCCCATCCGTTTCCTCTTCAATAAATTAGATTTTGTCAAATCTATTTTATAGTACAAGTACAATAAGTTCTCGTGTGAATATTCAGTCTTTATTAAGCCGCTTTCCAGTAGTCTCTCAGAAAAGTCTTTATCTTCGCCAAAATTTATTTGAGTGTATCCAATCTGTCTACAAATGTCAGTTTTGATTAAATTCAAATGATTCGGGCATCGGTAATAACCATCCTCATCATCATACCAAGATTTGTATTTCAATGAATGGAAGAATGGTTTCATGAATTTACCGTTTAAATAATAGTGTCCGACCAACGCGACGCAATCATAATCCATTTCAGAACCAATTGCGCTTTCGTATGTAGTAAAATATGTATCTGCAACATCATCATCATCATCTACAAAACAGCAATATTTACCACTAGCTCGTTCTAGTAACCTATTTCGTTTTTCTCCGATGGTTATACCTAAAGCGTCATCATATAATATTTCAACACGGATACTCACCTTGTCTTTGAGATAAATCAATCGCTTGTATAATGAAACGAACATCTCATTTCTATCAGGGATAGTGCATATGAGAACACTCACGTCCATATACAATACTATTTAATTTTATTTTATACACGAATACGTAAAATTGAAATTTTATAATTGCAATTGTATTTTATACAACAAATGAAGATGCTGTGTTTTATGACGTGCATTAATGCTTTCTGGGGATCCAAGAAAGATGATATCAACTGGCATAATACGGTGCCATTTGTGCCTCCCGTAACAAGTGGTAATGTTATAAAGGTATATGATGGGGATACGATAACCGTTGCGTCAAAATTGCCTATGTTGAAATCTCCACTGTACCGATTTCCCGTCAGGTTAACTGGGATTGATTCTCCCGAGATTAAGGGTAAGAGTGAGGCTGAAATCATGCTCGCCAAACAATCTAGAGACGCTCTAAGTGAACTGATTCTCGGTAAAAACGTGCAGCTAGCGAATGTATCCACAGAGAAGTATGGACGGCTTTTGGCCGATGTTTATATAGATGGAATTCACGTGAATCAATGGATGCTAGACAATAAATACGCAATTCCTTACGACGGAGGTACGAAATCGCGACCGACCGAATGGAACTAATGAAAAATTGAAATCTATTTTTATAATACACTTCAATGCAATTAACCGCTACAATGGATAAACGATTAAATAAGAAGATTGAGACTTACGTCGTGAAGTTTAAGGACGACATTCGCGACAAGATCAAGGACCAAGGTATTAGCGACAGCGACGCGCATGAGATCATACAGTTTGTATATGACTACGAGCGACTGACGCTATCCAAGGACGATTTCAGTAAGCGTAAGCGCGTTAAGAATTCTATTCCGGGAACGAATCGCTGTAGCGCAAAGCGCGCAAACGGCGAACAATGCACTCGTCGGAGGAAGACCGACTGTGAGTTTTGCGGTACGCATTTCAAGGGAGCTCCTCACGGTTTAATGGGTTCCGACGATCAGCCTACCCAAACGGCAAAGCATAATGTGGAAATTCGCGCAGAGGACATAAATGGTATTATCTATCATATTGATAAATTTAATAATGTATATAGTACGGAGGATATTCTTAAGGGAATAGAGAACCCGAAGATTGTAGCAACGCACAAAAATGGGGCTATCAATTATCCTTAATCCTGCGAACAATTGACTCTACAACTACTTCTTCGCGGTTCTCAACTATAAAATCATTTATTTCCGTAGCTTTGGCAATATCACCCTTGTAAAATTTAGATAGTATACCTAATAACGCTTTTTTTGTTATCGGTTTCTTGACGTTCTTTTTGGAATAGATCAACTTTCCGTTATTAATATCAACTTCATCAATCTCGTTTTTTCTCATAATATCCATTAGATCTGTAGACAGCTTTTTCTGTTCGTCTTTGCGTATCTGTTCTTCTTTTTTCAATTTACGTATCTCGTTATCTAGTCGCACCCATCCTTGGATTGCCTTAATCAATTGTTCTTTTGTATCCATTATTAACTATAGTATATGCATATATTTATATTATTTAGCGCATTTATGGAAATACAATATATAACGTAAATATAAAAATAATGTTTGGGAAAAACAGAAGATCATTGCCATTAAATACTGGTGGTATAATGATGCCGATGAGCATTCGTATGCCAGTTATTAAATCTGTGGAATTGCCTCCTACGCCGCTAACGCCGCAAGAACCAGAAAAAAAACAGATGATATGGGGAGAACCTACATGGTTCTTTCTGCATACAGTAGCCGAAAAGGTAAAACCTGAAAGTTTTGCAATTGTTCGTGGCGATTTACTTAAACATATTTATAATGTGTGTACGAACTTGCCTTGTCCGTTCTGTGCGAAGCACGCGAAGATGCACTTGGATTCTATAAATTTTAATCGTATTTCATCAAAGGAAGAATTAAAGATGATGTTGTATACATTTCATAATATCGTAAATGCCAAGAAAAACTATCCAATATTTCCTAGAGAGGAATTGGATGCGAAGTACTCGCTTGCTAATACGCGCAAAATTTTCACTCATTTTATAGTGCATTTCAATGACACTTATCGCGCACCAGGCATGATTGCCGATGACTTATTCCGAAAACAACTGTCAAAAGCACTTGTTGAATGGTTTAATCAGAATAATATACATTTTGATTGATATAAAGAGATTATATGTTATTATAAAAATGCGATTTTACGATATTATTTCTGCTATCCTTGCTCTCGGGCAGTTACCTACTGGTAAATATTGTGGATCCAAGACTGTATTTGGAGAGACTATTAACGGCATTGTTACTTTCAAGTCATCTGAAATCCTGGATTTCGCCATCTCTGGCGATTTCACAATTAATTGCACTGATGAGTATTATACTGTATCTGGCTCTCAGGTAATCTTGCGTGACATTGGCGTTTCTGGCGATTGTACCCATGATGCGTTAGCGGAGAATAAGATTACTCTGGATGCGATCACATATGATAGTGGTGCGAATTCGCTGGATGTTGCTGTCAAGTATTCAATTGCAAAGATTAACATTCAGCTGACGCCTTGCAGTGGTTCTATTAAAACGCATTAAATTGCGTAAGTTTTTTATATGTATTATATTCATATTCATATAAAAATTTTTATTAAGCCTTTGCCAGTTTCGCATTCGGTATGACATTGCATTTATACAATGTTGAGGAAGGACGTTTACATATTTCTTTGTTTCCTATTCCATTGAAGAACTGAAGCTCTGGATCAATTCTGTCTATTATCATACCCCACAACACTCCGAATACGCCACCTAACGCCAGCGAGGCAAGCAGCGCAATCGGTTTAGCGCATTCATTGCTGTAGTTCCAAATAAGATCTGATGTTATTAATATCGGGAATATAATAAATGTACCAGCATTATTGCTTACTAACTTATGAACTACAATTATATAAGATAAATACGCAAATGTAAATCCCAAAATGGTTTGACCGATTGGCATTTCTGGCATACCTTCAATTATATTGCACACTGGATTGCTAATTCCATTTGGAGAACCGATGACATCAGTTACAAACAAAAAGTTTAAGAAGCACGCAAATAAAACGCCTGCTACATAAAATACCCCCTTCAAATTCTGATTGAATATAGATTGTAGCACGAAATAGGATACGATTATAAATGGAGACAATCTTGAAAATAGATAAGATAACGAAAAAATGTTAAATCCTGTACCAGCCATCTTATAATTTATTGTTATATAAAAAAATAATTTGAATGATGCAATAGTTCAAATTATAGAAAAAATACGGCTAGATATGAATGTCGTCCATCAAGAGTTGGTGCTGATATTTTCGTGATCTTTATTTATGTAGTTGTCAATCATAGAAGAAAAATACAATTAAGCATCCCGAAGTTCCGTCGCCAGCTGGCCTGCCATTTCCAGGAGCAACGGTGTCTCTATCACTAGTTCCGCCAAATCCTCCTGCTCCATAATTGCCAATAACGCTATTTATGCTATATGCTCCACCTGCATTAGACTGTCTTAAAAATGGATTTCTAGTTCCACCTGGAGCTAACACACTAACATTGACAGCATTTCCAGCAGTTCCAGCATTTCCTGCCGTAGCAAAGTTAGCAAAATCTTCGGCTGATGGTTGGTTGGAAGTTCCACCACCCGGGCCCGCATTACCGCGTGCGCCGTTACTACCGCCGCCTCTTCCGCCAAAACCGCCAAAACCGCCGGTTGCGGCGTATCCGACTCCGGCGTAATTTATAGCTGTAGGTCTCCCATCTCCGCCCCTTTGCCCGTTGACTGGATTATTATTTAAAGGACCTGGGTTTTCGCTGTAATATTGTCCGGATTTTCCTCCTCTGCCTCCGCCTCCAATTGTATAATTCATAGTTGAGACATTGGGATTTATTTGGATCAAAACTCCATCTATCTCCCCTCCGCCACCTCCTCCGCCTTGTCCGGCAGTACCAGAGCTAGCGCCACGAGTTCGTCCGCCGCCGCCACCTCCTGCGCCTCCTCCGACAAGTATACAATACATGTAGTTTGGACTTCCGTATCCATTTGTAACATTTGCAGTATCGCCGACTACCGTTATAGAACCGTTTACTAAAGTGGGTGAGGTGTATATAGTAGTATTATACCAAGTCGGATTAGCGGCTGTGGCTGTTGTCGCAGGAAAACCTTGATGACCTGGTGAATCACCAAAAAATCTTCGCACCGCACACGTATTAGTTGGGAAGAACGAAGAACCAGCCAAATAGTCTCCAATATTGAATTGCAAATTAATATTGTTAGCCGTTGAGTTGTGAAATGTGTTAAACCAATTCCCTATATTTCCTCCTCCGACTAGATATCTGTCATTTGCTGGTGGAGCTACAGGTCCACCTCTCTCTATCATGTTGAGAACTCTAGTTCCTTTGTAAAGAAAATCTGCCATTTATTATTCAATTAGATTTTTTTATATAAAAACATGCGCGAATACATCGTGAATGCTAGATATCTCTATAAATTGTGTATCATCATTTACTCCATGTTTTTCCTTAAACTCTATAAAATCTTTGTTGTTCTCTTTCGGATATAAGAACGTCTTTACTCCTGCGCGTATTCCTCCTGTTATCTTATATTCAAGTCCGCCGATCGCCGTCACATTACCTCGTAAATCAACTTCGCCGGTAATTGCAACGGTATTGCATATTGGTTGTTGGGTAAGTAAACTATATATGGCAGTTGCAGATGCAACTCCGGCCGATGGACCGTTTTTCTCTACTCCTCCCTCCGGGCAATGCATATGTATGCCATGATTTTCATTTTTATTATTTTCGTATTCAGCAAGCATTCGGTCTTTAACGTCCTGAGGGCACAGCGCCCACGCAAGTGTTTTCGCGACGTTCATACTTTCTTTCATAACATTTCCTTGTAATCCGGTAAGTTTTAAATCCAAAAATGTACTGGTCGGGAAAAGCGACGCTTCAATTTGTATGATACCACCATTCCCTAGCGAATTTGCATACAATCCGTTGATAATTCCTACCATTGGTTTATCGTGTATTCTTTGTTCTGTGATTCTCCTGTATTTCTTCAAATATTTATCTATAGACGCGTTTGTAATTACTATCGGTATATTTATATCGGATGGCTGCAGCAACTCTAAATTAATTGCCCCATATAAATCAAACAGGATCTCTTTTAATTTACGAACGCCAGGTTCCATAGTAAATAGTGTAATTATTTGTTTTATCATATCATCCGACATGATCACTGCATCAGTTAATCCCATATCCTTTGTTATGCCAGGTATCATGTAATCTCTAGCTATCACTATTTTCTCTTCTATCGTAAGATTCTCAAATTTAATTCGGTGTATACGATCCAATAGTACCTTGTCTATGGATTCCGGATCATTATAAGATAATATAAAAAGCACTTTGGAAACGTCAAGTGGAACGCCAGGAAAAAAACGATCTTGAAACCCGTCATTTTGAGTAGCATCTGTGAGATGGGTAAGTATTCCATTTATTTCGCTTCCGTGTTCCTTGGATATCTTATCGGCTTCATCAAAGTATATTATAACATTTTTACACCCCGCGTCCATTAGAGCGGTTGATATTGCACCCCAAGTGGAGTTTAGATATGTAAATCCATGTCCTTCTAGAGTAGATCCATTACAAGAACCGCCAAGCGCAATGAATGCAAACGGACGAGTAGTACCATCTTCGTCAGTTAGACACTTCGCCAATCCATATTTTGCCAGAGATGTCTTTCCAATACCCGGAGAACCTTCGAATCCGAAACAATGCCCTTTTTGCTCCCCAGTTATCCACTGTGCGATAACCTTTTTAAGTTGAGTTTTCGCATGGATTTGTCCGTGTATGGAACTATCAAACACGTCATCTATCGTTTTGAGCGATTTATGAAAATTATCTAGTCCACCTTTTATCTTTGTAATTTCTGTGTTTATACGTTTAAAATTAATACCGCCTGTCTTTATCAGCGATTGTATCTCAATTTTATCAGAGATGGAACCATTTCCAATAAATTTCTTTATCTCGCTCAATTTTGCATGTTTGGTTTTCAACTTGTACCATTTGATGTCCTTGTTATTTATGTACTCTATAACATTATCTATTTGCGATTTGGTTGCGGTATCAATTACGCAGTCTATATTCTGTAAACGTTCATTTATAGCGGATTCAATACGCGCGATATAACTGTATATCTCCGCATTAGTGTAATTTGCTTTTATTGGTATCTCCATAATATCGGCTGCAAGTTCAGTCAACTTCTTAAAATCCGAGTTGATTAATTTAGTACACTTTAATATTGGTTCCTCTCTGCATGTAGTAAATGGTATTCTAAGAAGACCCTCCAGATACTGTCTCGCCTTTCCATTAGACTCATCTGATTTATTTTTAACTTCTTTCAACTTCGCGATCGCCTTCTCCTTTACCAGTTCTGGCGCACGCATTGCATACACTTGTTGTTCTAATGATACCCGATTAACGTCATATTTCTGTGTGATTTGGTGCGTATAATTCATCGTGTATTTCATCGCATCTTTGAAGTATCGTTTCACAGCCCACGGAAAACTATCATATATCATGGCCTGTTCGTTGGAATCCGAAGTAGATACAGTTATAACATCATACAATAGGTATGTAATATATTTTAATTCGCCATCATCACAGTACGTAAGCAAATCAATCAATGTATTGCGCTGTTCGAATACTTCCATAGACGTGAATTTTTTGATTGTCTTTTCTAATTTGTCTGTTAATGTAGCGCTAGCCAGTGCAGTGATAGCTGCGTTTCTTTTGTATACGTCACTGTCGCCATGTATCAAAATGTCTTTCAGCGTCATTGTCTCAATTTGGCGTTGGAGAACATCCACATTACAACCAGCATTATTACTCAATATGTATTTCTTTCTGGAATTAACATACACATTCTCTAATAGATCAAGATTCACTTCATCAACAATACCTGACATTATGATTGTCTTCTTGGAATGTTCGCAACGGAAGATAACTTTGATTCCCCATACCTTCTGATGGAAAGACGAAACGTTTATGTCGTAGTTAAAACACTCAAACTGTGGTGCGCTTTCCATTGGAATTATTTCGTCCGTTATTTTATCGCTACATAAACATTTTGTTTGTTGTTTTATATGATTTGCATTCGTTATAGCCTTAAACCCAATTGGGTGTATGTATTTTCGTATTAGATTGAATTTTGCCGCTAATTCTGGTTCTCCTTTGTATTCTAAGAAACTAGATCCGAATGTCATGTAGATCATATCATCTACGCACTTAGTTCCGAATGTAGATATAATTGCCGTTAATTTGTCTATTATTAATTGAAGTGAATCTATGATTGTCTCTATTGAATCTGACTGGATCTTTTCAAATGTCTCAACAGTTTTGTTATGCAATTCTCTAAGTGAAGTGATACATATGTTTACTTCACTATTACTAAATATATTGTATTTTCTGTATAATTGTACGGATATTATTGTATCCGTTATAATTTCTCTCGCACGATAAATTCGGTCCTTTACCAATCCTGCGATTTTTGTCTGGTCGTTGTCATTTGATATGTTGTTTTTTGTTATTTGGACTCTTTTTTTTGTATTTACACTCATTTTATACATTAACGCTCTATATTATATATTTTAATGGAAAATACTTTATTGAAACCATATAAAATGTCGGCTTTCTGTATATACAGTTATGACTGCACTTTTAATCAAGCGCTTAGTTTGGGGCGATGGAGAACAGAAAGACGTTTTAGATGTTGTTGTGGATGAGGATGTTACCACTGGAAATGATGCCGAAGGTGAAGACACTAGTAAGTATGATGCCGAAACGGAAGAGGAGGATGATGTGGAAGTAAATGAGAATGATGAGGAAGATAGTGAAAATAACGAAGATGAAGATCAAGATGAAGACGAGAGCGAAAGTGAAAGCAATGACGATGATACGCGCGATTGTAATTATTCAACATTTCAAATTGATTTTAACCGAGAATTTCAAATGATTTTCACCAGTCCAGAATTCAAGACATTATATAACTTATATGCCGGATTAGTCTTATTGTCAATTTCAGCAGCCACTTATAACTGGTTTGCGACAAATGACAGTTATATAGACATTGTATCAACCCCTGAAATTTATTTCTTTGATGAATCGTTTGTGATTACTACGTACTCGGGTAACAGCGCATATGCGATTGCCAATCTACCGTATATTCCCGCGATGTTCTTGGGTATTAGTTACGCATCACCTGAAATGTGCGATACGTTGAATCCACTACGCAGTGAATATGCAAATGATAATAGGTTATTTTTATGGATCCAATTTGCTCTTCAATTATTCACGTCAGTTGTGGGTGGTAACCCTGACGCGGCATTCAGTCATGAAATTTCAGCTGGATTGTCGTTTATCTTGTTATATAACTTCTTTAATCTTACTACGCCCGAGCAATCAAAACAACTTATTGACGCAAAGACGGCAAGTATGATAATCGCGATGTCGGTTACCGGATTATTGTCAGCCGGTTTAATGCCTATTATTTTCATCGGATTCGCCCTTGCTCTTTCCATGGAGTTTGTTGTTCCTAATGCATTCGGCTTATTGACGCCGGATGCGAGGTTGGCATTACTTTATCCTTTTGGGGCATGTATTGTGACATTACTGATTGAGAGTCTTGGACGCACGTGTAATGTGCGTTCTTTGCATGTGGCATTTGATATTTTATTCTGGCAAGTTCTTGCAAGCTCCGTGGATGTAGTAATTTTGAGTCCCAGACCGGGGAGATTTATTACAAATAATTGAAAAAAAATTATATTAATTATATAAGATGAATTATACCGAGGCGGACTATGAGATGCATTTAGACTTCTTGCGTAGAGAGATAATTCGTGATCTGACAGAGACTGCTCGGTATAAAGAACAATTGAAGTGGATATCAATATCTTGCTGTAATATTCCAGTGGAACTTCGCCCGACTCCGCTTCGGAGGGAGAATTACACAAAGTATTATTTGAAACAATATAAACCTAACTCGGCAGTTAAGTAAGAATGGGAATCCCTAGCTACTTTTCGCAAGTCATCAAGAACTATCCGAGTATTGTTAGAAATTTAAAACATCATAAGCAAAGTAAAACGCAGTTCCATAACCTGTATATGGACTGTAATTCAATTATTTATGATGTAGTTCGGAATGTAAATACCAAGGATACGTCGCAGTTGATCCAACAGGTAATTTCCAATATTGAAGCGTATATTATAAAAATTAATCCGTCAAATACGGTAATCATCGCATTTGATGGCGTAGCGCCTTTTGCTAAAATGAACCAACAGAAGACGCGCCGTTATAAGTCGTCCTTTATGGCTAAGGTGGAGCGCGCTGGTCCGTCTGAATGGTCTACATCTAATATTACTCCGGGTACGAAATTTATGGATGATCTGTCCGCTCAAATGACGCGCGCATTCGCAAATACTGAGAAAAAATATAATATTAAACAGATGATCGTCACTGGATCTAATGAGACGGGAGAAGGAGAACATAAGATTTTCAAACATATCCGTGCTAATCCGGATCTCACTCAGAATGCAATGATTTATGGCCTAGATTCAGATCTGATTATGTTGGCAATTTTCCATCGGCATCTATTCAACAATGGGTTTATTTTTAGAGAGGCGCCTGAGTTCATGAAGAGTGCAATTAAAGTTGAGGATTCGGATGAACCATATGTGCTTGATATGGGTTTATTGGGAGATTCCATTATGAAGGATATGAATTGTAGGTTCCCTGATAGGCGCCGTATATACGATTATGTATTTATGTGTTTCTTGTTGGGAAATGATTTCCTCCCGCATTTTCCAGCGCTCAATATTCGGACGCACGGGATCTCTTCGCTTATGGATACTTATGTAGAACATATTGGAAAGTTTCCAGATCGGTTCTTTATTGATGATGGTAAGATACAGTGGCGATACTTTGGAATCTTCATTCGCGAATTGGCGAAGAACGAACACGTGTTCCTGTTGAATGAGTACACACTAAGGGATAAACATGATAAACGCGCTTGGAAGACGGAGTCTGATGCGGACAAAGCAAATGCGTTATTGAATGTGCCGATTATATACAGGAGCGAGGAGAAGTATATTTGTCCCACTGAGAAGTTGTGGGAAGACCGATACTATAGATCGCTTATGCATATGGAGCGCAAACCGAAGGATATCTGTACGAACTACTTGGAAGGACTGGAATGGGTGTTTAAATATTATAGTGGAGATTGCCCCGACTGGCGTTGGACGTATGAGTATCACTATCCGCCGTTGCTTGTAGATCTGCAGCATTATGTTCCTGATTTTCATACAACGTTTATTACTAAGTCTCGTCCGCCGTTTACGCCGAACGTCCAGCTTGCGTATGTGCTGCCGTTAGCACAATTTGATCTTCTGCCGGAGAATACGCGTGCGTTTCTATTATCGCAATATAGAGATCATTATTCGGAGAAGGTTGATTTCCAGTGGGCCTTTTGCAGGTATTTCTGGGAAGCTCACGTGTGCTTTAAACCTATTTCAGTCAGCGATCTAGATAAGTGGGAATAGAAAATCAATATAGAAACATTATATATATACTATTATATATACAATGAAGTTATTTAGCCTTTTGTCTCTCTTGTCAGTTGTTGCGGGTGTTCGTCTGGGTGATCGTTTTGATTCTTGGTTGGATGAGTACAGGGTCCATGTGGAGGAGGGGGAGTATGTGAGTATGTTTGAGAAGTGGGTAGCGAATGATAAGTTCATTCAGGAACACAATGCGGGTGGAAACGCCACGCACGTTCTCGGACACAATCAGTTCTCTGCTATGGACTCCGCTGATTACAAGGCGTTCCTTGGATATTCTTCCTCTCTTGGAAAGCCGAAGCGTTTCGGTGCCACAAAGTGGATGGACGTTGATGTTACTGCCGATTCGGTGAACTGGGTGGATGCCGGCGCGGTTACGCCGGTTAAAGACCAGGGGCAGTGCGGATCGTGCTGGAGTTTCTCTACCACTGGTGCGCTGGAGGGTGCGTATTTCGTTAAGAACGGAGAGCTAGTTTCCTTCTCCGAACAGCAGCTTGTTGATTGTGATACATTCCGCAATGGCGGACGCGATCAGGGGTGCAACGGAGGTCTTATGGATAATGCATTCAGCTGGATTATGAAGAACGACGGTCTCTGCTTGGAGGCGGACTACCCGTATTTCTCTGGTGATACCCAGGATTCTGGGACGTGCAAGAAGACATGCTCTGTCTACCCTGGGAGTGATATTGTCAAGTATGTGGATGTTGCGCCGTCCGATGACGCGCAGATGATGGCTGCCCTTACTCAGCAACCGGTTGCGATTGCAATTGAGGCGGACCAGCGTGAGTTCCAGCTTTACAAGTCAGGCGTATTCTCTGGAACTTGCGGCACTACTCTAGATCATGGAGTTCTTGCGGTTGGATACGGAACCGAGAACGGCATTGATTATTACTTGGTGAAGAACTCATGGGGGTCTTCTTGGGGATCGGGCGGATTCATTAAGCTCGCCAGGGGAAGGACATTCAACGGCGGTGACGGACAGTGCGGTATGCTGTTGAGTGCCAGTTACCCGATTGTGTAAATATAATTGTTATGTTTTGTCTTGAAAAAATAAAAAAGGGAACGAATCCCATTTTTATGTTTTTTATATTTTATATCAATACCTGTTTAATAATTTACTCCTCAGTCAAGGAGGGGGTAAGGGGGAACCATTGGTTCCCCCTGTAATTAGCGACAGGTAGGAAGTCGTCGTTATGAATAGAGTTAGGGTCATAAAGAAGGTTGTTATCTTCATCAAGAAGGAAGGTCTTACCATCGGGGAAGGAGATAGGTCGTAGATTGAGGGTTTCAGTTTCCTCATCGTGAGGGGAACCTACGGTTCCCCTTGAACCCCTCCCTTCCTCGTTGTCAGAAGTGAGCTCGGGCTCAGGCTCAGCAGGCTTGGTGTCCTTCTTGGCAGGCTTCTCTTTCTTGGCAGGCTTCTCTTTCTTCTCAGCCAGCTTGGCCTGCTCCTTGAGAAGCTTCTCGGCAGCCTTGGCATCCTCCTTAGCCTTCTTCTCGGCCTCCTTGGCATCCTCCTTGGCCTTCTTCTCGGCAGCCTTGGCATCCTCCTTAGCCTTCTTCTCGGCAGCCTTAGCGGCCTCCTTGGCCTCTTTCTCAGCAGCCTTGTCGTTCTTCTTGACAGGCTCCTCGGTTACTACGGCAACCGCCACTTCCTCCGCTGAAGGGAGGGGGTTAGGGGGAACCGCAGGTGCCGCCTTTTTGACGACCTTTTTCTTGGGAGGCTCAGCGACAGCTACAACCACTTCCTCCGCCGTCAAAGGGAGGGGGTTAGGGGGAACCGTAGGTTCCCCCTTTCGGAGGAGAGTCCTGAGTTCGGCGCCAGGGGCGATCTCAGTCTGCGCGGCAGCGACGATCTCGGCAACAAGAGCATCCTGCGGATCGGTGACAACCTCAGTCGCCTTCTTGCCCTTGGCCTTGGGCTTCTTCTCAGAAGGCTCTTTCACCTTCTTCTCCTTCTTGGCCTTAGGAGGAGGCTTGTTGTGCTGCTTGATGAGAGCCTTCATCTCAGCAGTAGACGTCTTGAGCTCGTTGAAGAACAAGTCAAACATCTGATTCTGTTCCTCGGGAGAGAGGAACATCTGTAGGGTATCGCGCGCGGCGGCAACGACAGCCTCATCGGCATTCAAACGCTGGATGAACCAGTGTCCGAAGACCAAGAACTTGGAATACTTTCCGGCAAGAGTGATCTTCTTGACCTTGGTGTTGACAATCTCAGCAGACATGTTAGTGTTGGTGTTGGTTTTTTAATAGTTTGTTAGACTAGGTGATTCAATAAAGTAACTGAGAGAACCTGAATCAATTTTCTATGTTTCAACACAAAAAAGGGGAACCCAGGTTCCCCTTGAACCCCTCCTTCCGTTGCGGGAAGGGGTTGTTTATCCTTCCGTTATAACGGAACCGGTTTCTCAATATGTTACTCATTTCTTGATATGTCACTCATTTCTCGTTTCGTTTATATGCTGTTATATTGGATTATTACAGCATATTATATTGTCGGGTTCTCTCCTATAGTAAGATTGTTGTGTTCTCTCCTATAGTAAGATTGCCGGGTTCTCTATGGCGTCTTGAGATCCTTCAATGCGATGACCTTGTTAAGTTCTCTCACGACCCTCGGATACAGAGTATCGCGTTCATACCCTGCGACAGAGTTGCGCTGCATAGTTACGCACTCATTGGAGAACTGGGAATTGACATTTGCGTATTCTGGGTTGTTTTTCTTCCAATCACTGAGAGTTCCCATGCTCTTCCTAGTTACTTCTTGTATAGCACTCCGCATTTTGGTATCGTCGGTCTCTTTATTCCATTCATTGTTCTCTTTAATATACACAGTCTCTCGTTTCAGATCGGTGCAGTGGATTGGGCGTTCATGTATTCCCAGTTCCTTCAAGTGATCCATGAGTATTTTGGAAATCCCACCGACGAACCCTAATTGTCCTGTATTTGTAAGGTCTTCGCGCGATACTTCAATGCTCTCTACAAAATCCTTGAAATTGATCGCGTTCTTACAATCCTCATTGAGGAATACGCTCAAATTGAATGTCTTGTTATGGGAATTCGTTGTATTGTGCGTTCCGTTCTTACAAAGCTCAAGTACTTGTTTTTGTAGCGCCTCATTTTGACGTTGTGTTTCTTGGTTGCTTTTTATCATTTCATTTACTAATCTTTCAAATATTTGATTTTCTACTGCCGGAGGACACACTACAGGCTCTGTAGGAGATATGATTGGTTGAGATACAACTGGAGCAGTACAAGTTCTCTTGTGTCTACATAATCCCGAGTTATATTTATATGTATTGTTGCAATTGCCGCACGTATAATGCGATTTTTCGGTACCATTATTACCATTCTCGTTACCATTCAGATGTTTACGGGTGGATAAATGTTTATTATAATCAAATTTATTAGAGCATTTATAGTCACATTGTTTACACAAGAATTCTTTAGCGATTTTTTGCGATTTTTCGTTACCATTTTTTTCCATATAATGGTAATGAGAAAATCGTCTAAATGGTTTTCCGCGAAAATATAAAAAATATTATGCTGTCAGTTTTTTCGGCGACGAATTGAATTTAAAGCATTATGCTTTGAGTGTGATTTTTGGTCCTGGATCCGTTTTGTATATTTGATTTTTGGACATTTTATAAATGTCCATTTTTTTTTACAACCTATTAATAATGTTCATGGAAAAAACAATTCCAACACTTATTGATTTTCCTACTTAAAGAAAACACGACCAAGGTTCTCTCGGACAAAATTGAATTTGTGAATATGAATATACAGTATATCACACTCAAATATGGATAAAACAATCGTAGAACTCAAGACGCTGTGTAAGGAACGTAAGATTAAAGGGTTTAGTGGCAAGACCAAGAAGGAACTCTGTGATCTACTAGGAGAACCTACGGTTCCCCCTAACCCCCTCCCTTCAACGGAAAATCATATCATAGCGCCGGTAACTGGACTCCAGATAACGGAAGTGCACGCAACGGATATCAACCGTTTCTTTGTAGACGGTCATGCTCCAAGTGGCGATAGCCCTATCCTACAAGGCGATTCACTGAAAATCCTCCCCACATTGAAATCGGAATCAGCACAGATCATTATAGCAGATCCGCCATACAATATCGGAAAAGACTTCGGAAACAATAGCGACAAACAACCTATGGATGAATACCTAGTATGGTGCGAACAGTGGATCAAGGAATGTATACGTATTTTGAAACCAAATGGCACAATGTTTATATATGGATTCAGCGAAATTCTGGCAATGATTTACTCAAAGATCCCCCAAACTTACGGGGGCTCCACGCCAAGCGGGGGGTCGGAGGGGGGCGGCAGCCCCCTGCATACACGCTGGATCGTGTGGCATTATACCAACAAAACGGTTCCCTCGCTCCACTTCTGGCAACGCACGCACGAAAGCATAATCGTCCTATGGAAATCCGACAAGGTCTTTCACCGAGACGATGTGAGAGAACCTTACACCGATGGTTTCCTGAATGGTGCTGCAGGGAAGGAACGAAAGGCGACGAAAGGTAGATTCTCCAAAGGAGATAAAACAACAACTTACGAAGCACATGCGAACGGAGCTCTACCTAGGGATGTCATCAAAATCCCAGCACTCGCCGGAGGCGCAGGCATGAATGAACGTGTAGATCATCCGACGCAAAAACCCTTGGCTCTGTGTGATAAGTTGATCCGTTCGTGTCGTCAACCGGCAACGGAAGGATACGTCCTTGTGCCTTTCGCGGGCTCGGGAAGTGAGTGTGTAGCGGCAAAAAAAAATGGTATTCCGTTCATCGGAATTGAATTGAATCCTGTGTATGTGAAATTGTGCGAAGACCGCATAAGGGGAACCGATGGTTCCCCTTAAACCCCTCCCTCGGTCGGCGCCGGAGGCTGGGACGCGCGTTCCCCCTTAATTGCCACCTTGAGCGCATCAATAGTATTAATCTGTGTCATATAAGGGAGAACCGCCGACTTCTTCGTCCAAAATCCCTGCTTCCCCTGAAATGTAACAATTTTTTTATCGCGAAGTTCTCCCATCAACACCGACTTGTGAATCCCCCAAACCTTCCATCCGTGGAAGTCCAACACCGCGAACAACGCATAATCGTAATCGTGATCCTCCTCCAAGTGCTGCCACACGCAGTCATCCTTCCCCGCCCAGTAGCGCGCGCACTTAATCTCAATCTTGACCCCATCCAACGTCGCATCATTCTGTGTAGATGTCCTAGGACCCAATCCGAAGATCTCGCACATCATCTTTTCGGCAACCGAACCGAATGGCTTGGACTCCAGTTCAACCAACTGGAGAACCTCAGCAGATGCGCCCATCCGCTTGTAGTGTTTCAACTGTGTCTCTTTAGCCGCAATGGCCTGAAAGGTTTTCGTATTCTTCCAAGAAGCACACGAAAGAATGTCGCTAGCAGCGACGCAAGAAGGAGTTAGAAGGTTCATTGTAATGTTCGTGGAAAATTAAGTACTTCAAATAAAAACGAGAGAACCTGGATCAATTTTAACCACTTTTAACACAAAAGTCCCATTTCTCAATATCCTACTCATTTCCCGATATGTCACTCATTTCCCGATAAGTATTCCCAATTAATAAGCGAATAGGTTCTCTCTATTACCTTGGGTTAGACCTTGGTAGGGTGGCTCGGTTGCTGGGTCGCAACGGATTGCCGGGGACATCAGTTGCCGAGGAGTAATATACACGCCCACGACCCAAGATTTTTAAATGACCTAACATCATGACCTAACATCATGACCTAACATCATGACCTAACATCATGACCTAACATCATGACCTAACATCATGACCTAACATCATGACCTAACATCATGACCTAACATCATGACCTAACCCCATAACCCAATACAATCCAATAAAATAAACTCAACCGCGGAAATAAACATATAAAAACAAAAATATACACAATAAAACATGATAAATATATACGAACCAAATATAGCCCCATACACCAAGTCGGCTATAGACGCAATCAATTCAGGCTGGATATCAAACCATGGTACCTATGTAGAGAAATCCAAAGCACTGATCCAAACCACCTTCAACATCAAACACGCAATCCTTATGGCAAATGGCACCTGTGCCACACACTGCATGTTCCTGGCATTGAAATACAAGCACCCAACAATCAAGACCATATACGTCCCAAACAACGCATATGTAGCGGCATGGAACGCAACCCTGATGACATACGAACAATCACAGTTACGTGTAATGAAAATGGACGAAAACACGTGGAACATAGACACGGACGAAATCACCAAACTCCAACCCAACTCCGCGGTATTGATCGTCCATAATCTAGGTAACATAATCAACGTCCCCAAGCTCGCCGAACGGCGCCCCGACCTAGTTTTCATAGAAGACAATTGCGAAGGATTCACCGGAAAGTACAATGGAATCTATGCAGGTACATCCCCAACAACCCTCTGTTCTGCGGCATCGTTTTATGGGAACAAGATCATCACCACGGGAGAAGGTGGCGTCTTCATGACTCAACACACAGACATCTATGAATATATCAACCGAGTCTATTCCCAAGGGATGTCTAGCACCCGATACTTGCATGACGTCCACGCGTACAATTATCGCATGACGAACATAGAGGCAGCCTTCCTATACGATCAACTCGTTGATCTCAACACGATTATCCTCAAAAAACAACAAGTTTTCCAACAGTACCGACAAATGTTCTCTCAACTCCACTTAATCAAACTATTTTCTATAGAGGAGGGCACCACCCCCGCCAACTGGATGTTTGCAATCCGTATCCCTAACAACCCCAAAACGATCCCCGAAACAATTGAATTCTTCCGACAACACTCTATAGATATCCGACCATTCTTCTATCCGATTCACCGACACGAGCATCTAACGACCATCGTATCACCCAAATCCGACCCAATATCAGAACTCCTTAATCGCGAGATAATTATGTTACCATCATCACCCAGCCTCACACAGAAACAGCGATACCAGATCATAAACACAGTCATCAAATACCTGTTACATATTCAGAACATTACCATCCAACAAATAACCCCAGAGAACAAACATGAAATATACACAAACTTCCTGTCGCAAATCCAAGACAAAAACTTCCGGTATTTCTCCAAACGAACAGAGGAGTGCATTGATCTACATACTTATAGCATCGTGTTACAAAACACCAACACCAACACCACCACCAAAGAGTACATCGGGTACGCGCACATCGATCAAGGATGGTTCGGGATTTACGTGAAACCATCACACCAGAATCAGGGTCTAGGTTCTCTTATAGTCCAATATATTCTAAATTATTGTAGAGAGAATGACATCAAGCATCTCCAGTTAGCTGTAGACAAAACGAACGAAAGAGCAATTCGTCTGTATGCGGCAGGGGGCTTCGCCCCCCTGCAACCCCCCCCAGAAGAACAATCTTACTATGTGATGGATAACCCAAGCCTACGGCAGGGGGCTTTGCCCCCCTGCAACCCCCCGCCCGATGAAACATATTATAATCCAAGCCTACGGGGGCTGCCGCCCCCCGTAAACCCCCCGCTTGGCGAAACTTATAACCCAAGCCTCGCAGATATATCATGAGTGTCATAGAATACTGTCACCCCACCTTCCACAGCGGGGGGCGTGCGGGGGGCGGAGCCCCCGCAGGGGGAAGTCCCCCATACAAGCGTATTATCATAATGAAAAGCATCCCGGATCCTACTCAAATCTTTTGACGAAATTATATGAATTTCATCATAAATATAAGACAATCGCCGTATGGGCTCTATAAACAACAACAGATCCTCACCCTCCACTTCAATCTGCAGTGAAAATCGTCGGATTTTATAACTCTTCTGTTCTCTCAATTCCGAATTGGAAATCAAATTAATCTTATTCTTGATTCGGAAGCGCACATCATTTGTCACGATACACTCACGACACAACCTAGTATATTCAACATCCGAAATCACACCATCACGGAGCACATCCATCTGGGTCCAAATCAAACGATTGGTCGCCAGCATAGATTCATAAAGTTCCGCATATCGGACAATGAAATCCTTCAAAATCTCATATAGCGCAGAATACTCCTTCTCCACATCCAACTTCCGCGCATCAGTAATGTTCTCACATTTGATCTGTAGAATACTCAACTTATCAATCGCCTCGCCCAACGAAACTGGTAATAAATACATATTATTCTATTCTACTATAGTATATTAATAAGCGAAAACATGAACGCATATCTACTATCGCATAATGGTTTAGAAAACAACATAACAATGGTCGGTGCCATAAATTTCCTGTTACAGTACTACGATAATGTATATTTCTTTTGCAAAGACACCGACAAGGAAAACATAGCCGCATTCTTCCCCAACAAACCAGTGCATATACTCGCATTCCCCACGGCTAGAGAATTCGTAGAACCACACTATGCAATAAAAAAGGCAGCAACAAACCCAGCCAATGACATATTCGTTTGTGGATTCGCACACAAGCATATCGCACAACATCGGAGGGTCCAAAATCCAAAGTTCCTAGAATACACCCCTGATGATAAAAACTATACAATCAAACCAGAGTGGCAGCATATCCAACAATTCTATAGAGATGCACGAATGGATATGTCCGTATATTACGAATACTTTGACATACCGAGCACAGATCAATCCATCCAAGAAACAAATATAATATTCGTACATACGAAATCCACTATAGACTTAGATTTAGTAAACAACAATGATACCATCATCATATGCGCGAACAAGAACATGTACTCTGAAACACACCCAAAATATGAATTAGCAAACAAATACGTAAACCAACCTATCAGTTCCTATGCGGATGTAATTAAGAACGCAAACGAGATACATATAGCAGACTCATACTTTTCGTCAATCGTATATCCACTTCAACAGACAAACCGCCTTAAGGCAACTAAAGTAGTAATATACGACAGATAATCAACCTTTATATTTGGTTCAACCTTTTCTAAAGGTTGGTTTGGTTCAACCTTTTCTAAAGGTTGGTTTGGTTCAACCTTTGTTAAAGGTTGGTTTGTTAAAGGTTGATTTGTCAAAGGTTGATTTTCTAAAGGTTGATATATATGGAAAACGAAACCGCATACCTACTCACATATAATGGTTTAGGTGATTACATAACTATGATCGGAGCACTAAATTTCCTATCAAACCATTACAAACATATCTATATGATATGCCGTGTATCTAGCATAGAAAATATGAAATTATTATTACCAGACAAACCAATCACATATATACCACTACAACCAAGTGGTTATGGTTTAAAAGAATACAAACATTTATGGAATGAGATAACCCAATGTATAAAAATAATTCGTGAAGTACCAATCAACAGCGATATTCTGATATGTGGTACCGAACAAGTGAGAAGTAGTATATTTAAATCAAGAATAACAAACCGAGCACTTTTAAATTACATTCCAAATGATAAACATTATTCAATAAACCAAGATTGGCCCCATATCCGAGATTTCTATAAGAATATCGGTCTAGATCTATCAATATACTACGAGTATTTTGACATACCATCCCCATTCCCATACACAAATGCACCAAACATCACCGAGGAATACAATATTATTTTCGCACATACAAAGGCAAGTGACTGTGAGATACAAATACCAGATGTTATCGCAAAATACACCGGCGATGAAAATACCATCATCATCTGCGCCAATAAAAATGTATACCCCACAAATCACCCCAAATATGAACTCGCAAACCAATACGTAAATATACCTATAGCGCATTATATAGATATAATCAAACGAGCGACCGAGATCCATATAGTAACATCCTGTTTCTCCTGCATTGTCTATCCACTCCAACAAACGAACCGCCTTAGTGCAAAAACGGTAAAAATTTACGACCGTACGCCAGAACCGAAAAAATCATATAAAATGAGGATGCAATTCGGTATGTAAGAATGTATCAGTACAATATATAAAACGCATGTCTTCATTCGCACAACAAGCCGGTAGAACATGTGCGGAGTCAGGCCATGCTTGCGCACCGGAAGTAATGTTTGCAGGTGGCTACATAAACAAAAGAAAAAAAGAAGCAATTGAATGCGACCCGGAGGTCTGTATACCAGGTTTAGGTACACTACCTTCTAGTGTATTGAATATTCTAAACAAACCTAATGATAATAAGTCGCTTCTAAGAAGGTTATTGGATGGAAGTTTCATACCATCATTCGGACCAGCCGGTCAATCAGCTGATTATAACGCACCAACACCAACAACACCACAAGAAAAATATATATGGGCTGTATGGCTGAATAATGATGATACAAAGTCCAGTATACAAGAGTTTTTAAGTGCAAATGGCAATACAATAGACGAGAAACCACGTATATTATTATATATAGTACCTACGGGTAGCCATTATGTACTCATAAACAAAGATGGAAAAATAGATGATCCGTCCAGGAGAGAATATCAAATAGAATTTGCTAGTATTCCAACAATCCCGTATTATTATACACTTATACTAACAAAACCAGATAAGATTGTAAGCGATGACGATAAAATAGCTTTTATGAATAGTAGCAACCCTAATTTACTTGAATTAGAGAAACGTATGGTAGAACTATTAGTTTCGCAATCGCAATCACAATCACAATCAGAATTAGAATCAGAAAAGAGAAAACGGTTACGTGAATTGGAAGAAAAAAACGCTGAAATTTCAAGACAACTTGAAGAACTAGAAGAACGATCTTATAAAAGAGGAAAACGCGGCGGTAAAACAAATACAAAGAAAAAATATAGAGCGAAAACCACAATATCAACAAATAAGTATGCCAAACGACATAGAATACGACGAAGTCGTCGTAAATCTCAAGGTAATCGCATCAATAACGGTAAACACTAAACTATATACGAAAGGCGCCTACCTCAATATAGAGCAGCATTCTATCGTACCGGAGAGTGTGCGCCGATGGTATCGCCAAGATAGCCGCGACGAGTCTATCAAGCGGATTGATAGGACGATCACAAAGGCCATCGCATATTTAGCTAAGGAACGGGTAATGTATCAGTATCTGAAAGAGGCAAAAGTCGGCATATTGAATATGAAGGAAACGTACTCTATATGCATACAGACAATGGCAAGACTAGACACGATCCTTGACAAGATAGATTTGGTTTGTGTCGGGCAGGAAAAAATTGATGCAAACAGCAACCCAGATCAACAATCACACCCACAGCAAATCACCAACACCATCAAATCAAATGGGAAACACAACTAGCACGACGACCGAGGACGTCTATGAGGAAGAGACAACCGTAACGCAAGAAGAACCCACAACCAGGGTGGCGTACGGTAGCGAAGCAATACAGAGCACCCGTATAGGAATCTTGGATGAGAAAGAAATCGCAAGATGGGGGGCGTACGGTAGCGAAGCAATACAGAGCACCCGTATAGGAATCTTGGACGAGATTGAGGACAAAGAAATAGCAAGATGGGGTACCTCAATCGGGGGGCGTGCGGGGGGCGAAGCCCCCGCATTAATGGATAAGATCCACACATCTACCTCCATAGAAGACCGCATCCAAATACTGAGCGGCGAGATGATAAAAAGAGGCCTGGAAACGGAAGAATCATTCAAGCGCCTACGCTCCTACGAAAAAAAACGCAGCGAATATAGGTGCTTGATGGAGGAATTAGCCAGATACTATGATAGACAAACGGCACTGGGCCTACCGATAGAACAGCCGGTATTAAAGACGGGGGTATACATGCAGCATGTGATACTACTATGAAATGCTGATGTGAAACGCTAATGTGAAACGCCCATGTGAAATAATAACAATAACACACAAACTTTTTTATTGAATAAAATTGAAAAAACCCAGCACATCAACAAACAGTCACACAACAAGAAACCATGGGAAACCTATTCCAAAGACAAACCCAATCGTTCAACGTCCAGGATGACCGCGAAGCAATGGATATAATATTGGAACTGTCCGAACAAAAGATGAACGAAGGAGATTACCTTAAGATATCCAAATGTCTTAAGGTGATCCACGAAACAAAAGCACAGAACATAGTATCCACGTATAAGATACTAAATTCAAATATGATAGAACCCGATTCGTTATATAGACTAACCTACGACGAAACAATCCAATTAATGCGCGCGAGATACAAGGACTATTATGAATTCTGTATTGTAGAACTGGAAGAATATATCGCCGAAGATCAAATACTTTTGCGACAAATAACCAAGGATAAGAAGGAGGCATGGACCCAGTTAAAAACCAAGCGCACGGACAAATCAAACCAAGAACACAAAGAACTGGTACGAAAGGAAAAATTCACCAAGGCAAATATAGATAGACGTATCGCGGAAATCCAGAAATACGAGGGTATACTAGAGGAATTCAACGCGGGAAATTACACCCCAGTCCACCTTTGAGTCCACCTTTGGGAAAGGTGGAGCCAAACTCTCGCACTAGAGATCTCACCATTCGCCTTTCCAAAGATTTGGCGCCACCTTTCCCAAAGGTGGCTTAGCTACACCGTTCATCAAATATACATGTCAATATACCCTGTAAAAAGGCAAAGAAAAACATTACAAATACGATCTTAATCCAATCTTTTTTAGTTGGCATATCAAACTTGATTTCGCCATTACTATGCCGTCCAATATTATAATGTATCAGGTTCTCAAACATATTCACAACCAAGTATACACAGAATGAAACCAACAAGAGCCGAATGTTGGTAGCTTTACTAAATAAAGAGTACATATATATTAATAAAGAAAATATAAACATATTCCGTATCAAACCCTAATGGAATCAATATTAAATAATATCAAGGATAACAATGTATATATATCACTAATAATCAGCGCAATAAAATTCAAAACAAAACACCAAGTCCTCTATGAATACCTCAACAACATGTTTATTCCAGAAAAAGACAAAGAAGAGATCCTCCAAATCTTCCAAAAATCCCAGCGAACCTACAGCGCGTTATCCCAACTCGCCAAAATATACAAATCCAAAACAGCAAAAACGACAATATCCACGGACTTATATTTGAATGAAATACCCAAAGACCATAGGAACGCCATCTGCATACACGCCAACGCAACCAACTATTGGTTCATGATCGGCGACCTATGCAATCATATTCTCGCCGCATTAACAAACTCCCCCTATTACTTCGCAGAACCAATACCTATCAAGAATCCATATACAAATATCCCATTCACCCAAGCACAACTCTATACAATTTATTTCAAAGTCCGCGCCAGTACATTCCTACTTCCCATCCTATTCCATAAATTCTTCCTCTGTGAATTTGATCTGATACAGTTCCGCCTAGACAACGAAGCCGAAATCCGCGAAAGCTTCATACGCAGATATATCCATGTATCCGAGGAATCCGTACTGCATAGTGAAATTCTAGTAATGTTATTCCATCACCGCCGCCGAAATAAGAAAATCCATCCGACCATACCGAAACCCGAGTTCATAAAAATAATGCGCCCTTATTTCTACCTATACATGGTATCAAAATATCATATTTGTGGTCTGGAAAAGGTAGCAGTAGCAAAGGATTTACTATACGATAGATTGGAGACATTATTTGAATTAAATCCACAGTTCGGTCGTATGTACCTGAAACGAAGGGGAAAAATCAGCTATGACTTGGAACATCCGAAGTTCGGGCTGAACGACGCAATTCAATCATTATCACTATCTCTATCACTTTCATAGTGCACGAAGCGCCGCTCCTTGGGACTAGGTAAACACTTTGGTTGTATTTCCGTCTTTGTATAGGAGACATCTACAGTGAGGTTCTTAATATGCTCGGGTAAACGTTCACGAAACGCACTTCTAGGACTATAGGTACAGACCTTTTTACTTTGGCTTTTATTGCCTAGACAACAGATCAGAGGCATATTTTTTATAATATCTACATACATATTTCTATTTAGTTTCCAATAATAATAATGTCATGTTGTTTGTGATGGCATTATTTTGTTTTTACTATATTCCATTTTGGAAGGAAATGCTGCTGGAATACACCCCACCCCCCAAATAAATATACGCCGTTTCTTTATATACATAAAATGGGAAATGCATTATATTTAGAGCCGATCTTGGATCCAATATCAAAGGAATATGCAAATGTCCTTACTATAGACACATACCCCGAAGGCCCCTTAAAAGATTTCGTGAAACAGAAACGATTACCGGAATTATCCGAATTCAAAAAAACGTCAACCGCCCAATGCAAACATGTATTGGTACATCCGGATACCAGTGAATACATGGAGAATAAAGACATACCATTTCTATTTTCGTATCTAAAAGCAAATGGATATACTATAGAATATCAACTTACAAAGTTATACAAAAGCCCGAATCTGGTATGCCTTTTCACATACGCTAGTTAAAAGCATTTTTGATATATTTTTTTAAAAACTACATAAAATATAAACGCTCAATTAATATAAATGTCCGAACTCGGAGTACTCATTATGGTGAAGAACGAAGAAGCCAGTATAGCGACCACAATTAATTCTACACGAGGGTATATGAAACATGTTATTGTATATGACACGGGTAGTACAGACAAAACAATAGACATCATACGCGATGTATGTAATAAAAACGGCCAAATACTCCATCTGAAAGAGGGAACGTTTGAGGGTTTTCCACAGAGTCGTAATGTAAGCTTGGAATTTGCCGAGTCTGTACCCGTTAAATTCCTACTATTGATGGACGCAGGAGATGAATTCCGGTGTGATACAAATCCCGAAACGTTCACGAAACAAATTTCAACTTATCCATTGGATATTGGTACTGTAAAACAAGTATGGAACGAGGAACAACATACAGACGTTCGTTTCATTCGGAACCGACGTAAGGTAAGATATAATTTGGATTATCCAGTTCACGAACAGGTGAATATTACTGGATCGGTTGGCGATTTATCCCCATTATTTTATCTATACCAGTGTCGCATAACACATGGAGGATCAACAGAGAAACGATATGCAAGGGACATTGAATTATTATCAAAAGCGAAGCCATGCAAACGCAATTATTTCTTTTTGGCACAGAGTTATATGAGTATAGATGATTATCGGAATGGATACAAATACAATATATTATCAATAGGTGATCGTTATGAAGAAACTGATGCGACATGTTACTCTAGAGCCGGATATTGCGCCATCAAATGTAATATGCCAGAAAAAATCATAACACATAATTTATTAATGTCCGTAAAAATAACAAACGAACCCGTAATAGATTCGTATGTTTATTTACTTGATTATTATCTAACGAATTCAATGGCAGATAAGGCAATCCAATATATTGATGAACTTGCGTCTATGACAGCACCAGTATCTAATAAAACAATAAGTTATGAGTTTTATGAGTATAAGAGATGGTACTTAATCAGTATCGTTTGTTTGACGGCAAATCGCGAGTTAGAAAAAGGATACGATGCAATAAAAAGGATTATCCGATTCGGTAAACAACACGACCTATCAAACTACGCATTATATAAGACAAAACTAGGCCTATAGACAATAGTTCTTCATCCGCTCCTCCCCGAGACAGCGAACTACTTTCGCATGGTCCGCTTCCACACCACTCCCAATAGTGGAGTCCAGCCCCTCTTGAATAACGAGCCAAGGGAAATACGAATAAGAATGTCCTCGTGTCTGTAAACGCGAGGTCATCCAATCACTAGATGCAAATTCATTCGCATACCATTCCAACAGACACTGTGCTCCACGCCGTGATATGATATAGGCGCCGGTTAAATACTGCTCCCGAGCAACGACCCAAGTATCTTCTGGTATAATCGGTTCCGACGCATTCAAAAACACCGCATCCCATTCGGGATCATCCACCCCACCCAACAAATCAAGCTTCGCCCGCCAGTCATTCGCGAACATCGCGTCGTCTTCCAATACCAGTGCGTATTCTAGACCGCGTTCAACAATCATTCGCCAGACATTCACATGAGATTGGCCGCAGGCGCGCTGACCGCCATTCAAATATCCAGCGAACCGATCAACAACCTGGTCGGGGGTAGAAGCGATCCAGCGTTCGCACTCAATCCCAAGCGCACCCAAGCGAGCACTCATCCGAGGCCAGCGAGAATCCAACGAAATACAGAATGTGTTAGAGGCATTTAGCACGAAGCGCATGATACGTACATATATAAATAATGTTTATATATATAAACGATGAGTAGTTTTGTGGACACAGAACACCAGTTATTTGTTTATGCAGTTGGTAGAGGAAATCCACCACACGAAGGTCATATGGCAACCATAATGGCAGCTATAGAACTAGCTAGGAACCATAATGGTAAAGCACTCATATTGTTGGGTAATGGTACGGCCAAAACAATCGGTACAATAGAAAACCCATTGGATTTCGCTTTAAAAAAGGCAATTTTAGAAGCAAATATACCAAAGGAATACGCGTCATTTTATGAAATACAAATGATGACAAACCCAACATCAGACATAACCATGTTTATCGAAAAACACAAAGATGCTAACAGGAAACCATATATACTTCATATAACTGCGGATAAGGCTGGAAAAGGTAACGAAAAATCAGACTCTGAAAAACTTGCATTTATAAATCAATATCTACAAGAGGCTGGATTTGAAACAGATTCGCACGCAATTACTCCAACAAAAGCGGAAGATGAGGATATGTCAGCTACATCAATAAGAAAATTTGCAGTAAATCAAACCAAAGAAGCATTCATAGACAAATATAGTGATTTTTATGGAGATATTGCTGGAACAGTGTATGATACAATAGACGACGCATATAAAAAAACGTCATCTGAAAAGCTGAGAGACAAATATATATACAAAGAAGACGAACCACCAGTATCCAAAAAGGTAAGAGCAAATGGTGGAACACGTAACAAGAAACGCAAGCGTAAAGGCATTACAAAGAAACGTAAACCTTACAAATCCATCTCCAAATAATCGGGTCGTGGTCCAGAAAAAAGAGTCGCAACATCCTTGGGCTCTGTCTTACCCATTACAACATATTCATTTTTAAACCCAGTAATGAAAGACGCCTGGTCCAGTAAACTAATAGCAGTCTCAACATTACCCAAAGTGCGTTGCTCTGTGAAGGGACGAATCCGGTCAATGATATCAATAAAGGTATCCTCATAAGTAGCAGTAATCCAAATCGGCACCTGTCCGGCCAACATAAATCGCTGTGGACCGGTTTGCGCCAAGCCTATTCCCTGACCGATCAAATCATAATTGATCTCCTGCCATCCAATATCAATGATCGGAATCGCGTTACTCGGTTTCAGCTTCGGCTTCATTTTCCATACATGATTCAACCAAGACTCATCACGGTCCTTCGCAAGCGCATACGCTACAAGTTTACCAGCGGGAATCGCTATCACCGCAGTATCATAAAATCCCGAAAAATTACTAGCACATAGTGCACGATCTTCCGTATGGACCTGTGTAAACGCCTTCTTCTGGCGTAACAAAGTACAGATGGAAACCGTCTCCGGTCCGATATCCGCCCATTTTCCAGCACATTGTTTGATCTGTACGGTTTCCAGTTCGCGATTCAGCATGGAAATCATTTTACGGAAAGACTTCTCGTTGACATTACCACCAAACATCTGTAACCATTGGGCCACCATCCGTTTAAAGAGCCAACCGAAACGGCTCTTCTCACGAGGCGCCCACTTCGCGGCGAATGACATGACATCCCGACCCGATGGACGAGGAACAAGTGTATTGGGAGTCGCCCGCTTAATTTGCAGATAATTCACCAACGCAGTATTCCAAGCGATACGATCCATATTAAGCTGATAATTCATAAGACCTATGGCAGAATCAATAATGACATCCGCATTTGGATCCTTCGTACGTACAACATACCCACATAAGTATTTAATATCCGCCCAGGATCCGATACCGACCGATGTAACAATGAAACGGAGTGCCTTGATCGCATGCACTGGATGGTGCCGATACCAGACACAAATCATAGCATATGTCAAGTCGCGCTCACCCAACCCATCATTTATGTCACGGGTATGTGCTATAAGACGATAAAGCATGTTGAATTCCTTACTACCAACGACAACAGAACGTAACAAACCATCCAACTCAGAATCAATACAATTCCCACGTTTTAACGACGCGTAAAACTCATTCACACGATCCATTTATTCTCTATGTTAGTCTAAATCATAAAGTACTTATATTCTTTCGTGTTTTATTAAATTGTGTGCTATACGTGACACGTTTCGTAGGTTTGTTACCACTCACCTTGTTTCGGAGCACAGGTTTTGCAGGGACACGTTCAACCTCCTGAAATAAAAAGTACACCGCATTCAAGTCATGAAAGATGAATATGGATGGCGCAACGATAATATCATCAACGAACGAGAGTTGTACTACGAATCGCGACGATACTTCCATTTGTGAATATGCCTGTATATGTTCGGGTTCCAGATCCACTAAAAATATCCACGAATCCAGAAACGCATATTTAACACCCGATTTTGAATTCTTCTTGTCTTCAACGATCTTGAGAACCCGATCCCTAGGTATTTTACCATCCTGTAGATCTACCATTTCATCAGTAATTTGTTCTATATATTTGTTCTGGTTCATAAACAAAAAGAAACATTTGATAGATTCCATCGGTTCACGTTGAAATTTTTCTTGGACCCGGAGTAATTTTTCTTCTTCTTCAATCCACGACATAAGTTATAGTTCATTCGGATTTTTGTTTTGTATTTATAACGAATATCCAATATAAAGACAACCACAATAATAGTATGTCTCAAAACAGCACGATTGTATTTTATTATTTATTTTTTAAATCATAGCATAAAAATAAACCAAGAATACCAATAGTTGAGGCAGTAAAAATTGATTCATAAATTGTAATACAACCATGTCTTGCAATCAATGGAATCAATACTATGCATACCGAGGATGGATAACACAACACCAAAGCAGTATATCCTAAACACACTATATAAGCTGAAGTGGGGTCACATTTCAATAGTAAATGAGATCCCTCTACGCAACGAGCCGAATCAAAAACGTATTCTGATTAGGGTCAAATGGGATGAGTGTTCGGATGACGTCCGTTCGCGAATCCAAAGTGGGGACAGTATAAAACTCGTCCATGATATTAACTCGCCTTGGTTTTGGAAGATCGTCTTAGGTAAATCATAGAATTAGATGTTTAAATAATATAGAGTCAGTATCATATTGTGTCGGTCCAATACCGACGATTATGATCCATAGCCAGTACCATTTGTACGTTTCCGCCTTTTTTATTTCCTGAACGAATATGGTTTCAATCTCGTTATACACATTCTTATGTTGTATTATCTCGTCTTTCAGTTTATCCTTAATACTGAGTAAAAACGCATAACGAGTCTTTTTCCGTTCGCCTTCCCCACCCTTCTGGCGGATGTACCGGATTTCATTTTTAATATCCTTATACCGAATGATAAGATTCCGTTTATAAGTCTCAATATGCTTTATAAACGAAAAAATATTAATATGCGATATGATTGGAAATACCAGTTTTATTTCGGATGGAACATTCATTAAATCGCGTATCTCCGAAATCTTTCGTTCAAACTCCATTATTTTATCGGACATAACTTGAGTATATCCATAATCGGTGGTATAGTGAGTATTTCCTAGAGTTAGCGATGCATGTAAATTACCATACTGCGAGCTCAATAGAGAGAACGAGTTATTCGCGGATTCCAATTTGAAATAGTTACATAAAACAGTCAAAAAAAGTACGGTAGCATTCATACAGGATATTATGGCACCACTCCATTTATACCACATTATAAATGGTGCGATCAGGGTGGATGATGATGTCAATATAATAATAGGTACCATCAACATGTGTAGTTTGTATTGTGTAATTTTACCAGCATATAGGTATAGATTTTTCTGACCGTTTAAATAAGTGATGAGTATGTCAAGTTCATCCGATTCCGAATTATATTGGTCGAATGAGCGTGCGACTTCTTTGTATGTCAACTTACGAAATTTTGCGGATTCAATATCGTCATCACTGGAATTACAACTACTATTTGATAGTGTAATAGGGCTATTACTATTGCTTCTGTTACGGTCACGTTCTCTAAACTGATCCATCATAGCGAGGTTCATTTGATGTACGAAGTGCGCGTCAGTATACTCCGCCAATTTGGATTCTTCTTCTACTTCCATATACTAATAAAATTGAAATTAATTACGGGCACTTAGAATAAAGCAAACAACATCAAACAACAATCCGATGACCCAGGAAGAGGTAAAGAGAGAGAGAACCTATATAACCCAGTACCGACGGCAACTGAAAAACCACGTAATGACATCACGATTCAATAATTCTACATGGAATGAAAACGCAAATTTCAGAAAACGAAATGGTAAGCATGGGTGCGTTTACTGCGCGCCACTAGTTGTTTCACAGCAGATCCCATACGATTCTATCATGTTCGTTTTAGAGATGAATAACGATACGAACCAGATCATGGGGATTGGTATGGTAAGAAACCACCCCGTACAAAACAAATATAATGTATACCAAAACAATAACTTCAATCGTTACGTCTATACCGGGAAATACAGAATTGATCGGGAGTCAATGACAGAAGAAGAGGATATTATTCTACGTGCGTTTGATGTCCTATGTTTCAGAGGTAATCACCACATGAAGCGAGGACAAGGTCTAACTGCATTTCCAGTAGAGAGCTTATGCCGGTGTGCGTATAATAAAATGGATTTAGTTGAATTTATAACCAACATGTTTAAAACAAGAATTAAGAAGCAAGAAATATAAACCTAATATGTATAAGTTCCTATGGATGACATATATGATATAAATGGTTACACTGATGAAGAACTATATGCCGTGTTGGATGTATCAAATCCGACCGATAGAGAATTAGAAGCCAAGATACTACATATGATATGGAAGTACGAGAACTTCGGTAACTCATCGGGTGATAGGCTAGTTCGGTTTTTTAATGATATTTACAAACATTTTTTTGAGACTGCGGGTATAGAAGGTATGGAGAACCAGGAGTCTAATCCACCGCCAGCTCCAGCTCCAGCTCCAGTTCCAGTTCCAGCTCCAGCTCCAGCTCCAGCTCCAGCTCCAGCGCAAGAAGTGGTTCCAGTTGGAACATCATATTCAAGCGATAAACTGAATCCTGTTTTTAGACAGACTATAAGTCGCATAGTCAATATTGATAGCCAATACCGAAATAAATCATCAGTAACAACAGATTATACATTCAATTTATCTACACCATTACGCGACGTCGTTAGCATGAAATTAAACTCCATCCAAATACCATATACATGGTACACGATCAATGCCAACTATGGTAGTAATTTTCTTTATTTAAAAGGAGTATCACCAGGTTTAACCGGTGGCGAATATGATATCAAAGTCCAAATAAACCCAGGTAATTACACAGCAAACGAATTAGTTACAGCGGTCAATACTTCGTTTGTAGCATTACGAACCAACCCAGAATACACAGACATCAGTTTTGGAGTTACAGGAATTACTTATGATTATCCAAGTTCCAGATCAACAATTAATATAGATTTAAAAAAAGTATACAACGAAACGGATTATACATTTGATTTTGGTACATGGTCCACACCTAATGTCGGATCAAATACAGCAGATCGTGGTATAAGTATACCATCATTCTTGGGTTATAATTTTCCGTCATATACGCCAAATATTGTTCGTTCTAGGTATGACATCCTTCCACTGATTGCAAATTCATCATCGGACAATGCAATCAGTCAATTTACATTAACACCCAACAATAATTATTTCAATATAATAAACTACACTGGTACAGAGTATATAACGGATCCATCTGGCTGTACGGTGTTAGATAATATTAAAATTACATTATCGCTTGCAACCGGACTTACATACTCGCGATCCCAAATTGTTACAGATCTCAATAATCAACTGTCTAATAACACAAAACTAACGAACTCATACATAAATCGTTATGACTATACCGAATCCAGTAATACCGGCTTTATTGGATATAATAAATCATATTACGAGATGTACGTAGAATTAAACCGATTCAATACCAAACGCATCCAAGGTGCTAAGATCGCAGTCCTATTTTCTGACGATGATATATCCGATATTTGGTACGGCGTAACATCAGCACTCGTATTTGAAAAGAGCTCATATGAATTAAGTAATATAGTATCTGAATCAAAAGCGCCACAATCCTCTATTGTAATCAATTCACCATCAAACAATCCTTCGCATATATATCTAAGATGTAAAATTCCCAAGTTCAATGGGAGAACCGACACTGGTAACGTAATTCCTGGAGGAAATACAATAGCTAACGACTTTAAGATTGATATTAATAATTCACCCGCTGCAGGATATACATTCAACAATTATTTGAAAGAGATAAACGATCAGATTTTTGATGCAAGTAATAATGGTAATATAAACACAACAAACACATTATTGAGTGTAGAAGATTCATTTACGAAAGTGAAAGTGGATATTAATAAGCGATTCCGAGAAAACGCATATACACTAGACACAACCGCTATTTCATTTATAAGAATACTTGGGTTTACTGGAGATCCGGCCTTGAGTTTTAATTCCATATCTGGATCTCCATATACGAGTTCTACATATAATATACCAATAAATGCAACAATCATGATTATAAAACCAAAATCCACAGGTGACAACAAAGATATAAACCAATATGAGGTTAAAAACACTACAGGGCAGGATATATTGACAACCAGTACAGCAGAGATATCAAGACTTATATCAAGTATATGTGCATCATTTGTTGATGATTATGGTGATAATGTACTCAGTGGAACTACATTGACATTTGCTACGCAACCAAACGGACAGACAGTCGCAACATTACGTGTAATCATAAACAAATATTTGATAGAACAGTTTTATGATATAGAATTTGTAGATCCTAGTGCATATGCCATATCATCGAGAATAATTGGATGTGGTACAGAAACCGATCCCAGTAATAATATTCTGGGCGCACTTGCATATTCAGATGACTATGGAACCACTTGGTCTGGTACGACAACCGATATTTTTTCAATTAAAGCAAATGCGTCAGCATATAACGGGAATACATGGATCGCTGCTGGATCAGGTATAGATAATACACTTGCAATATCAACAAATAATGGTGCTTCATGGATTGGATTGGGTAAAGAAATATTTTCAACGGAAGCAACTGGGGTTGCATGGAATGGAAGTCTATGGATCGCTACCGGCCAAGGTGGTAACACACTAGCTAGATCAACTAATGGAACGACATGGACTGGGTTAGGCTCAACCACATTTACAGTAAAGGCAACAGGAATCGCATGGAATGGGAATGTATTCGCGGCGACCGGGGAAGGTGGGAATACAATAGCAATATCACAAAATGGTATCAACTGGGCGTCCCGTGCAACCACTTCATTGTTTTCAATCAGGGCAACGGGTATTGCATGGAATGGATATATATGGGTAGCAACCGGACATGGTACAACGAATACAATCGCGTATTCTAAAAATATAATGGGTAATAATTGGACTGCTGCTGCAACCACATCCTTATTTTCAACCGGAGCCAATGGTGTTGTATGGAATGATTCGGTACCAATGTGGGTCGCCGTAGGAACAGGTACCGGAAATACGATTGCTACATCATATAATGGAAGTACATGGACCGGACAGGGTAATACGACATTCACTACGGCAGGGTATGGGGTTTCATTGACGGGTGAAAACCCCCCAAAATATATAGCGGCTGGTGAAGGTGGAAATACTATAGTCCGTTCAACCAATGGCACCGTATGGAGTACCACATCAGGCACACTAACATTTACAACCGGGCATGGTATCGGTTGGGATAATAAAACGATCGGACGAAATACACCGATGATAACCGACGTATCAAACTCTTGGATAAGGAATTTGAAACTAGAAAAATCAAAATACAGTTTATCAGATTACCGAACAAATTTTTCATGGGCCCAAATATCAGGTGTCGGTTTAGTAAGCACTGACGTAATCACAATAACAAGTGATACAGCAATGAATACTATAGAACTAACACCAGTTACAATAGGATTAACTACTAGTACTAACAGTTATTCAAATGGTATAATAATAACTATACCAGATGGTGTATATACCAGAGATCAATTAATAACCGCTATAAATAATGCGTTTACGAATACACTCACCCCAGCTAACGGGCAGAATATAGCAAATGGTTCTATTGCAAAGGTAATAACGTCAGCCGTAGGTGATGAATTTATACAAATACGATTGAATGTAAACAAAGTTTATACATCAGCCGATTACAAATTAGTATTTTACGATCCCTTTAGTTTCTCTACAATTCTAACGAGTGGTATTATTAATGGTGGTAGAAATATAGGTAATACATCATGGGATTCAACACTTGGTTGGATACTAGGATTTCATGAAGAAACTGAATATGATCTATCAACTACAAAGTTCGTATTAACGAATGGTAATATTAAGAGTATTATAGGTGATAATGTAGTGAGTATTAGTATTTATAGTTATTTCATGATACTATTAGATGACTTCAATAATAGCCATATGAATGATGGGATTGTCACGACTACCAAGAAAGAAACTGATATAAAATTACCCGGATACACAAATCGTGCGAATTTTAATGCAGATCCTATATCTGGAAACTTGATTGCAACCAACACATCCGCGAATGGTGCACCTCTCACGCAAAAACAAGTATACGCGATACAGGCAACACTAGATCAACAAACCATACAAACATCGGCACTCAAATTCACAGAAGGTCCATTTGCGACAAATGTATTCGGGTTGTTACCATTAAACATTGCGAACCTACCAAACAACAGTATATATGTTGATAGTAGCATCGGACTACGCGACCAACAGCGTAACTATTTCGGTCCGGTGAATATTCAGAGGATGTCCGTGAAGTTGATAAATGATCGTGGCGAAACGGTAGACCTGAATGGTGCGAATTGGTCGTTCTCATTTATATGCGAGCAACTATACCAAAATAATAGGGCGTAAGTATATAGATGATGATTTATTATATGGATTTGGTTGGGTTTTATGGACCACTGGTAATTGGATTAATAAATGCCTTCGCATTATGGTGCCGTAAGATATACCTAATTTCATATGTATTATTTTTTGCGGTAAATTCATTCATAAATGGAATCCTGAAAAATATTATACAACAATCCCGTCCTTCCGGACAAATATATCTCAACGACCATGATGTAGTACCGGATAGCGCACCGAGTAAATATGGTATGCCATCCGGACATGCACAGTCCGTCGGATACTCCGTTACATTCTTATATTTAGTCGTTCACTCACCCGCGGCGTTATGCGCATCGTTATTTATTGGTGCACTTACCGTTTACCAACGTTTCAAGTATAGGCGCCATACACTTACCCAATTATTCGCTGGACTAGTTATAGGATCAATTGTTGGAATGGTTTCGTATGAAGTTACGAGAACCTTAATAACACAACCCAACATAAAAATATCATTATAATATAAATGTCACAGAGTGATTATCTCCAATTTAAAAAGACCTCACGTCTATTAAAAGATCAAGCGGACTTTGAACCGGTTTTTGCACCGAGTGATTATATAGCCGGTAAAGAATTCAATTTAGAGACCACCGTTCTTAACACCAAACAAACGAATAACCAACTTAAACCCTCAGGTAAACAGATTGTTTTTGGCATGGAGAGAACAACAGGAGGCAACTGCCCGACGTTTACTTTATGTACGGGGACCGATGCGCGTGTGAATCGTCGTGCGTTGGATGTGGGTCAAACCGCATGCTTTCCGATTATGAAGGCTCCTGGACGCTCTGTACCACCAGTGAAGCCGACTACCGCAAAGAATTCGCAATTTCTCAAACCGAACTTCAGCTCGTATGTTCGTAAGAACTACCGTGTTCGTTGTGAATGTAATGATACGACTTGCATAGGTTCTCGCTCGCGTGCATGCCGTTTGAAGTACGGATGCACGTGTAATTAAATCGGACGCCTATGGCGTCGCAATTAAAATCCTCGTCTGTTTAATGTTATTATATTATATACGCAATTTATATAATATAGATGAGTTCGTATTTTGATAACAAAGAATTATTCACTGGTCCAAAGATGAATCAATACGGAAGTCATATGGTTATGACGAATGTTACAAAATCATCCAAGATCAAATATGTAAACATAGATACGAAGTTTAGAGATGAATATAACTCCAGTATAACGACGGATTATACAATTACATTACCAGAGCGCATTACAGATGTTCGTACTATTTCGGTAACCAATCTAGAGATACCCAACACATTCTTCAATATTTCCGAGAATATTGGTAATAATGCTATGAAGATTACATCGGGTGCATCTACGGGTATCTTGGTGGTGCGCGATGGTAATTATACACAAACAACTCTCCTGACCGAGTTAAATGCTCGTAAGACTGCCCTCGGATCACCTTTCACTAACCTGACATTTGATGCATCGTTCAATAAGATTACAATAACACCTGCGTCGGGAACGTTCGCTTTAGACTTTGGTGTGGATTCCACCGGAGCCTTCGCAAAATATAATTTCAAGACTCGTCTGGGTTGGTTGTTAGGGTTTCGCAATCAAACGTACACTGGAATCACCAGTAGGCTGACATCGGAATATATGTATAGCTTGACTGGACCAAGGTATTTATATTTAGTGGTTGATGAATTCACGAGTAATGGGAATCAGAAATCATTTGTGGCGCCATTACCATCATCGGTTCTCGCGAAACACATATTGGCTCGTATTACATTAGATGGTACGACCTACCCGTTCATGAGTGTGGTTCCGGCGACGAATCAAAATGGTCTTTTATTGTCGGATGTTCGTTCCTACACGGGTAAGGTTGATATACAAAAACTCAACGTCCAATTGGTGAATGAGAATGGCACACCAATGAATTTGAACGGTGCGGACTTTTCGTTCTGTCTTCAGATAGAACACGAATAAAAATATACTTATATTTAAAATACAAGTATGTTTTATGAAATCGCGAGTAAGCTCGTATCCGAGTCACTATTAAGTTTATACCCAGTGATCGTTAAGAACATTGCGATTCCTATAGAAATGCAATTATGGAGCCGTTTTTTCACATATGTAGTGATATCAATGTTTTTTATAGATCCATCGTATATTCAAACGAACCTAGTTTCCGCAGATGGAATTCTCTTGTCGCTCATTACAATAGCGCATGTATACACGTCATACAAGGGTTTTATGTTATTGGAAAGTGGAATGTCGTACACCCTATTCTATTTATATCCGATCATGATCTTATTGATGTCGGGAGAACCAATAAGTCCTATTATGGGATTATCTCTACTAGGAGTATATTTGCTATATTCTGAGAAAACAACAGAAAAGAAAGAAAAGGAAGGTGAAACTAAAGATAAAGACAAAACAGATAAACTACATGGTGTTATAATGATCTCACTCGCTGCGTTCACAGAAGCCTTAATTTATTTTATAGTGCGTCGCCTGAAAACTACGAATAATTGGAATCATATATTCCTATCGTATTTCCCAGGTTCTCTTCTGATGACTGGATTCCTTTTCAATCAAATCAACTTCAAGAATCAAAACATCAATTTATCCTTAATATTGAATGGAGTAATTGGTTTAGTTGGATACCTCCTGCGTTTCTTCGCCATATCAAAGCTAAGTCCGTCAATATACGCACCACTCTCTTACTTCGGTGTAATAATGGCATATGTTTACGGAATACTTATAAATGGAGAACAGATAACCCTGATGAAGGTTCTCGGTTCTCTTTGCATCGTCATTCCAAATTTATTCCTGTTACAGTAGTATCAATCCTTTTTATTTGTTAGCTTAATCGGTGATGGGAACCAATCTTTCTCCGAATCTGTTCTTATCTCGGTAAGGACAGCATCAAAGTCATCGCTATTGATGAGTGAAATTATCTTTTCTTTGCGTGATGTCTTATCTTTCTTCTTCTTATCATTATCTATTTTAGATGTTAAGAATGCGATAATTGCGTCGGAATTTTGGTTCTCAGGAATCTCAACAAACTTGTTAAATTCACGTCTTGGCACGCCTACAAAGACCAGAATTTCACTTAAATATTTTTCATTCTCGGCAATAAAAATATCATGTTTAATTTCATTATCGGTTTTTATTCTCAATAAATTAAACTGCTTGTTATTTTCGTTAATAGCTTTTACTTGCTTCTTACGTTTGTCTTCCATATGACGTTCAAGATCTATTTTTGGGCTACTCGGACTATTTGGTGTTAAATTTAATTTCGGACTAGGGGACTTCTTACGAGGAACATACCAGCGAACAGGTAATATGGGAGGCAAATCATAATCATCATCATCCGGTTTGGGCGAAGGTTTTTTTGGTGTGTTCTCGCCACCACGAACAGTCTTATTACGGCGATTTCGTTTTCCTCTAACGGTTTTTCTAGATTTCGCCATTATATATAATTTACCTACATTTTATAATCCACTAATATAGGTTCTCAACTTATCAATTGGAGTCCACCCTAGTTTTTCTAGTGCATCACCATGTTCCCGAAGCGTAACCCTATAATTTCCAGGCAAATCCGGTAAATTTACGCGACTACATAGAGAACCAAACCGCTGTGAAAACATATCATATAGTTCATTAATTGAGTAATTCACACCAGTTCCGAGCTCCCAGGCATCCTCATGAAAGTACTGGGTATCCATAATCCTACACAATCCATCCACAATATCATCCACATGTGTAAAATCACGTCGCTGTTCTCCATCACCAATTATAGTTATAGGTTCTCCATCACGAATCTGCCTACGCCATACACCAATCACAGTTGCATAATCACCATCCATTATCTCGCCGGGTCCATACACATTATAAAAACGCGCGATTTGAACCTTGCACCCAAGTGACTGGCGGTACATCTTGCATAGCTCCTCGCCCAAATATTTACTCATGGCATATGGGGACTTTCTTGGATCATGCCAACGGGATGAAGAACCGGCATATACAACATCCGCGCCAATGGATCTCGCAAACTCTAATACGGCTTCTGTCCCAACTACATTAGAACGAAACGTTTCACTAGGATGGATGAATGATGGCTGAATCCGAGCGAGCGCCGCCAAATGAAAAATAACGTCAAAATCGCGCTCTCCGATTGTACCGATCTCCGTCAAATCACAGCTATAATAATTGCATCCATGGACTTCGTTATTCACATTACCGGTTGAATAATTATCAACTGAAGAAACCAGATGCCCGTCATTCAATAATCTGCGTATCAAGTTAGATCCGATGAACCCGACACCACCTGTAACGAGTACCTTCATAGTATCCAATACTATCTTACCAAGTGTTTATATACTTTCACTTTTGTGTTGAGAACGAATAAAAATTGATTTTATCTTTTGTAGACAGAAAAACTAACACACACACGCACCAAACCATGCCATCTAAGACACAGCTTTACCGTGAGATCGTTGCGAAGTACGAGGATACGTACGGCGCCCTTCCGGATACAGGAAAAAAGCCACTACTGATTAACATCACTGGACCGTTTCGCAACGATCTCTACAAAAACAACCACATCTACGATAAGGACGTATTGAATATGGTCCTCGCGGCCATGTGCGTTACGATTATTCTCGCTCCTAGATTTATCACGCTAATTCTAATGATGAGTATCTGCTTTATGTGCGTTCACACCTCCAAGATCTATGTGGATTATTCCAAGGTATTTGATGGTGAAATTATTGAGATTGATGGCCGCATGATTGGTGTCGTGGCGCCGACACAGAAAGAGGAAGGAGAACTAGAGAGCAGGAACTTTGATGAGATTAGTGACGGACGTAAACTGAGAGAAGCACTCATGCGCGCAGAATTGGACGGAGACGCGAAGGTAGTTGTTGTCAGTGTGGGTTCAACTACCACACAGATTATCTACGGACAAGAGTACGCCAAGACGAACGAGATTCCGGTCGGCGTAGACAACCCGATTGATTTTGAAATCACCGACCTACTGGACGCAGTGAAACTGGATGAGAACGGTATTGTGGCCCTTATGAATTCGTCAGGATACGCGTTCCGCATTAATGCGGGTGCACTGTATAATGATAACCAGTTAGAGAGGGACACGATCACTCACGAGATAACGCCGAGAGTAGTCGGCGGAAGTGGTGACAACCGAAACGCGATGAATTTCGCCAAGAAAGTCGTCGCGAAACATAAGGCAGGTAATTACAGTTACACCTTGGTATTCATTCCCAGGGGTGACCCATCAATGCCTCAGGGTGGATCGCATACGCACCAGCGCATTCTAGAGGCAGTTAGACATGGGTTTCATATTACGGTATTGGAGGTAAGTGGGAAACAGACCAAACTGTTTGAATTGATGGATGAGGAAATTAAGGATTATTCAGCGGAGAGCATTTGTGGACGCATTAAGAACAAAAAGATAGTGACAAAGGAAGGGAAGACGTATGGAAGTGGAGTTGTATTCAAGGGAATCGCGCTTTAATAATGCTAATAATAATAATAATAAACAATTTTTTATACGTTAAGCCAAGAGAATTCAAATAAGCGCAACGTGTATAATATGGTTCTCGTAAGTGTTATAATACCAACATACAATCGGTATAATTTTTTATTGAATGCAATCAACTCCGTGAAAGCACAAACACATAAAGATATAGAAATAATAGTAATAAATGATGGCTCATCACAACCAGAATACTATGATTTTAACGACGAATCTGTTATAATGATACATTTAAAACAAAACAGTAGATATATATTCGGTTACCCATGCGCCGGATATGTGAGGAACGAAGGCATTAGAATCGCAAAAGGCAAATATATAGCATTTTGCGATGATGATGATATATGGTTTCCTAATAAATTACAACTACAGTTAGATGCAATGGAAACCACAAAGTGTAGGATGTCATGTACGGATACATTACTAGGAAATGGTATCTATGATAAAAATGTAAAATACACACAAAGTTTAGGGGAACGATATAAAACAACATTACAGAATAAATATAAGAACGAAGGGAACGACGAATTGAAAGATGGATATCCGAAAATATGGAAATTGAGATTAATACAGATACATAACTTATGCATATGTTCCAGTGTAGTTGTAGATCGCGAACTGTTAAATTCAATCGGAAATATGAGAACATGTAAAATAACCGAATACGAAGATTATGATTGTTGGAAACGCCTAATGGAACATACCGATTGTGCGTTTATAGAAACGGCAGAGGTATATTACGACGTTAATCATGGAGATGGTAAATTATACTAAAACACAATACAACGTAGATTGCAATGTTGTGATATATCCAATATCATTGCAATTACTCTTTCGCATTCGCTGGAGTGCCTTTTTACACAAAAGCCCTCGCGATAGAATATGATGCTCCAAAAACGCAATACTCTCACTGATATGATTGAAATAAATCTGATTATAGCGTCGCATAGGATGAAACCATAGGTGTGGTTCCAGTTCATTAACAACCCTCCAATCACATTCCAGTGCAAATTTTTCCAAGTAACCTGCATAATCGCGAATATCACCATAGAACTCTGCACGGATTTGATCTAGGGTACCATATAACAATGAAACGATCGCATTCTCCATATACGCAACATACTCGTAAATAGAACTATACGGATATTGTTCTATGGGTTTTACGTCACACCACACATTAAAAACGAAAAACACATAATTCACGCCATGGTCCACTGGGGTTCCTGTATAAATTTCCCAATCATAATCTTCACAGATTCGTGCGAGTTCAATCCAATACTGATAATACTGGTACTCGGACCTCATATATATGGGAGGATCTGCGCGATTACATGACTTGTATATTTTTTTCAGTTGTTTCTTACTACAAAGACCCCTAGACAATAGAGCATTTTCTAGGTATTCAACCGGCTCGTTTGTGTGTCCGCTGGGTAAAATAAAGGACGGCATTATGATTTATATCTTATATATTTTATATAAGTTATACAATATATAAAATGGAGCAAATTCAACGTATAGTAAATTACACGCTGAATTCTAGAAAGGACCAACCAAATACAGAAATTGATACGCAAGTAGAATTTTCGGATTATGTTGCAGGTGAAGATACCGATAATGATAGTATTAAAAACGAGGAATCGGATAATGAATCAGATATAATCAAGATACATATAAATGACGAGGACGAAGAACATGATGAGTATATAGAATACAAAAAACTTACTTACAAACAAGTAGAGAACGCAGTTGATAAAAACTTCTTTGATAAAGCGCATGTATTCTCCAATTCTCTAGATATACTGGCAAGTTACTTGAACGGGCAGAAAATAATATACATGGAGTCAAAATCATACTCAGAGAGTAATCTCAATAAATTGATGATGCCAGCCATACTATTATCAACCATCGCGACCGTTTTAGCGACATTTATAACTGACTACGAATGGGGTGCCATAGTCATTTCATCGGTAAATGCACTCATCGCATTCCTATTGTCCGTTGTAAACTACTTGAAACTAGATGCAAGGGCGGAAGCGCATAAAATATCCGCACACAAATACGATAAACTACAAACGACTGTAGAGTTCACGTCGGGCTCCATATTACTATTACCAGAAGAGGATGGGGATAAAACGATATCCTCTAAATTGATAGAAACATTGAATATGGTAGAAACAAAGATAGCTGAAATCAAGGAGACAAACCAGTTTATAGTCCCACGTGCAATACGTCTACGATATCCGATTGTATATAATACAAATGTGTTCGCAATAATCAAAAAAATAGAAGACAAAAAGAAGCGCGCGATCATATCACTGAAAAACATCAAGAACGAGCTCCGATATTTCAATAAACTACGCGAAGCAAATAACGATCTAGAAACCGACCAGAAAAAACGAGTCGTGGATCTATTCAACATGAAACGTGAATTTATAAGGGAAATCTTAGTGCTTAAGTCCGCGTTCTCTATAGTAGACCAGATGTTCTTACAGGAAATAAAGAATGCGGAAGTACTAAAACAGCACTGGGTAATCAGTGGTATATGTTGTAACAAGGCACTGAATATAAAGGATCCCGAGAACATCAATAAATTTATTATGGGTATAATGGATCCATTCAAAGATAAGGAAGAGAGTGACAAACGCGAAGCCAAGTTACGACGTAAAGAGAGAGAACAACAATTAAAAGAAGAACGAGAGCGCGAATCCACTACATGCTGCCGACCATCATCATTATTATGCTATAAATCTAATTACGAAGAAACACCCGTAAAAATAACACGCGAATTTATAACAGAGAACATGAACCAGATTGTTGAAATATTAGAAGAAACACAGAGAGAGGCGAAATTTGCGAAACATAAATCAAGAAATTCTAATCGAGCAAATGCATAGTATATTTTCCGTCCGTATCATAGACGATAATAGATCGTATGTGGGTGGATAAAAACGGCCATATAGCATTGACAATAATATGGATAAAGATGGTTGGATTAATCACACATACCTTCGTGAGAGAGTCGCCATGAGAATGGGTAATCAGTTTCGCCATATCAATTGCTAAGCGTATTTCCATCGCATGCCGCATGTCAAACCCCGTACAATCAAATATCCAGACCCATGGTTTCGCACCTTTACTAGTAAGTTCTCCGTCATAATGCGATAAAATGCCATCACGATCGTTGTATTTGGATGCTTTCGCCGGACAAGTGTAATAATATACAACATCATCCGTTTCCGTTAACTTCGCTAGAGAATGACTTGTTGGGTCAGCCTTACATACAGGACATTCATACATTGTTACTGTAAAATTGAAAGAAATAAAAGGACATCTTATAACGAGTATAAAATGTCCGAACTATCAACAGAACAACAGTATGCGTACGAGCAGTTTACTATAGGTAACAATCTATTCATAACGGGACCCGGTGGGACCGGTAAGACCAAACTAATCCATCATTTGGTAGAACATGCGACGGTTATAGGAAAACGAATTCAGGTATGCGCGCTAACTGGATGTGCGTCGCTTCTACTCGGTTGTAATGCAAAGACGATCCATTCATGGAGCGGTATCAAGTTGGCGAAGGGTCCTATAGAACAGATCGTCGGTCAGGTAATGCGTAACAAATGCGCAAAGAAAAATTGGAAGGCCACGAAGATACTGATAATTGATGAAGTATCAATGATGAGTAGGAAGATATTTGATACACTAGATGCCGTCGCACGAGTTGTTCGTAATAACCCAGCACCATTCGGTGGACTACAGGTAATATTCTGTGGAGATTTCTACCAACTACCACCGGTACCAACTGCGAATGAAGTGGAAACGGGCGAATTCTGTTTTGAATCAGATAAATGGTGGAATGTATTCCGTCCCGAACACCACATTGAATTGAAGACAATATTCCGACAAACTGATCCTAAATACATTGACATCTTATCACAAGTACGGACGGGAGAAATATCCCCAGATAACGCGGACATTCTACGTCAATATATAAAACGAGAGTACGACGCCGACCAGTATAATGGATCCGTTTTAACAAAACTATATCCCGTATGTTCTCGCGCGGACTACTTGAATAAGATTCTATTCGATAAGATAGAGGAACCTGCCATGGAGTTCACAGTTAAAAAAATGCGAAACTGTACGGCGTATTCGGACACAAACAAAGAAATCAGTCCCGATGTACTTCAAGAATGTCGGAGCTTAACAAAAACGGAAGAAGAGTATGAGATAGATCAATTACTTGTAAACACGCCATGTATATCACACCTCCAATTGAAACGCGGAGCGTCGGTAATGTGTACTGTAAATCTAGATATGGCGCGAGGCATATGCAATGGTTCTCAGGGTATAGTAACGGATTTTGTAGGATCGGAAAGACGACCAATTGTAAAATTCTCAAATGGCATAACAATTGAAATAGGTACCCATACATGGCAATCATCCGACTATCCAACACTCGCGATCAGTCAATTTCCACTCCAATTAGCCTGGGCTATGACGATTCATAAGATACAGGGAACTACACTCGCAAGGGCACAAATTGACATTGGTAACGTAATATTTGAATACGGACAGACCTATGTCGCATTATCACGCATACAATCACTGGATGGATTATATCTAGCTGGATTTAATCCTGCTAGGATAAAGGCAAATCCAAAAGTGAAGGTATTCTACTCACTTATGAAAACTAAGAAGGAGGTTATGATTGATCCGAACATAAAAATTATAAAAACACGTTAGCGATCACTATAAAAAATAGATTGTTAGTGTATATAAATGTCATTCCGAAAATATGGCGGAACAAATAAATTGGAGAAGAATAATAACATAACCGTCCACTCCATCGTAGCAGACACATTCACAATCAGAGATGCATTCTTGAGTCTTTTCACTATTGAGGGTGATCTAAGAATTGGTGGAAATGGATTTATAACAAATACATTGACTGTAAATGAAGAAATAAAAGCAACAACTTTAGATATTAGTTCAAATGCGACGATTGAAGGCATTTTATATTTGGATAAACAGAATGACGTTTTTTTAAGTGGCAACGGTACAATGATTGGACTCAACAAATCAACACCCACTGCGACATTAGATATTTCATCCAATCAAGTACAAGCATTCAATCTGAAAACATCCGCTGCAAATAATCGTAATATTATTGCAAGAAATTCAACAAACAATGGAATAGCTGTAGTCGCAACAGGAACAACGGAATCCGGAATACAATTCTATAGTGCAAATTCTGGTACGATAGATGTATCAAACGCACAAGGCGCAATGATAAAATATTCTAATACAGATAGTTTATTATCATTAGATTCAACCGGAGGGGATGTAAAAGTCTTATCAAAAATGATTATAACAGATAATGCATCTAATGGTAATACACACACCAGTTTCGGCGAGACCGTATTAATTTATGATAAAGATAATGGCGTGAATCAACCCGTATTTTTTAACGATGTATATGGCAATACGACTGTAAAGACGGGTAGCGCAATCACAGTACAATCAATAAATAACGCATCCAATACATTCATGAATATAGCTACACCAAGTAAATTGGGAATTCAAGTAGGTGGTGGCTCATATCCCAAAGATCCATCACGCAGTATGGGAATAATTGACGTATATAATCCATCAATAACAAATGAATTTAATACAGATAATGATGCAACACCATCAATTATGATGGTATCAGGAAATAGTGTTACTAAATTCAATTCAACCACAGGATTCAATACATTTCAACCAAAATACAATAACTACGCAGTAGATATTAATGGACCATTACATCTGAATAATGGAGAAGTAAAAAAAACAAAAGAACCTACAACACGAATAAGTGAACTATATAACTTCGGAGCTAGTTATGGTATCGCGGTAGGCGGAATAGGTACAGAGGAGAATAATGGTTATTATACTTACGTAACCATTGACGGTGGTAAATCCTGGACCAGACAGAATCCATTAACTTCAACGGATATAAATAGTGAAATAAGAGATATCCAAACATTCAATTCTATATATAGTTATAGCGCTACACGAACAATTATAGGAGGAACTGGAGCAAACATGTGGGTAACGGATAATGGAGGTATAAATTGGTATCAATTATTAATTCTCGGTATAAATACAATAAACGCAATATACTCGCCACCGGGTGTATCAGAAAACTTTGTATACATAGGTGGAGATGCAGGCGGCGGAAATGCAAGTATACAATATGGGTATATAGAATCATTTACACATGTATATACAGAGCTTCCAGGAAACCCAACAGCAACCCGTTACAGATATAACCGCGATCTAAGCTATAATTATCCAATAGTTGGAGGCACAGTATCAGATTTTACCGGATACGGACGAAATTTTCTAGTTGTAGGTGGTAATACGATAAGTAAGTTTGATCTCGGAGTGAGTAATACGGGGTTGACGTTAGTATCTACATACACAAATCCTGGTAGTGTAACATATTCAGCTATACGAATGGCAGATGCTAACAATGCAGTAGCGGTAGGAGATAATGTAATATCATATACAAAGAATGGTGGAACGACTTGGACGACTGCGAATATCTCTCCTTCGCTATCCGGAAAAACATTCAACAACGTGTTTTTAGATGGTACAATGAATGCAATTGTGGTGGGAAACAATGGATATATATACAGTTCCAATGATGGATATTACACATGGAAGATAGTAGATGAAGATGTACTCAACGCATCTGGAATCGGATCACGAATAACTGATCCTACAAATGATATAACCAGCGTTTTTATGCCAGATTCATCTACAATTATCCTATCAATTGTTAAAAACAATGATAGTAATGCAAGGGCTTCGAAATTGTACTATTTGAATATGCCAAATATATTCAATAACAAACGAAATTTTTTGTTTGATGTGAGTGGTTGCATACGCATGTCGGGCGACTTAGTTCTCAGCCAAGGTGGTGAGATAAAGTCAACTGATTCTACATTTAATTTATTAACCACAAATGTTGCAACATTGAATGCAGCCACAGATGCGCAGAATATAAACATGGGTGGAACAAATACAATAAATGTATCTATTGGTGGCGCGAATACAGTTAATTTAGTAGCTGGTGGAAATGGAACCACTTCTAAGATCGGACCACTGAATATAAGTAGTTTGACAACAGGAAACGTCACATTAGCAAATAATCTAGTAACTGGAAATGTATTTCCTGATAATGTTGTTATATCCAATAATCTACAGGTAACAGATGGTATAGCAACTATTGCAAATACCATAAATTCCGTAAGTGCAACCAGTGGTGCATTGCAAATATATGGCGGAATGGGTATTCAAAAGGATATACATTCATCGGGTATAATTTACGCTGATAACAAATTATATTCTACAAATACTCAGAATGCAATAATTAATCAAACGATTATTGATGGTAGTAATTCGTTTATTTACATAGAAGATTCAGCACCAGTACAGATAAAAGGTGGCGCATCTATTGCCAAGGACTGTTATTTGGGGGGAGACGCATACATATATGGTAATTTGACGTTAAGAGGTGACTTGACGTTACTTAGTTCAGAAGTCAAGGTTGACGCATTTATCGATGCGTATTTTATTACTGTACCATTTAACGGATCATCCCCTGATGATGTAGATTATAATTCTATTCTAGTAGGCTCTCTTACAACTATTGGTGGATTTGCCGTTGCTAAAAACACTTGGTTACAAGGTAATCTACGAGTAGATGGCGTAGATGGTGTAAATATAAACGCACAGTTAGAATCAACGAGTACAAATTCTGGCTCACTCCGAATAGTTGGAGGAGTTGGAATCGGAGGTAATGTATATACGGGAGGTAATGTAATAATTAATAATACGACTGAATCAAATAATACAACGACTGGTGCACTCCAAGTAAAAGGTGGAGTTGGCATTGGAAGGAATGCGAACATCGGTGGAAATGTAATCGTAAATAGTACCATTGAAGCGATCAACACATCAACCGGCGCTCTCCAAATTAGAGGTGGAGCTGCAATTGTGGGAAACACATACCATGGAGGAAATGTAATAGTAAATAGTACAATTGAAGCTATTAATACAGCAACCGGCGCTCTCCAAATTAGAGGTGGAGTTGGAATTGGAGGTAATGTATACACAGGTGGAAATATAATCGTAAATAGTACCATTGAAGCGATCAACACAGCAACAGGCGCTCTCCAAATTAGAGGCGGAGCTGCTATTGTAGGAAACACGTACCATGGTGGAAATGTAATCGTAAATAGTACCGTTGAATCTATCAACACAGCATCTGGCGCTCTCCAAATTAGAGGTGGAGTTGGGATCGGAGGTAATGTATACACCGGTGGAAATGTAATTGTAAACAGTACAATTGAAGCGATCAACACAGCAACAGGTGCTCTCCAAATTAGAGGTGGAGCTGCTATTGTAGGAAACACGTACCATGGCGGAAATGTAATAGTAAATAGTACAATTGAAGCTGTAAACACAGCATCTGGGGCTCTCCAAATTATAGGTGGAGTTGGGATCGGAGGTAATGTATACACCGGTGGGAATGTAATCGTAAATAATACCATTGAATCAATCAGCACAGTAACCGGTGCACTCCAAATTAGAGGTGGAGTTGCTATCGGAAGAAATTTATATACAGGCGGAAATGTAATTATAAACAGTAGTATAGAATCTACAAGCATATCAACTGGCGCCCTTCAAATTATAGGTGGAGTTGGTATCGGAGGGAATGTATATACCGGCGGAAATGTAATTGTAAATAGTTCCATTGAAGCGACCAACACAGTAACCGGTGCACTCCAAATTAGAGGTGGAGTTGCTATTGGAAGAAATTTATATACAGGCGGAAATGTAATAATTAATAGTACGACTGAATCCACTACAACGGCTACGGGAGCTTTACAAGTATTGGGTGGAGTTGGTATTGGCGGAAACGTTAATATAGGTGGTAATGTATTAATAAATAAAACAACGATAGTATTAGATACAACTGATGCTTCAAGTTTCGCAACTGGCGCATTTCAAGTAAGAGGTGGTATAGGAGTAGAAAAAAGAATAGTTTCAGCTTCATTAACAACTGGATCAATCGGTGCAACAAACTTAGCTCTGAGTAGTACTATATCAACTTTAAATACAGGTTCAGGTGCATTGACTGTCGCAGGAGGAATTGGAGTCGGTGGAGATATTCGTAGCCGTGCAATATATGTAGATGAGATAAATGCAAGAGTACAGATAATAGCTAGTTCAGAGGCTGAGTCAAGCTCAATTTTAAACGGCGCGGCAGTAATTTCGGGTGGTATGGGAGTAGCGAAGAATTTGAATGTTGGTGGAGATACAAAACTCACTAATACAAGCATCGTTGGTACATTGAATGTGAATGGAGGAACTACGTTGAGCGGATTGTTGAATGTTACTGGTAACTCAAGACTCTCCAATACAAGCGTCGTTGGTTCATTGAATGTGAATGGAGGAACTACGCTCAGCGGATTGTTGAATGTTACCAGCGCATCAACACTCTCCAATACAACCATTGTTGGATCTATGGTTGTTACTGGCGGATCTCTAACGGTTTCAGGAAAAATAGTTAACACTGGATTGGATAGTAGTTATAATAACATAATCGCTTTGATAGCAGCTAACCAAACTACAAATTTAGGAACTCTCAATGTTAGTGGTATAACAACACTTAACAATACAACTATCACTGGATCTCTCAATATTTACGGAGGATCTCTAGAGGTTTCTGGGTTATGGGTGGCGGTAGGTGATGGAACAATTGCTGGAGGAAATTCGATAGCAATATCAAGAGATGGAGGAACCACATGGAGCGGTCTTGGTATGCCTCGCGATATTCAGATCGCATATACAGTTGCCTGGAATGGCAACTTATGGGTGGCGATAGGTCAGGGAGGAAATACGATAGTGACATCACCGGATGGAATTAACTGGACTGGTCGCGCTAATACAAGCCTTTTTAGCACTTTAGGAAATGGAGTTGCATGGAATGGCTCATTATGGGTGGCGGTAGGACAGGGAAGCACTAATACGATAGCATATTCGTTGAATGGAACATCATGGGTCGGCGGAGGTACAACTATTTTTAGTGTTAGTGGATATGGAGTTGCCTGGAATGGCTCATACTGGGTGGCGGTAGGTGCTGGAGGAAATTCGATAGCGACATCAACGAACGGAACCACGTGGTTCGGTCGTCCTAACAACCCTTTTGGTGGAGCATATGGAGTTGCTTGGAATGGCTCATACTGGGTGGCAGTAGGTGCCGCTGGAACACATACAATAGCGACATCAACGAATGGAATTGACTGGAACGGTGTTATTGGTACAACTATTTTTAGTAATGCCGCATCAGGAGTTGCATGGAATGGCTCATTATGGGTGGTGGTAGGTGATGGTACTGGAGGAAATACAATAGCGATATCATCAGATGGAAACGCATGGACTGGTCTTGGAAAAACTATTTTCAGCACTAGGGGATGGGGAGTTTCCTGGAACGGATCGTTGTTTGTAGCGACGGGTGATGGAGGAAATGCGATAGCGACATCACCAGATGGAATTAACTGGACTGGTCGCGCAAACATTTTTGGCGTTAGAGGATATGGATCTTACGGAACCACCAATGATACCAGACTTTCAGGACCGCTCACTGTTACACAAGACACTTTTCTACGTTCGTCATTGAATGTTACCGGTCCAACAAGACTTACCGATACAACTATTACTGGATCTCTGAATATTTATCAAGGATCTTCTCTTCCGATTCCGGTTTCGGTTCCGGGTTTATCGGTCGCGGTAGGTCAGGGCGGAAATACGATAGCGACATCATCTGATGGAGGAAATACATGGGTCGGTCTTGGCGAAACTATTTTTAACACTAATGCATTTGCAGTTGCCTGGAATGGCTCCTTATGGGTAGCAGGAGGTCAGGGTAGCAGTCATACGATAGCGACATCAACTAATGGAACCAATTGGATCGGTCAGGGTAGAATTATTAGTACTGCGGTAAACGGAGTTGCCTGGAATGGTTTATATTGGGTTGCGGTAGGTAATGGGACAGGAAATACGATAGCAACATCGCCAAATGGAATTAATTGGACCGGTCTCGGTAAAACCATTTTTAGCATTGCCGGACAAGGAGTTGCCTGGAGTGGCTCGTTATGGGTAGCGGTAGGTCAGGGTGGGAACACGATAGCGATATCACCTAATGGAACCACATGGACCGGTCTTGGTACAACTATTTTTAACGCTGTCGGATATGGAGTTGCCTGGAATGGTTCATTATGGGTGGCGGGAGGTCAGGGAGGAAATGCGATAGCTACATCAACGGATGGAACCACATGGACCGCACGCACTTCACCAATTAATAATAGTGTATTTGGAGTTGCTTGGAGTCCATTATTGTCATTATGGGTTGCGGTAGGTAATGGAACCAATACGATAGCGACATCAACTGATGGAAACACCTGGATCGGTGGCGGCGCAACCATTTTTGGTCTTGGACGAGGAGTTACTTGGAATGGCTCGTTGTTTATAGGAGTAGGTGATACTGGAAAAATAGCGACATCATTGGATGGAACTAACTGGACCATTCGTACAAGCCCTATTAACAATGGCGTATCTGGAGTTGCCGGATTTTATTATAATATTCCTAGCGAGAAGAGTGCGCTCACGGTTACTGGATCTTCAATCCTTTCCAATACAACAATCCGATCATCCATTGACGGGGTTTTGGTAGCGGTGGGTAGTGGAAGAAATACAATCGCGAGATCAATTAATGGAGGAAGTACATGGACCGGTCAAATAAGTCCTTTTAGCAGCCAAGGACAAGGAGTTGCCTGGAACGGCTCATTATGGGTTGCCGTAGGTGGTAATTATGGAATTACGATAGCGACGTCACCGAATGGAACCGCATGGACGGGGGTTACGACTGGAAGCCCTTTTAGTGTCATTGGATATGGAGTTGCCTGGAGCCCATCATTATCATTATGGGTAGCTGTAGGTCAGGGAGGAGGAAATACGATAGCGATATCAACAAATGGAACATCATGGACTGGTCTTGGCACTACCATTTTTAGCACTGGCGGATATGGAAATGACTGGAATGGCTCGTTATGGGTCGCGGTAGGTGAGGGAGGAAACACGATAGCGACGTCACCGAATGGAATCACATGGGCGGGTGTTACCGTGAACCCTCCTTTTAGCACTGCCGGATATGGAGTTGCCTGGAGTGGCTCGTTATGGGTAGCGGTAGGTCAAGGTGGAAACACGATAGCGACGTCACCGAATGGAACCGAATGGACGGGTGTTACCGTCAACTCTCCCTTTAGCACTGTGGGATATGGAGTTGCATGGAGCCAATCATTATCATTATGGGTAGCGGTAGGTAGAGGAACAAATACGATAGCCACGTCGCCGAATGGAACCGAATGGACTGGTGTTACGGTAAGCCCTTTTAGCACTGCCGGAGATGGAATCGCATGGAGTGGGTCAGCGTTTGTAGCAGTAGGTCAGGGAGGAAATACGATAGCGACATCACCAAACGGAACCACATGGAGTGGCGTAACTGTAAACTCTCCTTTTAATATTATCGGATATGGAGTTGCAATAGGAGGAGGATTGGGATCGCTCGCGGTTACTTTACCCTCAAGTATTTCTAGTACAACCATTACTGGATCGTTGAATATTTACCAAGAACCTCGCGCAGCTTCGGGTGGATTATTGGTCGCGGTAGGTCAGGGAACAAATAACGCGATAGCGACATCATCAGATGGAGGAATCACATGGATTGGTCTTGGTACAACCATTTTTGGCAGTGCCGGAAGTGGAGTCTCCTGGAACGGTTCATTATGGGTCGCGGTAGGTAGTACAGGAAATACGATAGCTTATTCAACGAATGGAACCACATGGACTGGTCTTGGTACAATCGTTTTTAGCAGTGCCGGGCGAGGAGTTGCTTGGAATGGCTCATACTGGGTGGCAGTAGGTAGTGGACCAGGTATTACAGGAAATTCGATAGCAATATCACAGAATGGAATTGACTGGAGTGGTCTTGGTGCAACTACTTTTTTTAGCGGTGGATATGGAGTTGCCTGGAGCCAATCATTATCATTATGGGTGGCTGTAGGTAATACAAATAACACGATAGCGACATCAACAAATGGAACATCATGGAGTGGTCTTGGTACAACCATTTTTAGCAGCATCGGACGAGGAGTAGCCTGGAATGGCTCATTATGGGTGGCGGTAGGTCAGGGAGGAAATACGATAGCGACATCATCTAATGGAACATCATGGACTGGTCTTGGTGCAACCATTTTTAGTACTATCGGATTGGGAGTTGCCTGGAATGGCTCATTATGGGTGGCGGTAGGTCAGGGAGGAAATACGATAGCGTATTCAACGAATGGAACCGCATGGACTGGCCTTGGTACAACCGTTTTTAACAATGCCGTAATAGGAGTTACATGGACCGGATCATCATGGGTGGTAGTAGGTTCTGGAGGAAATACGATAGCGACGTCATCTGATGGAATTAACTGGACTGGTCGTGCTGGTATAAGTCTTTTTAGCAGTAGTGGATTTGGAGTTGCCGGATTTTATTATAATATTCCTAGCGAGGGTGCACTCACGGTTAATGGATCTTCAACCCTTTCCGATACAACCATTAATGGATCGCTGAATGTTTACCAAGGATCTCTCCGAGTATCGGGGCTATGGGTGGCGGTAGGTGAGACAGGAAATAAAATAGGGACATCATCGGACGGAGGAATCACATGGACCAGCCGTACAAGCCCTTTTAGCACTAGAGGTTTTGGAGTAGCCTGGAATGGCTCATTATGGGTAGCCGTAGGTCAGGGAGGAAATTCTATAGCAACGTCAACAGATGGAATTAACTGGACTGGTCGTACTGGTACAAATATTTTTAGTACTGCCGGATTGGGAGTTACCTGGAGCAAATCATTATCATTATGGGTTGCGGTAGGTCAGGGAAGCACTCATACGATAGCGTATTCAACGAATGGAATTATCTGGACCGGTATAGGTACAACCATTTTTTCCGCTGCTGGATATGGAGTTGCGTGGAGTGGCTCGTTATGGGTAGCAGGAGGTCAAGGAGGAAATACGATAGCGATATCGTCTAATGGAATTGACTGGATCGGTCAGGGTACAACCCTGCTTAACGGTAGTGTACGGGGAGTTGCTTGGAGTCCATCATTATCATTATGGGTGGCTGTAGGACAGGGTGGATCACATACGATGATGACATCACCGAATGGAACCGCATGGACTGGGCTTGGGTTTGTTTTTAGTAGTTTCGGATATGGAGTTGCTTGGAGTCCATCATTATCATTATGGGTGGCTGTAGGAACAGGGAATACGATATCTACGTCATCTAATGGAACATCATGGACTGGTCTTGGTACAACCGTTTTTAGCAGTTCCGGGCAAGGAGTTGCATGGAATGGTTCAATGTTTGTAGCGGTCGGAAGTGGAGGAAATACGATAGCGACATCAACAAATGGAAACACATGGACTGGTCGTAGTACAACCTTTTTCAGCACAGGGTGGGGAATTGCCGGCACCCCAGATGATACCACAATGACAGGAACTGTTACATCGAATGGAACCGTTTTAATAAATTCTAACGTACCTTCAGTTAGTGCGACAACTGGTTCGCTCCAAATTAGAGGAGGTCTAGGTGTCACTGGAAATATATTCGCAGGCGCGATGGTAACCGCGCCATTTTTCAATACAGTATCCGATCAGCGTATAAAGAAGGATGTAACCGACTTGAATTTCCCATCACTAGAAATCATGCGAAAGATCAGACCACGCGAATACACGATGATAGATGGAAACAAAGAATCTGTATATGGTTTCATAGCACAAGAGGTAAAAGAAATCATACCGAAATCAATAAACCTACAGAAAGGTTACATACCGTCCGTTTATGAGAACGCATTCGTTGAAGGAAATAATATAACTCTCATCAATAAGTCTACAACCGATATATCGTGCTGCAAATTGAAGTTACGCGACCAAAACAACGAAGATATATTCGTGAGTGTGACAAGCATACATGACAATAAAACATTCTCTATAAACACCGACATAAAACAAAGCACATCATGTATGGATATATGCGGTACTATACTGGATAAATATATAGAAAATGGAGTAACCACTTATATGCGAGGTTCGCAAATCTACGCAGGAGAAGTCAGGCAAGGCATTTTCGTATATGGAAGCCAAGTAGATGATTTCCATTCAATCAACAAGGATACGATTTGGACGATAACATTGAGTGCCACTCAGGAGATGGACTCGCAATTACAAGAGGCACGCCGTACGATCCGAACATTAGAAGAACGTATTTCGGCGATTGAGAAACGCCTTTCATAAATGAAATTGTAAATCAAACGATAAATAAAATTTCAATATAAATTTTATGTATACGCACGAAATATACACATTTGTGTTTTATCTATATTAAAAATATGGTTTTAGTATATATACACAATGAACGAATGGTTACAGTTCGGAAATTCGTCGAACAAGTTGGCACGGACGTATCTGAAGGAGTTTTTAGATATGTCTGGAAACCTGGTCGTCCGTAACGGCGGCTTAACTGTTACAAATGGTACAGTAGACATCAGTGGAGACACTCACATTCGTGGAGGGTTAACCATTGATGGACCAGTCAGTTTTGCGGGTGATATAATCCAAACCGATATTTGTTATAATGTGCTTATATCAGAGCAGGTTGATATCTCAAATACTGGAACCGGTCCAGCACTCATTGTCCGTCAATTCGGAGAACAACCGATCGCTAGATTCTATGACGATAGCAATCTAGTCGTATCTATTTTAGATGGGGGTGACGTATCAATGAATGCAAATCTAATGGTTGGTGGATCAACAACCATCCAAGGGACTTTGAATGTAGCCGGGGCTGCATCTCTCGGCTCAACATTGGACGTATCAGGCTCAACAACGCTTTCGGATACAACGGTTATAGGGACCTTGAATGTTACTGGCGGATCTCTCGTAGTTGGTGGGGCGACCATACTCTCAGATACAACGGTTACTGGTACATTAAATGCAGCCGGCCAAACGACCTTGTCTAATACGACAATTTCGGGCGGATTGAATGTTGCCGGACCGAGTGTTGTAAATAATCTGATCGTTTCCAATGAAACGATAACGGGAACACTCAATATAGGTAAACTATATCTCACTTCAACGCCATCAACAATTCCATTACAAATTACACCCACCAGTTATGCTACAGTTCTTACATCTGGATCTTATACACTATCCGTACCATCTGAAACAGTTTGCGATATTCTACTTGTTGGTGGTGGCGGTGGTGGTGGCTCATTTGGTGGCGGAGGCGGCGCAGGAGCAGTTTTACTTACTACCAGTTATAGTCTTCCGGCTGGTTCGTATTCAGTTACTGTTGGCGGTGGTGGGCTAGGTGGCATTTATTATAGTGCGAATGGAACTAATGGTGGTAATACTTCTATTACTATAGGTGAAACTACTTATACTGCGATTGGTGGTGGTGGTGGCGGAAGTCGTAATGATATTGCTGGTGCTCCGGGAAGAGCAGGTAATAGTGGTGGTAGTGGCGGTGGTGGCTCAAACGCTGAATCCGATTTTCTAAATAATGGAGGAGGTCTTTCAACTAAGAATACTTATTCAGGATGGACATCATATGGAAATGCAGGGGGTGATGGCAGAGATGGCAATTTAGGTGGCACCCCTTATGGTAGTGGAGGAGGAGGAGGCGCTAATGGAGTAGGCGCAAATGCGGGAAATAATATAGGAGGTAATGGTGGTGCTGGTATAGATCTGCGTTCTATATTTGGAACAACTCTAGGCTCAGGTGGTTATTTTGCAGGTGGTGGTGGCGGCGCTTCATACGACGGTGGAACAAGTGGCATTGGAGGTACCGGTGGCGGTGGTAGCGCAAATAGGGGTGATGGACTAATAAATACAGGCGGAGGCGGAGGCGGAGGTGATTTTCAGAGAATCGGAGGACTTGGTGGTTCAGGAGTAGTTATAATAAGATATAACGTAGATATTGCCGTCAATGTAGTATCTGGATTAACTCAACTACAAACTACCAATGTTACTGGTACTGTTAATATTACAGGAGGATCTCTTGTGGTTAGTGGCGGATCCTCGCGGCTGTCTAGTACAACTATTATAGGTTCTCTCAATGTTACTGGCGGACCTATACAAGTTGGAGGATTGTTAAATGTTACGGGTCCAACTACGCTTACAAATGCAACTGTTACAGGAGCATTAAGAGTGAATGGTATTACAACAATTAATCCAAACACGGCCGCTGGCGGTCCAAATTCAATACGACTCAACACAGTAGGCGGTAATGGCATCGGACTAGGAAGTGGTTTTATGAAATATACAACAGATGCGTCTCATAGATTTTATACTGGTTCTGCGGAAACCACCGATGGTACAGAAAGGTTCCGAGTAACTACAACTGGTGCGGAAGTTTATGGAAGTCTATCAACAACTGGCGCATCTACGATCGGAGGATCTCTTTTGGTGGGTGGTGGATTGAATGTCGGCGGAACTTCACGAATCACGGGTAATTTGACGGTAGACGGAACAGTGAATTTCACAGGTAATGTTACTCAAAGTGGACCTATGGCCGATACAACCATCCAAGGAACATTAAATGTTACTAGTGGAACCAGGTTGAGAGATACCACTATTACGGGAGGATTGGTAGTTGCTGGAACAACGACTGCTATTATAAACCCACCGGTAAATATAAGTGGTTATGTGAATATGTTTGGCGGCATGGCATCTCACAACATATTAAGAATTTGGAATAATAAACTTTATGTTTATACTCAAGATAATTCTCTTAGCGGACCCAATGTGATTGAATTTGCTGCATGGGGTTCACAGACGGGGTTCGGATATGTTAGAGAGAGTCTCAATTATTATGGATTAGCCCATAGATTTTTTCATTCTAACACTACAGAATTAATGCAATTGGGTACTTCTGCATTAAATTTATATGTACCGTTAGTCACGTCGGCTTCAAGTTTAACAACATTAAATGGTGGCGCGGTAGTATCAAACCAAACAATAATAGGATCACTTCGCACTATAGGAGCTTCCACATTCGGTGCTACAACTATTAATGGATTATTACAAGTTGGAGATGGTCTATTACATCCAGTAACTCCGTCGGCATCTCCTATATCACTTGGTGGAGGAGAATTTTACATGGCGTTTAATACACAAGGTACTTATACAGTAACATTTCCAGCAAGTACTGTTTGTGAAGTTCTTATAATAGGAGCTGGTGGCGGTGGCGCACATACGCGTGCAGGTGGTGGAGGTGGCGGACAAGTAAAATACTATACAAATAAATCAGTACCATTTAAAACAGGTAACTCACAGACATTTAATGGTACATATACATTTACTTGTGGTTTTTTTGGTTTTACTGCTAATTCACTTGAATCGTTTGCAGCAACTTCAGGTAATCCATCAAGCATAGTTCAAGGCGGTTCTACTATATTATCAGCCGGTGGTGGCGCAGGTGGTGGTGGCGCGAGTACAAATGGCACATCTGATATTGGAGGAGGAGGAGGAGGAGGAGCAAATAACAGAACAGGAGGTACATCATCTGGTTCTGGTGGTTCAGGAGGAAATGGTAGTACTACCTCAAATATAGGGGGAGGAGGAGGAGGAGGAGGAGCAGATGTTACAGGTAAAAACGGAGGAAATGGCTCAACAACTTCGGCGGGCACAGGTGGTCTAGGTGTAGACATTGATATTACAGGTACAACACTTGGATATGGAGGTGGAGGTGCAGGAGGTAGTAACGCCAGTGGTATATCAGCTGTATCGGGAACACATGGAGGTGGAAATGGCGCCTCATTTACGACAGGTCCATCAAATGGTGTTAGAGGAGGAGGAGGAGGAGGAGGAGGAAGTAGTTCTGGTGGCGCTGGTAGTCCAGGTATAATCATCATCAGATATACACCACCAGCAGCAACTGCAGCAAATATTTTAGGAAGCGCGTCAATCGGTTCCGCTATAGCATCAACAAGTACAAATACCGGTGCTCTTCGTGTAACTGGTGGTATCGGTGTTGGCGGCACATCAGTACTTTCTGCAACAACTATAGCTGGTAGTCTTAATGTTACTGGAAACGCCTCTGCTACGAATTTACAAGTAGTAAATGAGACTATTACAGGATCACTCCGAGTCGGTGGAAATGCCTCTGCTAGGAATTTACAAGTAGTAAGCGAGACTATCACAGGAGCACTCAGAGTCGGTGGAGATACACGCCTCCTATCCGACGTTACTTTGTCTGGTATATTGAATATTAGTACTAGAACTATAGACACTAATCCAATTTCCACTCCATCAGCAACCCGGTTACAACTTGACACAAACACTTATATTAATGTCTTTACATCTGGAACATATACAGTAACAATTCCCTCAGAAATTACTTGTGATATTCTATTAGTTGGCGGCGGTGGCGGTAGTGGTTCTTTTGGTGGTGGTGGTGGCGCAGGTGCAGCTTTACTTGCTAGTGGTTATAGTATTCCAGCTGGTTCGCATTCAATAACAGTTGGAAATGGTGGCGCTGGCGCTTCAGATTCCACCGTAAATGGAAGTAATGGTGGTGATACTTCTATTGTTATAGATGGGATTACGTATACGGCTGTTGGTGGTGGAGGAGGAGGAAGTAATAACATTACCAACGGTGAGATAGGAAGAGGAGGTAATAGTGGTGGTAGCGGCGGCGGAGGTTCTAGTAGTAGTTATAGTACGCCAGATAATGTCGGTGGCATTTCAACTAAGAATACCTATGTAGGATGGACCGAATATGGGAACGCAGGTGGTGAAGGAAGAGATGGTGAGTATATAAATTACATAACGCCCGGAACGTATACATTCACAGTTCCTACAAATGTAACTACATTATCAGCATTGGCAGTTGGTGGTGGCGGCGCTGGAGACGATGGAAATGCAGGAGACGGTGGAGGTGGTGGTGGATCAGGTGGTTCGGCTGGATTTTTTACCGGTCTAGCAGTAACTCCAGGACAAACTCTTACCATAGTTGTCGGAGCTGGTGGAGTAGCAACTACGGTAAAAAATACAAAAGCTCCTGATGGCGGATTGAGTTCAGTGACATTTGGATCATTTGTCATGACTGTTCCTGGTGGTATTGGGGGATCACAATATGGAGCCAACCCGGGTGCTCCAGCACCAAGCGCTCCTAGCTTTACAAACATTCCCGTGGGAGTAACTAGAGGAGGTTTTGCTGGCGGCCAAGGTGGTGCCGCATTTGATGGCGGTGGTGGTGGTGGTGGCGCTGGAGGCCTTGCTGGTGCTGGAGGTAACGGTGCAAGTTCTTGGACTGGAGGCGCAACTAATGGTGGAGGCGGTGCTGGAGGCGGTGGAAGTAATTCTAGTACTGCAACAACCGGCGGTTCCAACAGTGGATTTAGTGGTGGCTCCGGTGGTACAGGTCAACATAATACAACAGGGGGTGGTGGCGGCGGTTCTGCTACTTATACTACTACCGTTGTTACCACTTCTGGTGGTAATGGTAATGGATTAACGACTTCAGGATCACAAGGCGGTGCTGGTGGATTTCCAGGTGGCGGTGGAGGTGGATCACTTGATGATGGCAGGGGGGTAGCCAGCGCCGGTGGTGGAGGATTTGTACGCCTAGTATGGGCTGGAACAGTACAAGCATATACTGGTATCGGTGCAGATGGTGGTGCTGGTGGTGGTGGTGGAGCTGGTAGTGTAGGCGCGAATGCAGCACTCACCGGAGCCGTAGCAGGTAATGGTGGAGCTGGTATTGATTTAAGCTCAATATTTGGAACTGATGTAGGTGAATCTGGATGGTTTGCTGGCGGTGGCGGTGGTGGTATTTATTCTACTACAAGCGGAACAATTGGATTTGGAAATGGCGGAAATGGTCTTTTTGGCGGAGGAGGCAGTGCACTTGGCAATCCTGGGGTAGCAAACACCGGTGGAGGCGCCGGAAGTAGCACTTACTTGAGTGCCGGAGCAGCAGGTGGTTCAGGAGTAGTTATAATAAAATTCAGCCCGGTAGTTGCTACAATTCCGGGAACATTGAATGTATCGGGGTCAAGTGTAATATCCAATTTACAAGTGTCCGATGAGACGGTTACAGGAACACTCCGAGTTGGTGGATCTACCTTATTATCGGATGCCACACTTTCGGGTGGATTGAATGTTTCGGGATCAACGGTTGTTTCTAATTTACTAGCGACAGACGAGACGGTGACCGGAACACTTAATGTCGGAGGTTCTACTGTACTTTCGGATACAACTGTGACTGGGGTATTAAACGTATCCGGATCCACTGTACTAGCTAATCTAGTAGTGACAGACGAGACGGTAACCGGATCGCTTATTGTCGGAAGTGGAATAGATGTATATGGAACCTCACGACTACATGGAAATTTGATTGTAGACGGAGCATTTAATTTTGCAGGTGGCGTTTTTCAAAATGATATTAGTTTGAATGTGTATTTCTCCGAACAAGTTGACATATCTAACAGTGGAACTGGACCCGGTTTAATCGTCCGCCAATTTGGAACTGAACCGATTGCGCGTTTTTATGATGATACTACTTTGGTTATGTCAATAGAAGATGGCGGTGATATTTCCATGAATAATAGACTACTCGTTAATGGATTAGTACAATCTACATCCACTGATACTGGTGCGCTTCAGGTGAAGGGTGGTGTAGGAATTGGAATGAATTTAAATGTTGGTGGAGCTACACTCCTCACGGATGCCACGCTGTCAGGTGGATTAAACGTCATTGGATCCACGGTTATTTCTGATGAGACTGTAACCGGAACACTCCAGGTGGTTGGGACCACGGTACTTTCTAATACAACCGTATCAGGTGGATTGAATGTTACCGGATCCACTGTTATTGTTGACGAGACGATCACAGGAACACTCCTTGTTGGAGATTCCACAGTACTGTCTAATACAACCGTATCGGGTGGATTGAATGTTACTGGATCCACGGTTGTTTCTGATGAGACGATCACAGGAACACTCTTGGTTGGAGATTCCACAGTACTTTCCAATACAACCGTATCGGGTGGATTGAATGTTATTGGATCAACTGTTATTTCTGATGAGACGATCACAGGCACACTCTTGGTTGGAGATTCCACAGTACTTTCTAATACAACCGTTTCCGGTGGACTAAACGTGGTCGGATCCACTGTTGTTTCTGATGAGACGATCACAGGCACACTCTTAGTTGGCGATTCCACAGTACTGTCTAATACAACAGTATCGGGTGGATTGAATGTTACTGGATCCACGGTTGTTTCTGATGAGACGATCACAGGCACACTCTTAGTTGGCGATTCCACAGTACTTTCTAATACAACCGTGTCAGGTGGATTGAATGTTACTGGATCCACGGTTGTTTCTGATGAGACGATCACAGGCACACTCTTAGTTGGCGATTCCACAGTACTTTCCAATACAACCGTATCGGGTGGATTGAATGTTATTGGATCCACTGTTATTTCTGATGAGACGATCACAGGCACACTCTTGGTTGGAGATTCCACAGTACTGTCTAATACAACCGTATCGGGTGGACTGAATGTTTCTGGATCCACTGTTATTTCTGATGAGACGATCACAGGCACACTCTTAGTTGGCGATTCCACAGTACTTTCCAATACAACCGTATCGGGTGGATTGAATGTTATTGGATCCACTGTTATTTCTGATGAGACGATCACAGGCAC